AATCCTCCTAAATATTTATCTGTATTGATTACTTATACAGTTGCCGCAGATGTTCTGCCTATATTTGAAAAGCATTTTCCGAAGGATTTAAGACCAAGAAAAGCTGTTGAAGCGTCTAAGATGTATTTAGATGGATATGCGGTTGATGCTGATGCTGCTTATGTTGCTTATGCTGCTTATGCTGCTTATGTTGCTGTTTATGCTGCTTATGTCGCTGCTGATACTGCTTATGCTGCTTATGCTGCTAATGTCGCTTATTATGCTGCTAATGTCGCTTATTGTGCTGCTTATGCTACTGTTAATGACATCGCTGATTATACTGCTTATGCTGTTTATTATGCAGCTCTTGCCTCTTCCGAAGAACACATCTTAAATCTTATTTTATCTCTGCTTCCTCAGATGATCGATTATGCTGTTGAAAATCAAATCAAGTTGTTTACCGGATCCGGAGATTTCTCAGAGATATTTGAGATGTTAACCGATGAGCAGAAGAAGCTGGTCATATATAATATGAATGTAATTGGGAGTTGGAAATGATTTCATCAGGAGATTTGGTTAAATTCATTAATCCTCCTAAATATTTATGCGTATTAATTGCTTATACAGTTGCCGCAGATGTTCTGCCTATATTTGAAAAGCATTTTCCGAAGGATTTAAGACCAAGAAAAGCTGTTGAAGCGTCTAAGATGTATTTAGATGGATATGCGGTTGTTGCTGCTGATGCTTATACTGCTGCTTATGCCGCTTATGCTGCTTATGATGCTTATGCTGCTAATGCTACTTATGATGCTAATGCTGCTTATGCTGCTTATGCTGCTTATTATGCTGCCGCTGCTGCTTATGTTTATGCTACCGCTGTCGCTATTGCTAATACTGATTATGTCGCTCGTTATGCGGTTAGAGTCTCTTCTAAAGAACATGTCTTTAATCTTATTTTATCTCTGCTTCCTCAGATGATCGATTATGCCGTTGAAAATCAAATTAAATTATTCACCGGACCTGGAGACTTCTCAGATATATTTGAGATGTTAACCGATGAACAGAAGAAATCGGTGATATACAATATGGATGTAATTGGAGGTTGGAAATGATTTCATCAAGAAATTTGGTTAAATTCATTAATCCTCCAGAATATTTATGCGTATTGATTGCTTATACAGTTGCCGCAGATGTTCTGCCTATATTTGAAGAGAAGTATCCGAAGGATTTAAGACCGAGAAAAGCTGTTGAAGTTGCTAAGATGTATTTGGAGGGATATGCGGTTGTTGCTGCTGATGTTGATGCTGCTATTTATGCCGCTGCTGATGCTGCTGATGCTGCTTATGCTGCTAATGCTGCTAATGCTGCTTATTATGCTTATGTTGCTGTCGCTAATGTTGCTAATGCTGCTTATGCTGCTGCTTATGTTGCTTATTATGCCGCTGTTGCTGATGTTTCTTATACCGTTGCTTATGCTACTTATGCTGCTGATTATGCAGTTTCTGTTTCTTCCGAAGAACACATCTTCAATTTGATTCTATCTCTGATTCCTCAGATGATCGATTATGCTGTTGAAAATCAAATCAAATTATTTACTGGATCCGGAGACTTCTCGGAGATATTTGAGATGTTAATTGATGAACAGAAGAAGCTGGTGATATTTAATATGGATGTATTTAGGAATTGGAAATGATTTCATCAAAGAATTTAGTTTACTTCATTAATCCTCCTGAATATTTATCTGTATCGATTGCTTATACAGTTGCCGCAGATGTTCTGCCTATATTTGAAAAGCATTTTCCGAAGGATTTAAGACCAAGAAAAGCTGTTGAAGCGTCTAAGATGTATTTAGATGGATATGCGGTTGATTCTGCTGATGCTTATGATGCTGCTTATGCTGCTTATTCTGCTTATGCTGCTGCTTATGATGTTGCTGTCGCTGCTAATGCTGCTCATATTGTTTATGCTACTTATGCTGCTGCTGCTGCTAATGCTGCTGCTGCTGTTGTTAACGCTGCTAATGCCACCGCTAATGCTGTTGCTGTTAATACTGCTTATGCCGTTTATTATGCAGTTTCTGCCTCTTCCGAAGAACACATCTTCAATCTTATTTTATCTCTGATTCCTCAGATGATCGATTATGCTGTTGAAAATCAAATCAAGTTGTTCACCGGATCTGGAGACTTCTCGGAAATATTTGAGAAGTTAACCGATGAACAGAAGAAATCGGTGATATACAATATGGATGTAATCGGGAATTGGAAATGATTTCATCAAAAGATTTGGTTCTCTTCATTAATCCTCCTAAATATTTATCCGTATTGATTGCTTATACAGTTGCCGAAGATGTTCTGCCTATATTTGAAAAACAGTATCCAAAGGATTTAAGACCGAGAAAAGCTGTTGAAGCGTCTAAGATGTATTTAAATGGATATGCTGCTGATGCTAATGCTGCTTATGATGCTGCTAATGCTGCTTATGATGCTGCTAATGCTGCTTATGCTGCTTATGATGCTGCTAATGCTGCTGCTTATGTTGCTTATTATGCTGCTAATGCTGCTGCTGCTTATGTTGCTTATTATGCTGTTTATGCTGTTAATGCTGCTAATGCTGCTTATTATGCTGCTAGTGCCGTTTATTATGCAGCCAAAGCCTCTTCCGAAGAACACATCTTTAATCTTATTCTATCTCTGCTTCCTCAGATGATCGATTATGCTGTTGAAAATCAAATCAAGTTGTTCACCGGTTCTGGAGACTTCTCGGAAATATTTGAGATGTTAACTGATGAACAGAAGAAATCGGTGATATACAATATGGATATGTTTTATTTAAGTAATAATAAATTACTTTTTAAGTAATTGTCACTACAATATTATTATAATATCATCGGTATAAGTATATTGTAGGAGGTAAAATGATGCAGTATGTTGAAGTAAGACATAATCTATATATTTGTTTTAATCCATTTGAAATTGTTGAAGAATCAAGAAAAGTTAATGGGTGTGGAAATAAGTATTATAAAATTCCTATTATATTATTAATGTTTTTAACTCCAATATTAGGTGGGTTATTTGTAATAGCCTTTCCAATGATTATATTCGCTTCTATCATTTATTCTATCTTTGCAATAATATTTGGAAATATGAAAGAAGATGTTTTAGGCTTTGGAGTTCAAGAATATGATCCAATTATATCTTATTTAGCAAATCGTGAAATAAAAGATTTACCATTAGAAGAAGAAGAATTAGAAGAAGAATTAAAAGAGTTGGTATCTGAAGTTGAAATAGTTAGAAAATCTGAATAAACCATAAAATAATGAGTATAAATAATATTTTGATTATAGATATATTGAATGGAAATATCACCACTAATTAATATATATAATAGGGGGGGCAATACAATGTGATATTTTCTTTTTTTAAATGGCGGTGTTTGAGGCTATATCTGGTATATCGCAGTTAAGATGCGTGAGGATCTTTGATATGCCGAACAGTGATGTCGACAAATAAATTTTGATTGTTTTGTGTTATGATTGAAGGCGGTGTATCCTATCTATCTATGTTTTTATAGTAGGTGAGGATACGTTTTGGGGCAATTAGCTTATAACTGGATAAAGCATATATATAAAGATTATGAAGCTAATAACAGTATGCATGTTGTTATTAGATTATTATCTTCTACTAACTTATGTAAAGTTACGTTGTGGCCGCAGCGTAAAGAAAAGTAAGAATATGTAAAGTATAAAAGTGGGTTCGAATCCTACATTGCTCTTATAAAAGATTATTTGAATGAAAACAAACCTACGTCAACAATTTTTAAATGATTATCTTTTGTGGACATCATAATGTTTTCAGCGTGAACATCTTTCCAATGAATATTATAACTGCCTGATATAAATCGTAATGTGTCAAGTAGACCTTGTATATTTTCAGCAACATCATTATTAGGTCTTTTATTAAATATTTCTTCTGAATACGGAAATGCTATTTTAAAAAGTTCTTCTGATAGAAGATCATATATAATATCTTTGATATTATAATAATTCGGATTACTGGTGTGTTTTTCAATTATATTAACAACTTGTGTTAAACTCAAAGTGTTTGTTTTTGGAAAATCTTTTAATATTTGTTCTATTGTTGAAATATCAACATCCTCTTTAATTCTCTTTTGAATTTCTATTTCTATTTGGGTAATAAAAAGTGGTGTAAGTATTTTACGCCAAATATCTTTTCTGTATACTTTTGCCGCAGAAAATTCGCTAGCAACTTCGGCTGGAAGTGGTTTTAATTGTTCCATAACAATTAAATCATATAATTCATTTTCTGGCATAATTGTTCCACGTTTAATTAAATATATTTTTGGAAAATAGTCTGCATATTGTTTTGGCATTTGTTCTATGCGTTTTTGCAGAGCACCCCATATTGGAAAGTCATTTGCTAAATAGCTGATAGTGATTTTTGCTGCAACTTGTTGACCCTTATAAATCGCGGAAAATACGCTACCAAATGCACCGGAGCCAAGATGCTCCTTTGCATTTTGAGGCACCATTTGCAATCCATTTTCTTTTAGTATTTTTGCAGCCAAACTAATGATAACGGTTTGGTACTTATCTGATTTTTGTGCCGAAGGAATTATCTTTTCTAAATATTCTTCATCAGATATGGATTTTTCACCAAACTCTTCAGCATCTTCTTTATATCTATCTTCGAAAGATTGGTGTAATTCAGAAACTGCTTGAGATTCAACAGTCAGATGTAAATCATTAAGTATTGTCTGCAAAATTTTAAGATAATCTTTCATGCTGATTTCCTCGTTATTATAATGTAATGCGTATAATTAGTATGACTTAATATGAAAATTAATTTACTTGGAGAACAATGAATCCTTCTTTAAATATTCCATTATTTGAACTCGTTAAAGCAAAAGATCCTGTTTGTGATATTTTGGGTAATGAAATTATCCGAGGACAGGTGATAGCTTATAGTAAGGGTAGTCGTGGGCAAAGGAATCTGCTTGTCGGGGTAGTATCATGTCTTGTTCCTCATGGAAAAGGATATTCTATTCATTTAGTTTCCCAATCTGAATGGCACAATTGTAATCATCAGACTTATGCGGGAATAGACAATTCTATTGTAATTCTGCATAATCCTCTTTATAGTTTAAATTCAAAAGTAATTGCTAATTTATTTGAAAATGTGGAGTCAATTAAAGGTAAGTCTCATGGAGATGTTCAAGAGTTTAATGCAGAAAAAGGACCTGGTTACAGTTTTTATAGAAAAATTCATTGGAAAAATATCTTGCCAATGAATTATAAGTTTGGGGAAGCATTAGATTTGGAACAATATATTTCAATTCCAAATAAAAAAGAATTGGCTAAATTAGATAAAGCTTTTAAAGAAAAATATAAAAATATTACTGTATATTAGGTTTAAAATTAATTATGATATACTATCAAGCCTTGGTAATGGATAGATAGAGATAAAACACAATGATGTATAATGGTGCTAGTCCGTGGGAAGATATATTAGGTGGTGAAGATATGGAATCAGTTAATATATCCATAGGATGCATTTTGAGACTTGGACTAAGTCTCAAAGAATAGTTGTAATTAATTTTTTGTTTTAACGATAGAATAAATTTTATCATATAAATAAAATAAAGATAGTAATAAGATTATATATTTACGGAGGTTTAATGAGCCAAGAGAAATATGAAGCCAAAATTCAAAAATATATACTTCTTATAGAGGCTAATCCAAATGATAAAACTCTAGATGATATAAGATTTGAAGTCACACTTCATCAGTTTTATCCCATTACGTGTCGAGATATAGAGATTGGGTGTGAATGTCCTGTTGGCTGGCGTAAAATTGTAGAATGTGCAATTTCCGCTATAGAAGAGATAGCAACAAATACCACTTCTTCTCCACCGCAAGTGGTTCAAATAAAACAAAAATACGGCACATTAAGAATATATATGATGTCAGAAGGCCATCCAGATGTTAGTAGAATTATAGATTTAGCTGAAAAGAAGTGTCATCGGACATGCACAAAATGTGGAGACTCTGGAATATTTAGAACTCAAATTCCTTGGGGTGGAGTATTGTGCGATCATCATTATGAGATATGGGTGACAGAGCATATTTAATTACATTATTTCATGAATATTAGAATCCGCCTGATATGGCGAAGTTAGGTTTGGAGTGAAGTTATTTAACATTCCCATTAAATTTCATTGGTCATCTGTTTTTTTATTGCTGATGATTTTTTGTACTTCTAATTTTAGTATTATTTATGGATGTGTAATTGCGATAATGGTTTTGTTTTCCTTAATAGGGCATGAGCTGGCACACTGTTTGGTTGCTCGTGAATTTAATTATGATACCAAAGATATAACCATTATGGCTTTAGGCGGTGTAGCGCAAATAGCTCGCGCATCTAAAATGTCAGCTAAAGAAAATTTTTTAATGTCAATAGCGGGTCCAACATTTAACTTGTTTTGCGTAATAATACTTTTTATTCCTGCTATAATTTTAATTAATACGTTTTTAGGTTTAACAATATGTTACGCTATGGCGATCAACCTAATTATGTTTGGTTTCAATATGTTACCAGCTTATCCGTTAGATGGCAGTAGAGTATTTGGAGCTGTAATAGAATACTTTTTCGGAAAACAAAAAAGTATTTTGATGACAACCTGGATATCTTTAGCATCTGGAGTATGTATTTGTTTTTTTGGAGGAATCAGTGGTTCTATATTTATTCTGATTATTGGCTTCATTGTTTGCTTTATTTCTTCTCCAGCACTTATAAGAAAGATACAAAATACCTTTAGGTTTAAAAATGATAGATTCAATGTTTGAAAGTATAGTAAAGAACTTAACAGATGAACCCGGTTTAACTTTAGTTGGAAGTCGCATCACAAATAATGGTACGAAAGAATGTGTAACTTTTAAAATTAATGATTCTGATTTTTATATCTTCTTATTATGTAGTGAAGAATCAATTATTGGAAAATTATTTGAAAGACGCAAAACGGATGAGGTGTCTATTGTGGAAATTCAAGATCCTATAGATGTTTTGTTAGTTTGCAATATTATTACAGTCGAAAGATTGCTGGATGTAATTTGTGATTTTAGAGTTAAACCAATTCTTTTTCATTTAAATTTATTTAATTAAAATATATAATCTACAGAGAGTTATCAATGTCCATAGGTCTAAAAATAGATAATTTGCCAACTTTTAATATTGTTCCGGATTTTAATTTATTTGTGACGGGTGGATTCGTTCGAGATTCTCTTTTGCATATTGCATCAAAAGATATAGACATTGCTTGCGAAGCAAAAAGCTTTACAGAAATGTCCGATTGGGTAGAAAAAACTCATAGTAAAGTTTTCTTATCTAATCCTGAGTTCTTAACTATTCGAGCCTTATATAAAAAAGGTGATGCACGAGATTATGTCTTGTGTCGAAAAGATGGAGCTTACAGTGATGGACGACATCCGGATGAAGTGAGTGCTGGTTCTATTCTGGATGATTTATCTCGACGGGACTTTACGATTGGAGCCATGGCAATAGACCTTAAAACTGGTCAGCTAATCGATCCTCACGGTGGGGCGTCTGATTTAAAACAACGCCTCATAAGAACCGTGGGGCGTGCTAGCGATAGGTTTGAAGAAGACCCGTTACGAATGTTGCGCGCTATTAGGTTTGCAATTACCAAGGGATTCTTTATTTCAGATGAAATTCTAAATATTTTATCAAATCCGGATTGGGCGGAGAAACTTTTGACAGTTTCTTCAGAAAGAATAAGAGAAGAAGTGTTTAAATGTTTTGTATTTGATACAGTTAGAAGTATGGAATTTTTATGTTCACATTGCTCTGCTGAGCTAAAAAATATAATTTTTGGCAATACAGGAATCTGGTTGAAGCCCACTATGGAGGCTCGATAAGATTTGGACAAAAAAATACAATTAGAGATAGAATTGGAATCTTTGGCCACAATGTTTATGTGTGATGCTATAATGATTGGTAACATAAAATGGACTATAGCAAAAAAACACTCTTTAGCCCTTGGAATGAGTAGCTTTTCTGAGGACATCAAATCTTTAAAAGAAGATTTTCTAATTAATAAAACGCCAAATATTCCACTTAAAAGTGATAACACAATAAACTGTAAATTGGCAGCAATGCTTATTGTAGCTTTGGCGGTCACAAATAGGCATTGGCATTCTTTTCTTGAAGAGATCGAAATCAAATACGGAAAGAATATATATTTACAAGTTATTTTAGAATTACTTGAGCTTAAAAAATATTATCAATTAACAAAAAATGATAAAGGTTACTTAGTAAAATATTGGGCAGATCAAGAATATCTAGAAGAAGATTTTGTAAAAATGGTTTGCTTATCTTATTTTGATTCAGACTATTATTCGGCAAAGACGCTCTATATGCGAAAATTAGCAAAATCAAATAAGTTTGATCTACTTAGATTGTTTACAAAATCTTCAGCAAAAGGGATTCAACAAGTTCTTGTAGAATTGCTCCCCAAAGAAGATCTTATATATTTAATTAATTCGCCTCACGAAGAGATACAGAAAATATTGGAAAAAAAACTTAATACGGAATCTTAAATAATTAAGATAAAAATAAAATTAACCAGGTAACAGAATAGTAGCCTATTCGATAAACCATCAAGCAAGGATTTAATATGGAACAGAAACAAGTTGGCATTACTGATGAATATGGGTGCTTTGACATTAGCGATTTTGAACCCGGTGATAATATCATCGTAACTAATCCAAGAACCAGAGAGAGGATTAAGGGGATTGTTGTATCAACAAATAACCGGCCGGCATCTGTTGTGTTTGAGGATAAGAGTGGAGAAACCCATACGGTTAAGCTGAATAATGTGACCTTTCTTCAAGCTCCGGAGCGGGGGTGGTTATATCGATAATACAGGAGTATAATTGATTATAATAGAACATGAAGGCGCAGAATATACGTTAATAACTCGAAGTGGAAAGCTGCTTTGGGTTGATTCTAGAAATCAAATAGCAGATGCAAAATTATCAAATACATTGATAACACAAGCATCTAATATAACTGATGACGCATTGCAAAAGAAGTTAAAATCTGTTTTACCTAAACTCATAAAACAAGTTCCGGTTGAGACAAATATACATCGAATGCGTAAAAAGAAAAACGGAATCTCAATTAAAATTAATTTAAAAAAAATGGAGGAAGAATGATTTCAAATGCAGAAACGGTACGACAAGAATATACAGGATTAAAGGTACGACTTACCAAGGGAAGTCGACGCAAACAGCGATTAAGTAATCATCTAAAAATTACTATGGAAGGCGAGCGCACCGATGTTTCTATGCGGTTAACGATTCGTCAGGCGAGGGCACTTCGCGACTTTCTAGATAAGAATCTTGGAGAATCCGCTGAGTAACGTCTGATACATCAAGCAGTTGACCCGGCTGCTTAAAATTAAGCAAATAAAATAAAAATCGAAAGATTTGTTGAAGCATTAGAAATGATTATGATAAACTCAAAGAAAATGTGGCGTCATAATCCAGTCTAATCTCACTTTATTTAAAATTAGCTGGAGAAGAAATAAAAAGCTACTTCAGCTGCATTTACATCGGAGATTCAATGTCAGACAAATATCCAAGATCCATGCACCTCCCATTTTCCCCTGGGACCACATCAGATGATCGCATTATGAACGAAGACGACTTAGCTTTTTTGATTAGTCAGGAAGTGTTATTGACTGAAAAAATGGATGGTTCAAATGTGTGCTTTACAAAAGACGAGGTATTTTCACGCTCTCACAGCGGGCCTCCTTCTCATAAATCTTTTGATACGTTAAAATTATTGCACAAACAAAAGCAAAGCTTAATACCACCCAATATTTCAGTCTTTGCAGAGTGGACTTATGCCGTGCACTCAATACGATACACTCTTTTGCCATCTCATATATTTATCATAGGAATTAGAGATGATGAATTAAATTTTTGGTGGCCATGGGATGAAGTATCTTTGTTTGCAAAATCAAAACTCGAACTTCCCACGGTTCCAGTTATACTGCGCGGTATGTTTCCAGACAAAGAAGTTTTTGAAAAAATAATTGTGGATTTTTCAAAACTTTCTTCATTTTATGGACCAGATCGGGAAGGGTTGGTGGTTCGACATACCTCCGAGCTTTATGATGCAGATAAAAAAATTCTTGGTCTTGGCAAAATGGTTCGTAAAAATCATGTTACAACCGATGTTCATTGGTCTCGACAACAAATTGAAGTACAGCCCACGCTAAATTATTTTCAAAAAAAATGATCTAGGGGGTTAAAATTTTGAAATGTTTCGGTATATTTATATTCTAACAGGTATATGCTTAGAGCTATTACCACTAACACAAGGAAATGCCCGCCATGTTTGGTACCTTATTCTTTAAGCCAAAAAGCGCTATTCGTGTCACCAATTTAAATGATGTTTATGTTGCTAATGGAGTTATAATTGATCAAGCCGATAAAACTAAGATAATCAATCTTAAGAATATTAAGAGGCTGGCACATAGTAACAATGGTAGATTATTTGTTTTGGATTTTGTTGGTGATGTTATGGCATCCCAAGCTGAGGCTTTATCGCAAGAAGTGAATGCGATACTGGCCGCTGGAAATCCAAATTTAGATCAGGTTCTAATTAGACTTGAAAGTCCCGGTGGAGCGGTCCATGTATATGGATATGCCTCTTCTCAATTGCAGAGGATTAGAAATGCGGGATATGACATGACAGTGGCTGTAGATAAAGTTGCGGCATCAGGCGGATATATGATGGCTTGTATCGCACATAATATTATTTCTGCACCATATGCTATCGTTGGTTCTATAGGTGTGGTGTCGGAGTTTATGAATTTTAATACCTTGTTGGAATCAATTGGAATCAATTACAAACAGTATACTGCTGGAAAATATAAGCGAACAGTGGGTCCTTTAGGTCCAATTACCGTTGAGGCTGAAGCAAAGTTTAATAGCGACTTAGATCGTGTACATCGGTTGTTCAAGGATCATGTTAAAAAATTTCGAAATAGTTTGGATATAGATGAAATTGCAACCGGAGAGTATTGGTACGGTTTAGATGCAAAAGAGCGTGGACTAGTTGATCAGATTCTTCCTAGTGATGATTTTATTATTCAGGCTCTTTCCAAGAAGGAGGTTTTACATATCCAGTATATTCCGCATCGCAGTTTTGGTGATAAACTTAGATTGGGTTTTGTCAAAGCAATTAAAGATGTTGCACTTGAAATGATTAGTACTTACATGCATTTAAGGCTTTAAAATGGTAAGAGCAGAGACTCGGAGGCAAAGATACCGTAGAAAGTTGGGTGATAAAATTCTTTTGCCAGCAAGCTTTACTACGGTTTGTTTTAACTTTGATGATAATCTTGCTTTTTTACTCCGTACGGCTGCGTGTTTTGGGTTTAGTCACATTAATGTGATCGGGTCTATTCCAGCTAGAAGCAAAATAGATGCCAAGTCTGGTAGTCTTTTTGATTTTATAGAGATACGACAATATCCAAATCCCCACGCTTTTATGGAGATGGTGCGAGCAGAAAAGATTTATTTGGTATCCGCAGATTTATCACCGTCAGCTGATAGTTTATATGAGTATAAGTTTAAATTTGATATTCATACGTCCATTGTGATTGGAAACGAGACAACCGGAATCCCTGTTGAAATTTCAATCAATAGTGATGAGGTTTTTATTCCGATGCCTGGACCTGGATATTGTCTTAACGCCAGTCAGAGTGGTACTGTTTTTGCCGCTGAATATAGTCGACAGCTATTTATGCATCGTCCTATACTTAAAAAAGAATTTTCACAGGTGATATAGATATGAAGTTAACACAGAAAATTAAGCAAGGTAAGTGTAAAATTCAGAAAGCTGCTATTAGTGGTTGTGATGTTATCATTGGATGCCTGGGGTGGGCAATGATATTATCTGGATTATATGTGACCCTTGTGATTCGAGCCATGTCACAAACAGGAGAGTCAATTGAAGAACTTAAGCAAACGGAAGGAGACGAATGATTTTTTATCAATCTTGTATAAGAATGATTTAAAAAAATCTAATGGATATGTTAAGGTCAGTGATCCGTTGTTTCGATGTGCAATAAATTATATTAATAGTTTGAGTTTAATACAGTTAAAGAGATTAGTTTCTGATCCCATTTGGAACGACTATAAAAGTTATAGATATTTGTGTAAATATGATGATAATATATATAAAGACATTATTAATAATGAATCAGTTTACAAAACTTGGTATGGATCATTAATTTCGCGAGTCATCAAACAGTTGATTTGTTTAGATAATGATTTTTCTCTTTTTTTAGCTAAGCATGCTTCTGGTTTGATACTTAATGTCTTATTAAGGAATTCTTATGGAGAGCCAATTAGAATTGGGTGTCAGAGAGCTTTGAAGTCAAAGGATCCTAGAGTTAGATTGACGGCTGCTAAGATAGGATCAATATGCATCGCGAAAAAATTGCAAAATGATCCAATTGGAATAGTTAGGGCGGCAGCTATCAGAAGGATAGGTGTTAATTATTGTTATAAGCAACATTTAAATGATCCTAATCGTAAAATAAAAGCAGAAGCGATTTTGGTCGCATCGTTAAAGGATATTGATTATAATTCTATACTTGGTAGTTTAATGGAGAAGAACACCCGAAATTGGATAGATGATCAGATTCTTAGAAGTTTATTATCAAAAATGGATCCAAAAGAAATAGTTTATTATTTAAATTTAGTTGATAAAGATAAATTAACCGCAGGTGTTTTAAAGCATAAGTTGTCACAAGTAAAGTTTCATTAATATGTTGATGAGTTAAATGATATTGTGAGGTTTAAAATGAATAATGAAGTGGCTGTCATAAGATATGATAATCATAGTCTATTTACTGTGGATCTCTATATTGATGGGAAGTTTTCTAAAAATATTGGAGGAGGTTATCCGGGATCTAAGGCTTGCGAGATAGATGCCAAAGGTTGTTGGGGTAGAGATATAGAGGTTCGTAATACAAGATATACTAATATTGATGATGTAGAACAATATTTGGCTTTGCTCAAATTAAAAGGTAATTATTGTAGGCTATGAACGATAAGCATCTTTTGGAGCTTGGTATCTTTAAGCAAAAAGGCGATGGAAGGTTTAAATTGGTAGGTACAAGTATTGAATATTATCCACAGGGACGGTCGATGTATAATCGAAAAAATATATGGACTGTATCTCAATATAAATGGTGGAAACGTGGGAGAGATAGATTGGTACGTCCAATATCTATTGATCAAGTTTTAAAAGAATTGCCATATGAATTAAAGATGTTGTTTATTTTTAACATTACGTTATTTAGGGATTAAAAATATTGATTTTAGATATTCAAATTTCTTAAGAAAGAATAAATATTTAGGGGGCGAAATAGATTTCGACAGGGTGGATTAAATTAATGGTGCAAGTCGTCTACGATAACAATAGACGTTAAAGTTGTTATAAAAAAATCAATTGCTGAATTAAAACTCGCAGCTTAATCTTTAAGATTAAGTCCAGGTTTCTAACCACCTGGTTTCCAAGGTTAGATAAGCGGTTGGCCACGCTGACAGAAAACAAATGCCAAAATGGTTACCCTCATTGTATGAGGTGGAATTCCTTAGCTCATTTAAGGAATGGTTGGAAAAAAGAGATACTTTGCTTATTTAGAGAAATAAGACAAGCTTGTAAATGACCAGATGTTGAAGCTGCTTTGGACGAGGGTGCGATTCCCTCCGCCTCCACTATTTAACGGTGTCTTGTAAAGGAGGGTTTTGAGAATAATGGATTTAAAAAAGTTAGTTAATGATGCTAGAATATCAGCAGTTAAAGCAAATAATGAAAGACTGAGACTGAAAGAGGAGAAAGCGGAAGAGCTTAAAAGAAAATTAGATTCTTTTTCAAATGAATTTATATCAAATAGACTCCCAAAATTATTGAGGGATGCCATAGATAATAGCAGAACATATATTTATGTTTGCTTTCTGGATAATAGGCGCTATATAATTCCATATAACATAGAACATATAAGATACCTAGCTCAAGCAGTTGAAAAAGAAACGGGATTAGTATGTGCTGTATCTGAAGATATAGTAGAAGAAAATTCTACTTTAAATCAACTCATTCTTAATATCGATCTTCTCTCTTTTAAATCTCCCGATGAATGGGTGGATTCCAGCCTTAATGCTTGTGCTTTTTTTGACACTTATCATCACGGAGAGAAATCCTGGTATGTAGCGATTTCAGATGAAGAGTTTAAACAGTTACTGGCAGATGAGGATCAACTTAGGAAGGGGAAATGGACTGATTTGGCTAATAAGATTTTTGATCGTCCTCATTTAGAGCCTCCCAATCTTTCTCATTGTAAGCTTTCTAACAGTGTTCTAATTGCGGTGTGTTGATGAGCAGATTTAACTCTAAGGTGAAGTAATGAAAGTTAAAGCTCTAATAATGAAGTTGCAAAAGCTTGATCAAAATTTGGATGTCTATATCATGGAAGATGACGATGATTATGGATTGGTAGGTAGTTGTATTGAGCAGTTGTTTGTAACAGAGCATTCTGAAAAAAGAACGGCTCCTGTTGATGAAGATGATGTTGCAAATGGCGAGATTACTCTAAGTCCAAAGGATAAGTTGTTTAGAGCTGTCTGGATTTTGTGAGGACCCTTAAAATGATAGAAATGGAAAAATCTCTTGAAGAGGAATTGCTTGATTTTGGATTTAAAAGAGTAATATCCATTAAAAATGTAACATTCACAAGGATACCTTTGAAATATAAGTGTTATACGTATAAGAATGACCAAATGTCTATTTGCATTTTTATATATATAAGTTTAAAAAATATATGGCATAATCATGCGGCATGGGTATATGAGGAATATGATGAAGGCCAATTATTAAAGGCTCTATGTGGAGAATATCAAGATATAGAATATTATCTTCCATTAGAATTAAGAGAAAGATTGTTGTATCATTTGTATGAATTGTAATAAATATTTATCACGAAGAATGGTGTGATAGATTTATTGTATAAATGTAATACTTATCAAGTTACCGAAGCATATTCGTGTTGAGATGTTATATTATTCAGATATATTACTCGGGCTTTCTAAATAACAATATATGTCATTTTTTTCTTAGAAGGTGGACAAAAAAATGACATAATCACTGGATGCAGTATTTCTATGCAGATTAAAGAATGTAGAAATTTTTGCTAATGGTAGTAGGATTTTTCATCAGTTATATAGGAGTGTTATGGATAGAAAAGTACATTGGGTTTCTAGATCAAAAGATAAAAAGACAGGAGAGGTTTTGGTTTCTTATTCTCCAAAAGAAACTTGTCCAAAAACTTGTTCTCTTAAAAAAGGAGGGTGTTACGCATGGGGTCTTTATTATTTAAAATCGTTGGGAGATAAATTATCCTCTGGAAAACTGGTTCCAAGAACATTAGATATTGCTATTAAGAATATCTTGCCTACAACAAAAATAGCGCGTCATAGGGTGGCTGGAGATGTTGTCGGGGATGTAGCTGCTACAATACAAGAATGTCGGGATCTAGATTCGGCGGGATTAATTAATATAGGATATACTCACAATTGGAGAGCAGCAGAATCTCAACCCTTAAAGCATTACTTCAGAGCATCATGTCAATCAGTTGAAGAGGTATTAATCGCTAGAGAAATGGGTTGGGCAACAACTTTGATTGTCTCACAAGGTGTAGATAAAAAAACCAAACTTCCTAATGGTGAATTTTCAGTAAAATGTCCGGCTAAACATGATATCGCTGGAAAGAAAGATGTTACCTGTAATACCTGCACATTATGTCGAGTGGATGGTAAAACGGAAAAGACAACAGTTATGTTTGAAGTGCATGGAAATAATTCAACTATTCAGAAGGCTAATGGAAAAATTTGATAAAATTATAGGAGTAAAGTAATGGGAGATTGGATTGGAAATAGAGTCGAAGAGGCTTTAGGAGCACTTCGTGGGGCTATGTATGATTTAAAAGTAGAAAACAATAAGGCTCATGTTGTACTGGATTCATACGATATTCCGCAGTATACGGATGGCGAACTAAGTCGCCCACTCACATTGTCAGAAAGAATACAACTTAATCATGAAAAAGATCAAAATTATATTTTAAAATTATGTGAACAATTATTCATCGCAAGTAACGTTTAACTAAATAAAAAAATAGAAAAAGTAACAATATGTTTGGAGAGTATATGAAAAAAAATCCTGAAGCAGGAGAATTGGTTTGCCTTAGTTCTAATGATAAATTTGCTTATCCGCATGGAGTAGCTTTATACTTAGATGATGGTAAAGTGGTTTTACCATCTTATTTGAAGGGGTGGGTTGTAACCGATATTGATGGTTTAGAAAATTATAGCACATTTGGCCGACATAATATCAGGAAAACACATTTCAATGAATATGGAGAGATATGTGGATATGATTATTTAGCATATGATGCAGGTATTCCAACCGAACTTTGTCTTAGAAGAACAAATGGAGAATGGATTATTTCAAATGAGTTTAAACTTCCGACGTGGGTTCAGTAGTTTTAAACAGATCATCAAAGAAACTCATTCCTCTTTCATCTATAATAGAATTCATAACTTCTGAATATTTTTTAGAAACATTTTGTTGAATGGTGTGAATAACTTTATCAAAGTCTGGTAAGATCTGGCCTTCTGTTGCCCACTGGATGCCCATAATTGCGATAGATAAACCAATATCTATCCAAAATAAAGATCCGGCAGATACAAGTTCTATAAAAGCCAAAACAGCATCTTTTACTGCATCTATAGAATTTGCAATTAATCCGATAAATTCTTTAATAAAACCACGAGAAGCTTTTGATAACTGATCAACAGAGATTGTTTTTTCAGGGTCCTCACGAGTTTGTTCTGTGATGGAATTTAGTATTTTTGGATCTAATGCATCTTTCCAAGAAATTCCTAAAGTGTCAGAAACACCTAAAACATTAGATAATTCTTTGGAGCCGTAATATAGGTTTTTTAATGCAAAAGCAATACTGAAGAATACACCAATAAAAGGAATGGCGCGCAAAGTAGCCCCAGCCAAAGCTTGCTTTATTAAGATTGGATTATGTTCAATTTGAGATAGATGTTTCAATGTTGCGGTTTTAGTTTCACTTGATATCATTTGATCAACATATTTGCCAGCCTCTTTTAAGGCATTTGGATCCGCACTTCTAATTTTATTTCCAGCATCGGCTAATTGACCGATTCCTACAGAAAAGTATTGCATGGCTCTGGTGTTTAAAGTTGGCTCATAAGGTTTTGCAACTTCTGAAAATGTGTGTCGCCATTGTTCAAATTCTTTATTTAGATTTGCATCTAGTGCTAAAATAATTAATTGACGCGTTTCCAAAGAGGCGTCTATATAATTATAGTGGTCTAAAATTTTAGAAAGTTGAAGAAGTTGTTTATTCATTGTTGCCTCATTTTCTTAGTTTAAAATTAGTAGAGGATATATTATGAAAGTAGTAAAAAGTAGCGAAGAAGTGGATCAGCTTATTTTACAATTAACATCAAAAGAGTTTTTGGGTTTACAACCTATTTTGGCAGGAGGGTTTGTAGCTTGGTTATATCAATTGGAGACTAATAGTCAAGAACAAATACCAGAGATTATAACTGCATATAAGAATATGAAGAAAATAAGAGAAACGGCATCCATTGCTGGCGTAAATTTAAATATTATTACAACAGTAAAATATGATTTTTTATCTAATTATCCATATTATGATATAGATGCTTGGTTTAAAAATACAAATGATGTTTGGGATATTAATAATCCAGAGTCTGTTTTGATAACCGCAGAAGGAGAACGAGATCTCTTAAAAGAGATGGCAATTAAAATAGGCTTTCAAGATGTAAAGCATCAGTCTCTCTGGGCAAATACATTATCTAGGCGTATCCGCTCTGATAATCATGAAGATAAATTGCAAATTATAATTCGACCATATTCTTCTACAGAAGAGATATTATCATCTTTTGATTTAGACGGATGTAAGATTGGTTGGGAAAATGGATTTTTTCATCTTACAGATGAGTTTTTAGAGTCTATCCAAAATAGAAGAATAATTATAAATGATAATAATTGGAAATCTTCAGAACATTTTCAAAGAGTACAAACGGCGCTTAGAGCTTTCAAGTATCACAAAAGAATGGGATGGCCACTTTCTAAAGACTCTTTAAATAAGATTTTTGAAGTTTATCAAGAAGTGTTCTCTCATAAAAAATATAAAGTTTCTGTTGTAAAAACAACAAGTCTAATCACCAAGGTTAGTACCGGGATTTCATCAGTTTTGTCAAAAATATTACCAAAAATGTCGCCACATATGGCTCATCAGATTTCGATTTATGGACAGAATAAAAGCGTAGATGTGTTAAAGGATTTTCAGATGAAACTGTTGGATTCTTTTGAGATAATTGTTGTTCAGCCGGATTTCGAAAGTAGCATGCTTCCGTATTTTATTGGTACAGGTAATTATAAGATAGAAAAATTAGTTTTGGCTATGATGGAGTGTGAATCTAACAATAATTCTAGTACGTCAAAAATATGAATGTAGAGAATTCTTCTATATTTAAATTTATTTAGATGATGTATTTGCATTCATAATTTATATTTTATTATAATACGGTGAGTATTTGTATGTTACCAGATTCATTGGTTTATTTTATTCAACCTTCATCATACTTAGCTGTATTAATTGCTTATACGGTAGCTATGGATGTTTTGCCAATATTTGAAACGCAGAGACCAACAGATGATAAACTTAGGCAAATCATTAGTGTATGTAAGATGTATTTAAAATATATCTTAATTGATGTTAGGTCGCTGAATGATGATATTAAACGCTTATCTCGTGAACTTAAGTCCTACAATCCTGCTATGGACAGTTATGAATATATTTATATTGTTAACACAGCTGTTAGTGTTTTTGCAACTTTAAATTCTGCTATTAGATTTAAGAAAACTGGTATACTTATTAATCAGATAGATGCTTCTCTTAATAATGCTGCTGATGTTGTTTATTATGCAGCTCTCGCCTCTTCCGAAGAACACATCTTCAATTTGATTCTATCTCTGTTTCCTCAGATGATCAATTATGCTGTTGAAAATCAAATCAAGTTGTTCACCGGACCTGGAGATTTCTCAGAGATATTTGAGATGTTAACCGATGAACAGAAGAAGCTGGTGATATATAATATGGATGTAATTGGAAATTGGAAATGATTTCATCAAAAGATTTGGTTTTATTCATTAATCCTCCTAAATATTTATCCGTATTAATTGCTTATACAGTTGCCGCAGATGTTCTGCCTATATTTGAAAAGCATTTTCCGAAGGATTTGAGACCGAGAAAAGCTGTTGAAGTTGCTAAGATGTATTTGGAGGGATATGCGGTTGTTGCTGCTGATGTTGATGCTGCTGCTTATGATGCTGCTGATGCTGCTTATGATGCTGCTAATGCTGCTTATGATGCTGCTAATGCTGCTTATGCTGCTTATACTAATGTTGTTGTTGTTAATGCCGCTGTTTATGCTGTTTATTATGCCGCTGCTCATGCTGCTTATGCTGCTCATGCTTCTTATGCTGCTACTTATGCTGCTTCTTATGCTGCTTCTTATGCTGCTTCTGCTGCTTGTTATGCAGCCAAAGCCTCTTCCGAAGAACACATCTTCAACCTGATTTTATCTCTGCTTCCTCAGATGATCGATTATGCTGTTGAAAATCAAATTAAGTTATTCACAGGACCCGGAGATTTCTCAGGAATATTTGAGATGTTAACCGATGAGCAGAAGAAGCTGGTGATATTTAATATGGATGTAATTGGGAATTGGAAATGATTTCATCAAGAGATTTAGTTTACTTCATTAATCCTCCAAAATATTTATCCGTATTAATTGCTTATACAGTTGCCACAGATGTTCTGCCTATATTTGAAAAGCAGCATTCGAAGGATTTAAGACCAAGAAAAGCTGTTGAAGCGTCTAAGATGTATTTGGATGGATATGCGGTTGATGCTGTTTATGCTGCTCATGCTTCTGCTGCTTATGCTGCTTATGTCACTGCTGATACTGTTTATGCTGCTTATGCTGCTAATGCTGCTGCTAATGCTGCTGCTGCTTATGCTGCTTATGCCGCTTATGTTGTTGTTGATTATGCTGCTTATGCTGTTTATTATGCAGCTCTTGCCTCTTCCGAAGAACACATCTTCAACCTGATTTTATCTCTGCTTCCTCAGATGATCAATTATGCTGTTGAAAATCAAATCAAGTTGTTTACGGGATCTGGAGATTTCTCAGAGATATTTGAGATATTAACCGATGAACAGAAGAAACCAGTGATATACAATATGGATGTAATTGGGAGTTTAAAGAGTATAATTTTAGAAAAGGAGAAATGATGTCTATTGATGATACATATAGTTTAAATAAATTTACGGAAATTGTTTATAAAATGACTGATCCTGAGTTGTTGGAGGCGGCAGAAGGTTTAATGAATGATTTAGCTATGATCAATAATATGAAACAAAAAATTGAAATGATGGAAGAGACTCTTCACGCAGGAAAACGAGCTGCATTCTATTTTTTCACACTTAATTTAGACAGTGATGAAATCGCTATGGCAACCCAAACTGTTCGTGGAAGAAAAAGAGTATTAGCTGAAAAAGCAGCAAGAGAAGATAAAAAAACAGAACCAGAGAATTCATAAGAATAATTCATAAAAATCGTTACCCATACTAATATCAAAAGATAGATTGAATACATTTAATCTAGATCTGTATGGAGAATTTATGGATAAAGAACAAAGGTTAAGACGGCTTAGGGCTATTGTTGCGGCTAGAAAAATTATTGCAGCTAAAGATAAAAGGTACATTGTAGAAATACCCGGATATAACCTGCGAGGTTCTATTCGCTCGCAAACTCCTCACGAAGCTATTAATCAGATGGTGCAAAAGTGGTCTAAATCTGGAGAGCTTAATATTGCTTCTGTTGGAGACTTTAAAACTACAGATCCAAGCCAGCCCCTTCGGGTAAAGTTAACAGATTTTGAGTCAAGAAAAACTGTAGAATTATCTGTGCCTATAGAACAGGCTTTAATTGGATCGACCAGTTATCTTATACCAGATTTTGGCGGTTATACTTCTGAGTCTGCAAACTTGGGTCCTAACGTAGAAGAGTATGAAGAAAGAGATATTTTTCCTGTTTCTGAAAAAGAAATTGGAGAAAGAGAAGCTGTAATGGAAGATGTTTCTACTATGGAATTAGTGGAACCAAACTTTTCAGTACCAAAAATTTTAACAGCAGATCCATCGTTGAATTTTGCAGCAGAAGATATTAATGAATTGATTTTTAGATCTAAGAATAAAGAGTGGATTACTATACCATCTCAAGCTAGAAAGAAAGGGATCCCAAATCTCTATATTCTTGGAGATAGTCCCACATCACATGAGAAGTATTTTGGTATTAAAACTGAATATGGATATCTTCCAACCATAGCTTCATCTGTTTTGTTATTTTTAGCCCTAGCTGGAAAGGCGAATCGTGGTGATTTAAGTCAGGTTCAGAAATTAAAAGTTCCAGATGATTTTAAATTTACCAATAAAATGCCTGGATCAGATTTTATATTGACGCTTCCACCATATATAGAAGAAGCGGCTATTAGAGATTCTTATTTTATTATGCGTGATGCCGAATTTACACCAGGATTTTTAACGCGATTAAGTTATAACGCAGGAACTGATAACTTCACTTTTGGCCACACCAAAGCACAGGGCGGAAGAAAAGAGGATAAACAAACTCCAGCTAATGCTCCGGTCTCAAAAGATATGCAAGATCGCTTAGCCGTATTAAATCGTGGACTTTCCAAACCAATAGAGAATTATAGAGTTTTAAATTCTTTAGTTAAAGATTTTGTAATTAATCTTGATGCAAAAATTGTGCTTCTTTTAAAAGAACAGCATGCTGTTAATGCATCTGCTAGATTTTTAAAACCAAGTGGAAAGCAAACGGATGTTGATGATGTATTAAGAAATATCATTCTAAGAAAAATTATTGCAGCTATACAAGGTGCGGAATCGTTCAGAGTGGGTGATGAAGATTTGAAATCACCCTTGGAAAGCGCAGAGTTTGAAGAAGGAGAATACCTTAGCCCAAGCTAAGCCGTTTGATGTAAATATGGTATCATATATTTATGAAATGTGCCATTCTGATAAAATTGCCGATTATTAAACCAATTACGCACATTAATAATGTTTGTGAATTTTCTGAAGTTAATGGTTATTTGTATCACAAAGATAGTATTTTTGCAGTTTGTCAGGTGAAAGAGATAAGTGGGGATTGGTGGCTTGTACATCGCCCCACAGAACATTTGTTTGCGCGATTTCGCAGTAAGCGTGATGTAGAAAAGTTTTTAGATTTTTTTCTTAAGGAGCTGGATGAAAAAGATATTTGTTTGCTGACACCAATGTATTCACAGGTGAAAGAGGCATTAGAATCTTCTTTTAATATTGCATATCCGCGTTATTGGTGTGAATCTCGGCGGTAAAAACTTAACCCATGATAGTATGGAATCGAAATATATATGACAACAAATATTATTGAAACGGAATTAGATATTTATATCTGGTTTCAACAATTAAATGATAAAATAAATTTATGGATTACAGATCCTCCATATCCGTTTAATAATAAAAATGGAACCGGACGCTTTTCTTATAAAGATGGTAATGATGATATGTATACTAGGTTAGATTGGCCTGGATTAAGTTTGGTTTTTAAAGAAATGTATGACGCATCATCAGAAGGTAGTCGAGCATATATTTTTGCTAATAAAGATGGATTAATTGAAACAATTAATCGCTTAAAATCTGTAGGCTGGATACATAGAAATATTTTAGTATGGGATAAGCAGCATTTTGGCGGAGGATATCATTGGAGAAATCAAATAGAGTATATTGTTTATGTTAGTAAAGGTAAGCCAAAAGTGTATGTTAAAGGCGTTGGAAATAAATTTAATTATAAGCGACCAACAAAAAGCAGCGTAAATCTGGCTATTGGGTATAATCCAATCGGTGCATCGTGTAAGCCTCTGGAGATTTGGAGAGATATCATTACTTATGGTGCAGCAGATGATGATGTCATTGCGGATCCATTTGCAGGTTCTAATCCGATGAAAGCTGCGTTGATGATGAATAATAATTTATCAAACAAAATTAAAACGGCATATACCAATGCGCTTAAGATTTAGGGAGTATATATGGGAAAAATTGTTATTACTGGTCAAGAAGCAAGACAAAAAACTTTAGCCGGAGTTAATATTTTAGCTGATGCCGTCAAAGTTACACTTGGACCTCGCGGCAAAAATGTGGCCATTGAAGTACAAAAATATCAGGTACCCTTAATTACCAAGGATGGGGTAACAGTAGCAAGACACATTACTTTAGATGATCACTGTGAGAATATGGGTGCACAGTTAGTTAAGTCTGTGGCGGCAGCAGCTAATAATACTGCTGGTGATGGGACAACGACAGCAACGGTATTGGCTCAAGCCATTTATAGTCACGGATTAAAGATGGTTGCAGCAGGTTATAATCCCGTTTTAATTAAAAGAGGGATAGAGTTAGCAACTGAAACTGTAGTTACTCATTTGAAAGAAATGGCAATAGGTGTATCAGATGAAAATACATTAGCTTACGTTGCTTCAATTTCGGCTAATAACGATAAAGCTTTGGGGAAAATGATTGCAGAAGCAGTGGCTATGGTTGGTAATGATGGAATATTAACGGTTGAAGAGGAATCTGGAACAACAACTCATGTGGAATATACTGATGGATTAAAATTAGAACGAGGTTTGTTGCATCCTGATTTTATTACAAATCCAAATAAATTAACATCTGAGTTACAAGATGCATATATTCTACTTCATGATGGTAAAATTGATAATATTCATATGATCGTTCCTCTTCTTAAGACAGTCAGTGAAAGCGGTCGAGCGATTTTGATTGTTGTTAAAGAGATTGATTCTCAGACTATTAATCAGATTGCTTACAATTGTGCGAAAGGTAGTTTAAAGGCTTGCGTCATTAGAGCACCGGGTTTTGGAGATCATCGGCGGGCCTTTTTAGAAGATATTGCTGTGGTCACAGGTGGTATAGTTACAAGTGATGCAAGACCATTAGATACCATAAATATATTAGATTTAGGAGAAGCCAGAAAGGTTTCTGTAGGATTAAATTTTACTTCCATTATCGATGGGAAGGCTCCGGCGGGAGCCGTTGATGAAATGATTGTTACAATTAATAATCAATTATCTAATGGTGATTTGTTTGATCATCAAATAGATATTTTAAAAGGTAGACTATCTCGACTTGGTGGTGGTGCAGCAATTTTTAAGGTAGGTGGGACTTCAGATGCTGAAGTCAGAGAAAAACGCGATAGAGTAGAGGATGCTATAAATGCAGTACGCTCCGCTATAGAAGAGGGAATTGTTCCAGGTGGTGGAGCAGCTTTACTAAAATGTTTAAAAGTTCTAAAGAAAATGGATACATCTGATTTATTACCAGAAGAAGCAGTAGGTGTAAAAATTGTTATGGAATCCATTCAAGCACCATTTTCTCAAATTATGAAAAATGCTGGAGTCGAATTTTCGTCAATTTATATCGAAAGGATTTCTGAAAGTAAATCATCAGGATTTGATGCATTAAAAATGGAATATGTTGAGGATATGATAGAGAGAGGAATCATAGATCCTGTCAAAGTTGTGAGGGCGGCACTCGAACACGCAGCATCTGCTAGTGGTACTCTTTTAACAACAGAAGTGGTTATTTTTGATTCGGAGCAATAGTTATTCATTTAAAAAAAAATCTTGATAGTAACTCTGGTGTAGAGGTAAGAATGAATATTAAGATATTTCCAAATGAAGACGATGTTAAAAGGCGGGATCAAATTGAAAAAAATTTGATTATTATGGGCACAGGTTTAATATCTGGTAGTTGGGTTTATCGCTTTTTGGAGGAAGCCTTTTGTAATTTGGAATTGGAAAAAATCCGTCCATATTGGAATGATTTAAATAAAGATATTATAATTTCAATAATTTGCAAAGGACATCTTGATGAATTTAGAAAGATGATGAATGGTAAATATGTAATTTTGCCTGATCAAACGTTTAAAGGTTCTGAATTGTATAATGATATTATTCGAGTAAGTATAGAACAGTTATTTAGAACCGATTATTATGGTGATCGCCCTGAAAAATACATAACTATGTGTGAAGAAATAGTTATTTTTCATCCAGAAATATTAGAAGAGAGTTTTTTAAAACTTCCGATGTTAGAGAGGGTTTTGGCTTTTAAAACCCTAATTGATAAAAATTTTGCTAAACTGCATTCTCCATATTGGATTAATTTTTGTCAAAATATAATAGATAATATAGATTGGACTACTTTGGGTGGACTCTCTGGTGAGATGTTGCTTTTAGCGGCAGATGTTTTGGATGAAATTAAAAAAGATGTTGATTGGGAGATTATTTACGCATGCTTCGCTAAGCTTGTAGAGCATAATAGACGCACATGCGATAATTTCGGAAAGATGATTAATATGTGTTTACAAAAAATTCCAGATATAATATTTGAATATGCAATGGAAGCAAACTTTAAAAAAGTTCATAAGGATATTAGAATGGAGGTATACTCTGCTATCATTGGAGCGGGATTATTTGATGTGCAACTCGCTAGAAGAATTAGAAGTGATAGCAGTATGTATGTTTCATCAATTTGTATTGAATCATTTTTTAAAGAAATTGAAAATTACGATAATAAAGAAAAATTATTAGAGCAATTTTTAGATACCAGATATGATCCTGTTATAAAAATTTTAATAGAAAAGGCGCCAGTTAAATATCTTCCATTTTTTGTTGGAATTACAGATGTAAGCTGTAAAAAGTTATTAGAAAAGCGAATGCAATCTGATATTATTAAATAATTTCAATATGGAGCATGTAAAAAAATGACTGATTTAGATGATTGTTATATTTTAAGTAGAAATTTTCACATTAATAAATTCAGAGCATTATTTAATGTAACTATTTCGGTCACAAAAAGTGATGAAACTGGTGAAGATATAAGTTCAGAAGATGTAAAGTATCAGGAAGAGATAGAATCAGCGAGAATTACTCAACAGAATCTTGAAGAAAATTTATTTATTACCCAAGATGGTACAATAATTGGAATTAATCGTACGATAGCAGATCAATGGCTAACGGATTCTGATGTCCATGCTGTAAGATGGGGAAATAAGAAAATACCAGATAAGCTGCTGATTTCTAAACCAGAAGATCTTTATAAGATGCTTTCTGCATTTATTCCATTGGATGAAACTGTTTAATATATTTATATAAAATTTTGGATGGAAACGGCCGCGATCATAAGTCGCGGCTATTTTTATTTGTTTTTAAATAAAGTAATTTTGTAATGATCTGTTAATATTTTTTATTGTGATATGGCATTTCGATTGTAAACTATAACTAGAGGTGCGTGTGCAAAAGCAGGCTGGATTAGAAGATACAACAATGACAGATCCAAATACTGGTCTGAAAATTAGAGTATCTACTACAACTCGTAAGATGTATAGATACATTTTTAGAGGTCAAGAAGAAGAGGCGATGCGAAATAATCAATTAAATGAATTTATTGCTAATGATTTTGTTAAAAGTTCTGATAAGGTTGTACATCATTTTAGACTTGGAAAAGGTGGTGACTCAGAAAGGACTAAGGCAGAGATTAGAAATAAAGTTGGCTCAACAATGTTTTTTATTTCAGTAGAACGAGGCTCTTATATTGATATTTTAACAATTCAAAGCGCTTGGAAATCTCCTAAATATACCTCTACATATGGAATTAGGAAAAATAAATAATCATGAAAAAAATTTCTCAAATAGTTGCTGCTTGGCCTCAATTATATAGTAAATTAAAAACTCCTCCACAAGGCGTTAATCTTGGAGGATTTTCATCTAAATTGCCGCCTCAAAGTCAGATTATTTTTGAAAATCAACCTAATACAGAAAATCCTCAAGCTATAGCTTATGTTTCATCTGGAGATAATCAGGATGGTGTAATTGATAAAATTCATGTTGTTGTACCTCGATTAGAGCAAGAGTTTAGACGCCTTGGTATTACTGGGGATACAAATGATCCGGAAAATCTAACCAAAATGCTTGCAGCCTTTGTAGAGATTTTATCTCATGAGATTGGTCATATACAAGATTTTGATCCAAATAATAAACAAAATCCATTTCCAGGTAATGAGCCTAGAGCAGAACAGGCGGCCCGAGAAGCACTTTCTCAATTTTCCGTACAAGGTACTACTAATATTCGAGATAGATTTAACAAACACATTAATAATGGTGGGAGACAATTAATGATTAATATTTTATCTAAGCTTAATAAACTGGCATCAGATTTGGATGCTAAAAAGCAATATGAATTAGCAGACGAAGCAGATCGTATAGCAAGAGGTATGCTTAATGTTAAAGCTGAAGATGAAGATTGGGTGGGACGTGAAAAGATGCCCCCACAGAGTTCGGCGGAAGCATTACCACCAGAAATGAATCCACCTCAAACTGGAGCATTAAGTCAATATGACAAGTCTAGGAATGCTCAAAAGGGATCAATTCAACCCCCTGGTGATAAAAATTATACATATGATTATCTTCCAGAAGAAGATGCATTTATTGTTAGAACTGCTCCACCAGCTAATTACAAGGCCGTAGGGGCACGTTTAAGGAAGGGAACTAAAGCTTATAAGATATTGGAACAGTACATTCCAAAAACAGAAAATCAACCTGTAGCAAGTGGACCAATTAATGAAGACGGTAATACGGTAGCATTAAGAGGTGTTTTAAATCAGTTTAAGCGAGCATTAGAGAAAAATGCTTGGGGTGAAGACATTACTAATTTATTTAAGTCTACTGCTGCTATTACAAGTACATCTGCGGATTTTTTAAATAAATTTTTAAATGCAAAAGGTATAGAGATTTTAATTAAATCACCACTTGAATTACAAGAACTTGGTAATGTATTGAAGTCTGAAATACGTAATCAGAATATACAATTTAAGCATAAAAATAAAGAATCTTTGGTACAGATGGTTTCAGCTATTGAAGGGCTTGCTAAGAAGTCTAAGGAAAATGAACAAATCCAGCCAAATGCCAAGAATTTAAGTGATAAGTTAAAGAAAGCTGCATCATTAGATATTAAATCTAATATGGAAGTGGCATTTGGGACTTCATGTAGAACTCCATTTGGAAGGTAAAAATGTTTGAAACGTCAAAGCTGCTTGCAAAGCTAGCTACAGAGTTGGATGAAAATGGGTATCTGGATTGGGCAGATCAAATCGATGATATAGAAAATATCACAACTGATGTAGATGTTGCCTCGGGGCAACACATGCCCGCTGGAGATGCACAATGGACACACCCAACTGTTTGTGCAAGTCTTAGTAAGAAGTCTATGGGACTTATGGATGTGCCAATTGGTGATTTGGATTATGCTAATAGACAGGGTATACCAGATGATGACATGGATAAGCAGTTATTTTCTGGAGAAGAAGACGGTGTATCTATGCCACCAATCAATAGAAAATATCATGAGGTAGATGATATGGAAATTCCACTTAAAAAGCTTGAAGAATATTTTAAATCTCATGGATTATATAAGCAGGCAAAAGACATTTCTGCAATCAGAATTGCTAATCTGGGTGGGCCAATAACTACAGGTGGGACTGCTGGAACTGTTGCCGGTGCTTCGGCTGGTACTGTCGGTGGATTAACAATTGGAACAGCTTTAGGAGTATTATTTCCACCTTTGTTACCAGTTTCAACTGTTTTAGGTTCTGTTATTGGAGCTTTTAGTGGTGGTATTGCCGGAAAATATACCGGAGAAGAGATTCAGGCAAAGATAAAAAAATATCTTGATGATAGGCCACCTCAAAAAGAAGAACTAATGAGAGTAACTAATCGACTTAGAGAGATTCGCAATACTTTAATTACTAAATATAAGTTAACAGAACCAGAAATTGAGTCAATCATTGCTGGCAGGGTAAATGTAAACTCTTTAATATCTAGTAAATTTCCGGGAAAAGATGAAAAGGAGCTTGTAGCGTTAATTTCAGAATATGATAAATTAGTTAAACGTTTCACACAAATAATTTCTGAAGGTCTTAAAGAAGAAACTAGTTCCGATTCTAAAGGCATCTCAGAAGGAGAACCCGTTAGTACTGGACGAATAGAAGAATCTAGTCCCGCTAAAACACGAGGAAATAATTCAGTTGCTAAATTGCAAAAACTTATTGGAGTGACTTCAGATGGTATTTGGGGGCCTGAGACATCCGAAGCGTGGAACAAATTTATAAATAATAATAAAGACGAGATTTTAAAAGAATTTCCTGAGGCCGATCTAGAAGCTACTAAGAATAATTGGCCCGCTGTTGCAAAATTTTATAAACTGACTCCAGATGCCATTGGTATTTTACAATTTGCTCAAGCAATTGTAAATACATCAGCAGAAGCACCAGCAGTAACACCAGAAGCAGTAACACCAGAAGCAGTAACACCAGAAGCAGTAACACCAGAAGAAACACCGGCAATAACTTCAGATGAAGTTTTAAAGGCTCTCACAATGCTTTCTACTAGTGATGAGCCACATATGTCTGAGGGAAATGGTAAGACGGTAAAATCTCTTGACGGGGTTATTTCTAATAGACGTACTAATAGATATATTAGACACTTAGGTAAAGTTGCTGATGGAGATGGAAACGATATTCAAAATGTTGCAAATCTTATGGTTTCAAGATATGGAGATGCTATGCAGGCTGAGCTTCAAACAGCTAAAAAAACTCATGAAGCAACTGATATGCCGGATTATAATGCAAAACATAGGGCAGATCATTTGAATTATATTGTTTATAAGTATCTTCAGAGGGCTTGGGGAGCATTAAGTAAGAATCCCGAATCAAGCAGACGAGATGAGAGAGCGGCTAGACGAGAAAGAAAACAAGAAAATAGGGGACAGCGAAGATTAGCCCGATAATTTATATCTAAAAATATTTACATATAAAAATTTTTCATATGGTAACTCCTTCATAAGTATCTTTAATTTCAAGGAGTTGATATGAGTAAATTGTCAAGATTGCATCCAATGGCAATAGGTTTGTTAACCGTTAAGCGTACAGAGATACCTTTATCTGAATTTGTGATCTCTGCTTATACGATGATCGATCAACGATCAGAATCTTTAACAGATAAGTGGATTAAAGATATAAATAGTTGGTGTGAAAAAATATTATTAGGTATGTCTCTTGGAAATGAATATTCTTTAAAAATTGGAGATATAATAAATATTAAAGATGTTACTGTAATTAAGCGTCGAGCAAAGAAATATAAAACTTCGGGATATCCAGCCTTAATTACAAAAGATTTTTATGGTTGGAAATATTGGATGATTTGTCCAAAAGCATTTGAATTTGCAGTTGGAGAGCGGGTTTCAATTACTGGAACTATCAGAGATATTAAAGATGGGATGGTCTTTTTGCGTCAACCTAGTGATGTAATTTCTTTTAAAAATAAATAAGTCTATAATATTTTCTCCAGGTACATTCCTGGTGGCTCACGCGTTTGGCGTGTGTTCTGGAGAAAATATTATGATTGAATATGCTGATGTAGTATGTGGTGTATCTTTTGGTGACGAAGCAAAAGGTAAAGTAACTAGTTTTTTGGCTGCTACAGGTAATTATAATATTGTAGCTAGGTTTGGCGGAGGAAATAACGCGGGCCATACAGTATATGTTGATGGTAAAAAATATAAGACGCATTTGGTTCCCTCTGGAGTGTTTCACGGAATAACATCGGTTATTGGTCCGGGATGTGTTCTGCATCCAGAATCCTTTAATAAGGAATTGGAATACTTGTCAGAAAATGGATTTGATACATCTTTGGTAAAGGTTTCACCAAAATGTCATATTGTTCAGGAAAAGCATATTGAATTTGATAAGAAAAATTTATCTAATTTATTAGGTACAACTGCTCGTGGAATAGCACCGGTATATGCCGACAAGTATGCTAGAATAGGCATATTGGCTGAACAAGTTTTATCAGAAGAATTGTTGTGGCGTGATACTCTACATGGTAGAATATTATGTGAGGGGGCTCAAGGGATTTGGCTAGATATTGATTATGGTACATATCCATATGTAACTTCCAGTGTTACTCTTCCATATGCGGCTTGTAGTTTAGGATTTCCGCCTCAAAAGATTAGACATATTTGGGGAGCTGCTAAAGCGTATGATACTAGAAGTGGGGTAGATCCATTATTTCCAGAATCTTTATTAGATGATCCAATCTTATTAAATATAGCTGATGCTGGATCAGAATATGGTGTAACAACAGGTCGTAGGCGTAAAGTCAATTGGTTAGATCTTGATCGCCTAATTAAGGCCGTTAATATAACTGGAACAACGCATATTGTAATAAGCAAATTTGATGTTTTAGAGATGGTAGGAGCTTTTAAATTATTTCGAAATAAACAGTTAATGGATTTTTGTTGTTTGTTGGATATGGAAGATTTCATTGATATAGAATTAGAAACGAATTGTCCACTTCTGGTTGAGCGACATCACGCATTTTCTCCAGAAACAATAGATTAGGTGATTATGAAAGATATCGTTTTATTTTATCACGCAAAGTGCTCTGATGGATTTGGGGCAGCTTATGCTTTTTGGTGCAAGTTTAAAGATCAGATATCATATGTGCCTTTAGAACATTTTAAACGCGTATATTTTGATATAGAGGCGTGTCGTGGAAAAACTGTTTTTATGGTTGATATTTCTCTTGATAGGGAAGCCATGTTAGCTCTTAAAAGGGTTGCAAAAGAGTTAATAGTCTTAGATCATCATAAGTCAGCTCAATTAGAAATCGGAGATCTTGATTTTTGCTTATTTGATATGAATTCATCTGGAGCAATTTTAGCTTGGAATTATTTATTTAATACACCGGCCCCACTGTTGTTGCAGTGTGTACAAGATAGAGATTTGTGGAGTTGGAAAATTCCACATTCTGAAGAGATTCTTCTGTGTTGTGATTCTTTTGATAAGTCATTTGATAATTGGGATAAATTACGTAATGAATGTGATTCAGAATATGAGTTATTAAAAGTTATTGAGGCTGGAACAACAATTAAGAGATATGCTAAGAATATTCTTAATGATCTTTTTTCTCAAATATTTAAAACGAATATTAAAGGTTATTTTGTACCTATTATTAATACACCTTTATTTAGAAATGACATTATTTCTATTATGGCAAAAAATCAACCATTTGCAGCCGGATACCATTTTAATGGAGATTGTTATATTTTTTCTCTACGATCAGATTGTAATGGAATAGATGTATCTGAAATAGCCAGTTATTTTCCAGGTGGCGGAGGTCACTTTCACTCAGCTGGGTTCGTTGTGAGAACATTAGAAGAACTTAAATAATGTTATATCTTCTGGGTACAAAAAAATTACAGGAACTGAATTATGGAATCAAATGAATTATATGACAGATATACAAAAGCGGTGCAACAAGCTTGGCTTGTCAAGCATAATACAGAAGAGTTAATAAATTTATCATATGAAGATATTCGAATTCTAATTGAATTAGATACAAGTCTTGTTCAAAATATTGTTGAAATTTCTCAAGCTATTGCTAATCTTAATGATTGGCTTATTAATAAATTTTATTATTCTATAGCTCGGCAGCATTTAGATAAAATAAGACAATGGGAAAAGAGTAGTTTAAATTTTGAGTTTTTAGCAAGTAGAGTGTATTTTTCGGAATATTATGATTTTGATATTTTTAATAGATTAACATATAGCCCTCGGGCCACACATAGACTTCTTGGCATCAAGTTTTGTAATGAAGATGAGTTGTTAAAGTTATCAGAAGATGCAGACATTCGTGTTAGAAAAGAAGCCTTAATAAGACTGGGTTATAAAGCTTTAGATAGGATGTTAAAGGATTCTAGATGTGAAATTCGAGAGGCTGGAGTTATAATTTCTCCAATGGAGTATCCTGGGTTAATAGAAATGAAGGATGATTTGTCATTTAAGGTTGTTGCACATTTGGTGAGAAAAATAGATATTAAGGAGTTACCATATATTTTAGGAAATAGAAATTTTAAAAAGAACAATAGAATTAGGAAAATTATTGAAGAACGAATGTCCATTAATGGAGCGCCACATGAAACTACAGAAAAGAAAGACATATAAGGTTAAGATAACAAACAGTCAGAATCAAAGAGTGGATTATCATGATGAACTTAGTCGACGGGATTTAGAGTGGATTCAGACATGTCCACATTTACAAATAGAGATTATTGAAGTAAACCTTACAGATGTCGAAGAAGATGATGGAGTTGAATAATAAAACCTCATTAATCCTTCTTTTTTTAATTCCATTTTTATTATGCGGATATATTCCTAAAAATTATAAACCATTAGCTGATGTATCTTTTGAAATAGTAGAACAGTTTGATGATTCTAAAATATATAGACCAACAAATACAATATTTTCAGGTCAATTTATTTCTAAAGAAGTATCTCTTATTAAAGATAGTTTAATGGATTTTTCAAAAGAATGGCGATTGCCAGAGAAATCATGTAAAAGTCTTGATGTCGATTATTATGTGATAGATAGTAAAATTATTAATGATGTAAAAAGATTCCCATTAACATTAAATGATATTTCAGATCGATGGGCTATGTATAGCCCGTATCACGAGAAATCTGGTTATTCTGTTATTATGTTGGCAAATTCAACATATTCTACATCAAGAATTAATAGCGTAATTTTAGCTCATGAATATGCTCATTATGTCTATGATAAAAATTGTTGGAGTGACTATTGGTCTGGTAATACAGAAACTTTTGCGCAGGCATTTCATAAATATTATGGATTAAATAGATTTGGGAGAATATATAATGCGGTTAGATAAAATTAAAAGATGTTTGGCATATGATGATGTATTGCTGGTACCAAATAAATTATCAACTGGATTATCTAGATTGGATATGGATTTATCAACTTTAGTTGGTAATTTAAATTTGAAAATTCCAATTGTGTCATCACCAATGGATACTGTTACCGAATCTGAAATGGCTATTGAAATAGGTCGGCTTGGTGGATTGGGAATATTGCATAGATTCAATACCCCGCAAGAACAGGCTGAAATGATTCGTGTCATGCTTTTACCGCCGAATGCAATGAAGGTCGGACGTTCAGCATATATCGCACCAGCAATTGGTGTAACTAAAGATGAATTGGAGAGAGCCAAATATCTATATAATGAATTTGGTAAAACAATTGATATGATGGTTGTTGACGTAGCAAACGGATATCATGTATTAATGCGGGATACAGTTAAATATATTCAAGATTTAACACAGGGTGATGTACAAATTATGGCTGGAAATGTTGCTACAGAAGAGGGGTTTTTGTTTTTGGCAGAATTAGGGGTAAATGCGGTCAGAGTTGGAATCGGGGGAGGATGTCACACTGCTGATACAAAAGTCTTGATGACTACTGGTTATTATAAAAATATAAATCAGGTCATAATTGGAGATTGGGTTATAAATAAATTTGGTCAACCGGTACAAGTTAAGGGTGTGATAAACAATGGATACAAAAAGGTTGTTAAGGTTTGTGTTGCAAACTGGAAAGAGCCTATTTATGTTACACCAGAACATGAATATTGGCGAGCCAGTTTATCCAATGTAGATTGCTTTCCAGATGAAGAGTGTGTTAATTTTAAATTAAGTTGGGCGCCGATTGGTGAAATTGAAAGGGGAGATGTTTTATTAACTCCTAGAAATATAGAATTTGATGGGGTCGAGAATGGACTTTCATATTATTATTCTGAGGTTATCTCTATAGAAGAATGTCCTATAGATATGGAGGTTTGGGATATAGAGATAGATTGTCCAACTCACAGTTTTGTAGCCAACAATTTGATTGTTCACAACTCCATTTGTAAGACTCGAATACAAACAGGATTTGGCATGCCAACTTTGGCTTCTATTGATGATTGCGCTGATGCTGCAATAAAAACAGGTGTTTCTATTATAGCTGATGGTGGAATTAAATATCCTTCTGATGTTGCTAAAGGAATTGCGGCTGGTGCGTCCGCAGTAATGTGTGGCGGTATTTTAGCCGGAACAAAAGAATCTCCTGGCGAAGTTATTTATGATAAAGAAGGAAAAGCTTGGAAGAAGTATCGAGGTATGGCGAGTACTGAAGTGCAAAACGAAAAAAGAGGAGGAATGAAAAAGGGTACTTGTGCGGAAGGTGTATCGACATTAATCCCATATCAAGGTAGCTTAAAAAGAGTAATTGAAGAATTTACAGGAGGTATTCGCTCTGCTCTTACTTATAATAACTCTAAAACACTTGATAACTTTAGAGAAACAGCTTTGTTTGTAGAAATTACAGGTTCTGGACTTTCAGAATCTCATGCTTATGGAACAGTAAAAAGATAGGAGAAAAAATGGATGAAAAAACGGTAGTAGAAGCAACTTCAACGCCTGAGTCGATTATTGAGTCTATTAAAAATGGCGAATTAACAGATCTTTTGAAAAGAGTTAAAGATGCTCAGGCAAAATTAGCTGAATTTAAAACATGTGAACAGGGGTCGGCATCGCGTGAATTAAAGCCTAATGAAATAGCCGGGATTACATCTTTAATTCTGAAGGATATGATGGATTTAAAAAGGTTACTTGGGTCTGATGAAGAATTATCCGCACTCATTAATCTTGTAATTAAAGCCGGAGTAATGCAACACGGTCGCATGCTTGGTGTAAAGATCACTGAAGCGAAATAATTATATAGATATAAAGAAAATCCGCAATGTAAGGTGGAGTTGGCGCTGAGAACAATTTCTTGGTTAGCGATATTATTTTAATGAGGAGAAAAAATAAATGAATGCAGAGCAAACGAAAGACATTCTGAAGATGTTTCCAACTCGTTTTTCTATTATGTTGCGTGCCAAACACGGAGTTGGCAAATCTTCTGTAGTAAAACAAGCTGCTGATGAAATGGGCGTCGGATTTTATGACGTTCGCTTATCACAGTGTGAGGTCGGTGACATTAAAGGTCTACCATTTTTAAATACAGAGGAAAAGCGAACCGAATTCGCTAAGCCTTATTGGTGGCCACGCGATCCAGATTCTTCAGGAATTTTATTTTTTGATGAGCTTAACCGTGCGTCAAAAGATGTATTGCAGGCAGTTTTTGAAATTTGTCTTGATAAACGCTTAGACGGCGAAAATCTTCCGGTTGGCTGGCGAGTTGTTACAGCGGTTAATGCTGACGACGAATATGATGTTGTTGAATTAGACCCAGCGCTTCTTGATCGATGGTTTATCATTGATTTTGATCCATCACACAAGGAGTGGTTACAGTGGGCTTCCAATAATGAAGTTAGTGAAGAGGTATGTGAATTTATTCGCTCGCATCCAAACGCATTAGATCCGCCCATTGGAAACCTGGAAGCTGGCCGTATTTATCCTTCTCGGAGGAGCTGGGTTGCTTGTGATTTGTCTCTCAAATCTTTGGGCCTTTACAATGCCGGAGCTAATGATGGAACTTTAACACAAGTAGTTAAGGGATGGCTGGGCTCTGAAATTGCGGCAATGTTTCAAAAGTTTGTGCAGAATGAATTTTCTCGACTTCGAGCATCTGATATCTTAGACAAGTGGGAGAAAGTTAAGGACCGAGTAGAAGGTGCCTGTGCAGATATTGAGGTAATTTCTGCTCATGCTAATGCTGTAATGCAAGAGCTTAAGCGCAGAACCGCCAAAGATATTGGGGATATTCAAAAGGAAGCAATAAAGCAGTTTTTCCTTATGCTACCTTCTGATGTTGCATCTAGTATTTGGGTAGAATTGCTTAATGACTCTAAAACTAAACGTATTGTAGCAACTTGGCGTAGTGATCCAGAAATGTCGGAGAAACTACACAAGATTTACTTAAAATAATTTTTCTTGAAAAGAGGGTTTATATATGGCTACAATTACAGACAGACCAGCGAGAGAGCGCCTTGATAGCGCAATTTCTAAACTGGTATGCTTTAGACCACTTTTTGGTACGGTATTTTTATTTTTAAATAAAGTAGAATGTTTTGATATGCCAACAATGGCAGTAGGTGTTACCAGAAGAGTGGATTTAGCTTTGTATTACAATCCAAATTTTGTTGCAAAGTTAACTTCTGATGAATTAAAAGCAGTATTGATTCATGAATCTTTACACGTACTTTTGCATCACATTACTCGTGCGACTCACTTTGACTACAATATGAAGGGTTATAATATTGCAGCAGATATGGCTATTAATTGCAATGTTGTAAATCTTCCAGAGGGTGCGCTTTATCCTAAGTCTTTTAATTTCCCTGATTTCGAATCGTCAGAATGGTATTATGAAAGCTTAAGTAAAGAGGCTGAGAAAAATGGTGGAACGATAGAATCTAACGCTTCTGGAAAGGGAGATTTAGTTGATGATCACTCAAAGTGGGGTGATTGTGAAGAGGATGTAATTAAAGAAAAAGTTAGAGGTATTGCAGATCGAGCTATTAAAGAACAAGAGAAGCGAGGATGGGGTGATATTCCTGGTAAAATTGCGCAGCAAGTAATTGCAGCAAATAAGCCAATAGTAAATTGGAAGAAAGAAGTTAGATACTTTATAAACAAACTGGTGTTGGCTGGGCGCCATAATACAAGAATGCGTCCAAATAGACGATATGGTTATGTAAACCCGGGAAGTAAGAGAGATTTTACGAGTCGTCTTCTTATCGGAATAGATACTTCAGGGTCAGTATCGGATAAAGATTTATCATTATTCTTAGATGAAATTAATGGAATGATTGAACACGTTAAGTGTGACTTAATCTTTTTTGATACTCAAATATATGGCGAACCAAAACCATTTGACAAAAAAGCTAAAAAGCTTGATATCATGGGTCGAGGTGGTACCGCATTTGGTCCGATCTGTACTTTGGTAGATGAATTATCTTATGATGGTTTGATTATCATGACAGATGGTTATGCACCTTTCCCAGCTAAACCAAAGGCTAGAACATTATGGTGTTTATGTCCAGCCGGAGAATCTGTTCACCCACCTTTTGGAAAGCGGGTAGTTATCGATTTAAAGAAACGGGACTGACGCTAATTTAAAAAGCAGATATTCTTTTGAAGCATATCTGCTTTTTTACTTTTGGATGCAAAAATTTTTCTAGTTTGGGTACAAAAAATTAATACAAATAACTTAAGGAGCCTTTAATGATACACATATTTAATCGAGTTTCTAGCAGGATGGCTACTGTTTCGGTTGCATTAGATGCTGGTGCAAGATCTGAAGGTGATACATTTTCACTTGGATTGGCACATATGATGGAACATATGTGTTTTAAAGGAACAAAAACTAGAAACTGGCAGGAAATTAATAGACAAATTGCTTTTATTGGTGGACATGCCAATGCCTATACTTCCCACGAATTGGTATGTTATTACGTTAGCGTGCCAGTTGAAAATTTAGAAAGTGCAATAGAAATTTTAGCAGATCAGGTTTTTAATTCTACATTGCCAGAAGAAGAGTTTATTAAAGAGTGGGAAGTTGTAAAACAAGAAGAGATTGGTCAAGCTGATGATCCGACTAATGGCTTGTTCAAAGAGCTTGGTGAAAGGGTAATGCCTGGTAGATTGGCTAATCCAATAATTGGTACAAAAGAAAGTATTGAAGGTTTTTCTATTGAGGAACTTCGAAAGTTTTATAAACAAATATATAAACCATCTAACATGATTGTATCTTTAGCGGCTAATTGTTCAAAACGAGACGCAAAAAAAATGTTGGTTAAGTATTTTGGAAAACAAACAAAATTTGCATTGAGTGCCCCAGTTTATAAACCAGTTGAAATTAAAAGTAATAGAGTTGTTGTTAATAAGGACGGTTTGGAGCACGTGTATGCATGTGTGTGTATGCCTGGAATTAATATATCTGATTCAAGAGATAATGCTTTAGGTATTGCTGAGCATATCTTGGGAGGAGGTATGGACAGTCGATTGTTTGAAGAAATTAGAGAAAAGTTGGGATTGGTGTATGCTATTAGTACTAGTTCTACATCATATAGGGAAGCTGGATATGTATTAATTTATTTTCAAACTGAAGAAGATAAAGTTGAACAAGTGATTGAAGTAATCAACCAAGAATTGAATAAAATAACCACTGAAGAGATTACTGAAGAAGAATTAATACGAGCCAAAAACTCTATTAAATCTATGGTATATTCTATGCAGGATAGCACTATGGGTATGGCTCAAGATAGTTTGAGACGCAGTATGTTTAATCAACCTTCTTTGAAAATGGATATGGAGGAGTTTGATAAAGTAACCATAGCTGATGTCTTAAGTGTTGCTAAAGCTATGTTTACATCAGATAAACAATTAGTGATAATTTGTAAAGATGACCAAACAATTTAGAGGAATTTTTGAAAAAAAATTTAAAATCAAGAAAATTTGTAAAAGCAGGAACAGTCTTTTTTTATCGCTCTCCTTATTCAAAAGTTATTGTTAAAATAGAGGTAAAAACCGATGCTTATTCTAGCTCTCGGTGGATTAATAAAATTGATGATGATCAAGAATATTATGTTTATAATGGAAATAATTGCGTATCTAAGGAAGCAGCGCCAGCTCGGGTTATTAAAAGCTGGTTTGATAATAAATATTTAGGTATTTACTGGATTTAAGGTGAATTATATTTCTAAAAATACTGTATTTTGGATGAATAATTATAATGGGTCTATTTTGAAAATTAAAGTGTTAAGCAATCCAGAAAATGATTCAGAGAATAATTTAATACAATTAATACAATTATATTCTTGGTCAGACGAGACAACTATAAAAACACATTATACATTTGTATCTGCAATTAATAATTGGTTTGATCATAGGTTTTTGGATATGGATATATTAGAAGAATAGTAAATTTTAATTAATCATTTATTTGAAAAAAAGATTTTTAGAGGTACATATATAATGTTTAAGAAACATGAAATTAAATTCAAAGCTCATACACTTTATTTGGAAAATTACATAGATATTGGAAATGGACTATATAAATGTGGTTGCGGAATAATATTTTCATCATTATGGAATGCCAAACTATTTCCAGAATGTCCACGGTGTAAAACTGAAAATACTTTGGTTAAATCAATTGAAGATATTTCTGCACTTATGATAGAATATAATTTGACAAAACATTTTGAACCCATTATTAGAGAAATGAGTATAGCTCTTCCGGGGTATGATTTATTTGATGAGGAAAAGTTTCCAAAATTAAATCAAGTTTTTAAGAAATTAAAAGAGTAAATTTAATAGATATGAGTGCTTCCGAAGATGATGCAGAAGCTGAAGTTGAATATATATATATATTCTCGATACGAGCGAGATTCATCTGGAGATTATTATACAATATATGGTAAAAGATATGTCTGGTATGAGATTATAGATCTCAGAGAATGGATTTTTAAAAAGGAGGAGGAGTAAAATAAATGACAAAAGCACAACAAAATATTATTAATAAGGTAGTTTCTATAATAACTTCAGAAGTCTATAGAAAATATAAAGATGCAGATCCCGCAGAATTATCTTCGGAAATGCATGCTATACAAGACTACCTTGGTAATTTTAATATTAATGGAAAAGAAGTAGTCTATCCAGATAAAACAACCTGGAGGATGGATGAGTGAGAAAATAGGAGAAGAAATTCAAGTATTAGATAATGGATTTGTAAGCCTGGTTGATTTTTTCGGATCTGATTCGGAAATTGTCCGGGCTGCTCGTGTTTCTTATGCTCAAGGAACAAAAATAGTTAGTGAGGATGAAGAATTAATTCGTTATCTTATGCGATATGAGCATTACAGCCCATTTGCTATGGCTCAGGTTAAATTTCATATTAGATTGCCGATTTTTGTACACAACCAGTGGGTCCGTCATGACAGACTTCATTGGAATCTGATTTCAGCAAGGTATTCAATAATGCCAAAAGAAAAATGGTTAAGCAAATCATCTTGGCGTGCTCCTAGCTCTAGTAATAAGCAGGCGGGAGAAAAACTTATAGATTCTTCTTTAACGGATGTTTGGCGAGATTTAGATTATATTCCCACTACCATGAATCCAGATACACCTACACAAGCGTATCTGGATGAACTTCAGACAAATAGTTATCACAGTTCTGAGTCTGCATATCAACGTCTTATAAGAACGGGCGTATGTCGGGAGCAGGCCCGTTCTGTGTTGCCTATGGGTCAGTATACGGAGGCGTTTGTTACGGCAAATCTTGGGGATTGGATGCTTTTCTTAAGAAAAAGGTTGGATAGCCATGCTCAAAAAGAAATTCAAGAATATGCCGGTGTCATTTTTGCAATATTAAATGACATTTTTCCCGTTTCAATGAAGGCATTTGTTGATTACCAGCAAAATGCTAGAATTTTTTCTAGATGTGAGATGAATATTTTGCTTGAAGTGCTAAACTCTGGTGTGAAGATTTTTGATTTATCTTCTGATGATCGCGTAAAATTATTGGAGAAGCATGGTCTCAAATCTAAACGTGAGAGGATAGAGTTTTTCAGTAAGCTGAAATAAATTTTAATTCTCTTATTTATTGGAGAAAGATAAATTAAATGAGAGAATTATTACAATCAATGAAACAGAATTTTAAACAAAATATCAAAAAAATTGGAAAAAAGTTTTTAAACAGGTATCTTGATTTTGGTGCGTATATAGAGGACTCTTTGCACATAGAGGGTGAAGCCGAGTCAGAAGAAATAGATTTAGAACCATTGCAAGAGTACATGAGCGAATATATTGGAATGATGGTTTTAGGAATTAAAGGCTTTAGTAAAGATATAGTATTTAAAGATTTAGAAACAATACGCTTTAAAACAGTTTCGGATTGTCGTTTGGTAAAAGATTCTATAGAGTTGCACTTGTCGCATCCAAATGGAAAGCCATCGGGATATATAAGAATATCTCCAAGTAAACATGGATCTTTTGCAGAAAGAGACCCTGGAGCAATTCCTGTCTGGTCATCTAGATATCGTATTCTTTTTTATGGTGGAGATACTTTGGAATATTTAGATCCAGAAAAACAAGGAAGTATTGAATATATTAAGGGGTGATAATGAATATTGTAACTTTAGTATTGTTTGTACTAATTGGCACCGGTATCACTAATATAGTGGTCAATGCAGCCATCCTTGATTTTGTAAGAGGTTTTATAGTTTCAAATGCGTATAAGATAAACAAATCATTTGGGAAGATTATAGAATACTTATTAGGATGTATGATGTGTTCCGGTTTTTGGATTGGAGTTTTATTTTCTATATTTTTTCCAATTAATATCATTAGTGCAGGTGCAATAATCAGTCTATCTAGTCATTTTTATAATACATTGATTATTGGATTAGAAGGATTATCAAATTTATCAAAGATTGTAGTTGTAGAAGATGTTGAGGAAGATTGATGAAAAAAAATTATTCTAGGTTTTCGTTACCAGGTCGAATTATAGATATGTTATATTGTGATGATGAATTTTATAGATATGTTTTAAAAGATAAAAAAGCAAAGGAACATGCTTTTCCAAAGTATAATACTTGGAGAGATTCTGATGGATTTCATATGGTTTTTGCCCTCGCTGGATATTCTGCTTCAGATATAAAGGTAGAGGCTTCTGGATCAGAGTTAATAATAAGTAGTCTTGGTGCCCAAGATGATGAATCAATATCCTTTGCAGATGCACCGGAAAATGCAAAGTCAAGTGTGCAGCGAGGCTATATCGTAAGGGGTATAGCAAGAAGAAAATTTTTAATTAATTTTCAAATAAGTAATAACTTTAGCATTACTAATGCTACGGCGCAGATGAAGGATGGAGAATTACATATTTCTATTCCAGAGTCAGATAATGTTACTACCACCATTAAAATTAAATATGTATCAAGTGGGGAATAATATGGAATTTAAAGATTTTGTAAAAGAATTGGTATGCTCTATTATAGATGATACAGAGAATATCCTTATAGAAGAGATTATTAGTGATGAGGGTGTTTTATATAGAATAACTGTTTCTAAAGAAGATGTTGGTAAGTTAATTGGAAAGGGCGGCAGAATTGCTTCTGCCCTTCGGACGGTACTTAAAGCCGCTGGAGCTAAACAGGGGATTAGAATTTCCATAAATGTTATGAATACCTCTTTATAAAATGAGCGCAAAATGGATAATTTTATGAAAGATAAAGATGACGAAGAGAATGATGATTCTATGCAATATATAGAATATCCAAAAGATGCCATAATTGAAAAAATAAAAAAATTATATGCAAATTATGATATAGATATTGCAGATATGTCAGAGGATGAATTTTTACGCATTAGAGATCAATATATTAAAAACCCGAAAGGTTCTTTGGATGCTGATTTGGAAATATCTCGAAAACATCGAACATCTGATATAGATGAATGAATTTATGACATGGGGTTTAAATGGAACAAAAAAGATGTCATAAATGCAATCAACTTAAAGATGAAATAGATTTTTCCAAATGCGGTTCGGGAAAAAGGCGCACAGTATGTAAGTCATGTTATAATAAAAGAGCTAGAAAGTTAGAATCAAAGCCGGAGTCAAGATATAAGGAGTATAGGCGTTCTGCTAAGCGAAGAAATTTATCTTTTGATTTAACTCTAACTCAATTTAAAAAGTTTGAAGAAAAACCGTGTAGATATTGTGGACAACAAGTGCGTCCTATTAGTTTAGATAGAATAGATAATGACATTGGTTATGTTATAGATAATGTAGACTCATGCTGTTATCGTTGTAATACCTTAAAGCATGTTTTTGATGAAATAGATTTCTTAAAACATATTTCTGAGGTCAGCTCTTTCCAAAAAAATAAATGAGTTTAAAATATGAATAAAAAAACATTAGCTAAGGAATTATCAAGACGAACATTAATGACTCAGAAAGAAGCAATACAAATTGTGAATGAGTTATTTGAAATTATATTAGAAGAAATAAAAGATGGGGACGAAGTGTCTGTTGTAGGATTTGGAAAGTTTTATGCATACGAACACGCAGAGAGACCTGTCAGAAACCCAAAGACACAAGAAAGTATATTGTTAAATCCATATAGGTCATTGCGGTTTAAAACCAGTAATGTAGTTAAAAAACTACTAAAAAACAAGTCTTATAGTGGAGACTCCAATCCGCTATAGGAGATATGATGGCATCTGGTAGTACAACCATATTAACTAAGTACGAATCTGCTGTGACTATTGTTACAGCAGAAGTAGCTAATTCTTGGTTTGGAGGATTGTATGGTTCTTTTGAGGGTTCTACCAAGCTAGCAACAGATCCGTTGGTAGCAGGTCATGCTCATGACGGTTTGCATCAAAATGGACATGCACAAAAGATAAATTTAGTTAGTCATGTTACAGGGCAATTAAGAAACACTAATATAGCTGATGATGCTGTGACTAAAAGAAATGTTAGTTCCTTTGTGTCTCAGGGGCAGGCTATACCAGAATCAGAACTTATAGATGGTACTGTATATTATTATTTGGATTTGACTGATGTTTATTCTGCAATTTTAGATTGCTTTGGGGTGCTTGATATACAGGCGAATGGAGGTACAGTTACAGGTGATGGCGTTGGAGTTATAGAAGCGGATCAAACACAAGATACATTAACTTTATATGCCGGCACTGGAATTGAAATAGAAACCGACCAAACAAATGATGCTTTAACAATAAAAGCGGTTGGTGGTATAGATGATATTTTTAATCAAGTTGTTTTAACGGCATCTGGTGGTACGGCATCTGGTGGTCCAGTAGTAGCCTCTGGACCAACTAATCCTCTTGGATTAGTTGCTGGACCTGGAATTACGTTAACTGGCGATGCCATTACCGATACTGTTAAAATTGAAACCGAACCATATTTTAGTACATTTGGATTATTATCTGCTGGTACCGGAGTAACTGCTGGAACATCTCCAATTGTAGCTGATACAGTTAGTGATACTTTGGGCGTTGTAGCTGGTGATGGAATTATGTTAACTGGTGATGCTGTTAATGATAAAATTGCAATATCAAATATGTACAGTTTTGCGAGTGGGATAATTCATCCTGAAGAAACTTTTGGTGCATGGGCTGCTGCGACTACCAATACTATTGGTTTGACGCCAGATAATGATTTTCTTTATCAACATAGAGTAGTTAGTGATGATGCAAATGGTGTACAATTTTGGATTCCAATGGTTCAAAATGTATATAATGAAAGACCGAGAAAAATCAAAATAAGAACATATTACGTGTGTGTAGATACCGGACTTCCAGCATATTTAAATGGTACACAAAATTTTACTATGAGAATGCGTCATGGTTCCAATTCAAACCAAACGGATCCTGGAGAAACAAATCAAATTGGAACTATACCAACTAATACTCCAGTAGATGCTGGGATTTCACAACTTTGGGCTTTAAGTATAGATCAGATTTCTGTAAATGTTACGGCAACTGGTAACTTGATAATTATAGAATTTCCAATTAATGAATTGCAACTTAATGAAAATACTTTAGGAATTTTCCAGCTTAAATTAATAGGTTTGAATGGATTTGGTGCTGGAGAGGCTTTTAGTGGTGAAGGTGGAAAAGCTGAAGCGCATTTTATTGGGGCAGATTATACTTGGTTTTACTAAGGGGCAAATATGAAAAAAAATATAGACGCCTTCTTGGTCCTCGGGTGTGGGGGATATGAAACCTCCAGTGGATTCATAATATGTTCGGCAATATCGAATCCAATATTAGATCTCGCAATCATTTCTTCAGATTATTATGAGAATTTGGAGAAATTTTTAGATCAAGCTTGTGGTCTTTTTGATAAACCAATATATGATTATAATAAATTGGTCAATGTAATTACTATGTTATATAGAAAAAATGAAGTAATAGATGAAACACGGCTTGTTGAAATTCAGAGATTTATAAAATTACATAAAGATTGCGGGTTATTTTTAACGCTTTTAACCAAGGAGGACTTTAATGCCAGAAAATGATGAACTATCTATGCCAACAAATAGATATTTGGATGTAAAAAAACAAGAAGCAAAAGGTCATATATCGACAGTTTTTGATGAATATAAAGAGTTATTAAAAGATAAGGTTCATCCTGATAATCAAAATGTAACATACAATAAAAGGGTACAGAAAACGCTTCAAAGACTTTTATCTGCGGCAGATGATATGGATAATGTTACACCAGGAGAGGGTATCTTTGGTCTAATTATTTTATGTTTGCGATCTATTTTAAGAATTAAAGATGAAAATGTTAGATTAGAAGTTAAATTAAAAGATTTAGAACGTGAAGTTAATAGGCTGAAAAAACAAAGAGGATCTTGATGTCAGATAATAGCTCAAAATCTGTAAAAATATGGAATGAAATTGATAGAATTCAGTTGCTTATTAGACAGATGGAGAATGAAGCAGAAAAGCTTCAAATTAATATTGAGCGTGATACGCTTTATATAGCGCTTATATCATATATATCTGGATTGAGAACTGTAAATAGTATGTAAAAATAGGAGATGCATGGGCTCATTGAATATTCCTGTTACCATTGGCAATGATAAACCATTAAAATTAAAAAAAGTATTACAAGCTTTTAAAATAGATTGCGCGAACATAGAAATAAATGAAGGGACTTATTTTGATGTTTATGATATTTCATTAGAACCGGGAACACACTCTAATCATATTGATAGGGCGTTAGTAGATGTTGGAATAGCACTTAAAGCTCATTCATGTCCAAGAGGTTATCCAATTCTTAATAAGGGTGTCTATAGAATTGAAGTCCAAAAACAAGAATTAAAATCAATCGGATTTGAACAAGCTTACTGCCCCGCGGATAATATGTATGCACCGATTGCACTTGGTGTCCGCGCCGATGGTTCTAAATTTTGTATAGATTTGCAACAACTTCCAAATTTATTAATTGGGGGAATTCCAGGTTCTGGAAAAAGTGTGTTGTTGCACTCTATCATCTTGTCGCTTATTAAAGCAAATGCAAGTTTGTATTTGGTTGACCCAAAAATGGTGGAGTTCAATATTTATGAGAATGTAGAGAACGTAAGATCTATCGTTTATGATGTAGCTGGCGTAGAAGGTATAATTAGTGCAGTTTCAATAATAATGGAGAGACGATTTAATTTATTAAAATCTAATAAAGTTCGTAATGTTCAGGATTATAATAAAAAGGTGCCAAAAAAGAAACTAAGACCTATTGTCATCATCATCGATGAATGGGCGGATATTATTTTGCAAAATAATAAAATTCAAGAATCTTTATGTAGAGTGGCACAAAAAGGAAGGGCGGCCGGAATAAGTATTGTATTAGCTACGCAAAGACCATCCTCTAGGGTGATTAGTGGATTAATTAAAGCAAATTTCTCCGGCAGGATTGGTCTTAGAGTGGTTTCTAATATAGATAGTCGAGTTATTTTAGATCAAAAAGGTGCCGAAAAGATCGAAGACGTTGGTGTGGGGTTGTACTTAGATCAAACCATGAACGAAGCAAAGATGTTTAGAGCAACTTGGATTCAAAATATAGAAATAGAATTAAGACGATTAGGTGCTAAAACAAAAAAATCCGGTTTTTGGTCAATATTTAATTGAGAGTACAGATGAAAAAATATATATCCAAGGATGACATTATTCGTTGCATTAATATTGTAGATATAGCGGAAGAATTTGAAATCAAATTAGAAGATGCAGCATCTGGAAGTTTTAATCGAAAATGTATTTGTCCTTCCAAAGAACATAAGAATGGAAATGAAAGAACTGGTTCGCTATATATAGACACCGTAGATAATAATTTTTGGTGTTTTGGATGTTTGCCACCAGATCAAGAGATCTGGACTGCATATGATGGTCTTGTTCCAATTAAAGATATTAAAGTTGGTGATATTGTTATTGATAAAAACGGGCAAGAGGCGGCTGTAACTAATCATATTGAGAAAAAGGTTGATGAAAGACTTCTATCTTTTGAATTAGCAAATATACATAAACATGTTTTGTCATTTACAGAAAATCATACCATGTTGGTATGTAGAAATATACATGAGGATCTTAATTACTTTTGGAAGCATAGCAAGACTGAGGAAGTTAAATTTAACATTCAAGCTAAAAGAAGGACGGCTAAAAAATATTCCAATAAGTTGAGATCTATTGAGGTAATAGCTAAAGATGTAATCGTCGGTGATTACTTTATGCATCCCGTTATTCAATCAGATTTAAAAATCAATGAAATTAAAAATGTTTTCTTAAAAAAATATACAAAAGGTGTTAAAAATAATCGAATAGATACAATTCCCATAAATGAGAACACTATGTGGATATTTGGTCTTTATTGTGCAGAAGGCTCATCATATAGGGGTGGAATTCGTTTTTCAATGCATTTCAAAGAAAAACATATGTTGAATAGAGTTGCTGCGATTCTAAAAGAAGACTTGGGTCTGAATTCCACAATACATGAGTGGGAAGATAAAAATGGTGCCGAACTCACATGTTCAAATACAGATTTGGAGCAATTCTTTAAGAATTCTTTCGGCCAGGGATGTCAAAACAAAACTGCTCCAGCTTATTTTGCAAGATTATCTATTAGATTACAAGATGCGTTCTGGAATGGTGTTATGGATGGGAATGGTTCATCGGATAAGTGTGTACTTGGAATTACATCATATAAGTTAATATCTTTAATGCAGAAAATATCTGTTAACTTAATGAAGCCATTTTCTTTTTCGAAATTAGAAACTAGTCAGACCAAAAAGAATGTGTTTATTATGAGATTTTATAAGAATAATTCTTCAAATGTGTTTTTTGAAGAAGTTGACGGACACATGTGTATGTTGCAAAAAGTCATTGCTATAAGTTATGAAGAGCTTAAAACCTCTGTTTTTGATATATCGGTAGAGAAAACAAATACATTTCTTTGTAAGGATTATATTGTACATAATTGTAATGCTGGAAAAAATGTAATTGATTTTTATATGATATGTGCAGACTTAGAATTTGCAGATGCATTAAAGATATTGCGAGAAAGAATTGATCCCAGTAAAGCAACCGGTACTTCTCGTCTTCCGGTACAATCAAGTTTTGGAGAATTGCTTAAAATATCTGACTTACTTAGAGAAACAATGATAAATCATCCAAGTGATTTATATTGGATTAATATATTGATGCAAAATATAGATCAATATATTTTTGATATAGCATCTGATGATGTGGATGGTGCAAAGGTTTTATTTGATAAGGTTGAAAATGAAATTTTAAATAGATATAAAAAATAAATTTAGGAGAAAATAATGGATAGATATCCGATACTTGAAGTTCATTTGTGGTATCCCTCTGATTCTATAAGTACTAGAAATATTTTAAACTGGGTGCAAACTGCGCCAGCAGGCGATTTAATTGGATTTATACAAATAGGACGCCAAAAGCCACATCAGATTACTCATAATAATCGACGTATTTGGGAAGATATATTATTTGATGTTTATAAGGAAATGGAAGATGAATAAGGGATCATTGTGAAATGGCAGTCAACTTTTTGCCGCCAACAATCCTCATAGCGGAGGCACTTTGAGAGTAATTATTTGTGGAGATACACATATTGGAGCTATTCTTGGTTTGGGTAAACCAAATGGAAACGGTGGTAATTCGCGAATTGATGATTATGAGGCAAGCTTAAATTATATTATAGATTATGCAATTGAGGTAAAAGCAGATGTTTTTGCGCAAACTGGAGATGTATTTGATGTTCGTAATCCAGAAGCTGAGCATGTAGCTGTAATTAACAGATGTATTAAGAGGTTGTCTGTAGCAGGAATTCCATCAATCTGGTTAATGGGAAATCATGATTATAAGAAGTCTGGCGAATCTTTTACAAGTGCAATAGCAAGCATTTCCGCTAAAGATTATCCTAATACTAGGATAATTTTAAATCCAAGTGTAGTTGAGATTGCAGATGGAAAGGGCGATAAAATATCTCTTATTTTAATGCCATATAGAGACCGCAGAATGTACGAAGGAAAAACTACGGAAGAAGATTCATTTTTATGTGAATTAGAAGTAGAAAAATTAATTAAAGATTGTGATGATAAATATCCTATTATAACAATCGGACATAATTTCTTTTTCGAAGGAAGTTATAGCCATTATGGTGGAGCCGAAGTTCTTATTCGTCATGAGATATTTAAGAAGTGTGATTTAGTAACTATGGGACATTATCATCATTTTAGGATTTTAAATAAAAAAGATCCTATTGTATTTTATATAGGTTCTATGGATCGGCTTAATTTTGGTGATGCAAATGTAGATAAGTATTTTGTTGATTACAACACGCAAACTAAAAAAGTTAATGTTAAAACAGTACCAAGCAGACCTTTAATAGATAGTTACTTGATTCTAGAAGATGCAGATTTTAATAATTTAAACAGTATGATTGTGGAAAAAATTGACAGTTTGATTGTTAAAGATGCTGTAGTTAGAGTTAAATTGGCTATTAAAGATACTTTGGTAGCTTCTGTAAAAAAATCGGATATATCAAAACAATTGTATAATAACGGGGCATTCTATGTGTCTAAAATTCTCTTGGATCCGATTAGTAAAAAAATAAACAGAGATATTGAGATTTTACAAGAAAAAACTGACATTAGTATGTTTGAGGCGTTTCTTAAGAAGCAGGAATTTCCCAAGGAAATGACCGAAGATATATTAAGACAGGCTAAAATATTAATGAAGTGACGACTAAGCGAAAGGCGGCAAAATGATACACAAGCTGATTGGGTTGAGGAGTGATATTGAATATAGGCTCAGTAGTTATAATGATGACCATATGGATTACAATTCTCAAATATCAGAGGTAAGAGAGGTTGTTGCAACCTTTGATACCAAGGAAGCGGCTGAGTAATATGCCAATAACTCTGAGATTGCTTCTGCCAAGAAAAGATCATACTTTTCAGCAAACGTCTTCAGAGGGAAATATAGATATCGAAAAGACTCCCTCCTTAGAATATATCATGAACACGAGGTAGTGGCTTATTATCCAGAGATTGCACCACCACATAACCCGGAGTTAGGAAAGTAAATGGCTAAAAAATTCGTATATGCAAATAGATTTAACTTAAGTGGATTATATGCAAAAACGCCAATGAAGTGTTATTCTCCTTCAAAAAAAGAGTGTAATTGCTATCTTGATGAGTGTAAATGCAACTATTGGTATCGTGGTGGAAATTTTGATTGTGTTGGAAACCCAGGAACTTATGATAATAAAGACAGTATTACATTTGTAAGTTATTCCAAAGAAGAGGTTCAAGCGTGGTCAGATGGTATAAGGGCCGTGATTAAGATGATATCAAGGTTGGCATAATGGATTTAAAGCAGTTTAATAAATTAGATCCCGAATTATATCAAGTTTGGTGGAAAGATGGGAGCTGTTCTTTGGCTGCAATTGGGATAAAACCAGATGGTGATAGATGGATAGCAATAACGGAATCGGAATGGTCATGGGTGGGTAAATTTAGGTTACTTTGAAAGTATTGTTGATGATATTTATATTATGAGATTATTAGATATTGACAAGTCAAATATATCTGTTGTGCTGGAATTTAGCGGGGGTGGTATTTGATTCCAATTAATTTGAAAATAAAAAACTTTTTCTCTCATAAAGAGACTGAAATTGATTTTACTAAATTTAACTCTGCTTTATTAATCGGAAATGTAGAAGGTGATTATAACATTTCAAATGGCAGCGGAAAGTGTCTCTCTGGTAATACAATTTTGACAAGCCCGTTAACTGGAGAGAGAATCTCTATAAGGGATTTGTATAATTGTAAAAAACCCTTTAGCGTTTGGGGCCTTGATAAAAATTTAAAATTATCTCCATCAGAAATTACAGCCATTCAATTATCTGGTAAGAAAGAAATTCTTAAAATTACTTTGGAGAATGGATATGAAGAATGTGTTTCAACAACACATCCCATTTTATCTATTGATAAAAACTGTGTTTTAGCCAAAGATTTATTAATTGGTAGTTATGTCGCTCAACCAAGGCATATGAATGTTCTATATCCTCAAAAAACCTTATCTATGGAAGAGTCGAGATTATTAGGTTTATATGCATCAGAGGGCGGATTGACAGAGGGACGCGCTCGGTTTACAAATGCAGATCAGGATATAATTGCGAAAGCCAAGCACGGCTTATGGAATAAAAAAGCTATAAATAGATGCCTTCCACCAGTTTTCTTTTCGGAATCAAAAGAAAATGTTGGGGCCTTTTTGGGAATGTTTTTTTCTGGAAATGGATATATATCAGATATAGAGCGAGCAAGAGAAATTTCTATTGGATTAGGATCAAAAGAATTTATTTATGATTTACAAGTATTATTGCAGCGATTTGGAATTCAGTCGTCTATAAGATTTAAAAAGATAAATCTTATATACAATTCATGGATCTTATCTATTCATACAAATGTAGATAATTTTATCAAATTCTATGCTCTTGTAAATGATAAATTATATGGGCCCAAAAAATATAGATTAGAAAAATTTAATGAATTCATTATTAAATTAAATAGTAATCCGAATAAAGATATTATTCCATCTGCTTTATATTGTGATAAAATTATTGAATATAAGAAAAATTATAAACATTCTAATATCGATTTATCAAATAACCAATTAAAAAATACAAATTTAAGTCGCAAAAAATTAAAAAAATATGCTGAAATTGTAAATGACAAAGATCTTTTGTTGCTGTCTGATTCTGATATAGTTTGGACGAAAATCAAAAGTATAGAAAATATTGGTGTACAAGAAACTTATGATATTGAGATAGACAATGATACACATTTGTATGCTTTAAATGGGTTTATTACTCATAATTCCGCTCTGTTTGAAGCCATTTTATGGTGTTTATTTAATAAAGCTAGGACTGCATCTATGGATGATGTAGTTATGTGGAATGAAACAAATTGTTCTGTATCTTTTGAATTTATTCATCATGGAGAACGATATAAGATAATTAGAGATAGATCAAGAACTACTGGAACATCTACAGTAGAATTCTTTATAGATGATCAAGGAAGTTGGATTGATAAATCTGGTTCTACAGCGAGGTTAACAAATGATGAAATTATTTCAGTTATACATGTTGATTATAAAACTTTTATTAATTCAGCCTATTTTAGACAGAATGACATTTCTGAGTTTGCAGAATCTGATGCAGGAAGAAAAAAAGAAATCTTAAAAAATATTATCGATTTATCCAAATGGGATGAATATGAAAAGACAGCCAAAAATGATGTTAAACTATTAAAACAAGAATGCATAATCTTAGAAGCGGAGTCTAATGAGCTAAATGATACTAGACAATCTTTGGCAGAATCAGAGTTTAAATTTAAAGAACTAACACGTTTAGTAGATTCTAAGGGTCTAGAAAGAGAAGATGTGGCACACAGACTAGAATCTTTAAGTGAAAAATATACATCATTAAAACAAAGTCTTGATACAGATAAGTGGGATAAAATTACAGATGAAAATGCAAAATTAACAACATCTTTGAGTATTATAGAGGGTAAGAAAGATTCTTTGCTTAAAGAAATTTGTGATTATGAAAAGCAAGTTTCTGTAATGAATATAAAAATATCCGAATTTCAAGAAGAATTGGTAAATATAAAATTAGATCCAGAGGCTCCAAATAAGTTGTTGCTTTGTAGAGATGAAAAGAACAAATACAAAGCTGAGATTTCAAGTAATAAAGAGCGGTTATTAGAACTTGAATCAGTTAATATCATTAAAGGAACCTGTTATGTTTGTGGGCAGGGAGTTGCGGAAAATTTAAGTGAAATCTTAAAACAAGAGTATCAAACTAAAATTAATGATTTCAAAAGAAGGATAGTATTTGGAAAAAATAGAGTCAATCAATTAGAAGCAGAAATTAACCTTCTTGAGAAAATAACATTAGATGGTCAACGATTTCAGACGTTAACTGCATCCACAAGTTCATTACAATCTGAAATAAAAATGTTATGCGGACATCTGGATAGAATTTCTAATGAAAAAGTTGAAGTCATTAGACATATAAATGAAATACAAAGTAAATTAAAAAGTAATGAAGATATTTTAACATCATTACGAGATGATAATTTTAACAGTTTGAGATTACAAATTAAAGAATTAAAGCAAAATCGAATTTCTGTACAATCTGAGTTAGAATCGATAAATAGAGATGTCGGGATCTATAGCCAAAGGGTTATTAATTTAACAGAAAAAATAAATAAAATGCAAAAATCTCAAAAGAAGTTGATTGAGAAAGGCAAAGAATTAATTATTCTTGAAAAATTTGTAAAATTATTAGGAAAAAACGGCATCCAAACTATTTTATTAAATGCAGTAATTGAAGATTTAGAATTAGTATCTAATGATATTCTATCTTCTATTTGTAATGAACCATTTCAGGTAATTTTAGAGACGCAAAGATTAGGAGCAGATGGATCTTCTATTGTAGATACTTTAGACTTAAAGGTTAAAAAGGATGGAATTATTCAGAATTTTAAATCTTTAAGTGGGGGAGAACAATTTAGAATTTCTTTGGCTTTACGAATTGCTTTAAGCGAAATTTCCAGTAAGCATGGGGGCTCATCTTTAGACTTCTTATTATTGGATGAAATAAATTCTCCTTTGGATAGACACGGAACAGAGAATTTATTTGTTAATGTAATTAAATCATTAGAGCAAAAATATAAAATTTTAGTTATCACTCATGACGATTTACTAAAAGAAAAGTTTGATTTTATTTTAGATGTAACAAAAATAAACGGTGAGAGCACCACCAAATTTATCTCAAAGTAGTGTTGATAATCTAGTAATTTAATTACTATTATTGAGGAACCGCCATGGCTATCATTATCTTAACTATGACCGAAAGTGATAATCAGTTAATTACTGGAATTCCTGAATATGTAGTTTTTTCTACCAGTGAGCCATCAACTATATATTATACGTTTGATGGAGAGGATCCAACTGAAGACTCAGATATGGCTGTTGGAAATGTATACCTTCCGACTTTAATTCCGTCATTCACCCTAAAGGCTATTTCACTTATAAATAATGACGCATCTATAATACTAGAGCAAGACTATGCCGTCCTTCAAGATGATTTAGGTGTATCACGTCGCACTGGTAGGGAAGGAGTGTCTGTTTTGCCGGTAGGAAGAGATATAATTGATAGTTTGGCATACGATGCCGATGGATATGCTGCACAAGAAACATCTATTGATGTAACAGATTTAGACATCATCGCTTCACGTACCAATAGATTAGGAGAGAAAATTGTTGATGGCAGCAGCAGTAGGTCTTTTATTAATTTTATAAAACCAGAAATAACCAGTATTACGGAGGAGTACAGGTCTAGTCCAAATAACGATAATGTAAGCTTTAATCCTAATGCTAGTGTAATTGTTATAGATGGATCTAGTGTAGAAAATGCAGAATCACAAATTGTAAAAATAATAAATCGCCCACATGGAACTATGTCTGTGGTTAGCCCATTTTATAATGAGCATCTTCAGTCAGAACCAATAGTGACTGGAAATTTTGTTAGAAGCATGTACAATCCTACAACTGGAAAAATTGTATTTTATTATTCGGAGAGCAGAGAAAATAGGTGGATAAAGTCTATTCAAAAAGTAGAAAGTCTCCCAAGATTAAACTTAACAGGCCGTATGGTCCCCACATTTGTTTTCCAGTGGATTGAAGATAGGGCGATGTCAAAAATATTTTAAGGTAAACAAACATGTTAAAATTATCAGCATCTTCTATGGGCACTTATGATAAGTGTCCAAAGAAATATCATTATACATATATTGAAAAACCAAAGATTGAGGAAAAAGAATGGATACATTTGGAGTTTGGAAGTTGCGCACATAAAGTTTTAGAATTATTTCATTTAGATCTTATTCAAAATATACATACTCCTGAAGAGTATCCAATTATTATGAGAAAAAGTTTCCAAAAAGCCTTGGAGGAATTTAATGCCAAGTTACTTCAACCAGAATTACCATATTTAAGAGAAATTTTGCAGGATTATCTTGATTATATAAAATATTTTGGGCTGCCACAAGTTATTTCAACAGAGAAGCCCTTTAATTATTCTGTAGGAGATTTTTTAGTTCGAGGAATAATTGATCGAATTGATCGAGTTAATCCTGGTGAATATCATGTTGTAGATTATAAAACTAGTAAGTCTGATAAATATCTAACTGATTTTCAGTTAATATTATATGCATTGGCAGTTCAAAAAATGTATCCTGATGCAAAAGTTATTCATGGATCATATTGTATGCTTAAACATAAATCTAAATTAAAAAAATGGACATTTAGTGAAGATGATTATGTTAAAACACAAGAGACCGTTTTAAGATTAGGTACTTCTATTTCCTTGGATCAAGTGTGGTATAAAAAACCCACATTTTTATGTGATTGGTGTGATTATAAGTCAATTTGTCAAGATTCTTGGATTGGATAAAAGGATAATATATGAATAAAACTTACGCAAGAAATGTAGAAGTATATGATGAAATAATATTTGTAAATACAAAAACAGGAGAAGGTATTGAGCAGGTTTTGAGAAAGATTGATCCACTATTATGCGGTCAGGCGGCAAAAAGTTATCTTCCTGGATACACTTTTGAAGATATCAAACAAGAGCTTTTGATTATTGCTATAGATGGAATTAATGCATTTGATCCTGACCGAGGAGTAAAATTAAGCACGTTTTTGCAAACACATTTAAGACATAAATTTATTTCTAAGCTAAGAAGTGAAAACAAGATGTCTAATGATGCGTTTGGTTATGAAGAGGGAAGTAGTGAAAAACCTTGTAAAATTCCTAGAATTAGAGAGGAGTTAAGTTTTAGTCAATGTACTTCAACAGTTTCAGATAATGAAGCTATACCATTTGAATACTCTGTTGGCGAAGATGACTCTTTGTATGGTATTAAAAGAATGGATTATGATTCTATTAATTTTGAAATCTCTTTAAATAAATTATTAGAGAAGATAGATGATAAGACTGCTAAAATCGTTAGATTGGTATATTTTGAAGATTATACAATTAAAGATGCAGCCAGAAAAGTTGGGTTATCTGGCTGGGCAGCTAGTATGCGTATCAAAAAGTTAGCTGAAAAAAATACTTTTAAAGATATTTTTGGTGAGATAAGAGGTATACCGGTTTCATATTATGAGTCCTATTGATAAGTATATCAAGAATGAATATGATATCGCACAATATCATATTCATATGCTTCAAAAGCTTAAAAAATTAAATCCAGCAAATAGAAGGCTTTTGGAACGTGAAATGGAATTTATAAGTATTCCATTTCATTCAATGAAATTTAATAATATTGAGGAAGTTGTAGAAGCAATAAGCTTATATCGAACAGCTAGACGACAATTTTATATAAAATATGGATGTTCTAATTTAAATAAACTTGTAGAAAGTTTTGAAAAAAAATTAGAATTTTTATTAGACAGAAGAGATGAATTATTAAAAAGTAGAATAGAAGAGTTAAATGTAGTTCAAAATCCATATTTCTATGATCGGTTGGTTGAATATGAGGTTCAGCGTGGGGGGTTGAATAGAACTGAAATTAAACAAGCGAATATATCTTCTTTACTTAAAATCGAACCAATCAGTCTTGCTAAGGAGCGCGCACGCGTACAGGGCATATTATATTCTGTTGGTTTACATTTGGAGGAATCATTAAGAAAAATTGAGATGCCGAAGAATTCTTTTGAATCTGTATATTTTAGTTTAAGTAAAATAGAGGCTATAACAGATACTTTAGGAGATAATCTTTTTAAAAATTATAATAAAGCATTGAAACTTTTACCTACAAGATTATCTAATACTTTGGGAGAAAATGATCAATTATCTAAGCTACATCCTATTGTTAATTTAATAGAAGAATTTCCAGTATCTGTATCACCAATTTATAAACATTCTAGTTTTAATAATAATATTCCACAAATAGGGTATATTTTATATGGAATAAAACAAGCTATTTATCAAACTATAGAAAAAGATCGAGATAAGAAAACAAATAATAAAGTTTATGGTATTTTGCTTCCTAGGGAAAGAATTGGTAATGAAAAATTATCTTTATTGTATAAAAAAATTATATATGACGGAATAGATATTGCCTCTATATTTTCAAATGATTTGTCAAATGTAAAAGCAGTTAATACACTTGGGGAAGTAAATTATTTTAAAGCGATTATGATGCATCCTTTGTGGAAAATAATTACTAAAATAGATAGAGATGCAAAATATAATACTATTATAACAAAAATTATAGGTTATGATATTGGAAATCTCTGTAATAACACAAAGATAGAGTCGGCCGTTATAAAAATAAACACAACTTGTACTAATTTTTTAGATCTATCTAGGGATAATAGTACTATACTTGTAGCCAAAACCAGATCTGAAGAGGATTACTTACAGCGAGCCGTGGAAATAGCTAGTGGAAGAATTAGTGATTTATATTTGGATACGGCGGTTGATAATAGCTTATAATTTTAAATAGGATGCTAATTATGCAAATTGATAATCAAGATTCATTACGGAACATTTTACAGGCAATTAATGCGTTCGAATATAAAAGAACAATTAAACCAGCTCTATCTCAGGTTCATGCCGATTTTGCTACAAAAGGACCAGAAGACAGTATAGTTTCTTCTTTGCGTTTAATCTCTGATTTTGGTGTTAAACTCACCATTAGAAGAATTATTGTGGCAATTGGACCTGAAAACTTTAAATCTGTCACAACCAATGATGCTATTTCTACAATAGATCAAGTTTATGAATCTAATGATTCGACTCCATTATATACACCCAAGGTGAAGTCAGAAGTTATACCTGTAGTAGAAGAACCGAAGCCTATTGATGAGAAGACAAATGAAGAGGTTGAAGTAGAAGCGCTTGGTTCTGATATGATAAGATTAGAAAATATAGAAAGAAGATTTTCTAAATTTGAAGCTGCGAATTTTCCGGAAGCACATTCAAAAACATCTAAAGCAACTTTAATAAGAATTAAAACATTCATTAAAAACGCTCGTAGTTATGCGATTCCTAATGGTATAGATATTACTGATATGCTTGATGATATGGAAAAGTGGTGCGAAGAGCTAGATGATATTTTGGCAGGCAAAATAGTTGCTCCAATTGAGTCAAGTGTACCTAAGCCTAATGTTAAGATTTTAAAAAGAAGAAAGACAAAGATAGTAAGCCCCGGCCAAACAACTCTAGATCCAGAAGATGATGAAGATTTGGAAGAAGCTGGTAAAACCTTATCTGAAGTTGATGATGATAAGGTTTTTGCAGTTACAGGTCTTTTTAAAGATTCTGATGGTTTTTTAGTTATAGATGAATCTGGAAATCCATCTCTAAATAATGAAAAATTTGAAGCAGCTTATAATGAGGCTAAGGCAGCTTTATTATCTGTTCAAAAAGAATATGAAACAGATAGAAATTCTGATAAAAATCTAAATGCATCTAAGTTTAGAAGAAAATTAAATATAATATTTCATGCAATTAAAGTTCAAGATTGGAATATCAGAAGTATATTTTTTGATAGTAAGGATGATTTTATACAAAAAATGGGTGGTGCCCAAAACTTTGACGCTTTTGATAGAGAATTGAATAAACAATATCTTTCTACAAAACTTAGTCGAGATATGTCTTTATTCGATACTATATGGAGAGGTGTTTTAGCTTTAGCAATTAACAGGTCTATGTATGGGCATATTCAACGAACTAAACCTATAATCGTTGAATTTAAAAAGGCAAAAATTGACGTAGACCCTACAGACTTAGATGAATTAACAGAAAAATATCTTGAGACTGCATACGAGCGTGTGCGCGCAAAATATTTCAGTACATTTAGAATAAGTTCTCCTGCGTTTTATTCAACAAGAAAAGATACAATTTCTACATTGGCTGTAAAACCAAGTTTGTTTATTTCCATGATTTGGAACTCCGATTATGGTTATGCTTCAGCTAAAGAAAATAAAGCTAGGTATACAAAAACATACTGTCCAGTCTGTTTTAAGCAAATTAAATGGCGCGCCACAGGAGAGCTTAAAACTCAAGAAGAGCATGAGCATTTTGATGCTCCAGCTGTTATTCCTTATAACATAGATAAACGAGCACCAATAACAGAGGCGGATTTACGCGCAGCAGGTAAGTTCGCACCACCACTTGGAAGCAAATATCGCGGTCCAAAGACATGGGATGAAATTGTAGCTTTGTTGGCGTCAGAAAGTATTACTAGTCATAGGGAAGGCTGGATTAGACGAGCAGAGGCGCTTAAATCATTGGGTGGAGAAGATGTTGGAACTACAGATATTACCAATACAATGTTTAGATGCCCATATCCAAGAGAAGGTTCTTGCGGAATTTCACTAAATAAAATTATTACTGGAGATAATTTTTCTCCACCAATTCCAACTATGGAATCAACTCCAGAAGAAAAGCTGGAATATGCCCAATCATTGGTGAAGATGCCAATAGCTCAATTAGATCAAAATACTTTAAAAAATGCATTTGATCTATTAGATACTATAGAAGTCACAGTAGACACAAAAGCTGCTATTCATATGGCAAAGCGTTCTATTAGAGTTCTTATGCCAGAGGTTCAAACTCTTAAAGAAACAAAGGATCAATATCAGCCGACATATTCTCCTGCATCTATAGATGGTTCCTTGGTAAGTTTTGATAATAAAGTAAAAGATGTACCAGCAGATATGCGTGCGCTGATGAAAACGCAAGCAGCGGGTGGATATAAATTCTCTAAATCATTTTTCAGATGTCCATGTAGAATTTCTGCGGAAATGGCCAGAAAGGGTTTAGCTGGAAATAAAGTTGAGAACGCATATTTCACTTATGCTATACCATATAGTGGAGTATATAATGCATCAGAAAAATCCGCATGGCAATTGCCAACAACTCCAGAAGGAGGGGAGAGTCAAGATATCCCGGATGGTGCGTTTGGATATTTAATTTGTGGAGCGCAGACATCTTTGTCGGCATTTGATCGCAATACTCGTAATGTAGATGGATTTGCAGCTATGATGAGTAAAATTCATAATGAGGACATTAAACTATTCCTATCGCTGTTAGAATATTTTATCAAAGAGGGAGTCGATGTTCGTGATATAATGGCTGTATTACCACATATATCTGTTCAAACCCCAACGGTGGTCTCTAATAAACAGATTCGAGATAGAATTCAAAAATTGGCAGATCTACTTTCGCTTGGTATGGCTAAAAAGGGTGATGATTTATTTGATCAGTTGGCTGAGTTTATTTTAATTTGTCCTTTTGGTCATAAATTTAAAATTGGCGATTCTCTTAAATTTGGAGAGAATCACTTATCAATGTCTTTAAAGGGAATTAAAATGGTTCCTTATCGAGATATGATTAATGGAAAAGTTGATTCATTATCATTTTTAATAGGACGTGGCGATCTAATTAAATTAGATAAAAATATTCCAAGACGATACCTATATTATAGCGAATGGATAGCTGTACCAGAGAAAGATCGTATTGTTAATATATTTATGATACAAAAAGCTTTATCACAATTAAGTGAAGAAGAATATCAAGATAGAATTCGAAATTTGGCTTTTTTGAAATTCAAACACAATGATGTTGATTATGTTTTTAGAGATAATATAAGATTGGCAAAAGAAGTTTGGTCTGGATTTGGGAGCGCTACAGAAATGTATGCTGGAGAAGATCGCGTTTCATTAATATCAGGCTCTAGGTTAATTCACGAAACAGCTAATGAAGAAGGAAAGTATACAAATTTTGGCGAAACTGCATCTGCGCAAGAATTTCAAACCGATAAATATAATATTGATAATGATCTAGTTGTAACAGAAATACCCGGCTCTGTTTTTACAGGTAATGTCAGAAAAGATTTGGATGCTAAGCGAATCGCGCTTTCACGTACTCTGTCTTCTGTACTCCGAATTATTTACACTTGGAATAGTGGTATCCCAAATGAAAATATGGCAGAAATTTTTACAATTAGAGAAAAAGAAAATGTACCTCTGGCTCCTATAGCTCTGGATGTTTTAACTAATATTCCCAAGGAACTAACAGAATTGCAACCTATATCAAATCTATTGATGTCTGAAGCTAGTGCTTTAGAAGAAGCAATACGAGATAATGTAGAGTCTTTTGGTATTATAAGACCGCAAGAAGAGCCTTTAAACTTTGCTGTAAATATTTTAGTACGAGCTACTATGGAGGTTTTGACCTCTGGAAAATTTAGTGGAACTATTCATGAAGGAAATCTAGCTAAGATTCAGAAAATTGTTCGAAAAATTGCTCAAAATCTATTAGCTGGTAATGAATCCGCTATTGGATTTTTGACTTCTTCAGCTAGATCTGCTCGTTCTAGAGTTAGAGATTCTTCTAAAGAACGAATGTTGCAGAAGTTATTTTTACTTTCATTTGCATCTTATTTAGCGACTGAAGTAACAAATCTTGCAACAGACTATTTTAATACAGATAGTCCAATGTATATTGGATATGATATTGGAGCAGATTTAACTGATTTTGATATTGTTTCTAATATTTCTGTTGATATTTTAGATAAAGTCTTATCAGCGGGAACGGCGGCATTGGGTTTGGAAGTTTATAAGAAGTTTGAAGGAATTGAACCAGAATATAATATAGATAGATTAGACCGCGCATATAATCGATTAATTTTGGTATTAGATCTTGCTAGTAAATTTTCTATGAATCCATATAATGTTGATAAAGCTAAAAAATATTTAACCAGAAGAATAGCTGAATTAAGTGGAAATGAAGCTAGTTGGGTTGCCGCAGAAATTGAAAAATATTTTCCAGTAGCCAACATGGTTTTAACTCATGATATTTTCTCTACAGATGAAGGGATGGCAAGATTAAGCAGAAATGTTCCCGTCACCGGTTTCTCAAGGCAAATTACAGATATGCCAGACACCAGATATCCAGGTGGAATAATAGTAAATCCAAGTATTAACTTTGATTCTTCTAAACTACAGATAGGAATGATTTCAGACCGACCACAAACAACAACCTTGTGGCCTCCAGAGCAGCAGGGTTTTGGCTCTAGTGCATTCGTAGGATTTAGACTTCCTGTGGTCTCACGTGGAATGGCTCAAAATATAACAGCATCAGCTATGGATTTAAAGATTCTTGACTTTTCAATGATGATTTCTATAGATGAAACACCAATAGATATATCATTTTTATTCCAAAGAGGATTTTCTGATAAAGATCGAGAAGCTCTCGACAGAATCGAGTCCTTAATATTAAAAGCCGAATCAGATCATAGTCGGGCGGTATCAATTCTTGGACAGGAGTTATCTGGAGAGGAATATGATATTCAATTGGCAGAATTACAATTTGCATATAGAACTAGATTAGAATCTTTACGCGCAAGACGCAAAGAAATTCCGCTTAATTATGTAACGGGTTCTAATACATTTAGCGTGCAAAGCGCTTCTAGAAAAGATATTAATGATATAGCTTTTATACCTAAAAATGAATTTTTAGAAAAATATGCTAGATTGGTACAGGGAACCAAAGGTGTATATCATGGTTATCCTACTCATCGATTTATTAGAGTTGGATTCGTTATTAAGTCTGCATTACGTCAATATGAAATTTATGAAAAAGCATCAGAAGGATCTTTTGATAGTCAAGCTTCTATGGAAACTATTAGAAAGTTAATATTAGAATTAGATAATTATAAATTAGAGGTAGTATCAACGCAACCATGTTTAGCTATAACTGATCCTATGAATGCTTTTAGACTTATCAACAGTCCGGCTTTAACAGGTAGAATATTGACTGAAGATGAAAAAGAAGCTTTAATCAATTTTATTATGCATGTTTATGGCGCCTGGAGGGCTAGAGATATTGCCGAAGAACTTATGGATAGAGAGGTTGATCCAGAGGAATTATTAACTCTTCGAAAACCCGATGGCACACCATGGGATGAAACTGAAATCAAAAAATTCAATTTAGCATTAAAAACTGAAGATGCAAGAGATAGCGCGGGATGGATGAATCATACTGGGCTTTATTATGATTTATATGATCCAGGATCAAAAGAAGATGCAGCACGAGCAAGTTATATACAATATATTTATGCTATTCATACTGAAAAAGGTTCTCAAACTATCCAACCACCAGTAAACGGTATTCCTACGCGAGTTCACCTTAGAGACGTTAAGTTTCAGGCAATACCTTATGGATTAGATATAACGAAGAAAGAGAAGGGTGCTAAAAAAGATTCTGAAGATCGTTTAGATAAACAGGCTATTAAGATGTCTAATAGGGCTCGTGCTGCCATGCTTAGATTTGTAAAAAATTCCACTCATAGCTCACCAGAGGTTGTTGGCCCTAAATCAGAAAATACTGAGGGAAGTCAAATTATTGATAAGATTTCCAAGAGGCGGAATATTGTGGCCAGTATCATTAGAACCGGCACCATACCAGAGTTGATGCCAGATCGGTTAATTGGAGAAGTCATGTTGGAAATGATGTATGAAGACATGGCTGATGTAAAATAATTTATTAAAGGAGTTGTTATGGCTGCTGAACATTTTAAAGTTAAGATCAATATGGGTGCGGATAAGAAAGAGGTAACGCCAGAGGCTATTAGAAATTTTGTTAAAGGTCTTGGTGAATGTCAAGAGAAAATTAAGGACGCCAGAGATGCGCTTAAGGCGGAGGTTGATGGCAGTGAAATTATTGAAAATATAAAAGAACAAATTAAGGGACTCAAAGAGGATATTGTTAAAATTATTGATGAAAGTCCTGTGATTTCTAAGTATAAAGAAATCTTAGAAGATGCAGTAGAAGAAAAACATCAATTAATTAATGACGCAAAATCAGATGGAATCCCTCGTAAAGAAATAGACTTGGCAATTAAGGCATTACAAAAAGATATAGACATGGCTATATCTATAGATATTTATTCTAATATTGCAGACCTGGTCGATTAAAATGAGTTGGTGCCAAACCTATTCCGGACGAGGAGTTTATCCATTAGAACCGGAATCAACAAATGATGATGATATTTTAATAGAAGATATTGCCCATTCATTATCACATATATGTAGGTTTAATGGACATTGTAAAACATTTTATTCTGTAGCTCAACATTCGCTTCTTGTTGCAAATGAAATATATAAAGAAACTCAAGATATAATCTTAGCACAACAGGGCTTATTTCACGATGCTTCTGAGGCATATTTAGGAGATATTCCAAGTCCTATTAAAATGTTGTTGACAAATTATAAAGAAAATGAAGCCAAATGGATGAAAAAGATTTTTAATAAATTTGGCATATCATATCCATTAAACAAAATTGTTAAAATAACTGATATGAGAATGTTGATGACAGAAGCTAGACAGCTAATGGTTTGGCCACCTTCAATTTCATGGAATGCCAAATATGAGCCATATAATATCACAATAGATCCTCTTGATCCGGAAAAAGCGAAACGGCTATTTTTGGATTCTTATAAAGTTTTCATCAAATAGAAATATAATCTGGATAACAAACAACAGACTAAGGAATGGAAAATAATGGATAATTTGGAAGTTTCAGATAAATCAAAATCTACAGACAGCAATGAAGAATATTTTATTTTTACTCATAAAATAAGCGGCAGTGGATCTCTTATGAAAAAAGTGAATAATATATTTTATAATTTCGGCTATGGTGGCGCAGCATCTCTGATGCGACCGAGAGAGTGGAATGTGTATGGGTGGTGGTTCGAAGATGAGATAATTCATAAAAGCGATAACTTCACTTGTAAATTTCTATCTAAAATAGAGATCGCGGATGCTATGGCTGAGGTTATGGCCTTAGATCAGCGTAAATTCACACACCCATACGAATATAAAAAACTTATCGATCACATAATAGAATGGATAGACAGCCAGTGAAAGCAATCAATTTCCTTTCTTTGAGATTGTATAATGTCTTATAAGAATGATTTAATTGGGTTGAAGTTTGGCCTTCTAATCGTCTTATCAATGGCTGGGAAAACAAAGCAAAATAAATTGAGATGGCTTTGCAAATGTACCTGTGGAAAGGAAAAAGTCATTGTTGGGGCAAGTCTTACTATGGGGATGACCAAAAGTTGCGGCTGTCTGAGAGCGACTATTGTATTACCTAAAGAAAACAAAGATTTAATTGGCAAGCGATTTGGAAAGATTTTGATTATTGGATTAGCGCAAACTGAATTAGCTTCAAAGAGCACAGGTAAGAGGTCTAGAATAAAGTATAAGTGTGAGTGTGACTGTGGTAATATTAAGGATATAAGTATATATTCGTTAACGTCGGGCGCTACAAATAGCTGTGGTTGCATACAAAGAGAATATGCTCAAAAATCCCGAAGGAAGTACCCAAAGGCAGAATCTACAGTCAGAAGAATTTTTTCAGGGTATAAAAGTAACGCTTCCAGTCGTGGGCTGAGCTTTGAAATTACTTTTAAGGAATTTCAAGACATTGGAACCCAATATTGTGTATATTGTGGCCAGCCTCCAACAGAAAGAAATACAAAACATATTAAAAGTGCATCCGCAATTTTATTCAACGGAATTGATAGAGTAGATAATAATATTGGATACACGGTAGATAATTGCAGGCCATGCTGCTCATTATGCAACAGAATGAAGTCAGATATGTCACGACAAGATTTCCTTAAGCATATATCTAAGATAAACGATTATAAACCAATTTAGGAAGTAGCAATGTCAAAAATGTATTTAAATCAAAGCAACTATATTTCCTTGCACAATCACACACAGATCGGCTCCCCACTTGATTCGATTATTGATGTGGATTTATTATTTAAGAAAGCAAAGGAATACGATATGCCGGCAGTAGCAATTACTGATCACGGAACAATGACGGCTCATTATGATGCCTGGAAAGCTAGCCAAAAAACAGGTGTTAAGCTGATTCCAGGAATTGAATCATATTTTGCGGATAGCTTAAGTGATAAGAAATCTTATCACATGGTCTTATTAGCGAAAAATGAAACTGGGTATAAGAATCTTTTGCATCTTAATTTTTTGAGCTATAAGAATCAACATTCAGGCTATATGGGTAAAAAGATTCCAAGAATCTCATGGGAACATATCGAAAAATATAATGAAGGAATCATATGCTTGACTGCCTGTTCAAGTGGTCTAATTGCACAGACATTAATCACACAAGGAGATACGGCGAAAGCGTTAAATCAAATTCACAGATTGAATCATATATTTAAAAATAGACTTAGACTTGAATTACAACCTCACAAATTATACTCTGTAAATAAAAATGGAGGTATAGTTAGCCAAGTCAATTTAAATGAAGAATTGCTTAAAATATCTCATGATCTTAAAATTCCTTATGTTATTACATCTGATTCGCATTATCTTAGCCCCGAGGAAGCACATATGCACGATTTAATGCTCGCCATTCGAGATAAAAAAGCATTTGACGATCCCAATAGATTTCGTTATGGTGTGCAGGATATGTATTTAAAAACAAAAGAAGAGATTATATCTTTTTTCGGTGCTGATGTAGCTAATTTAGGAATTCAAAATTCTATTGATATTATGAATGCATGTGAAGAACCTTCTTATTTAAAGCCCCGAGGGCCTATGCTGCCAAAGTTTGATATGAGCGATCAAGAAGACTTTGAGATATTTAAAGATTGGAAACAAATTAACTGTCCAGCGGTAGAAGATGATAAAGCATATTTGCGTTTTAAATGTATAGAGGGATTTAAAAATAAGTGTTCTGATTTCGATATTAAAACCCGTCGAGAATATTGGGAACGTGTTAAGTTAGAACTTGGAGTATTAGAAGAGAAAGATTTTTCATCTTATATGTTGATTGTTTCAGATTATATAAATTGGGCAAAGAAATCGATGCCTGTGGGTCCAGCACGAGGTTGTTTTATAGCCGGTAGTCAAGTTACATTATATAATGGTTCTAGAAAATCCATTGAAGATGTTTCTATTGGAGAGTTAGTACTATCTCATGATGGCACTAGTCAATGTGTTATAAATACCATGATTTATCCAGTAGATGAAGAATTGATTGAACTTGAGTTTGAAAATGGAAAAGTCATTACTTGCACAAAAGAACATGAATTTTTTACTATCAATAGAGGTTGGGTAAGTGCTGATGAGTTGACAAAAAGCGATGATATTAATCATAGATTATGCAGAAAAAGATACGTTTGGTATTTTGGGCCGGTATATGATCTTACAGTTGAAAATACACACTCTTATCATGTAGAGGACTTGGCGGTTCATAATTCAGCGGCAGGTTCAATGGTTGCGTTTTTAACTGATATAACAAGTATAGATCCAATTAAGTATGGATTAATCTTTGAAAGATTTCATAATAATCAAAAGAAGAGTTTTCCAGATATTGATACAGATTTTAGTCGTCCAGGTTTAGTAAAAGAATATATTAAAGAAAGATATGGTGAAGATAGAGTGGCTTCTATTTCGAATTGGAGTACACTATCTCCAAAGGTTATTATTAAAGATATTGCTAGAAGTTTGCGAATTGGTGGTGATAAATCATCTGCTTTCCAAATTTCTGGAAAAATTACAGATTGTATGGGTGATGAAAAAACTATTGCTAAAGAAAGAAGTGCTAATCCAATTTTTGATGCTTACATGCACGATCATTCTGATTTATGTTTATATGCAGAAAAACTTCAAAATCTTACCAGAAATTGGTCGGTTCATGCCGCAGGTATGGTAATCGGAGCAGAGCCTCTATCTAAAATTATTCCACTTAGAATAGAAGACAGAGTGGACCACGGTGAAGCCTTGGTAGTTACTCAGTGGGAGAAAACTAGATGTGAGGATAATGGTTTGATCAAGATGGATTTATTGGGCTTAAAAACCTTAACAGTAATTGATGAGACTTTTAAATTAATTAAAAAAACTGATAATTTAGACTTAACTGTTAAAGATATAGACTTAGATGACTTTAAAGTTTATGATATGATTGGAGAGGGTTCTACATCAGGAGTATTTCAATTAGAATCTTCTCTTACCCCTTTATGCATGAGATTAAAACCTCGCGACGTAGAGGATATATCAATTATTAATGCGGTAGGTAGACCATCATGTCAACCAGCAGAAAGACGCAAATATATTGCGAGACGTTTAGGAGAACAGCAGGCTGAATATCTGCATGATAGTACCAAAAGGGCATTGCAATCTACTTATGGAGTATTGGTTTATGAAGAGCAAGCCATGTTTTTGGCACAAGACTGTGCCGGCTGGGATCTCAATCAAGCTGATGCATTAAGAAAAATTAGCAAGTTAAAAGGAAAAGATCCTGATTTAGTTTTAAAGACTGAAACAGCTTTTATAGCCGATTGTATGAGTTATTCCAAAATGTCATATGATATAGCATCACAAATCTGGGAACAATTTATTCTGCCTCTCGGAAATTATGCGTTTAATAAAAGTTTGTTATTTTCTACGCCGGTGCGTGTTATAAGAAATTCAGAGGAAATGATTCTTCCGATACAAAAAGTTAGATCAGGTGATTTTGTTTATTCAAGAAATGAAGATAATCAAGAAGATTGTTTAATTAAAGTCAAAAACAATCATTATCATAATAAATGTTTTGTATACAAAGTTACGCTAGATAGTGGGGAAGAGGTTGTATGCACACGGAATCACAAATTCAGAACAACAACGGGAGAGATGCTTCCACTGTGGTTGATTCAAGATCAGAATATGGAAATAGTTGTATCTGTGGAAAAACAGCCAAAAGTTAAAAAAATTATGGCTAAAATAACATCTGTAGAATACGTTGGAGAGCAAGATACTTATGATTTAGAAGTAGAGAACTCTGATCATCAATATTATTTGGCAAATGGTATTTTAACATCTAATTCTCATTCTATTTCATATTCTCATATTTCTTTTTATACAGCTTGGTTGAGGTGTCATTATCCCACACAATTTATGTGCGCATTATTAAATTCTGAAGATCCAAATTCAGATAAAACTCAAGAATATTTAACTGAATGTGTAAATATGGGTATTTCAGTTTTACCGCCATCTATTAATGCCAAGGGAGATTATACAGTAGTTAAAACTGGACAGATTTTAACTGGATTGGGTGCAATGAAAGGAATAGGCGAATCTGCAATTGTAGAGATTCAAAGTTTTAGCCCGTATGATTCAATAGAAGCATTTTTCGCAAAGACAAGCGGGCGCACAGTTAATAAACGTGTACTGCAAGCTTTAGCTAAATCTGGTGCTTTTGATGAGTATAATATTCCAAGAAAAGTAATATTTGATGAGTATGCTAAATATAGAACTAAAGTAAATTTATTTATTAATAAATATAAAAAAACATGGATATTAAAAAATAAAAATTTGTTTTCGGTTGGAATAGAAGATGGTGATAAAATACAAAACGAAATTGATGAAGCTGCTGATAAATATATTGGACAAAATATAGATTCAATAATAAGTCAGATGCCTAAAATATATGACGGAAATTGTACAGAGTGGACTAAAAAAGAATTACTGGTTAATGAGCAAGAAGTGCTTGGAAGAACAATTTCTGGTTCCCTACACGAAGTGTTTTCTGGATTTTTTAGAGGAGAGGGTTCTCTTGCTACAAAATTTGATAAGATTTTAAATCTTCGTCCGAAATCAAGAATAAGGGTGGAAGCCATTGTTAAGTCTAAAGTAAAAGAATTTAAAATTAAGAATGGTAAGAATATTGGTCAAAAATTTGCCAAATATATTATTGAGGATTCTGCTGGTTCAACTATAACTATGACCGTTTGGGCAGATGATTATTCTGTTTTAAAAAGTGTATTAACAGATGGAACGCCTATTAAAGCAATTTGCTCTGTAAATGAATTTATGGATCAAAAAGATCTGGCCTTGGTTAGTTTAGAAAAAGCTTATGGTAAGGGAGTATAATATAAAGTTTAGATGTTATAAACATTATTTATATATTATTAATAAGGAGAAGTAAAATGAAATGTGAGAAATGTAAGTTTATAGTTCCTACAAATATGCGATTTTGTTTAATGAAAAATATTTGCCCATCATGTGGAGGTAGTTTGTTTTCTAGAGATGATATGAATCACATTTCTTTAATGCGAAATAGAATTGGAGGAGAATCTTTTGCTAAAAACTTTGATGAGATTCAGATTTTTGATTTAGCATTATTTATTTATAATGAAATTAATTCTGGTTATGGGCGAACAATTTTAGATTCAGAATTAAAGAAATTTAGAGAGCTTACCAGTGCAACATCTGATGTTGCAGTAGAATCTATATTGGGAATGGATGAAGTTAAGGCCAGCGACATAAGAAAAGAAGTTGAAGCAGAGATAAATGATAAGATTATAGAAAGTTTATCATCGCACAACGAAACGATATATGAAGAGGATGATGAAGAAGATGACCGAGTTTCTCGGCTTAAAGCGCAAGCTAAAGATATTAATAAGCATATTTCCGGCACATCAGTTAGACGAGTTGGTTAATGATTAAAATAATTGCAAATCGAGATATAGAATTAAGTAATGAAGAATGGGAGTATTATCTTAAATTGGAAGAGGCTTTTGGTAAAAATGCTTTAATGGATATGTTCGAAACAAATAAGCAGGGTCATATATTAATGGTAAAGCCTCCAATTAAAAACCCTACTGCACTGATTTTAATCTTCTTTCTTCTTAATGTGCAATTCAATCAAAAACTTAGAAGTTTAACAGATGGTCTTATAAACATTCGCGATTTAGAAGCAAGAGTAGAAAAAATAGAAAAGAAGTTGAAGGAGTTATAATGTCAACTTTTGGTCAAAAAATTGATATTTCTGATTTTACAATAGAAAACATTAATACATCTGAAATTGACAGAGTAATCGCTTGGCTTCCAACCAATGGAGTGATAGATTTAAACTTAGCAGAACAAGGTCTTATTCATACCTTGAGTGCATTAAATTTTTGTCAAGATAAGGTTTTGATAGTTGATCGTTGGATAGGTTATTTGGAATCAGAAAGAAATAGAGCATGGTCGCATGCAGCTTTAGATAAATCAAAAGAGGAGGGACACAAGACCATTAAGCTGAAAGAGTGGTACGCACAGGCAGATGATGCATATATAGAGGCATGCAATAAGCTTGTATTGGCAAAAGCATGCAAGAGATGGTTTGAGAATAAAGCAAGTTATTTTTCAGCATGGCATTATTCATTTAAAACATTCTTAAGGCGAGATTATGAGATTGAGAAACTTAGTAATATTGGGTATAATGTAGATGTAGGTACTCCCCGGCCTACATCTAGACCATCTTCTCACAATAGTGATTTTGGTGGTGAATATGACTGGGAATCTGAAGACTCAGAGGAATCTAATGATTCAGATGAATAACAAGGGGAATATACAAACAATAACAAAGCCCTTCATGTCAAAGATGACACTAATAGGGTAATTAGGAGAAAAATATATGTCTAAAATAGTATTTGGCGAAGTAGATTGGAATTCATCAGCCGGCGAATCTGGTGCTGGCAAAACACAGTTTATGTATTTAGAAGCTGGAAGACATGTTGTACGAGTTATGGGTAATCCAATTCAGTTTTTTGTAAATTGGATTGAAACTGATGCAGGAAAGAAAAAGGTAAATAGTCCCATTTCTTCTCCAGAGTTACTTCAAAGATTAGAAGATGCTGGCTTTAAACGTAAGGCAAAGTGGATGATTAAGGTTCTTGATCGTGCTGATGGTCAGTTTAAAATCTTAGAAATAGGCTCACAGATATATAATGGGATTCGTCAATTAGTTAATGACCCAGAGTGGGGAAAAGCAACCGCTTATGACTTAACTATCACCAGGGGTAAGCCTGGATCTCAACCCTTATATTCAGTAAGTCCTCGTCCAAAAAGTTCTTTGGATGACTCTTTGAAGAGCGCATTTATGGATTTTAATGATAATCTTAAATTAGATCGTTTGGTTCAGCCTTCTGATCCAAAGTACGTTTTAGAACTTTTAAAATGGACTAAGGGCTCAGAATCATCAGATTCTGATGTAGGTGAAGAAGATGAATCCGAGAGTGGTGAAGAATTTCCTTTTGATTTTAGCTAGGCTAAGATAAGGTAAAGGTAAAAGCCTGTAGAGCGAGAGTTCTACGGGCTTTTTAAGTATCATTTAGATATGGAAAGAATACTAGCATTAGATATTAGTTCATCAACCATTGGATGGGCTGTTTTAGAGCTTGATGATAATCAAGTGGTAACATTGCCAAAAATGGGATATATTAAGCCGCCAAATAAAGCCAAAGGAAGTTTATCAAAGCGAATTAATTATGTGTTCGAAGAAATTGAAAAATTAATTTTAGAGGTAAAACCAACTGATGTAGTTGCGGAGGATTACGCCCGTAAGTTTAGTAAGGGTCGTTCTAGTGCTAATACTATTATTTTGTTAAGTGTATTTAATGAAACTTGTTCTTTAGTTTCTTATAGAATTTTGCATAGAGATGTATTTAAGTATCCAGTAGTATCTATAAGAGCGGTATTGGGTAGATATTTTGGGTTGAAAATTATCTCTAAGGATGATATTTTTCCTGTTATTCAACAGCATTGTCATAGTTTTACTCCAGAGAAAAATAAAAATGGTGGAATTAAGAATGAAAGTGGGGATATTGCTGACGCTATTGCAGTTGGAATCACATATTTTCTTAAAGAAAATAAAGTTATTTCTAGTTGGAGTATCTAATATAGATAGACAATATATATATAAACTCGGAACAATGGCGTCGACAGAAGTTCTTACTAAAAAGAAATCTGAAACATTTGCATTTAATGATGGAATGCAGGCATCTAAAATGTAGAATAATGTTTTCTTAATTTAATAAACGACCTTATTGATGCAGATAAATTACTTAGTTTTTTTTAGACAAAGAAGATGTAGAAGATATTATTTTTAATTTAGATTTAGATATAATAATTAATATGTGAGGAATTATGGGTAAATTACTTGTTTATGGTGAAGATTTAAGAGTACAAATTTTATCAGGCGTAGCAAAATTATCTAAAACTGTTGGAGTAACAATGGGTCCAGCGGGAAAGAATGTAATTTTGCAACAACATATTGGAGCACCGGTTATAACTAAAGATGGAGTTACGGTAGCAAGACAAGTTGTTTTATCAGATCCTATAGAAGAATTGGGATGTCAATTAGTAAAAGAGGTAGCTGGGCGAACTGCGGCGGTAGCTGGAGATGGAACTACTACCGCTACAGTATTAGCACATGAGATTTTGCATCAAGGCTTACAGCTAATGAGCCGTGGATATTCGCCTCTTAAATTTAAGATAGGAATAGATTGGGCATTAAGTAATTTGCTTGGATATTTAGAAGCCGCTTCTAGTCCTATAAATGGGTTTGAAGATCTTAAACATGTTGCTACTATTTCTGCTAATAACGATCCCGAGTTGGGAGAATTGATTGCACAAGCATATTCTCAGGCTAATGGTGGAATGGTTATGGCACAGGCGCGCCCAGGTATTGAAAACCATGTGGTACAAGTTGATGGGGTTGAAATTAAAAGTGGATATATAAGTCGTGGATTTTTAGAAAAAAATCAAAATAAAATTTCATTAGATAATTGTCGTATCTTAATATGTGATAGAGAAATCACACATATCTCAGATAATTCAGAATTATTTGATGAAATTAGCAAATCCAATACTTCATTATTAATTATAGCAAAAGATGTAAAAAAAGAAGCTTTACAGTTATTTTTGCAAAATAATGCGCAGGGACGCATACGCGTGTGTGCGGTTAAGCTTCCTGTGGATGGATTTGGAAAATATAATATTCAGCAAGATCGATGGATTGAAGATTTAGCGATGCAAATGGGAACCGTAGTTGTTAGCGAAGAAAAAGGTGTTCCATTGGCTAATTTAAAAATTGAAAATCTTGGTTTTGCTAAACATGTGGTGGTAGATCGTTATTTAACCAAAATAATTGAACCACGAAGCAATAAAGAACAAATTCAATCCAGAATGCAAGAATATGTATTAGATAAAGAAAAACTTATTAAAGACCGAGATAGATTAGATATTGAAGATAGAATTGCCAACCTAAAAGGTACTGGAACCATTTTAATGATTGGGTATGCTACAGAAGCAGAATTAAAGCAAACTGGTGATAGAATTGATGATGCAATGTTTGCTGTAGAATGCGCAATTGAATCAGGATATGTTCCTGGTGGTGGAGTGGCTTTGGTTAGGGCTGCTCATTGGGTTCGTTTGATGAAGTTAAATGAATTAGCGGAAGATTTACGACCCGCCGCAGAAGTACTTTTATTAGCTTGTGTGAGACCTTTTGCTCAAATTTTAAAAAATGCTGATGCTCCAATAGAAGAAATTTTAAATAAGATTTTAACAGAAACTGACCCTCAGTTTGGGTATAATGTAGCTGAAAGTAAGTTTGGCAATCTAGTTGAATTAGGAGTTATTGATCCTAAAAAAGTTACACAGACTGCCCTTATTAACGCAACCAGTATAGCAACTTTGTTAATTAGAACTGAAGCTGCTGTAGCGGAAAATATAAAAGAACCCATTGGGTGGCAGCCTCCCGCTGGTTATCGCTTACCTTCTGATACTGGATATAATCATCAATACTAAGGAGATGTAGATGGCAACTAAAGAATTAACATCTGGAGAAGCATTTAAGCAGTTAGAAGAGTTATTTGGAGATGATTCAATTTTTCATCCAAGTTCTGTAGAAGAAATAGAGACAATTTCCACTAAGAGTCCTGGATTAGATTTTGCAATTGGACGTGGAGGTATACCAAGAGGTAGAGTAACTCAATTTGCTGGGAAAGAAGCTTCGGGTAAAACATTTTTAGCCCTACAGGTTGCTGCGCAGTGGCAATCTCAAGATCCAGAAAATTGCTTTGCTTTTTTGGATGCAGAGTATACTTATGATCCAAAGTGGGCAGCATCATTTGGAGTAGATAATGATAGGGTGTTTTTGGTTAAAAGTAATAATGCTGAGAGGTTGTTTGGTGGTTTAGTGGGAAAAACCAAAGTTAATTCGCAAACCAAGAAAGAGACTAAGGTTAATGGTTTATTTGATATGATAGAATCAGGCATTATTTGTAAATATCCACATCCAGATGGCGAAAAAACAAATACTCTTAATCTTGCTAAGTGTGGTGTAATAATTGTAGATTCTATTGCAGCAATGCAGGCTCCAATGGAAAGGCAATCTGATGTTGGAAAGCAGAACATGGCTGTTATGGCTCGATTTTTATCAGTAGAACTTAGAAAAATTACTCCTGGTGCGGCACAATCAAATACAGCGGTAATTTTTATTAATCAATTAAGAGTGGATCCAGGACAGATGTTTGGGAATCCTGAGACTTCGCCAGGAGGAAGAGCTTTAAAACACGCGTGCAGCTTGATGATAAACTTTGCCCCTATGGGCGGAGCAGACAATCTTCTGTTAGATGGTAATGGCATTCAGGTAGGGCATCGTGTCAGAGCGAAAGTATTAAAAAATAAAGTGGCGCCTCCAGGCCCTCGTTGTGAATTTTTCATTGAATATATGAAAGGTATTTCGCAAAGAGAGCAGGAATTACTAGATCTCGGTACAATATTGGGATATTGGGAACGACCCGGAGCAAGAAGTTATATTATTAATGATATTAAGTGTTCAAGTAAAGAGGCAGCTCTGGAAGCTATTAAGAATGATGTAGTGCAAATTGAAAAAGATCTTAGATTGCATTATATTCAAAGTGCTTTAACCGCTCCACCGACAACCGAAGATGAAGTAGATCACCTTACTGTGGATGATCCATTTGAAGAATAAATAATAATTTTACTATATTGTTAATAAATTTATATACTAATTATAAAAGAGAGATTTAAAATGTCAAATGTTACTGCTGAAAATAAAACTAAGGAATTAACTAAGTTGATAGAAATTTGTCATGAAAATCTTAAGAAGTCAAAAAAGGCTGCACATTATTTTATTAATAAGCGTGGCATTAGCATATCTGATGTGAAAAAATATCAATTAGGATTTTTTCCGCAGAATATAAATATGCTTGGTAAATATGTAGATCTCGAAATCCTCAAAGGTGAAAGAATAGTTGGCTACTTTGAAGATAGTAAGTTTGCGGCCACACATAATATGATTTTTCCAATTCATGATGAATATGGGAAAGTAGTAGGTATCAGCGGCAGAACCCTTCTAAATGATGATCAAAGGAGTATTCTATCTTTAGCCAAATATGAGGGTTCAAGTTATAAAAAATCTCAATATTTATATGGCTTAAATTTTTCTAGAGGTCATATTTTAAAAGCCCAAAACTGCTATGTAGTTGAGGGCTATTTTGATTTTATGGCGATGGCTAGTAATGGATTTCCAAATACAGTAGCTATTTGCGGCACAGCTTTTTCCAAAGGACATATAATAAAATTAGCGAGATATACAAATAAAATTACTTTTATATTGGATAGAGATGATGCTGGAATCAAATCGATGGAAAGAATATACACCAAATATTCAAATAATGGTATAAAATTTAGATTTATGTTGATTCCCGAAGGTTATAAAGATGCAGATGAATATTTTAGCTCTAGTAATCATGATGGACAATCTTTTTTAAACAGTCTAGAATTATATATTCCAAATTGGTCATAGGAGCTAAATGAATAAATCTAAACTTTATCAGTATAAAATAGTCGAGATATCCTTTGATCATGATAAGTTGGATAATTTTCCAATAGATCGTGGTATTGGGTCTTTACTTGCGGCAAATGAGTGTAATGATAAAATTGCAGAATTAAGAGATGATTTGGTTGAAGAAATTTATTCTATTATTAGTGGTGAGTATCTTACCGAACATCAAAAAATTATTTTAATGATGCGATTAACTGGAAAAACTCAAAATGAAATTGCTGAGCATCTTGGAATTACTCAATCTGCTGTACACAAAGCTATGCATGGGAATATAGATTATAAAAATAATAAAAAAAGATATGGCGGAATAATTAAAAAGTTGAAAAAAATATGCACAAATAATCTTAAAATTGTAAATATCCTCAAAGAGATTGATGAGATCAAGAATAGCGATATATCCTGATTCCATTTCTATTAATAAATCGTAGGATTTACGAAGAGGGTTTAATATGATAAGAGAGAAGTATAATACGGACATCGATGCGGTTCTACGAAACGTCTTAGAAAAAGCATCCTCTAGTTTAAAAACCATTAATTCTATTGAGTTTACTGATACCTTAGTAGCATCTCATGATATTAAAAAGATTGCTTTTGACGTATATCGTGTAGAAAACGATCCATATCATAGCTTATGGATGTTGGAAGATATAGATGGAAAGCCTCATTTAGTTAGAGCTGCGGATCCATCTTATTCATCTAACAAGCAGGGTGATTGGTCTGCGATTAGCGATTATGAACATAAAAATGTCACCCTAGCATATAAAGATATACCTATTGCTAGATTTTCTTCAGATGAATATTCATTTAAACCAGAAGATGTTGGAACTTTTAAAACAGCTTTATTAGAATTAGCTGGTGAAAATGGTAAGTTTATTAAAGATGTTTTGCTGGAGCAATCCAATGATAAACGTAATGCTCTGGTATCTACCTTCCCAGAGTTAAGCAAATTTATTTAAGGAATATAGTAATGAAAGATATACAAATTAAAGATATTAGAAGCATCTTAAGTCAGGCTAAGACTGCTATGGGACAAATTGAACATGGAAGAGAACTCCCTGTATCATATGTCTTAGATAGATTTATTCAGGCATCATACAAGCATCCTACGGATCAATTAATAGGTAATATGCGTGATGTTTTAATGAAACGCGCCAATAAGCAAAGTTTTTTTACCGAGCAAGAAATTACTGCATGTTATGACAAAATGTATGGGATTTCTGGTGGACAGACAGCTTTTAGAGACGAACTTGGAGATCTATTATTAGTTGATCCGAAATTATCAAAAACAGCTTATTCTTCATCTTCTAGACGCGGGTCAGATGAGGGTCGAGAAATTAAGGCTGATACAAACGAAGACTTATCAAATGCATTTGCTTCAATTTTTGACCTCGGTAATAATAACTCATTTGGTACGTACAATTTACGTGATAAGAAAGAAATAGAAATGTTAGTGGTTGCCAAATTAAATGCAATGGGAATGCAACCAAATGATGTTATTCTATCAGAATCTAATGAACACTTTGTTTTGGCCACAGCAGTATATAATACAAATAGCTTAAATAAGGTGGCTGTGCATATACCTGTTCAGATTTCTAACGGAAAAATTCCCGTTCCAACTCAGATGATTTCTGATGGAGCTATGACTGATTTAAATCGTGCCAATCTTTTGGTTCACCTGAAAATGAGTGAAAATCAGATAAAAACTTCTAGTCGTCAAGCTTTTTCAGGACAACATGGTTCTAAAGATATAGTTGTCGATCGAGCAGTAACTCCAGCTGCACTTACAGATTTTACTGATTTAGAAAATCAATTAGTGGTAGCAGCATCGAATTATACAAAAGAACAAGTTATGATGGCCTCTAGTATGCTTTCTGCGGAATTTAAGGCTGTTGGAGTTGTTAATCCTCAAATCAAAGTTGCATCATCAGATAATAAAATGATATTATTTAATATATCTATACCAACCATAGCTGGACGAAGCAACATACATGTTCCTGTAGAGTTTCATAATAAGAAACCGATTTTACCAAGTAGATTTATTACTAGTAATGATAAAAAAGAATCTATTTATGATTTTACAGTTAATAATATTAATAATTTTATTAAAAACGCTTCCCACTTAGATTTAGGCGTTACTCAAGCAAGACAAACTGGTGAATTGAGCAAGATGTCTTATCATCAATTGGTAGACAGGATTATTGAAGGTGTAGCAACAGAAGATTATAAGTTAGCAGAAGATGCTTTATCTTCTATTCAAGAGCGTTTTGGTGCAACACAACATAAAATAGCTTTGGATAAGTTTTCAGAACTTCTTAAGGTTTCTTCTACTAAGGGCTCTACCAGAGAGCAACTAGTTAAGGAAGCATTCAAGCGAGGAGATTTGATCACACGGCCCACGTCTGTTGAGCCTTATTGTCCAAAATTAGGTCTTCCACTAAGTAAAGTAGACTTTGATAAGCATGGGCGGCCATATCCTAAGTATAGAAATAAGACTGCTAACAATGATGAAGAAACTTTAATTTCTTCGTCTAGAATTTTATTTACATAAGGAGATGATATGTCCAAAAAAATATCAAATATGCTGAAAGAGGCTCACAAGCTGAATCGGACTTTAGCCAGAGACTTTAGAAAAGCGGCTTTACATACATTAATAGAAATGTCTAAAGAAGCTGCTACAACTAATGAACAACACGGCGCTTTGCAAAATATGCAATCTGGAGTAACTAATTATCCAACCAGACAAGAATTTGCGCATCAACGAGGTGGAACTGGTAACGATCTTAAGTATGATACAGGTCCGGTTCATGAAAAGTCTAAAATAAGTTACGAAGAGGCTCCAAGAACTTTGTCAACCAGATACTCTCCAGATAGGGTGGGCCAACAGGCACATCTCAAAGATGGTATTCAAACAGATCCTCTTACAGGGCGTGAATATAATTGGAATGAAGGTTTTACAACAGAAACTGGAGAAAAGTTTCCTGGTGGATCTGTCGATTTGCAAACCGATTTATACTTCGATTACTAAGAATATATCCCGAGGTTAAGAGCTGGATATATACTGATAATAAATCCTAAATCCACTACTATATTTTGGTAATATAGCAGTGGATTTTTAAGTTTGGAGGAATGGTGAATAATAAAGTTTTAAGACATCCAGACAAGGAAGATATTATAAAGCGTCTTTTAGATGGAGAATCTGTTCAACACGTTGATGCTTGGTTAAAGGAAAAATATCCAAAGCGTAAATCTCTTTATATTAGTTATGTAACTTTACAAAAGTTTAGAAAGGAAAATCTAGATCTTCATGGTGACGTTTTAGATGCAGTTAAGAATGCTCGAATTGATGCCAATAAAGATGGTGAAAAAATTGAAGCCAAATATATTATATCACAAGGAGATGCATATCAACGTAAAATAAATGAGATTGCAGATGCAGAATTAGATGTTTCACGCAAACTACGAGAGATGGATGCTTTGGTAACATCTAGATTAGAATTTTATTATAATTTTTTAGCCAATGGTGAAGGTGATATAAAACACGATAAAGTATTTTTAGAGTATTTAAATATGTATAAAGGAATTTTGCAGGATTGGAAAAAATATATTGAGGGTGTGGCCGATAAAACAATTGAACATAATATTAATATTAATGTAGTAAATGAACAAGTTAATATTTTAAAGGGTATTGTTTTTGAGGTGTTACAAGAATTAGATCCAACATTAATTCCTGTTTTTGTAGATAAAATAAACAATAAAATGTCTAGAGCTAATCACAGGGCGACAGAATATAAACAATTAGGAGTTATTGATGCAGACTTTAGCTCAGACGAAGATTAAAAAGCTGAATTTATCAGATTTAATTAATCTTCATGCATTTGAAGCCTGGATAAGAAAATATATCAAATTTTATAATGAGAGGAAGATACCAGGCAAACATATGAATTTATTTTTATCTTATATTGAAGACTTAGTAAGAGGAACAGATTTTCCTCATGATCGTCAAGTTTGGTTTGAAACAATTAAACATTTACAGGATTCATTAATTCAAAATGAAAGATTTAAACAAAGACATTCATAGGATTCAAAAGAAGTATCCTGGGATTAAATTTGGCAGCCATGAGGATGCTAGAGATTTTGTGAATATTCATAATATCTTAGAAGCAGCCTTTGGTAGAGTAGATGCAGAAATTTTATCAGCTGCTTACTTAGAACGAAAAGAGCAAGACTTAAAAACTCCTAATGATTATTATTATTTAGTAACGAAAGCAATTTTAAAATTTAGTAACTTTAAAAAAGTAGCATATCCAATGGGAATGGGAACCTTATCTGAACCGTATTTAGTAAAATCTGATTTAGAGCAATGGGTCGGTTTAGTCCATAAGATATATCAAGCTGTTCAGTCAGGAAAGATGTCTTTTCATCAAGCACTAGATTATTATGCGAGTCTATTAGACAACAAAGATGATCAGCGCTTTAGATTCAAGAAATGGCTACTTTACTATAAGAATGGAGAACATGAAAAGTATTCTGAGGAGGGAGCAGTAATTATGAAGAAACAATCTGATTTTCAATTTGGACTAAATTCTGTACCATATGATAGATCTCCTGTTGTATTAGATGAGTCTGTTCAAAAGCAATTAAATGATTTAAAAGAATTTACTAAGAAAGAAGAAGATTTTGTCGCATGGAAGGCTCGGATTAATGGAGCAATTAGACGCATAGACAAACTTCTTAGAGACGATCAGCATCTTAATCCCGAAGAACAGGCTGATTTAGCGGATATGCTGCATGCCTTTGATCTTCAAATGCGTAGAGTGAGGCTGCAATCTATGGCTAGTGATATTGCATTTAGAACAGCAGGAAACTTTAAAAAGGTTGGATATTCCAAAGCATCAGAAATTCTCACTGCTATCGCACAGGATCTTTCAGAACCCATTCCAGAGGCTCCGGTGGCGCCAGAATCCAGGCCCCCTGCGGCTATTCCTGGTGCTCCTGAAGGCGCTGGCCAGGGTGCAGAGTCTCCCGGAGCATCAGAGGCAATAGGGAGAGCCCTGGAGGCTGGCGAAGGTAATGAAAAAAGTCCGGGTATTTTGGTTGAGCCAAAAAAAACTCCCGGAATCAGAGGCGACTTAGCACAAGCTGCCACAAAATTAGAAGACGTGGCAGCGAGATTAGCAGATCGTAGAACGATTCGCCAATTAGCAGAGTTTGATATAATATTAGATCAACTTGGATTGGCATCTTTATTCCCAGAGTTAATGGAAGCTCAAAGTAAGTTAATTGATGCATATTCTTATGCTATGGTTCGTGTCACAAAAATGTTGGGAATGTTATCTTCAGGTAGAAGCATGTCGGAAATTTCCGAAGCTAAGAAAACTGATATTTCTAATAAAGCAATTAAAGAAGTAAATAAGACTATGTCTCAAGGTGAAGAACCTATTGATAACGGAAAAGGGCAGGGCGCCATTAATCAAGAGTTTTCTCAAGAAGTTACACCTCCTAAAAATATTGTATAAGGAGTCTAAGTTATGGATATTAATGAAGCATTAAAGCTTATTGCTAAAGTTGCCGAACATAATTTAATAGATAAGCCTTATATAGTTGGTGGAGTACCTAGAGATGTTTATCTTAATGAAAAGGTTCAAACTACAGATATAGATTTAACAACTAATTCTCCGGATGTTTTACGACTCGGTATATTAATGGCTGATATTTTAAATGTTACATTTGAATTATCTGATGATGGACACGTTACCGTTTTTACAGAATCTTATGATATGGATTTCTCTAGTAATTTTGAATCTCTAAGAGTTATTGAACATTTGGATGTTGATAAAAAACATTTAGCAGAGGTATATAGTCGAGACTTTACAATTAATACTTTACATCAGGATTTGCTTACTAGAGAAATTATAGATCCAATTGGTACGGCTTTTGAAGATATTAAAAATAGAATAATTAAAACTCCAGTTCCCGCTGAAATCACGTTATCAGATGATCCTCGTAGAATATATCGAGCTATTAATTTGGCAGTACGATATGATTTTGAAATCTCCAAAGATATAGAAGATTTTGTTTTAAAAAATGCACATTTATTTACTTCGGAAAATATTAAAGATAAATATATTACAGTTAAACTAGCAAAAGCTTTAAAAATTAATCCAGATAAAACAATTAAACTTTTAAAGAAATTTAATTTATTTAAAAATGTACCATTAGTTGGTGAATTTAAAAATATTTTAATTCAAAATAAATTATTGGCGGAGTATTTGCAAGATGCCTGATTCAGTTAAAAATCCATTTATAGCATATAGTTGGCCAGAGTATGAATCTCAAGGGCCTTCTTATAAAATTTTATCTGATTGGTGGAAGCAAAATGCAATTAATCTACCCGGAGAGTTTGATTCAAGTTATCAATCTTGGACTAAATGGTATCGAGAAAAATATAATACTTCTTGGGGTCATCAACATATGAACCCAGAAGACGTGCTAAAAATATTAAAAGAATCAGTTCCAGAAGTTAATAATAGTATTATGAAAAATATTCAACATCGAACACAAAGATTGTTGAATATTAAAAAAGATGATGAAGCAAAACCAGATTTATCAAATCCTATAAAATTTGGTCCAAGTAATTATAAGGGTCTTGTAGGAGTTAAACTTGGAGCAGATGTTGATGGAACATCAGAAGCTGTAAAATCTTTTTTAGCCACTCTTGGTAAGTTAGCCAAAACAAAGGGTTATCAAAAACCATTTGTTACTAGCGGACATCGTTCTACTCGTGGACAAATTAGAGCTATGGCTAATAATTGGAATAAGAATGGTGCAAATAAAGTTGTTACTGATGATGTCGCAAAACGATCGGCTAAAAATGAAAATACTATTAATAGAATTAGAAATTTAACTCAAGCGCCAATTAATCTTGGACTTATATATCTTTTTGAATTATATCAAGATAAAGAAATGGTAATTCATATTAATGAAATTTTTGTGGAATTAGGTACAAATAGGCAAGGACTTAAAGCTGCATCAGAATATTGGGATGCAATGGGTAGACAGTCTAGTGCGCATCTTAGAACGCCAGCAGAAGCTGTAGATTTAAGACAAACTGATGGAATTTTAGAACTTTTAAACTTAATCAAAGATAGTGGCAGATTTAATATGAAATTGATTTCAGAATCAGATCACTATCACGTTAGAATTTATAGCTAATTGCTAATATTTATTATTAAAGCATGGAGTATAATGTGCCAGGAGATCACGATTTTATTGATTTTTTAAATCAAACAAAAGCTGAAGATGACGACTATACGGATCAGGAAGAATCTGAGGATGAAGAATCTGAGGATAAGTCTGAAGGATTTTCTGTTAATATTCCTTTAAATGGTAGTCCATTATATCCTCGGATATATACGGGAGATTCAGCTAAACCACTTTCCACTGGATTATTTCCAGTATCAGAAGTTGGAGATGATAATATCAATAGTACTTGGAATGGAATTATGAGTTTTTACGGTTAAGGAGATAATACAATGGAGAAACTTAGTTTTTCAGTAACCTCATATATGGAGCCAATCCCAAATAACGCGGGATTTGTACATCCTCCAGTAGAGGAAAATTTAGCAGAGGACGATTCAATGGTTGTCGAGTTTGTAGAAGAGGTCTCTATGCCAAAAGGTTTACCTATGCCTATACAACAAGATGTAGAGCCACTAGTTATTACATTTGAAGAAGACACGGATTTAGATGATTATGAAAAAATTCTGCATGAAGTTATGGGGTATAGTGAAGGTGAAGATGATCATGAAGATGAAGACGTTGATGAGAAAGATGCTTCTGAAAGCGATGCTCAAGATGGGGTTCAATATAATCTATTAGACACACCTGATGAATTTACCAGTGAAGAAAACGCTTGGAGTGCATCGGGTTCTGAATCATCTGAATCAAAAGGAAGATATATTCCCGGAGCAGATAGTGTATATATAGACGATGAACCAGAAGAGCCAAAAGAAGAGCCAAAAATTACCAATTGGAATGATGATAGAGATGTATCTCACTTTACTGATTATCTAAGGGATAGTTTAAATAATTATCCTAAGCATGATGGACATTCTATTTCAGGTTGTGAAAGAACTTATGCTTATATTAGTCGTTTAAATAATGAAATTTCTGAAGCAGTACGAAAAGATGTGAATCAAGAGCTTGATACTGATTTTCTAGAAAAAGCCAGAGTTAAAATGATGCAGGATATGAGAACCTTAAAAGAGCATATGGGGAAATTAAAAAAGAAATTAAAAAGTTCTACTGGTGAAGATAACTCCGTGGAATCTGCTATAATTGCATTAGGCAGAAGTGCATCCAACGAAATAGAAAAAGAAGCAACAGTTGCAAGACAACAAATGGTTATTACTCCATTTGAGAGGGCGATATCTGGTATATTAATAAATGCGGTTATATCTGCTGGCCATCCATTTGAAGATGTATATGATTTTCTGAAAGAAAAGTATAAGTTAGATGAGAGAGAAGAACTTGCTCTTATGCAAATGGTTATGGATGCCGGTTTCCCAATTTTTAAAGATAGAGGATCAATAGGGGTGAGCCCAGAAAAGGGTAAAGAAACCGAAAGACATGGTGTTGATTTTATCAAAACTTATTTTGGATAAGGAGAAGATATGAAGGTATCCAGACAAACAGATTTGCAAGAAACAAATAAAATTACATGTGATTGGCTGGATCAATTTGCTCGTGGGCTTGCCAAATCTGCAAATTTAGAATATTTAGATCCGGATAAAAAAGCAACACTTGAAAATGCTTCTAAGTTTAGAACAATAGAAGCAAAGATGGAAGATATTAAAACTAGAATAGGTTTTGAAAAACTTATGTTTCATAATAAACAAGAAATAACTGCTACCTCCATAGAATTTAATAATGAAGTTAAAATTGCTAAAATTAAACATACTCCAGAAGATATAGCAGCTATGAAGCAAATTTTAGAGCATATTGCAAAAATTATGGAACATGAGCCACATCTTGATGCAACTGCTATTATTAATCGATGTCGACAAGAAGATGGTTTGCGTTTTTTAGACCTCCCTATTGATGTTAATAAACTCCGTAGGGCAATTGATAAAAAATTATCAAAAGATGAAAGTGCTGAAATCGTAACTTACGTACCACCAGAACCAATTAATTCTGGTGAGGCAGAAGATACAAATGCAGATTATTATCGACATTCTGAGATCACAACCTAATGTGGGTGATGGATGTCAAAATATCAACAAGATTTAATTAAAAGTGAAGAAGAATTATTTAGTCAAATACGTTCTAGTTTTTTAGACTATGATCCTGCTCATTTTGTGGAAAACAATTTAACTATTGATGGCCAGTCTTTTAAAATCATTGGTAATGGCTGGAAATTTATGGCAGACATTTATCGATATATTGCTCTGCAAGCTACAACCGGCACAGGAAAACCGGTTGTATTATGTAAAGGTCGTCAGATCGGCGCCACTATGATGGCTGGTGCATTAGATTTATATTTGACAAATAGTGGATTATTTTCTAATCCACCAATTCGAGTTCTACACGCCTTTCCTTCTTTAGCTATGGTTAAAAAGTTTACTCAAGATAAATTAGAGGGTATGGTTAGAACGGCTAAAGATGATTTTATTAATAAAAATAAATTACATTCTACCAATGCAGTAGATAATTTAACTATGAAGCAGTTTAATACTGGCACTATTTGGGTTGATAGTTTGGGTAGAGATGCAGACAGAATAAGAGGTATGACAACAGATGCTATCTTTTTTGATGAATGTTTTCCATACAACCAAAATATAGAAATAGAAGGTGGAAAAAAAATATTTATAGGCAAAATTTATGATATGTATAAAAATAATAAAACTTTGCCAAAAATAAAATCTTTTAATGAATCAAGTCAATTATTTGAATATAAAAGCGTAATAAATGCTTGGAATAGAGGGGAAAAAGAATTAATAGAAGTAGTCTGTAATAGAAGAAAAATTAAATGTACTGAAAATCATTTATTTTTAACAGATTCTGGATGGAAAAAAGCTAAAGAATTAACATCTAATGATTTATTGGTTTCATCTTTTGGCGGAGGACAAATGTCTTATGCCCTTGGAGATGAACAACATCAGGTTGTGTTAGGATCTTTTCTCGGAAATGGTCATTTAGATAATTATGCAAATAAAAAATATAGATTATCGGTAATTCATTCTGAAAAGCAAACAGCTTATTGCTCTTGGAAAGCATCTCTTTTTGATTCTAAATTAACATTAGTTGAAGAAAATAGATATGCAAAAAATAAAGCTATCAAATTCACAACAAAGGGGTTTGGATTATCAAATAAGATTTCCTCTGAAAAAAAATATTGTCCTCCTTGGATTTTAAAAGATTTAACCGCCATTGGTATTGCCATATGGTATATGGACAAGGGATCTTCAAAATTTTGGAATAATGGTTCTTCTGAAAGCGGAAGTGGATCTTTATCAACCCATTCTTTTGATGAAAAAACTCAAGAAATGATAGTAGAAAAATTTAAAAATTTAGGAATTCAATGTCATTATAAATCTTACAATCATGGCGGTTCTGATTTCTTTTTTATTTACTTTAAGAAAAATGAATTTGATAAATTATGTAAATTAATTGCACCATATATACATCCATCCATAGAATATAAAATTCTTAAAAAGTATAGAAGTGTTAAAAAGCACAACTGGAATGCTAATTATAAGGAATATAGATTTTTAAGTATTAATGATGTACATTATTTAAATCAAAAAGAGATCGTTTATGATATAGAAGTTAAAGATAATCATAATTTTGTCGTTACATCTTCTAATCGGGCTAAAAATGCTGGAGGACCATTGGCCCATAATTGTCAAGAAATGTATGGTTTAGCTATTGGCAATGCTACTAAAATTCTAACCGCAGCAAAATATGGTCCGGTTGGTAAAGGTGTGCAAGTTTATTTTGGAACGCCAAAGGAGCGAAGTTCTTTTTTCCATTCCATATGGGAGTTATCAGACCAACGATATTATCATTTGGGATGTACTAACTGCAAGCAAACATTTCCATTTTATCTTTCTGGCGATGATAGATGGAAGCACATTTGGGTAGATGGCTTTATTATACAATGCCCACTTTGTGGACATAGGCAACATAAAATAGAAGCAATTGAAAATGGAGCATGGGTTCCAACAAAAGATCCAGAAACCGCTAAATATGTTGGATATCATATTAATCAATTATATTTACCACAATTTCCTAAGCAAAATATTTTAGATTTAATGCCGGAAAATAATCCTACACAATCAATGAGAGTCTGGAACAACGAAGTAATTGGTGAATTTTATTCTGGTGCTGGTTTACCTTTAACTAAAGCTGATATTTATGAACACTGTAGAGATGCAGATCGATGCATGGCACGCAGAATAGACTCAAGAGAAAAGAAAACATATCTCGGAGTGGATTGGGGTGGAAAGGTGGAAAATGATAATATTGATAGAGGTCAATCATTTTCTTGTATTGTTGTATTATCTGCACAACATGATGGAACATTGCTTGTGGAACATACACATAAAATTGGTGAACACGGATTTCGTCATAAAATTGCTACTATTAAAGAATGTTATCGTAGATTTGGTATCATACAAGGAGTGTCAGATCATTTTTATGGTAATGATGTAGTATCTGATTTACAATTACTTTATCATAGTAAATTTTTAGGAGCACAAGGAAGCGGAAGTTTAGTTAAACCACTTAAATATCGTGAAGATGAATTAATTATTGGTTATAATAAAGATTTATTAATCGATGAAATTTTTGATAAATTCAGAAAAGGTAAGATTAGATTTCCATGGGGAAGTTATGAGCACATAGAATGGCTTATAGATCATTGTACTTCTATGGAAATGGGTGTAAGAATGTCTGGTGGACAACAGATTAAAACTTATAAAAAGGGTAGCATACCAAATGATGGATTGATGGCTCTGCTATATGCTTATATAGCTTGGAAATTTGATATCACTCATGGTTTTTCAATTAAACCAGGAATAGATACACAACCAACCATGATAAGGCCGTTTTTAGTCCACTTGCCGAGACTTAAATAAGGAGATTAAATGAATAGACGAGGAGCGAGAACGCCAAATTCTAATATTTCTAAAGAAAACGAACCTGTAACTCAAGATACTTTACGTAAATTAAGTGATCTTAGACGAGCAGAGGTGCATCAATCCTTGAGTCGAGAAGAAAAGACGGATGCAGAAAGTAATTTTATGCATTCTGCTGTAGCCCATAGTCCTAATTTTAGAAAGACTGCCACTGCAAGTGCTTCAGTTCTTCCAACTACCACGAGCATGTCAGATCGAATGGCGCCTGATTTATATTCTCCTTTGTTTCAATTGGCGAATTTAAATCTTCCTCGTGATCGTGTTACAATGAATGCGTGGAATAGAATTTTTTATGATACACATCCAATCGTTAGAAATGCAATCAACCTGCATTCATCATATCCTATTTCTAAAATCAATATTACATGTAAAAGTAAAGAGATTCAAGAGTTCTTTTTAGAAATGGCCGATAGAATAGATTTATATTCTGTTGTGTATGGTGCCTCATTGGAATTTTGGAAAAATGGTGAGTCTTTTCCTTATGCAGAATTAGATAGAAATGCTGGTATATGGAAAAGAATCACGATTTTAAATCCTGATTATATTCATGTTAAAAAACCAGCAATAGGCGATCAGACTATAATATCATTAAGGCCAGACGCTTCTTTACAGCGACTTGTAAACTCCAGCAATCCATCTGATATTCAAATGAAGCATAGAGTACCTAAATATATTTTAGATTATGTTAAAAAAGGACAAAATATTCCTTTGGATAATTTAAACATATCGCACCTTAAATTGCTTAGCTCTCCATATGATATTCGTGGAACTTCAATTATAGTATCAGTATATAAAGATTTGATGCTTTATGATAAATTGAGGGAATGCTATGATAATCAAACAGAAATTGCAACTTCAGAAGGCTTCAAAAAATACTCAGATGTTATTTATACAGATGATAATGGCTGTCATTATTTAAAAGAGAATTTAAAAATTCTTTGTTATAATTCAGAAACAAAAGAGGCTGAATATCATCAACCAACCAATACAATTCTTAAGCCATACAATGGAAAAATGTTTCATTTTTCTGGAGAAAAGATTGATGTATGTGTAACTCCAAACCACAGAATGTATGCATCTAAAAAAACAAGTAGAGGCTGGAACCAATATAAAATTATCAAAGCAGAAGATATGAGTAAAGGATCTTTTTATAGATTTCAAAGCAAAACCGATTTTTCCTCTTCCTGTTTTAAAAATATCAACTTTGTTGATATAGGCGATAACACTATTGATATTGATACATATCTAAAATTTGCCGGGTACGTGGTTAGTGAGGGATGCATATATTCCAAATTAAGAGGAGGTTTGGGATCGATATGGCGCGATAATAAAGTTCTTATTTCTCAGCAACCTACTTCTGATTGTTATGAAGATATAAAATATACTTTTGAAAAGGTAGCCGATATAATTGGAAGGAAGTTAACTAGCAGTATAGTGATGCAAAAAAGTGGATTTTCATCCACAAATCCGCAGGATATTTGGAAAGCAAGTATCGCAGACAAAGAACTCACCCTGCATTGTATTGAAGAATTTAGTGTAGATGGCAAGACAGATTCTTATAATAAGAAGATTCCTCGATGGATCTTAAACCTTCCTCCGGAAAAACAGAAGATAATGCTCGATGCGCTCATAGCTGGTGATGGTTCTGTAGTTCCAAGTAAGTATAAAAATGGAGCAATAGGATATCGTTATAATACAGTATCTAGACAACTTGCAGATGATATTTATGAAATGGCCTATAAATGTGGATTCACGCCTAATATAAATATTACAACGCGTCCTGATAGAGATTTTGAAGAATATACTGTTCTATGGTCAGATGGAAATTATGGCGATACTCCATTAGTATATGGCAATCCGAATCACGGTGGAGCAAATATTAATGAAGTTGATTATGATGGAGACGTCTGGTGCTTTGAAGTACCTACCGGATTATTTGTCACCAGAAGAAATGGTAAAGTAACTATTCAAGGTAATAGTAAGTTTGCTCAAGCTGATGGAATGGTAAACCCCTTAACATTAGTTAAGCTTGGAGGCTCTAATGATTATCGTCCAACTCAAGCGGATATTGAAGCATTTAAAATTATATTAGAAGAAGCACAATATGATAAAGATTTTAAAATCATTACTCATGATGGGGTCACAATAGAGCGAGCTGGATTCTCTGGTTCTGTATTGGACATAGCGGCAGATATAGAGTTAATAAATAATAATATTTATACTGGCTTAATGACACCTAAAGCTTTAATGGACCAAGAGGGTGTTTGTATGAGTGTAGATGATAATGAGATTCTAACTGAACGTGGATGGCTTTATTATGATGATTTAATTTCTAATGACAAGATTGCTACAGTTGTTCCAGAAACTGGGGAGTTAAAGTTTCATAAGCCGACATTCACTACAGATTTTGAATTTACAGGAATGATGTTTAGATTTAAAAATCAAGAAGTAGATATTGAAACTACTGATTTCCATGAAATGTTTCTTTCCAGAAATAATGGCGTAACCTTTAATAAAGAAAGAGCTTTGAGCATATTTGATATTAATGATATAAATTCTAATAAAGATTTCACTTCTAAACCTGAAGAAAGTGTTAGATTTAAAACAAGTATAGATTTATGGAAAGGAAAAGACGCACCAGAAGTTATTAAGACTCCTTGCAAAAATGGATATTCTAAAGAAATTTTAATAGGTGATTATTTGGAATATTTAGGATATTATTTATCAGACAATTATTTAAAATATAAAGATATAAAGTTTGAATTTTTTGCAGAAGATATTTTGTCTGGATACAAAGAAGGTATTGAAAAACATATACCAGAATCAGTGAAACAATTTTCAAAAGAAAATCTCGAAATACTTTTGAAAGCCTTGGTTTTGAAAAATAGTACAAAAGAGATAACTTGCTGTTTTACGGTTTCAAAACAGTTAGCGGATGATATTCAAGAGATTGCATTTAAATGTAAATATGCTACAAAAATTACTTTAGAAAAAATAGAAAAAATAGAGAAACAAGTCGATATATACAAAATTATAATCTCTAAGCAAAATGAATTAGAGAAAACCATGCCAATTATAAAACCTACAGATGCTTCCGTTCGCTGGGTCAACAACTATAGAGTGTTTTGTGTCGAAGTTCCAAATCATGTTTTTGTAACAAGATCTAATGGAAAGATCGCAATACACGGAAATACATATGCGAGTTCTTCTGTTGGTTTAGAAGTATTAAGACAGCGATATGATATCTTTAGAAATATGCTTAAAAAGTGGTTGGAGCAGAAAATTTTTGCACCAATCTGTGAAATTCAAGGATTTTTTGAATATGTTGATGGAAAGCAAAGATTGGTTGTTCCTCAAGTAGACTTTAACCATATGAATCTATATGATATGAATGATTACATTCAAAATATCTCTAATTTCGTTTCTAACAATCAGGTATCTCTTCAGACTCTGTACCGTAGTCTTGGTTTAAGTAAAGAGGAAGAAGATCGAAGACTTAAGGAAGAGTTGATTGCAAATGTTATTCGCCAAAAAGAAGAGCAAACTATGAATACTATGCGTCTAGCAGAACTTAGAAACTTGGATGCTGATAGTGCCATTACTGAGCCTCCAGATAAAGAACTTCCTGGATTACAAGGTGGAGGTGGTGAAGATATGGGTGGTATACCGGGTGTTGGAGGAGGAGGCGGATTAGATTTAGGTGGATTACCCGCAATGGGTGGTGGAGAAGCACCGGATCTTAGTTCAGCTTTAGGTGGTGGAGCCCCCGCCGGAGGAGCAGGTCCGGGTGGCGAACCAACTCCTACATAGTAATATTTAAAATCTAAGCAGGAGCTATTATGGGATTATATAACGAGCAAATTCCTATTACAAAAGAAGAAATAGAGGATATGAAAAAAATAGCATCTTCCTCTAGTTCTACTAGTTCTTACTATCAAGGAGCAGATGGTAAGAAGTTTTCTGTTGCAGATGTAGTTACTGGAAAGGTAAAACTTCCTGAAAAATACACTACTGCCAGCAAAGCGGATGAAATATCTGATCCAAATTATGGTATCAAGAATGTAAGGGGTGTAAAATAAAATGATTAAAACATCCTATTGGTCTAAAAAGATAGAGGAATCTAAGCCTGCCAAGGATAAAGATGTACCTATTTCTATGCCTGAAAATGATGTATCGGCAGAAGGAGCCAATGGGTTTAATGCATTAGAAATGGGGATTGAGGGTTTCGGTCAAGATCCAGATTCTTATAAAGTTAATAAAGGTAAAAAACTAAATCAATCTGGGTCAGTTGAAGGCATAATAGATTTATTGGTAGAATTAGGTGATTTAGCAGATGAACAAGACGAATATGCTTTTGCGGATTTTGCGGATTTTTTATTAATAAAATATGCCGAGACAAAAAGTGACGATCCAACATTGTTGTTTAATCAATTAATGATTAAGATTGTAAATGCAGATCTCCCGAATACAAATGATGTTTTAAAGAAGCTAGCAAAAATTTACAGTAGAACTATTTTGTTAGAATATCCTAATCATAATAATCTTAATAAAGCAAAAGAATCTGCTTATAAGAAAGTGGTGATGCGTGCCAGTCAATATATGACGGAGTTCTAATGAAAAAGGAATCACAATATGTTTATGATAATCCAAAGTATGTGGCTGAACAAATTAAAAGCATTATTGATATTATGTTACATAAAATGTCTTTAGAAGCTAGGAATAGAGCTTATCCAAATTTGCGAAATAAGGTTAATCAATTAAATGTATCTGAACTTGCTTCTAAAAAAACCCCTGGCGGGGCTGCGATTGGAGCGAGTATTGGTTTAATTAAAAATATGTTAAATGGTAAAAATCCGGCTTTCATTATTCAAACTCTTGATGAGTTGGCTAAAGCTTTATAAGGAGGGTTTATGAAAAAAAATGCATGGCCAGGAGTTATAGGCACCCCAGAAGAATATGGCGATGGACTTGGGTTAACTCAAGATGGCCCAACAAAAATAGATTTGCAAACTTCTGTTCCATCGGATGGTTTGACTCCTGAAAAATCTGTATTAGAGAATATGGATTCTGAGCAGGGTTTGTCTGAGACAACGGAATATGCTGGTGGAATAATTAGTCCGGTAGAAGGTAGTGATTATAATTGGGTTCTTGATGATGTGCGATATAAAAAGGCTCAGGTTACTATATATAAAGGTGCTAATGCTCCTTTAGCATCTTTTCAATGTGGAATAGCAGAAAGTGTTCAAGACCAAGTAATCGGATTACAATCATATAAATCATTAGATGACTCCGCTGGTTTATTATTTAAATATAGTCGGCCTCAAAGTGTATTATATCACATGGGAACGGTAACATTTCCAATAGATATTTTATTTGTAGATGATGAAAATATTATTAAAAAAGTTTATAGCAATATTCAGCCGGGATCTTTGGCTACTTTTGGATGTGCTGAAATAAAATATGTTTTAGAAATTCACGGAGGATTGTCATCTAGACTTGGAATTGATACAGGTGATATGATTGATATAGAGACATTATCAAGTTTTTTAAAAGATGCAACTAAAATTGCACAAGAAGTTGGGTTTGTTAAGGCGGCTATTGTTACTAATTTTAAATTTCAAGACAATTCTAATATGAATTGGAAGGGATTTCCTATAATTAATATAAATACAGGTTTAATTAAAACAGCCTCAGAGAAATCTAAATTATCATCAACTGCTGAGTTTTTAAAAGTATCTCCGATAACTAATAAAGTTGTAACCGCTTTTTATATTGATGGCTTAATAAACGCAGCTCCAATGGTTAAATATTATAATAATTATAGTGAAGTAGATGATTCTTGGAATGGAACACTAGACATAGATATCTATGGTAGAACAATAACTGTAGGTAAAGGCAAGGAAAAAGACGCTCGGTTAGAATTGCCGTATGGAAAAGACACTATGGTTAGAAAGAGCTTTGCTTCTTTTATGTATATGGATTCAAATGATTATTATAATAAGGAAGTATTTAAATTTTTAGAAGATATTGTGGCTGCAACTAAAGTGAGTAATAAAATAATTATTTGCACCTCCATGAGAGAACCTAAACATTTGCTTAAAATGTTACAGCATAAAATATATTATAGTCTCGGTGAAATTATTAATTTAGAAGCATCTCAGATTTTGCAAATTTCTGAAGAAATGGATGCACAAAATATTTTAGAATGCATCTCTGAGAGATATCCAGAGGCTAAAATAGAAATTAGAGCAGATAACTCTATTTTAAAGCGGGCTGGTGTGCCTGTATCAGATGATATAAAAAAGAAAGCTAAAGAAATTTTAAAGATGCTAGATCGAGCAATAGAGTTGATAGAAGATTCTTTAGATAAAATGTTGCAAAATAAGATGGAATATGAAAAACATCAAGATAATGCTGAAGTAATAGAAAAATCTAAGGGGCAATTTCATCAGTCTGCAAAAAGAAACATAAGAATCATTAAGGCATATTTAATTAAAATCAGAGATGCTATTAGAATTTTTAATGATATTAAAGATGCAACGACTACTTTAGAAATTATTGATGGTTTAGTATCATCTTCTAAATCTGCATCTGATGCAGCAGAAAAGATCTTTGCTTTACGAGATAAAGTTGGTTCTCCTGATTTTTTTATGGAGTTTTCTGCACATACAGATGGATATGAGCGTACAATAGAAGACTTAGTCTCTTCTGTGGAGCGTGCCAAAGAATATATAAATACAAATATTTTGGGTATGATTGTTTTATCAGAGTAAATTACACAAAAATATTAAATGGCTAATATAAAAACACCTAGTGATTATTAAGGATTTTCATCATGTCTACTTCAGGATTTATTAAAATTGGTTATTCTAGCGGTAATGTGGTTAAAGAAGTTTCTTCTGATATTGTTGCTGCCTCTCCACATATTTTGGCTAGACTAGAAAAACTCGCTAATACCTCTAAAGTATTGGCTCCTAAATCAGATGATTTTTTATATTTTACAATTATATTTTTAAAAGCAGCGGAATCCGCTCTTGTTGATGATGATGGAAATTTAAAAAAAGTCGGTCACGAGCGTGCTTGGGGATATTTTGATGATAAATATCATTGGCATGGAAATGTTCCAGCGCACAAAAATAATAATGGTGATATATTTCCTGAATCTGAATTAAAGAAGGCAGCTAGAGATTGGATTGGAACACCATTATGTGTAGACCACAAATCAGAATCTGTTGATGGTATTCGTGGAATTATTTTAGATACTTATTATGATGAAAAGCACAAACAGGTTGTTGGTCTTTGTGCTTTGGATAAAGTGAATTATCCAAATTTAGCTCGAAAAGTTCAAACGGGTGTAGTGCGGTATGGCTCCATGGGAACTGCTGTAACTACTTCTATTTGCAGCGATTGTGGGAATAGAGCTACCACTCCTAAAGAGTATTGTGTCTGTGTTACAGCACGTTCAGCATATGGAGAAGTTAATATTGGTCTAAAGCCAATGGAATATAGTTTAGTAGTTCAGCCTGCCGAACCGGGTGCGCGATTGCTTCGATGTATTGCTTCTATAGGAGAACATAAGGCTGAATTAAGTAATTATGGAGTTTCTGATTTTGAAAAGTTTAGTGCTCAATTATCCTTGGGACAAGCAGAAGAATTAGACCAAATTTTAAAAGTTGCTTGTGGTCCACGTGGTTGTTCAGTAACTCAGCGCCAATCTATAGTAAATAATTATTTGCATAAGTATAATCTTGTTAAAACAGCAGAAGAAGGCGGATTAAGGTGGAGTGAAAATAGAGAGGTGCAGTTTGCTAAAGCGTTATCTCAATTGAGAGATGCAGGGGCTTCTGATTCTGATATTTCAGATTTATATGAAAGTTTTGGCAAATCCTATGATGATTCTCTTGAGAATAATATGTCTGTTGGTCAAGGAGAAACCTTTAGTAGCGGACAAGATGCTTCTGGAAGGGCAGCTATAGAAACTGTTGATAATGAAGGGGTTAGAGGAACTGGTGGAGAGTCTACCGGATTAGTTGCTAGTGATAATGGTGAGAATATTGATACATTTCAAACGGGAGGCGTAGGTCCTGAAACTTATGCTTTTTCTAGTTTAGATAAAAATAAAACGCATAAAAACATTATGGAGGAAATAATGAATGATTCTAAGTTAAACAAACGAGCGGAATTACGTCGTCGGATTGCATATTACTATGGTGGAGCCGCAGGAGATGGTAAGGCTGAACCTGTAGAGCCAAGTACTTTTACTTCAGAAGATTACAAGAAATATTGGATGGACGACAAACACATGCATCAAGATAAGGCAATGGGCGGTCAAGATGGTATGTTTCCTGGTGACGAACAAGTTAAGGAACAACAGAAGCGCGCTCAGTTGGCCCAACGTCGATTGGAGAGAAAAGCTTACTTTTATGGTGGAGCCGCAGGAGATGGTAAGGCTGAACCCGTAGAGCCAAGCACTTTTACTTCAGAAGATTACAAGAAATATTGGATGGATGATAAGCATATGCACCAGGATAAAGCTATGGGTGGACAAGATGGTATGTTTCCTGGTGACGAACAAGTTAAGGAACAACAGAAGCGCGCTAGATTAAGTACAAAATTTAAGCAAGTTCGAGCACTAAATGGTGCGATCAACAAACAGGCTTCATGTTTTGAAGTTTATGCTGATGATAAATTAATTTTAGCAACAACTGCTAAAGATATTTATGGTCCAAAACTAGAAGAGAATTGGAAGTTTTTAACCAGCAAAGAGTATGGCAAGGCTGTTGTTGCAGCTATTCGTACTGATGGTTTACGTTCTGTGGCTGGAAAGCTTACTAGATTAGGTCAAGCAGATCCGATGGCTGGATTAGGTGCTCCTCCTGCTGCTCCCGGTGCTTTGGATGCTCCAATGCCGGAAGAGGCTCCCCTACCAGAAGAATCTATAATGCCAGAAGAAGATCCAGAAGCTGGTGCTGAGGATATTGACGAAGAAGATCCTCAAGCTAAAGCATCAGATGCTTTAGTGGTAGTAGAGGAAGCTTTTGCTGATCTAAAAGAAGCAATTGAAGACTTGGGCAGTGGAAAAGGTGGAGTAGAAGTAAATATTGATACAGATGCCGACAAACCAGTAGATGAAATTACCAATCTATCTCGTAACCTTTTAAAAGATATGAAGATTGTTTTGGCAGAATCTAGTGAATCAGCTGACGAATTAGCTTTAATTATTGAAGCTTATGATCACAAAAATAGGATTTCTCCTAAAAAGTACTCAGAGCTTAAATCACTAACTGCTAGTGCATTGGAAGATTCAGCACAATTAACCAGCGAAGCACGTACCCTGCTAAAGATGGCAAAGATTGTTTCTTCGGCTATGGTAAAAACTTCTGAATATGTAGAAGAAGCAGAAGATAGTGCAAAAGAACGAGAGGAAGTAGCTACTAAAGAGCCCTCAGGAAAAGATACTTCAAAGGCAGCCTCAAAGGCAGAGTCTGAGTTGTTTGCTCAGGCGCTTAATTTACGTAAACAACGTAGATTAGCTTTGTTAGAATCTGCTCGTAAAAAAATTGCTATGGAAGCTTTAGATTCAGACGAAGTAGAAAATGAATCTCCAGATTTAAATGAAGCAGATGATGGTGCTGGTCATGCGCAACGCGTAGCAGAATCAACTCCAAAAGGTGATTCTGATAAAGCAGGTGCTCCGGCCGTTCCAGTAGGTACCCCTCAAGAGGTGGCTAATAAAGCTCCAACAGGTAATCTGGCTGATGACGGAAAATTCAACTTAGCTGACGATAAAGAAAATGAAATGGAAGATATTGCAGAAGAAGAAGCTGAAGAAGAAGTTGAAGAGCACGAAGAAGATATGCATGGTGGGAAAGATGAAAATGATGCAAATGACGTAGTCCCAAATGATGGCGTTCAGGGTGCGTCTTTTGTAGTTGAAAAACTTCCATCACCACGCGCTGCAATAGCTAAAAAGTTGATTGAAAGAAAAGCGGCAGAAGAGAAGGAGGCCGTTAAACTTCGGATGAGAAGAGCTTATGACTTAGCAATGGATATGCAACGCAAGGGTTTGATTGCTCCAACTAGAGCATCATTAGATAGCCAAGTAGATTTGGTTTTAGAATTTGATGACAAAGCCTTTGAAGCATTTAAACGATCTATAGCTAATGCGAGAATGCCTGAGACTATTAAGGTTGCTAGTGATCTTGGCGGATTAAACATAGGTTATGAAACACCTGAGGATGCACCACAAAGATCAATGGTAGAAAATCTTTCTGCATTATTCAACAAATAACAAAAGGGGGATCCTATGATTGGAAATAGATTTAATGGCGATAATATCGCCGCAGAGTTTCAGAGGATTCTTCAGAAACATAATCTGGAAAAAAAGGCTCAAGCTCTTTTTGATTCTTCTGCCGAAGATGATCCTATAGAGAATATATTGAATTCAGGAGAGGATGAAGAGTTTGATGATTCCTTATCTGATCCAGAGTCTTTTTTGATGGCTGATGAATTACATGCAGATAATATTAGTGGGGCTCTAGATGGAAACATCAAAGCATTAGATGGTATATCTGAATCTTGCCCTATTTGTGGTAAAAGAGTATGTAATTGTTCAGATAATAAAGCTGTTTCTGCAAATGAATATTTTGATACCACAGCTAATCATATTTTGACTGGACTTGGAAAGATTGCTGGAAGCTTAAAGTTAAAAGGTCATAACTTTGCTGCGGATATTGTGGAGGCTACCGCCATGGGTATAAAAGATGATTTTATAAAAGAAGCATCTGCAAAAATGGCTGTCGCCGTAGAACTTAAAAAAATGGCTAAAGATTTATCTAAATCAGGAAATCAAATGGCTGCTGATATGGTTCTTGCTACAATTGATAATATCAAGAAAACCTCTTAAGATAAATTGATAATCAAAATTTAAAACAAAGTATTATGTATAGGAGACTACAATGGTCTCCTATATTTTTATTAATTATTTGTATTGAATTAAAATACTGGAGAATATATGCTAAGAGTTATACATACCGGCACATCATTACCTGCAAGTTATCCTTTGGATCCTACGGCCGAATTTGAGCCAGGTATGATTGCACAGCTTAAAATTTTAGGAAATGATATCGTTGTGGGAGTTAGTGATGGAACGGCGCCATTAGGAATAATAGATGATGCCAGGACAAATGCATTTAGTAAAGCTCAAATTGATGAAATTATAGTAATTGAAGTAGCCTCCTCTAATATAGTAGAGGTTAATGGAGTAAAAACTAATATTGCAGAAGTAATGGCTCCATTAGAATTTCCAAATGTAAATCGAAATAGTTTCACATCTACCATTACAGTATCTTTAAATGATGTAAATGGGTTGGTAATTGTACCTGCTGGTACTGTATTGAATTATGATTCAGATGAAGATGGAAATAATGATGCTTTTAAAATAATAACTAGTTATGTATATAGAATAGCAACGAAACCTGGAGATGATTCTACAGTTGGATCGGGTCGGGTAACGGTACATTATCATCGGGGAATATATGCTACAGACCAGTTTGATACCACTCAAATTTATCCATTAAATGCAAATTTATATGTAGGATTAGACGGAAAATTAACTACCGCCCAACCTACAGAGGGCCATCCCGCAGTAGCATATGTGACTGGTCCGCCATCATCATTGATGGGAACTTTGGAATTTCTTTTCGTCTAAAATAGAGGATATAATTTATGAATAAGTTGGGTCTAAAATTAAAAGAATTATTGCAATTCTTAATATCCATGAATCTGAATAATTTTGCATATGCTATTTAAAAATTATCAAATGATATTTAATCTTAAGAGTGATAGCATAGATTAGCGGCAGCATTAAAATATAATTTAGATGTACCCGCTTTGATATTAATACACTAGACTACTAATTAAACTAATTTATCATAGATTAGGAGATTATTATGCCAAAATGGGATCATATAACTAAACAGGCTTGGGAACAGAGCGAAACGGCTATGGAATTTGAAAAATATATTCTTTCTTTAGCCGAAAGATTAGATTTGATGGCTCAAGCTTCTACGTTAGATACAGTCAATCAGAAGGCTACTGAAGTTAAAAATACTATGGGTGATGCAAAGAAAAGTTTAGATGCATTTGTTGATTCTGCCTTAGCAGATGACGCAGAAACAAATCCTGAGTTAGAAGAGATAAGCGAAGAAGAGCAAAAAGAAGCAAAAGCAAAGTTGTTATTAGAACTTAAACTTGCTGCTGAAGCTGCCGCAGATCTAGGTAATATTAAACTGGCCTACCGGATTGAGAGAACAATATCTGAAATTTCCGGAGAATAAATTATGAAAATAAATCGCGCAGGTTCCTCAGAAATATTTGATATTTATTCTGATATAATGCAAAAATATTTGACCAAAAAAGCTGGTAAAGCAACGGAAGTTGGTGAAGCTTTATTTAAAGAATTATTTCCATCTGCTACTAAAATATCTTTTGATTCTTCCCAACAACTTTTAGAAGTTTTTACGAAAGTCACCGAAGGGAAATCTTTACCTGCTATCGGTAGAAAACTTAGATTTATTGGGGAACAGCTTTCTAATAATGGACCTAAGTTGACAGATCCAAACTGGATAGATACTTCGGAAGATTTTATACAAGAAGCAGTAATGAATTGCGAAGATGTATTAGATGCTATTAAAGGGATTTCTATAAATGATACAGAGTCTGCTAAATTAGTTGCATATATGCAGCGAGTCGTCTCAAAAGAAGGCCCAGATCAAGTTGCGCTTTTAGAAGTAGCCTCAAGACGTTTAAAGACCATAGGTCCTCCAAAAGTAGAACCTTCAGTTACTCCAAAAGTAGAACCTTCAGTTACTCCAAAAGTAGAACCTCCAGTTGCTCCAAAAGCAGAACTTCCAATTGCTCCAAAAGCAGAACCTCCAATTGCTCCAAAAGTGCAGTCTCCCGCTCAACCAGCGGCTGGTATAAGAGGTCGAGGCGTCCCGGTGGCTCCAAAACCAAAGCCACTTCAAGAAGGCGAGTTGGGCGCAAGAATTCGACAAAATTCTGCTCCAAAAGTAGCAGTTACAAAAGCTAAGGTTGAGCAAGCTACTGGTGTAGCTATGCCAGCTAAAGCTGTAGAGTCATTAGATAATAGCGTTGAAATTGCTGCCAGACTTGGTGCGATGGAAGCTTCTATTGCAGAATTATCTACTGCCGCCGCACGTTCTGGAGAAGAAACTAAACGAGCAATTCAGCCAGTTATAGAGTCATTAAAACAAGAATCTGCTGAATCTGCTCAAAAATTGCAAAGTATTGCAGATGAAGTCGCTCAAATACACACAGATAAAGCAAAAATAGCAAAGGGCTTATCTGACGAACAAGCAAAAGCTGTCAAAAAGATGGTGGAAAAAGAGACTAAAAGTTTGGCCACAGCTTCCAAGAAGGCTGGTGCCGAAGAGTCAAGTAGACTTTTAAAAAATACAGAGATTGCTCAAAATTTTTCAGCCGCTGTTCAAAAGGGAGTGGTAGGAAAATTTTTACTCGGAGTTGCAGGACCACTAGCCCTTAAAGGGCTGGGTATAGCCGCAGTATTGGGTTTATTAGCTTGGGGTGGAATATCGTTGTGGGATTACTTATCTAATCCTGATAATAAAGATGACCTACAAACATATCAAACCAGCGTTTCAGATTTGGGAAAAGCAATTGCTGCCGCTAGAGCTGCTCATGGAACGTTACGTTTTAATCAAAGAACTTATGGTAACGAACAGAATATAGATGTTTTGGATGAATTAAAAGATAATGAAGAGAGTGCTTCTATTTTAATGGAACCAAAAGATCCGGCCGCTATGATAATTGCCGCAAAACAAACGGAAGAATTAAAAGCTGAAATTACGGAATTTTTAACAAATCAAGAAGCTCTTAGAGGTGACTTGGCTTCTCTAGATGGCTTCCAAGAGACTATTCAGGCGGATCAGCAACTGCTGAGTGCTTTAGAACATTGGAGACAGGTGGTAATCGACATTTACCCAGCCGCTGAATCTGCAATTAGTGCAGGAGCTGGAAGTGCTAATATTGGTGCAGCCACAGGACCTATTGCAGAAAGTAGACCCGGAGCCTCAACTGGAGCCTCAACAGATCTTGGTTCTGGATCTGATAATCCTATTATTTTAGATGTTTATGGAGAAAAAATAGATATCTCAAATAAACCACCAGGATTTAGAAGTGCGGCTTTTAGAATTGCAAGTGATTTATTACAAACTCCATTAGGTATGGCCTTTATGGATCCGGATAATAGATGGGGAGGTTTTATCAGGAAAACTGGTAATCCACAAATTGATTATTTAAATTCTTTAGGTTATCTTTATAAAGAGGGCGTATTTAATCGTTCTCAATTAAGAAAGTTTATTCGACATTCATTACCCAAACAAGGACGCCGCAGACATAGTGGATGGAAAAATGCTATAAATTATTATCGTAATAATCCAGTTTCACAAAAAGTGGCTGAAAATCTATTACTTTCACAGAGTTTTATTAAAGAATCTACTAATAGATTAAACATTGGTATGAGGAAAATGGCAGATCAATATCCAAATAAGTATATAAGTGATGCTATTTCTGGTCTTTCAGATCAATATTCTAAGTTATATTATGCAGGGCTTAAAAGCATGTATAATCAGAAGAGGGAGAATGTAAAGGCTGATTATTCTGATCTTTATGATGTTCATAAAGAGAAGGGTGCAGACTTAATTCACGAAGCACATCCAAATGCTATTGTTGTTTCTGATGCAATGGGAAATGGGGGCTTAGTGGAAAATTTGCTAGAGCAAAAATCACATTCTGAAGGTGTGGCTAAGAGCGCTCCTACAGGAAACTTTCGAGGAAAACACGCTGATCTCGCAGTGATTGACGCTTTGATTAAAATTGCAAATCAAGCTGATAATGACGGACTTTTTGAAGTTTCTAAAATGATAGATTCAACGATTGAATCTATTCTAAATTAAAAATAAGTAGGAGAACAACTTATGTTAAAACCACTACAGCCAGGAATTGAACCCCTAGGCCAATTTGATATCGAAGACGACAACGTCTCCTTAATTGTGGGCGGTGAAGTTGCGGTACTTCAGGCTCTTAACGTAGCAACAGACTTGTATGCTGCGGATGTTTTTGGTGACCCAGGTCCCCAGATTCATTTGATCTTAGGACGCGTAGCAACTCATAGCGTTTTCTATGGATTAGTTGATGAAGGTAGCTCTGTCGGCGGTGACGGATCCGCAAGTTATGGCACCATGTTTGGTACTGTAATTGGAGCAACTGTCGGTAAAGGAACTGGATTTGGTACCTCTTCAACCTCAGGTGTTGTTGTTATTGGACCAAGCACCATGGTCGGTTCAGGTAAGGCCACTTTGTGGACCAAACCAGGACTTTATGGTATCACTTCTGATGCATGGACTTCTTCTGCCGAATATGCTGCCGCAACCCTTAATGCACCAATTTATGGTGATGCTGCCGATGGTACTAATGATGGTAAATTAACTACCACAGGTGGTGGCAATGGTATTGCTGTCGCTTTACATATCGGTCGTGTTGATGATATTTCTCTAGTTTCAACTACGAATACCATGGCCGGCGAAACCTCAACCTCACAGTATGGTGCATTGTACCTTGCTGGCGTCCAAATTGCATAATAAGGAGTTAAATTATGTTTAATACACAAGGCGAATTAAGCGCAAAAAACGTAAAAGATGCTTTGGCCCAGATCGTAAGGTATGCGTCAATTATTGAAGAGTTAGCACCTTCTAGTTCAGCTCTATCTCAAGGTTCCTCACTAAATGAAGAGCAGAGAGATGAGATGATCAAGCAAGCTCTAATGACTCAAGAAGGCAAAATTGCTTTAGGTCAGGCTATGGCCAACCCAATCCGAAGAAACCTTGACTATCAGGGTGTAGGACGAAAGGCTCTCGTAGTCGATCCCCTCCCACAAGGTGCTTTGCCAATATATGACCGCGATATTGATGTTGGTGCAGTTGTTATTTCTAGTAACGGTACCGCTCCAGAATCACGCGTTTTTGGTGACAGAGTAACTATTCCTGAGTTTGAAGTGGTTTCTAACCCAACTGTCCGTATTGCTGAAGTCAAGCGTCGGAGATTTAATGTTATCGATCGTGCCCAGCAAAAGGCTCGTCAGGAAATTCAAGCCCAGGAAGACAAGAACGTATTTGCTGCTCTTGATTTCGCAACTGATAGTGCTAAAGGTGGAGAGAATGCCTACCAGCGTTTAGATAATACTACAACTGCTGATGAACTTTCAAAGCAGGGCCTTTTGGCTCTAAAGCGTCAAGTTGATCGGTGGGACCTGGTAACTTCTAAATATTTTATGCATATCAACGAATTTACCGATATGCTCAATTGGGAATCTGCTGGTGCTGCTGGTGCTTCACAGGTAGATCCTGTTACTCAGCGTGAATTGCTACAAACTGGCCTTTATGGCTCAATCTTCGGTGCCGACATCATCGTCTCTAAGGTTGTTGAGAACCGTCAGGTTTTCGCAGTTGCAGATCCTGAGTTCGTAGGTGTTATGCCTATTCGCCAGGACATAGAAGTATTACCCGCTGACGAACCTAAACAATTGAAGTTAGGCTGGGTGGTGAGTGAAATAATAGGTATAGGTATCGTCAATCCTCGTGGCGCTGCAAGTGGTTATGTGACTGATTAAATCTAAGTTTTAGAGAGATCGTTAAAATTCCAAATCCTCCAAAAGAAATTTTGGAGGATTTTTTTATAAAAGATTTCGGTTACAACCCATCCTAGTTTAAATTGCTTGGCAAAATTTTTATAAAAATCCCAAGAGTGTTTTGAAATAATTTAGTATAATTTCTATGGCTGCATTAACAAGTGTAAAATAAATAGGAGTTATACAATGAATGATAATTTTGATACCAAAACATGCTCTGCGTGCAAGCAAACAAAATCAATATCTGAATTTGGAAAAGATAAATATAATTTAGATAATTTAAAATCTCAATGCAAAGCATGTTGCCATGATATTTATTTAAAACGAACTTCAGATCCTGCAAAAAAACAAAAAATGATAGATACGAGAGATAAGTGGAGAATCGAAAACAAAGAGCATTATAATGCAAGCGCCCTTGAGCATTATCATTTAAATAAAGATAAAATTAATGCAAAACGAGCTGAAAAGCGAAAAAAATTAAAAAGTAATAAAATTAAAGAGCCTATAAATATTAACCTATTAACTCATAAAACCTGTAAGAAGTGTGAACAGAGATTATCATTAGTTGATTTTGATCATAATAATATAACCAAAGATGGTTATGAGAATAGTTGTAAATCTTGTCGAAAAGAGCAAAGACGCAAAAGTGTTTTAAAAAAACAACAACAGATTGCGTTCGGAATAGTACAGGCTCCAACTATTAAAAAATGCAAAGTATGTCAACAAACCTTATTGATAGATTCTTTTAATAAAGATTCTTCTAGAGGTGATGGTTATGAAACGGCTTGTAAAACTTGTAAAAGTAAATTACATTCTAAATATATTTCAAATCCAATAAATAAAAGAAAATATCTATTAAAAAGCAAAAAATGGAGACTGGAAAATTTAGAACACTATAAAAGAGTAAATAAAAAATACTATATAGTACACAGAGAGGAAAGATTAAAAAAGAATGCAGAATATCACAAAACAGATAATGGCCGATGGACAAGTCTTATTTGTCAGGCAAATTATCGCAAAAAGAATGTTTCTATCTCTATGAGTGAATTTTTGGAAATAACTTCTAAGCCATGTAGATATTGTGGTATATTAAATAATAATGGTATTGATAGAATAGACTCTAGTAAAGGATATGAAATAAATAATTGTGCTCCATGCTGTACGCGATGCAATTATATGAAAAATGCATTAAGTGAATCTGAATTCTTTAATCATCTTCGTAAAATATCTTCTTATCAAGAAACCGGAGAAATAGAAGATGTTCTTCCTCATGTAAAATATTCTGGTAATATAACGAAAGATATGTATCTTACACCAACCGCAAGATATAATGTGCACAAAAGAAGAGCGAGAAAGAAAGGTTTTCAATTTGCTTTATCATATACTTATTTTATTAAGTATTGGCAAAAACCATGTCATTATTGTGGCTCTGTTATAAATACAATTGGATTAGATAGAGTAAACAACGATGAAGGTTATATTCCGGAGAATATTGTTTCTTGTTGTCAAACGTGTAATTCTATGAAATCTGTTTCTCTACAATCAGATTTTTTAAATCACGTACAAGCAATTTTAACCTTTTTGCAAAATAATATTAAATAATTTTTCTTACCTTTCTAATTCATATAATCTTGAACCAAGATCCCCCGTCCGGTATATTCCATATAGGTGGTTTGCCGTCTATTTTGGGCAATTGATTTACTAGATATAGATTGTTCTGGAACAGATTTAAGAAAAATCATCGATTAACTGATAAAATAATGGATTTAGATTCAGATATTCAAAACTTTATTAGTGACTTTTATAAAGATGCGTGGAGAATTATTATTAGACCTTGGAAAGATTATATATTTCAAGAAGATTTATAAGGATTATAAATGAATTTTTGGTTTTCTGAATATAAACAATTGTGTGATGATTTTGAGGCAATTGGTTATGATATTGGAAAATATCGCCTTCTCGACCAAAGCGAATGTGTAAAATTTTGTATTGTAAATAGCAAAGTTACATTATGGATTTGGTCTGATGAGATGCACGAATATGAACCATATCAAATATCTGAAGTATTTGATGTATTATCAAAAAAAGTACAAGAAATAATTATTCATAATATGGATCTATTTGTATAAAGGAGCATTATGATTTATCGATATGCAAAACCAGAAGCTATTGCTATTTGGTCAGATCAACGCAAATACAGTATCATGCTGGAGATTGAATTATTGGCATGCGAAGCAATGGAAGAAATTAAAGAAATCCCAGATGGAATTGCGGCAGCTTGTCGTTTGGGTTCAAAATGTTTATTGCCAGATAAGTTTCCTGTAGAACGTATTATCGAAATTGAAAATACAACAAAGCATGATGTTATTGCTTTTTTAACTATGATAAACGAAACTATTGGAGAATCGGCCCGATATCTACATAAAGGAATGACAAGCAGTGATGTATTAGACACAGCTTTTGCAATACAACTAAAAGAGTCTGGAGAATTAATATTAAATTCTTTAAATAATGTATTACAAATATTAGAAGCGTTGTCTCATAAACATGCTTTTACTTTATGTATGGGTCGTAGTCACGGAATCCATGCTGAACCAACAACCTTCGGAATGAAGATGGCTATATTATGGGATCAATTACGGAGAGATAAAGAGAGATTGTCTCGGGCCACAAAAGAAGTTGCTGTTGGTAAATTGTCCGGTGTAGTTGGAACATTTGCTCATCTAGATCCAAGAATAGAGGAATACGTTTGTCAACACTTGGGGTTAACTCCTTCTCCAATTTCAAATCAAATCATTCAAAGAGATCTTCATGCTCACTATTTTCATTGTCTCGCGTTGTTAGCAACTTCAATTGAAAAAATTGTGGTTGAAATTCGTAATCTTCAACGCACAGAAATTATGGAAGTAATGGAGCCATTTTCTGATGGCCAAAAGGGTAGCTCTGCGATGCCTCATAAGAGAAATCCTATTCTTAGTGAAAATCTTTGTGGGTTAGCCAGACTTGTCCGTGGTTATGCAGATTCTGCAATGGAAAATGTGGTATTATGGCATGAGCGAGACATTTCTCATTCTTCAGTGGAACGGGTTATAGGCCCAGATGCTACGGTTACGGTACACTTTATGTTAGAGAGATTAAATGAGATCTTATCTGGATTGCAAATCCTACCTAATAATATGCTTAAAAATATAGAACTGACTGGTGGCGCCTTTGTAGCTCAACGTATAATGTTAGCGTTAGTAGAAAAAGGACTATCTCGCGAAGAGGCATATACTTTGGTTCAAAATTGTGCAGCTAAATCTTGGTCAGAAAGTCGCCTACTATATGATGTAGTACTTGAATCATCAGATTTAAAAAAATATTTAAATAAAGAAGATCTAGATGTATTATTTAATTTGGATTGGTATACTCGTAAAATAGGTAAAATACTTGACAGAGTCTTTACCGTTTAATGTGGATTTATAGAAGCAAACATATTAATATTTAGCGCTCCCATTAGATGGGAGAAATTTGATGAATCGATTTTATCGTGCTATGCCAATTACAGCAGACAATATTCGACCCGGAGATTATTTAACTAAAAATCGTAAGTTTGCAATTGATCACGCCATAACCTCCTCTGTTTACCATGGAGAAGATTATGGCGTTTTTCTTTGTTTAATTCCTGATGATATGTTTAAAGATGCAGATAATCCCGGTGAATATAAATATACAGGCAAAGAATTATTAAAAGCCACTTTAGTGGGAATAGCTAAATATAATAATTCTACAGCAGATTCAGAATTTCTGAGAGTTAAATTATCTTCATATAGTAATAAAGTTATAAGCCTATATGATTCACTTAAAAAATATAACTTAAATGGATATAAAGATGTTTTAAAATTATTGACTTGTTCAAATAATATTAAAAATATGTTAATCTTAATACATCCAGACTGCTCTTTGGAACTTTCCCAAGAGGAATTCGGCAATTATGTTAATGTAGTAAAATCTAATATTTCAAAATTTGATCTTGTAATAACAAATTTTTTTTATTCTTATGATTATAGAAATGATCGTTTTATCAAAAAAAACCCAAGTCATGATAAATATATAGAATTAAGAGATTTTTTAGAACAGAATACCAAGCATTCTCTTGATACAGAGATGGGAAAAGATGTTTTTGAAAAAATAGTTTCAGATATTTTAATTGATAATGAAAATGTCAATATTTACATGTCTGGAGGATATCAGGATTTATGCCTCGCCCAATCATATTCTAATTTTTGCGGAATTTTGGATTGGATTATTAAAGATATGAATCATAAAGTTCTGATATATAAACCATTAGTTTTTTACAGAAGAGGAGGAGCTTTTAATCCTTCTGAGAGTAAATATGATAAAAGTATCAAAGAGGATTGGTGGAAGGATTTAGAGCACGAAGAAGATATAGATACGATTTAATTATATTAAAGCATTTGGCTTACGGATGCATCTATTATTCTAAATTCTCCTGTGACTTTCGATGTGCCTACATTTCCTTTTCTAATTTCACTTAAAGTCATACCTATTTTTTCTCTCAAATCTAATAATCTAGAAAATAGTGGATCCATTCTTAAAATATTTATGACATCATCTTTTTCGCATCGTAGTAATTGTGCTGTATATATAGAATTATAACTATATGCAAGTATATTTGCTATTAATGGTTTTTTTTCAATATAAAGCGCTTGTTGTTCCAAGGGATATTTCTCGTCTAAATAAGAAGTTAATATAGGAAAGAATCGGTCTATATCTTCATCGTTAGTTATAACATTTACTGCTTCAACCATAATCCAAAAGAAATCCTTAGAATGAGCGTAAACCTTTGGAAATAGACCGCTAAATTCTTGCTGTAGTTTAAACTCATTTTCATTCATATCATAATAAAGGGAGCTTTTGGAAACTTTTAATACAAAAGCATCATTATTTGGTAAACTATAAACAGCTCTAAACGCACCTTCACTAATATATTTAAATCCAAGAGACTTTAGATAATCATTTACGGCTCTTAGAGTAGATTTATTTTGTAATTCATTATTTAATTTATCTAATAACCCAGAGGTAAGTCCCAGAAATTCTTCTTCTTCTTGTGTATCTGAAAGCGGTTTCTGTCCTAATTCTTTTTCCCAATCAATAATAGATAAATCATCTACTTCTTTTGCTTCATCATTTAATTCTTGAGCACGTAGAAGATTAGATAATATTTTAAGCTTTGAAGTAAACATACGGTCCTCTTAATAAAAAGATTTAAAATAATCCTTTATGTGGTTCATCGAAGATAGAAGCATCTAATATCATAAATTCGCCAGTTATTTTAGAAGTTCCAACGTTATCCTGGCGAATCTCATCTATGCTTAGCCCTGTTTTATTTGAAACTTTTAATAATCTTAAAAATAAAGGATCGCTCTTAAGAACCGCTTTAACTTCTGTTTCAGTGCAGTGTAATAAGTTTGCTATAGGTAGCAGATCATATCTATTAAATATACTAAATATATCCGTAACAAGTGGTGAATCATCAGAGTTTTGTTGATCTATAAACGCAGCTATTTTTGGAAAAAATTTATTTATTTCAGAATTAAATTTTATAACATTTGCTGATTCTATAATAATCCATGAAAAGGAATCTGAATGAGCATAAACTTTTGGAAATAAACCGCTAAATTCTTGCTGAAGGTAGAACTCATCTTTATTCATTTTAATGCCAGATTCGCCACTTTTTGATATTTTTAAAACAAAATCTTCACTACTTGGTAAAGAATATACTATTCGAAAGTAGCCACTTCCACTCTCTTTTAATCCTAAATCTATCAAGGACTTTTTGATGTTTTTAATATCATATGTATTTGTATCTGTAAATGGCTTTTTATTTAGTTCATACAATAGAGAGTTAGATAATCCAAAAAAACTTGCCTCTTCTGGATCAATATCTCCGGCAAATGGTTTTTGATTTAACTCTTGTTCCCAATTTATAGCAGAAAGGGTTTCGTCAGTTTCTTCGCCAAAATTATTAAAAAGATTATCTATTGCCTTTGCTTCATCATTTAATTCTTGAGCCCGTAAAATTTTGGATAACGTATTTAGTTTTGAATGAATCATGCGCTTTCCCATTAATATGTTGGATAATACTCTCATCATATTTCATAATATTAATATTAATAGTCATATTGTATAGGAGTAATTAATGCCTTTCAATGTTAAAAGTCCGCCTAATGATTTGAAGAGACTAAGGCTAATTGCATTGGCTTCAATTTTATCAAAACAAGGATTATATCAAGAAAGTTTAGATGTTTTAGATCTAATGTTTAGCGATTCCGATGAAGACCCTTTTCTTGTTGATGTTTCAGAACATGGATTTAAAATAGATGCCAGATGGTTAGTGGATGGTAAAAATATAAAATTGGCTACAGATGTATTAGAATCTTTAAGAAAAGCCGAAGATACTCTTCCTGATGGTTATAATTTTTTAATTTTATATGGATACAGAACTCTTGATGAACAGAAGAAAATAGTTAAAACACAAGAGAGGGAATTGAAAGATACTAATCCAGATGATTGGCGTGAAAAATTAAAAACTTATACAGGAGGGTATGAAGAACTTAAATTAGATTCAGATAATATTTCATACTTAAATCATAGAAGTGGCCGATCGGTAGACTTAACTCTTTTATATAAAGATAAAGAAGTAGAGATGGGTTTTGATAAAAATGGAAATGCTAATATGGATCAAAGTGATAGATTAGATTCTGATGATATTGATTTAGATATCAAACAGAATAGAAAAATTCTTGCAGATGCTTTATCTTCTGAAGGTTTTGAGAATTACAAAGAAGAATGGTGGCATTGGGGTTTAAAAATGAAGGAGGGTGGAGATGAGAAAGAATCTTCTAATTCAGCGGACGTTTTTAATTGAGGGTAAACCTCAAAGGCAGGTGCCTTTACCAAAAGATTCTGGACGACGCGGTATACAATTGGTTGAAAAAGATGTAGAAGAATATGATGCTGCTTATAATGATTTTTTTGAATTTCAAAAAGACTTAGATGATATTGAGGCGGCAAATGAACAACAGCGTCGAGCTGAAATTTATGGCTTCGAAGAATTACAAGATTCGGAATCAAATACATCTCCAGAATTTAAAAAAGAACAAGCTCCATCTCCTATTGTTATGGAAGAAGATGAAGATTTAGAAAACTTTTCTCCAATTATAATGGAAGATTTTGATGAGATTCCGACCATTACAGAATTTAAAAGATGTTTGTTTACAAAAGAAAATGGGAAGCAGTGCAAGCGACAAGCTCCAAAAACTCATGATTTTTGCTCAGCACATAGATAAAAGTAATCTATTAATTAATGTTAGATAAGTGAGCCCATCATGAATAATATATACATTATATCAGACTTATCGTTAGCTGCTTTTTTATCAATGAAAGGTTTAGAAATTAGAAAAGCTATTAAGCATAATGATGGTAAATTTAAATTAGATAATCACAACCAAATGGCTGCCCGCTTGTCTTTAGAATATATTAATTCAGATTTTTCTAAATTTGATAATCAAATAAGATTAATCAAAAAGCTTCTATACAGTAAACAAGGAGTTTATAATGGCTAATAATAGAGACGCAGCAGTACAGGGCCAAGAAGTTCTTCTTCAAATTCAATATTATGATGCTAATGGAAAAGAAGTTGATGCAGATGATTCACCCACAATAGAGATTTTAGATCCAAATGGTTCTATAATATTATCTGCCACCTCAACAGATGTATCAAGAGTAAGCATTGGTCTTTATCAATATACTTATACTGTAGAAGCTGATGCAGAAGTTGATGATTGGGTCGATACCTGGAGTGCAAATATTGATAATGCACCATTTGAAGTGTCATTTTCATTTTCTGTTGTAACAGCAGATAACGCTTTGACCGCAGATACCGGTCCCGGACAGATTACATTAGGTGATGATGTTTCTTTAGATTTTTCACAAGAAGAATTAGCAACAATAAATTATTTATTATATTTATTAAAAATTAGACTCAATTCAACAGGTGTTAAACCTTCTAGAGATAGATTTGGAGCATTCATTACAGATGGATATGGTGAAATAGTAACAGAAACGTGTAATGTTTTTGATGATGAAGCATTAGTAGCCTTTTTAAGCATGGCTTTATCTGAATTTAATATGGTGCCCTTCTTTACGGCTTATACATTTGCGGATCAAATTATTAAAACTTTATTCTCTGAAGCAATTGTCGAAGGAGCGTATATTTTTGCCTTAGCTTCTCAGGCAATTATAGAAAAGGGTAGAGACTTTACAATTTCTGATGGTGGGTTAAATTATCAACCACCACAGTTGGGTGACTTTTTACAAACTCATTATAGTAATTGGTTAACTGCATATAGAGAGCGTTTGAAGTTTATGAAGAATAGTATTCGTCCTGGACCACGCGGTTATGGAACTTATAGCAACCTTTCTAGTGGGGCCCCCGCTTTTCAACGTTTAAGACATTGCCGTTCTAGGCGCATCATTTAACAGATTCAGTGACATTAGAACACGATGTATCTTCATCATTTACTAATTATTTAAAAAAAAATCATATAATAGAATCGGTTCTATACGTGAAAGGGCTTGAGAATTGAGAGTAGGCTACTACTAAAAGATAATACTATTAAAAGATATATTGATAAACAAAATGTCATTTTTTATATTGGGAGGATCTAATGGAATTGCTTGTAGCATTCTTACTGGAAAAAGGAGGAATCTTTGGATTTCTCTTTATCCTTTCAATAATATATATTTGGTGGACAGGTTACAAAAAGGATTCCAAACCAAAAGTGCAATCACCTGATGCTGTGCAATTACCTGATGCTGTGCACAAAGATATCTTAGATGATATTAAAAGTTTAAATGTACGGTTTCTTGAAATAGAAAAAGAAATTTATGATATACATGTAAAAGTATTTGATCTTTGGAATTGGCACTCTGTTAAAGATGCAGATGGTATCCCAATTTGGTATGTTCGTCGGTCTATAGAGGAAAGTATTAATTCTTTGAGTTGTACCATTAGAAATGATGCAGACCGATTATCTCAACATAGCAAGGATATATCTAAAGTAAACGCAGAACGTGTAGATGAATTAAAAGACATTATTACTAAATATAATAAAAATATCTTAGAATTAACTATTGCATTAGAAAAGGTCAGAATGACACTTGAAACATATAGGAGTCAATAAATGAGTCTAAAAGATGATGGATGTATTTTGTCAAGTTCATTAGCAGAACAAGAGTTAAATAAATTATTATTAGAGTGTCACACGTTGCAAGAACACCTTGGGATTACTATAGACAATTTATTTAACTCTTTTAAAAGATCATCAATTAATGTGGAGAAACTTTATGATAATAATTCGAGCAAAAAAAATGGGAGTCTTGAAGAGCAAAGTAGAAACATTAGCGCAGATTAGACGTGATTTAAAAGAGTCTCCAATTATTCAGCAGACTTGTAAAGATTATAAATTACCTATAGATATCATTGATGGCATCCCTATAGATTTTATAGAGTTAGATGTTTCTGCTAAAACTATTGATTCTAAGATTTATCTTAATGAAGATCTTTTATCTGAAGATTATGATGTTATTATGAGATATGCAATTCATGAAGTTACGCACTCTCTTCAGCATATGGAAAGAGAAGATTTGGACAAGGATCCATATGCTGATGATGAATATTTGGATCGTCCAGATGAAAAAGAGGCTTTTGCTAATCAATTTGCTTTTATGATTGGTGATACAGACTTGGAAGATTTAGACTTAGAAGATATGCTTAATAAATTACAAGGTCCAGCCAAAAAAGATTTTTTAGAATATATTATTAGACTCTTAGATCATCATGATATTCCTCGTTCTGAGAGGTATGATAAAATTGAGGAAATAATGAAAGCATAGAAATTGTGCATCTCTATTAATAGAAGCCAATTTTAATATGGAGATGTATATGATTTCAATTTCAGGATTATCACCATCAGAAGGAGAGAAACAGGTTTCTCTTGATACAAATATTGAATTTACTCTTTTAGATGATGGTACTGGAATAAATATTTCTACTCTAATAGTAGAAATGCGTGGTTATAGAGTTATAGAAGGTGTTGAATTTCAAGAAGGATTTGATGGATTAAATTCTGAAATAAATCCAGATGGAGCAAATTTTAATATAGTAATTGATCCAGAAAGTAACTTACCTAAAGGATCTCAAATATATGTCAAAATACAAGTCCAAGACATTAATGGAATATATTTTAATCAAACATATATGTTTAAAACTATTAAAGAAGCACCAGTATTGATTGAATCAAATCCAGTACATCGAGGTATAGTTACTGGTCCACAATTATATACTTTAGAATTTGAAGATCCATTAGATGATATTGACTTATCATCAATCCAAGTAAGTATCAATGGATTAGATTATATTGTTAGTGGTATATTTGAGTCTGGTCCAAATGGAGCTTTATCTGCTATTGATTCTGATTCAACATCTGTATTGATCAAAATAGATCCAATAGAATCATTTCGCAATGGAGATTATTATATAAATTGGTCTATATCTGATGAAAATGGGGGTCAATCTACAGGTCGAATCGACTTTACCGTTAATCAGCTTAAAGCTACATTACCTGCTATTTTTCCACAAACCGGATTTATAGGTTTTTTTCAAGGTATTCAAAAGGTTTCTGATGTTGGAGATGGACAATCATTAAAACTAGAATGGAATATTCCGGCGAAACGAGCGTATAAAAGTGATATTTATGTTTTAATTTATATTAATCAAAATAGATTGGAAATTTTTGATTCTTTGCCAGATTATATTGCTAGAGCAGATGTTCTCTCTGCAACGATTTCGGGATTTTCCACTGGGGTCACATTATCATTTGCGGCTAGAGCAATGGAAACCTATAAGGATGCCTTGGACTTTTCTGGTGCCACAGAGATTTCTGATGGGTTATGGGCCTTTCCCTCGTCCACTACAATAGCAAGACCAACATTAGATACTGACACCAAGATCTATGTAGACTCTATAGAGGGATTTGGTGAAAAGGGTTATTTATTAATTGGCACAGAACTTCTTAGATATAATGGATTATCTATAAATGATAATGCCTTTTTAATTCCAGCAGATGGACGTGGGCTTCTAAATTCTTCTGCCGGCATTTATGTAATTGGTGATGAAGTAACTTTTTTCTCAAATTGCAAAGATGAAAATACAGTGATTACAATGGCTACCCCAACATATCATGATGGGTATGATATGCAAAGGCAGGTTAATAATGTTGGTTTAGTTGTTACTGATTATTCAGATAATGACAGAAAGTTTTTTCAAGGTTATGACTTCTGTGGGTATCACAGAGCCCTTCCTCAACGTACATTAAATGGAATAGATGATTGCGGAAGTTATCTTGGAGGAGAATATAATGGACTTAGAGGTTTTAATCTTTGGGATAGATTAATCGGCATAGAAGAGGTTTTGTTAGACCAAGTTGGAGAACCGATAATTTTATTAAAAAGAATTTGGAATGGGCAAACATGCAGTTGTGTATCTTCTAGACGAATTCATCCAAAGGTTAAAAGCTGCAAAGAATGTTTTGGAACTGGATATGTTGGTGGATTTGTTCAATATAATAATTTACGCAGAGAAGATAGAAGAGTAGTTTTATCTTTTGCTGATTCTGCGGAAGATTTAAAGTTAGGTTCTTATGAGCACTTACAACAAGAGTTTGAACCTAGTGCTTGGACTATACCCATCCCCGCTATCAAAGATAGGGATTTGATAGTTAGGTTTGATTTTACTGATGATCAAGAATATATTTATGAGGTTTTAAAGGTGAGCCGTGAAAAAATAGTCTTTAGACATTTTACTAGACAAAGATTAGAATTAAAAAGATTAGATAAAACAGATATAGTATATACATTTGATTGGATATTATAAGGAGGAGGAGGTTTAATGTGGATTAAAAATACAGATGGTAAACCAGATGCTATGCTAACTATCGCAATTATTGCGTTTATAGTGGTAGTAATTAACATATTATTATCTACATTTGGTGTATGTACTATTTTTGGAGTAACTTTTTCTTTTGCAGCTATGGAGGCTGGAGCTATGACAGCATTTTTAGCCCCAACTTTAATGGCTTATGTGACTAGACGATGGACCGGTACAGCTTATGGAAGCTTGAAATTTCCAATCTCTACTCCTTCAAATCAACCTGATCCTATTGTAACCAAAGATCCCGCCTCTTTAGTAGGATTTGAACCTTCCGGCGAACCTTCTGGAGTAGAATAATGACTTGGTTTAAGAAATTTAATATAAAATTTAAAATTGCTCTTGGCATACTAGGCTTTATATTGGCGATGTTTTTGTTTGCCACTATTAAAAGAAAATTTTCAGCAAGAGATAAGCTGAAATATGAATTAGCTAAAAATACACATGAAATTGAACTAACACATTTAGGAAAAGATGAAGAAGCAAAAAAGGCTAAATTAACCCTTCTGGTTGATGAAAAGCAGAAGATTATTGAAAAACTTGAAATTATTGATACCAAGGAATTAAAACTTGGCAGAGAAATGTCTATAGAAGAGTTAGATAGTTTTTTTGATTCTAGAGGATTTTAATGAAATATAATTTAACAAATTTGATTAAATCTATAGATACAACAAATCTAAAAACTAAAATAGCAATTGCGATAATAAGATATTCTAATGATTTAGAAGCTAAAGAAACTGCTTTAAATAGTTTAGATCAAGAAATAGATATTGATGTATTGCAACTAGAATCTATGATTAATCCAAATAAATTTGACTTTCCAGAAATAAATATAGATAGGGTAGAAACAGATGCTTAAAGCTATTACACATATTTTCTTTGCTATTATGATTTCTTTTACAATAATTTTTTCTAATATAGCTTATGGATCAGATGTAATGAAGTCTGGTGCTATTCTACAAGAAGATTCTATCGTATTTTCTGTGGATGAAGCAGATGATCTAAGAAAAAGGATTGAAGAATTAGAACTAAAGGAGGAGCGCCTAGTGGCTGTTCAAGATCTGATAGTTGTTCAGGAAAAACAAATTAATACTTTAGATGAATTATTAGAAGTAAAAAATGCACAAATTACTGAATGGAAGTCTTTAGGTGAACTTCATCAAAATAGAATAAAAGATTTAGAGCGACAAGAAAATTTAAATATTTTACGTAATATTGGATACTTAGCCTTAGGAATGGTTGTTGCTGGTGGAGCTATCTATATTGGTGATAAGGTCGGGGATACAGTGGAGACGAATTAATGGCTAAATCAAATTATCCGGCATCATTGGATACTTCTAAAGAGATCCCAGCCGTAAGAGACAATATTTTAGAGATAGGTTCAGAGGCTATTAATGGCTTACGTACTGCTATTTTTAATATTGAAAAAACTCTTGGAATAAATCCTCATGGAATTGTAGGAAATACTGTATCTAATCGGATTAATATTTCATTGGATGGTAATGGAAATATTAGAAAAGATGCTTTAACTTTAGCAAACGTGTTATCTGGTCCAATTACGGATGCTGATGTTTCAAATGTTGCTGCAATTTCTGAAGATAAATTACGACTAGCATTTCCAACACAAGTTTTACAAGATGAGATTTCTATTGTAAATAGTGAATTATCATCTATAATTGCAGAAATTGTAGCACTATCTACATCTTTAGCTGCTCATTTGCATAGTGCTGCAATTAATCGTCATAAAGCTGCTGCTATCTCAACTGCCCCCATTACTGCTATAGGTTCTGATACATCGATAATCAATATTGAGGCTGATGATGTTCAGGAAGCATTTGAAGATCTTCATAATAGACATATAAATTATACAGGTTCTGGTATTTCTTCAACAAATAATTCACATCAGGCTTATCAAATATATTTTGATGATGATGATGTTAATGGACTATTAACAGCGGATGATGTACAAGAAGCTATTGAAAAAACAATTTTATTAACAGATTTACAGACTATAGCCCATCAAGGGTTTATGCATACAAATGGATATTTACGAAAAGGATATATTACAGATCCAACAAGTTCATTACTTGGATTAATTTTAGCAGAACAGATATCAGCAACATTTTCCACTTCATCTGGAGATTCTGATGGTTTAACTTTAATTACTCCAAATACACCAATTACTTTAAGTGGATTTGATCTTAAGATTGGTGATTTGGTTTATATAGAAGATATTATTGATATAGATAATTTGTATACTGGTACGTTCCAAATTGCCAAAATAAACCTTTCAACAGATTTATCTAAAGTGCAAAGTGTAGAAATATGCGCTCTTTTACATGGTGGAAGCACCTCCACCACGAAGGTAACTATAGCTAAAAATCCTCATAAGACTCAAAATGTTGCTGGGTTATTATTATCAGTTAGAGAAAAGGCATTGCTCACTTCTGCTAATGCAATTCAAATTGCAAATCCAAATGCAGTGGCCGTTGTATCATCTGGTGTAAAACCATCAGAAATAACTAGTACAAATAAATTAATAACATTAAGTGTAGATGGCGCATCTGATATAATCCTAAACCTTTATGATGCGGGCTCTATACATCAATCAGTAGATTCTATTATAAAAAGAATCAATGAACAATGTGTTGAATCAAATTATAATTTTTCTGCTTATCGATTAAATCTAGAGGATGGTGGTGTTGAATTTGTTATAGTACATAATCTTCCTGATACAGAGATAATTAATCATACTTTTAAAGTAGGACAAAGTACTGATAATGGTATCGTTGCAGCAGGATTGGATTATATACAAGATGAAACTTTCTATTCTGAGATTGGCTCAAAATATTATATTGCTGGAATACCATATACTGGACTTAAGGAGAAGCTAAATACTACAGGCTTATCTTTTTTCTCTGGGAGTACATCTATTTCTATTGGAAATACATCTGTTAATTTTTTAGAATTAGATATTAAAATTGGAGATATTTTAGTTATATCTAATGCAGTAAATAGTGGAGATAATGGATCTTTTGTTATTTCAGGCATTTCATCTACATCTATTATTTTGAGTTCAGATCAGCTACCAAGCGGTTTTGTTAATGCATCAACTGATACCACTTTATTTGAAATTTATGATAGTATTTTAAATTTAGATACATTAGTATTCGATAAAGTATCAGGGGGTTATGGCACAGCGATCGTCGAAGCATATTTAGATGAAAATCAGAAAGCTCAGTGGAATAAGAGATTGGAATATTCTGCAAGTATTTCTGGAATAGATGCAATTTTTTCTATTGTTGACTATACTGATACCATAATAACAGATGATGAATTATCTATAATTATTGAAATAGAAAATAGTGAAGTGAAAATTTCCTTAGATGGTGGAACTAAAACGAGAATTGAAGGAAATGATATATATTTATGGATTCACTCTGGAATTGAAAATAGAAGTTTAAAAATTCATATACCAAGTGCAGCAATTTTAGAAGCATATCTTACTATTAATGGCACAACCACAACTACAGTTTATGGATTTAATTCTCTTAATCAAAAATCCTCTTTACTACTTGGAAAAATTCCATATAGTAATTTTAAAGGAAGAGTTACAGGTGGAGTAGGTACAGATAATTCAAGAATTTTTTCATCAATATCCAAGGGTACAGTAGGTTGGGAAGATCTTCATACGCAGGCGATTGCTAATATTATAGAAAGACCAATCTATGAAATGCGAACCGGAGGTATTATTCGCGGACTAGAATTAACTGATTGTACTATATCTAGTGGATTATATTCTATTACAATTGATGCAGGAGTTTGTTATGTGAGAGGTAAAAGATTTGTTTTAGATACCATCACAATTATAACCGACATACCATCCTCTTCTGTAGATAAATTTTATATCGCTGTTAATTTAGAAGGAGAAATAGTATTTGCTCCAGCTATCTCCGGAAGTTGTAATAATCCCTTTGCTGAAAGTGACTATGTTTTGATAGCCACCATAGAATATGACAACACTACTGTTAGGATTTTAGATCTAAGATTGTTCATAAGTAATTTAGATATGAAATTATTAAATGCAGTGTCTGTTTCTCCCGATCCAAAATTTGGACATTTTTCTTCATTTCCAAAAGCCGTTAAATATGTAAAAAGATTTTCAGATTTATTTCCAGCTTCTGGTACTCCATCTGTTCATTTGAAATCTGGAGTTCATGAAGTTACTGTCGAAATAGATCATTCAGATATAACTTTGGGTGATTATATGATCAGTTTAATTTTTGATCCTATCACTACTGGAAATGAAATTTATACTGAAATCTATAATCAAGGAGTAATTATTGACTTCCCTCTTAATATTATTGGAGAAGGGAATAGTTCAGTTCTTAAATTTAGAATAAAAATAATTTGTAGTGATACAACTGTTTATTTACGAGGAATACTTCCAATAGTTGGCGGCGGATTTGCTGTTATAACTGTACCAGTTGATGCTTTAACTAATGGATTTGTTAAATTTTCAGATTTTAAATTAGAAAATACAAGACTTGAATTAATAGACCTTAATTTAGATGATGGAGCTGGGACTAATTATTCTTTTGGTATAGAATTAGATTCGTTAATTTTTGATTTTACTAATTTTACAACCAATGCAATTGATAGTTTACTTGGTAGTATGTCGATTATTCTTGGAGAAATTAGTGATACTTCTTCAAATAAAGGTAATATTAGAATAAATAATTGTAAATTTATAGCATGCAAAGTAAGCGTGGAGGAGACTTCTAGGATTCAAAATTTACAATTCTGTAACAATATAAAACTACAAGATTCCGGCGGGGATTTTTTTAACGAAGATATTCTTAGTTTCGCATCAGTTGCAGATGGCGCAAATATTGATATTTATGGAAATTGTATTTCTGATAATCATAATGACATGTCTAATGTTAGTGCTCCAGAGTTTTCCAGTGGAGTAAAACTTGGCACAAGATCTGAGGCTAATCAATATATTGGCGGATTTATTGAATCTAGTGATTATATTAAGGGAGATTCATTTGAATATAATGCATCCAAAGATGCTTATAAATATATTCATGTGGATCAATTATCTGAGATAGCAATGGGTATTCCGATTCCGGGAATGAGTTTTACAGTTATAAATAATGGCACAAGATTTGTAAAAGTCATCCGAGATAATAATAGTATAACAGATTACTGTATTATTCGTCTTCCAGATCTCATGGCTGGTCAGACCATGACACAGATTGAAGTTAGTTTTTATACTTCTGGCGCATCTTTTAGTTCTTATGATTATGAGATATATTCTGAGGATTTAAATTTAACACGAACTCTTGAAAGTTCAGGAACTGGTACTGTCGGATTACATGGTGGAGCAGCAACATTGGGTTTTTCTAGAGCATCTGGATTAAGTATTAGTGGAGCAAATAATAAGTTCTTTTATGTAAAATTTTTACGTACTAGTGTAGTGGATGAGCAATATATTGTAGATATAAGATATAAAGTAACTATTAGTGATGTCCAATCTATTGGAGGATTTTAATAATGTCTAAATCGAATTATCCTAGCTCTTTGGATACATCTAGGGAAATCCCACCAGTACGTGATAATATTACTGAGATTGGTTCTGAGATAATTAACAGTTTACGCTCTGCAATTTTTAATATCGAGCAGACTCTTGGAATCAACCCTCAAGGATCAAGTGGGAATACTGTTGCTTCTAGAATTAATTCATCCATTGATGAGAGCGGAAATATTCGCAAAGATGCTTTAACTTTAGCAAACGTACTATCGGGACCTATTGTTGACACTGACGTTTCAAATGTAGCTGCAATTTCTGAAGCAAAACTTAGATTAACCTTTCCTACACAAGTTTTGCAAGATGAAATTTCTATTTTATCTAGTGAGATTATGACTTTTGCAGATCAAATAGAGGCTTTGAATGCTGTATTTTCAGCACATATATATCCTGGTTCAATTAATCGACATTTAGCTTCTGCTATTACTGTAGAAGAAGCCGTTGTATCAGCTAGCGCCACAGCTTTCACTGGTTTAGCTGGAGAAAGTTTGCAGGCTTCATTAGAGTCATTAATAAATGGACATATTAATTTCGATGGAACTGTATCATCAACTAACACATCACATCGTGCAGACCAGTTATTCTTTGATAAGTCTAATGTTTCAGATGTAGTTTTTCAAGATTCAGTACAAGGCGCAGTAGAAGATCTTGCAAATTTAGAGGGAGTCGGACTTAGAAATCACGCCTTAAATCTATCTTCTAATGGAAGAATTAGAACAGGCTCCATAACTGATGGATATGAAGCTTTAGGATTGGGAGATGTGGTTGTTGCTTCGGCCTCAGTCAGCTTTGTTAGGGAAGGATCCAGAACAAGATTTTCTTTTAATTCTGCACAAACACCTCTTAATCTTGTTGAGGTTTTTGATATTCTTAATTTAAGCAATTCTGATACAGATGCTGATAACAAAGGTTATCAAATCGTAGAGATAATAACATCTGGTGTGACTATTACTGCTGTAATAGTCTTGGGAACCCCATTGGGAGACTCAACCTCAGGACTATCTGCATCTATTTCAAAAAATCCATATGTTGTTTATAATGCAAACGGATTAAATTGTACAGTTCGCCCAAGGGCTGATTATAGTAATACACCAGATGTTGTAATTGCAAACCCGAATTCTGCAACAATTATTTCTAATGGAATTATGCCATCTAAAATTACAGTTAATGAGAATGCTTTTGGTTTAGCTATTGATGGTAAAACTGTCGTTCAAATTAGCACATATGATAATAATGTTAGTGAACAAACCTTGTCTTCCGTTGTTAATAAAATTAATGAACAATCAGTTGAACAAAATCTAAATTTTTTAGCTTATAAGCTTAAGCAGGGAGATTGCTATGAATTAGCTTTAACTCATATTTTACCAAATGTGTCAAGTGATATTATCAATAGAACACTAAAAGTATCTGCCGGATCAACTAATGATGGCACAACAGAATTAGGTTTGATTGACTCCTTAGATTTAACAATAGAAGGAAACACTGGAAATGGTTATTTGATCAATGGACTATTATTAGATTCTTTTGGACAAATAATTACTCTTACTAGTGATGATATAGAAATAATTTCCGGAACAAATACCCTAAGTTTATTTTCAGGAACATTTATAGCTTTAGGTGTTAGAGTTGGAGATTTAGTAGTAATTACTGGTTCAGATTCATCAACAGATGATGGCACATATAGAATATCAAATATTTCTTCTGGAATAATTACTCTTGATTCAGTCACATTGTCATTAGCAGGGGATCTTGGTGCATCCGGTTCTATATATATAATCAGAGCGACAGCAGCAATAGATGAGATGAATTTTACAGAGTCCGTATCTAGTCAAGGTTCAATTATGTTTGATATCTTTATCACTGAAGATTCAGATATTCATTATCATAAAAGACTAGAAATAGATGGTGCAATCTATAATAATGGTTTTGCAGCAATTATAACAGATGTATCACGAGGATTTTTGCTATCCTCAACTTCCGCGACCGTTACAGTAAATACAAGTGGAATGGCATATTTAACAGATCCATCTCTACAATCTGGTCAACCCATTTATGTTGGACAAACTGGACAATACAAGCTGTTGGCAAGTGACGGCCTATCTTTTGTTTCCATTGCAGTTTATAGTTCTGGTATTCCTACTGTGCAACAGGTTGTAGATTTATATGGATTTGATGAAGTATCTAGTAACAATTATAGAGTTTGTAGAGGCACTTTTTCTACTTCTTTAGGAAGAGTTCTCGGAGAATACAACGGAATAGGTGTACCATCAGTTCTTGATAAGAGGCAAAGTGGGACCGTTGATGATACGATCATTAGTGAAAATGTATTGGAGAGATACATAGAGGGTCCGAGAAATGAATTAAGAGCCAGCGGTGTTGTTCGTGGTTTGGAGGTTACTAATCTTTTATTAATTGATAGTGGTGAAGTAGATAGTTTTGGATCTGCAATTTATTATCATGAGGTAGATATAAGTGCGGGCATTATTTATATTAGTGGAATTAGATATGAAATAGCTGGATACAGTTCTTTTAGATTTAATACTTCTGATGATTTTTATATTGGCATCAATACATCTGGATGCGTGGTGTATGGCGAACAGATAACAAATCCAGATGGATATACTGATGGCTATACAGATCAAATCTCTTCTTTAGCTGATCAAGATATCATTCATTTAGCTTTCATAGATGCCACTACCACAACCATTACTGATCTAAGATATTTTATTGATCGTTTAGATCTCAAATCTGGGAAAATTGTTGTATCTAAAACACAAAATTTTGGACACTTTACAGAAGTCGCTCCAGCAATTGAATATGCAAAACGATTTACAGAGCTACATCCAGGACAGGGTACTCCGATTGTTTATATAGATCAGGGAGATTTTTCAATTTCCTCAACTATCATAATAGACTGTGATATTAAAATTTGTGGAGCTGGACCAGATACTGTACTAACTAAGTCTGGAGCTTTTGCCTTTGGAACCACTCCAAACAGTGGTAATATAGATTTTGGAGATGCATTATTCTTAGTTGGAGCAGATACCAAAACAGGTTCAAATAGAATTATTAATGGTGTCACCTTTGAAGACTTCACATATCATACATCTGATGATATCTCTGCTGTCGGTTGCGTAATTTCTATTACACAACCTCTTGTGAAATTATCGGAACCAGCAAGTAATAAGGCTACATTTAGAGTTCAGAATGTTAATTTCATAGGAAGCGATAATATCGCCTATGGTACGGGCATAGACGCAGATCTTGTAGGAGAATATGCTATTGCCGTAGGACAAGCTGATGAGATTACTTTTATTCCAGAGAGTAGTATAATCATTGGGGGGCTGGTCATGGGCAACCTGATTGTTACAGGATGCCGATTCCACAAGATGGGTGTAGAGTACGGCGGGATAACATTTCCAGATTCTGTTAGCTTTACAATTCAAAACGTAATTGTATGCAATAATATTGCCACAGATATGTCTCCAGTAGTAGCAAGTGTAGGATTTGATATTATTGAAACTATGTATATAGTAACTTTATCAAATGTTATTGAAGCAAATAATGCCAGAACATAAGGATTAATATGCCAGAAGAAAAAGTAAAATCCGCAATAGATGAAATCTATTCTATATCTGAAAGATTAGAATCTATGGAAAAATATTTAGTCATAATAGATAATAATATTAAATTATTAAACAATAAAGTTTCTAAATTATCTAAATCTATAAAATCTGATGAAGCCGCTGTTTCTGCTGTTGCACCAAAATTACCAAAGATAGATGTCCCTAAGATTGTATCAAATGATATCATTCCTGCTCGCAGTAAAGATTTGATAATAGGTGATATTAAATTATTTGGATATATTTTTAGTAAAAATAATTCTCCGATTAAAGGTGTAAATGTAACTATATATAATGAGATTGGAGAAGTTATTAAAGAAAAAATCACAAATGAAGATGGTCATTGGTCTGTTCGGCTACCTTCTGGTAAATATGGTGTTGAATATAATCACACATTTGGAAGTAGAAAATTTAAACCAATAAATAGAGTTATTGAATTAATAAATGGAATAAAAGAATTTGAGGTGACCTGATGTTAGCTGTAAAGATATATCAAAATAAAGAAGAACGAAAGGAATCTTTTAATAAAACGGTAAATAATATTACAAGTTATATATGTAATAAATTAGTCCTAGATGATGTAAAGGTTTTATCTGATGATTATGGTGTTGAAATTGTTTCTGGACATGATCATCCATCAGTTGATGATAATATTGTTGTAGAATTAGTGATTAGAAAAACAATAGTTATTAATAAAGAGGATATTGATAACAGGAGTTCTTTAGATAGATTTATTTCTGGTATAAAACATTTTTGTGATCAAGCAAAGATAATAGAGAAAGATCCTTATCTTCCTTTACATATGAGATAGGATTATAAAAATATATATTAATCATCAATATAAGTGGGAGGAGTTTAATAATGTCTATTGATAATCAAGCTACTCCAGGTACAGCTTTTAATGGTGATCATCGAGTTTATTCTAATTTATTTGAAGATAATTCTATTATACAACAAGTCTGTATTATGCAACCGAAGAATCTATTAATAGATGTTTTGCGGAAACATTTTGCTAATGATTCAATCTTTACATATAGAATGGATGAATATGGTTTTCCAAAAACCAGAGATTTGACTGGTATAGAAGTTGATTCAGAGGAAACTACTCAAATTTTAATTAGTGATATTTTTAGATATGAAGTTAAATTTTATCCCGCTATTGTTATAAAAAATAATGGCGGCAAATATAAACCAATTTCCTTCAATCAAAATGCTACAATTAAATATAGAAAAGATAGAGAGGAAAGTATTACTGGGTTTATTACTGATACTCTTGTCCCATCTCATAGGGTTTATGCTGGAGCATGGGATATGAATTTTGATGTAACAATATATTCAGAAAGTCAATCTGAATTAGAAGAATTGGTTGATATGGTGGCGATGATTTTGCAATATGTTGTTTGGAATGAATTAAGAGCCAATGGTTTGTTTATTAATAATTTATCTATTAGTGGTGAAAATGCTGAACCATATGCTAATGACTATGTATACAATCAGACAATTAGTCTTTCAACATATTCAGAATGGAGGGTTGAAATCCCAATAGATAATACAATAGAAAAATTACTTTTCTATTTCGATTCTGTTCGAACTCCGATTCCTGGAATGACAACAAAAGCAGATGCTTTAGTACTTAAATATGATGATATTTTGGAACTAGCCGAGATATCTTAACTACTAATATAAGAGTGTGAAATGAGTTTGAGGAGCTATTGAACTATGTTTAAATCAATTATTAATCAAAAAATTGAACAATTATTGGTTCAAAAAAGATTTGGTAGTAATAAACATGCGGAGTTTTATAATTCCGATATAAAAGATTTTAGAATTATAAAAGGCTTAGGAGTTTAATATGGCTAACATACCAGGTATAAGTTCATACGTTCAACCAGGAGTTTTTGCGAGAGATAGAGTAATTTCTCAAGGTGTTTCTCTTCCTGGAGGTACCAGAATTGTTTGTGTTGTTGGGGAAGGACTTAAAGAACGCACATTAATAGCTTCTGCTGCTGGAAGCGGTCTTGATGGTGATGATAGTTGTAGCCCGACAGATGATGCTGCTGGACGCTTTTTTAATATTGGAGCAACTTCCTTAGTAAGTGGTAGAACAGAAGTTTATGTTAATGAAAATCTATTGTATGGTACTGAAGATGTTATTGATACAAGTAGTTTTGATGGTACTTTTGATTATAGAATAGATCTTGATACAGGATGTTTGGAGCTTCAAGGTGCAAGCATTGGAGATCAAGATGGTAAAAAATACTCCGCTAGTTCTTTAAACATTGGAACAGGTATAATTATAGATGATACATGTGGTACATTTGATCTTATATCCATTTTAGATACTGGCGCTCCAGCGGAACGTTGGACGGTTAGGTGTGCGGGGGTTATTAGAGATTCCAATGGAGATCCGGTTCCTGGTCGTGCAATATTTTCATTAAGTGGTGCAGTTTCTGGACAACTAAGAGATGCAGCTAATCAGCCTATACTTTTCCACAGTGCATATGTCACTGGATCAGCAGGAGCTGTATCCGGAAATGATGATGTTTGTACTGACGGCTTTGTGGTTGCCACAAGTGATGCATTTGGAGTGGGTAGTCCTGTAGATAAAAGTGGTGATTCAACTATTTTAACTACTGATCAGTTTAGTTTTTCTGGAGATTTGGTTTCACAAGGGCAAGTTGTAGCTGGCGATTACTTATGTGTAGATGGTTATACAGGCATTGAAATTGAATCTTTTGCATATAGCTCTGGTACAGGTAAAACTACCTTAACTTTGGTTACAGATAGTTTGGATACTACTGCGGATAATCAAACTTGGGAAATTAGAGCTACAAATCTATTTATAGATGATTATACCGTTGCACACGGAGCAACCACCGGAACCCCAGTTGTAGCAGGTAATTTTGCAAGTGGAGATGTTGGAAAAGTTCTTATGATTTGCAGTGGAGATAGTACAGGTGTATATAGCATCACCGCAGTTACCTCTTCTAGACGAATTCGAGTTCAAGATCTCGACGATTCTACAGCGGCATTCCCATCTGGCTTAACAGAGGGCTTGGTAGATGGTATAGCCGAATCAGGACTTACATGGCATTTGCTGGAAACCAATGGTATTCTGCTTTTTGGCATTCAAGAGGGCGCGGTTCCTTTTGAGGTTGGAGATAAATTTTTTATTGATGTTAACTCCAGAGTTTTGGTACGCGGCGATGAGCTTAAAGTTCGATATATAGATTCTGTTGATATAGAAGATCCAGAGTTTTTCGTTTCTGCTCCATCTTTATATGCAAAACATGGTACTCCAAGTTTAACTAATACATTATCCTTGGGCGCTCAATTAGCTTTTGAGAATGGCGCCCCAGGTGTTTTAGCTTTACAAGCTAAGCCTTCAATTTCTAGACGAACCTCTGTTACTCTCTTAGAAGAAGTAGATAGTAATGGTAATGGAGGTTTTACGGCTTGTGGTGGGAATGAAGCAGACTGTGAAGTAGATGATTTATTGTTTGTTATTCCTATTCCAACTACGGGCTTGAAATCGGGTAGACCTGACGGTGATACACAGGTAAATATTTTTGTCATAAGAGATTCGGAAGAAACTCAGCTCTTCCCAAATAAAATTGCTTTTTATAATTCACAATATGAAAATTCTACAGGACAAACCAATTTTATTTCCAGTACTGATACTGCATTCTCTTATACTATAATTAATACAAGTTATAAGATTACCGGTCAGGGTTTCAATGGAGAAATAGCATCTGCAACAGGTACTTTTGTTACCTCAGAGGTTGATTTTGATGCCGCAGATGTTGGAAGGATTATTGTTATTCAAAGTGTAGAAAACTCTTCTGGTACTGTATATACCACGGTAGATGATGTTAGTACACAGCTTTTTGGCTCTACAAGTCCTGGTGCAGAATTAATTATTACTGCCATTACAGATGATAGTACAGTTACTGTTGTTGCTAATGATGGTTCTTCTACAGTTATAACTGGTGATGGTTTTGATATCCAGTTCTTCATTAAAGATGAATCTGATACAACCAATGTTAGAGCCGCTCTGCTTTTCCACAAGGATTTGGTAGATAGCGGAACTTTACAAACAGGCGATGGAATTCGAATTTCGTATATAGACCAAAATGATGCAGATTTTTTTGATACAAATTGGTTTGACGCATTTGAAGCTTTAGAGTCTGTGGAATGTCAGATTGTTGTGCCTTTGCCATTACAAAATAGAACTGGTATCTTTAGAGCTGCCGTAACACATGTCGAAAATATGAGCACAATTGCGATTCAAAAAGAGCGATTTGCTTTCTTTGGCGCACAACAGGGTGTGACCGCTGCTGCATTAATTGGAACAGAAGATATAGCAGTAGAAGATATTGGTATTCTAGAAGGTATACAAGGTGACGATCCAGAAGAAGTATTGAATAGTAATATAGAAGATTTGGTAGATTATCAGTTAAGCCATAATTATACAGGAAATCGTTCCATGTACTTCTGGCCAGATCGAATTGTTAGAAACATCAATGGAACTAATGTATATATTGATGGATTTTATCTTGCTGCTTGCGCTGCTGGTTGGTTCTCTGGACATCAAAATGTTGCATTGCCATTAACTAATAAAGTTTTACAAGGATTTTCTATCCTACGAGATAAGCAGTTAAAGAAAACTCTCCTGAACTCTTTAGGAAGCGAGGGTGTTACAGTTCTGCAACCTGTGACTGGTGGTGGCCGAGTATTGGCTGGTAGAACCACGAGTCAAAGTGGATTCGTAGAAGATGAAGAAATCTCTGTTATGTTCATCCGAGATACCGTTAAACAGTCTTTAAGAGCTGGAATGCAACCATTTATCGGAACTGTAGAAGACGTTAATACACATGCTATTTTAACTTCTAGAGTAGTAACTATAATGTCCGGACTTATTTCACAGGGATTAGTTACAGACTTTAGAAATATTAAAGTAGAAAGAGATAAGGTTGATCCTAGACAATGGAATGCTTTCGTTCGATTTTCTCCATCATATCCTATTAACTATGCATTTGTTGATATCGAAGTAGGCGTGACGGCATTTTAATTTAAACTTTAATAGTGATTAATACTTGATAATTATCTGATATGTAAAAGCATTTTAAAGTTAAATACTAAAAATCTATTTGGTATATCTTATTGTTAATTCCTGTTTCTATTTATATTGAGTTTATATATGAATACCTCATGTTATTAGACAACATGATTGGAGGGTTAAATGCCTGCATATCCCAAAACCGGATCTATACTAGATAGTACCACCCGTACATCACTCTCAACTCAAATAATTATTCTTGTAAATAATGAGCCTGTAGGGGCAATACAGAAATTTTCTGAGAGTCAAAGTCGAAACAATAAGAGAATTTCTGAAATTGGTACAGATGGCACTATTGAGTTGGTGCCTAATGCACCAACGGATATTTCTTTATCAGTTACTCGAATTGCATTTGATGGTTTAACTGTTACAGAAGCTTTTTCTAGAGGCTTTAGAAATGTACAGGCTCAACGTATTCCTTTTGATATTATAGTGATAGATCAATTTACAGGAACGGGAGATGATGCGGTTATCACTACTTATCATAATTGTTGGTTTAAAAGTATTAGACGAAGTTATCAATCTGATGATTATATTATTTCAGAAGATTGCGATGTTGATGTAGAATATATATCTACTATCCGCGGAGGCGATGCTATAGCCTTAAGCCAGGGTGCTGGTGGTGGACGTCAATTAGCGGGCACTCAATTTGATAAGGTTGAAGGTTGGGCGGACTCTGGAGTGAGAAGAGGTGCATTAGATTATCCAGGATTAATTTCAGCTTCTTGGTAAGATATAATCTTTGTGAAAAATCCCTGCTTTTTAGCAGGGATTTTTGTACTCGCTTTTGTTAATAAAGTACGTACAATATAATTGCGTTAATATTATAATTAGGAGATGTTATGCCGAAAGATAATTCTGTTAGTATGTCACACAATCAAATTGGTTCAGATAGAAATAGACGGCTTAAGTCTTTGCCAGTCAAAGAAAACATAGAAAAAGCTCAACCTATGCTTGCTGAGGCAAAAGATATTTTTGCAAAATTAGACGGTAAAGTAGCGGAAGCTCAGATTAAAGATTTAGAAGAAAGTGGACCAAGATTGGCAAATTTTCAAGATTTAGTTTTCTTAGAAAAAATGGAAAAGACTATTGAAATTGCTGGATGGATTTTCCAAATGCATACATTAACAGCTAAAGAGCAAAGAGATCTTTTATCTCATATCATGAGCTTACCAGCAGATAAGCGACTAATATTTGCTAAACCATATACAATCTGGATGTCATTAGATACTATTAATGACACACCAATTGAGGTGGCGGCCTCTTCTGCGGGTTATGAAGATGATTTTGATTTTATTTGTAGTTGGCAAGATCCCTTGATTGAGAGACTATTTAGCGAATATGAAAAATTATTTAATTCATCTAAGTCTGTATTTCAAGCTGATACAGTGGAGAATGATCTAAAAAAATAATGAAGGAGCCCGGCCACAGGCTCCGGTGGAAGCTATGCAAGGCTCTTGGAAAGTCAGTGGATGATACAGAATTTGCTCAGATATCTCGTGAGCAATGGTTCTGGTATAGTGCTATGATTATTCAAGATGAACAAGAAGATTATGAACATCAACGTAATCTTCTTGAATATTTAGCTTCGTTCTGGAATTCATCTGCTGTTAAGAAGATTCAGGATGCCAGATCTTCCTCTGAGGTTCATAATTTCGCTTCAGATGAAGAATTTGAACAACAGATTTTGGGTGGAGACTATCGAGACAATAAATTCATTAAAGCTATACAGTCTATAAACGATATGAAAGATACTAATAGCTCAAGTAAAGGTGATGATGATGATGATGATTCAATGAGGAATCTCATTATGAAAGGTAAGATTAAGCTTCCAACTGATCTTGCCACTTTAATTGATGAGGTATAATAATGCCAATTAGTGATGTCACGAAAGCATTTGATGGTGCTGGCGAATCTGTAGCAACATTACACTCTGGAATAGATGGTCTTAATAAAGCTGTTTTAGAGGGTGGAAATGCTATGACTGCTTTAGCTAGTAGTATTGGAAGCCTTGGTACTAGCGGGCAGCAATTGACTGGCTCCTTAGCTTCTTTAACGGATGTTATTCCAGGTCTTAAGTTGGTTGGTGGTGCATTTAATATCATCGGTTCATCAATTTTAGCGGTATCGTCTATTGCTAAAAATTTCATAAAGGTTATTGATGAGGCTGCGGGAGTAATGGATGGACTTACAGGAATCAGCAGAGGATTATCTTTGCAATTATTTGAGGTTGCAGCAGGATTTGGCGGTGGATATGATGCGGCATATGAATATAAAAATATGTTACTTGGTATGGCAACAGACTTGGCAGATTATGAATTTGGATTCATTAATCTATCTGAATCAAAACAAATGTTTGAATCTGCTAGACAAGCAAAATTAAGTTTAGAAGACCTTACGACTACTATCATTACCTCAGATACCACAATGGTAGGTTATGCCGCTGGAATATTACAGGCTAGCTCTATGGGACTAAAATTAGCAGAATATTCTAATCTTCTTGGTGATGCAATTTATGGACAAGGATTAAATACTAAAGAAGCCATGATACAATTATCTACTTTCAGAAATGTAGCAGGCGATACTGGTGTTTCTTTAGATGATGTAACAAGCACTTTGCAGGGTTTGTCGCGTAGTTTTAGAACAATGGGGGTTGAAGCGGATTTTGGTGAGCCAATTTTAAGAGGATTTGCAGCATCATTAGATGATATTGGATTAGGCGCAGAAAATGCTAAGGCTTTGACCGAAAATCTTAGTAAATCTATTGCAAATATCGCTTTTAACCCTGCCTTAGCTTACGTTACTTCTCAATTTGGCAATCTCGGTTATGGTAAAGGAGGCTCAGCATTAAGCGCCTCTTATGAAATTCAGGCGAAGCTTATTGAGGCAGAAAAAACTGGTGACCAAGCCGCAGTAGGAGCGGAGTTAGCTGGGGCCATGAGAGATGTTCTCACCAAGTTAGGTGGGGGAAGTATAGTAACGGTTCAGCAAGCTGCCGCAGATGCATCTTTGGCTCCAACAGCATATAAACAACAGCAGATTTTAGAAGGTATGTATGGTTTAGATTCCCAATCAAGTGCTAGAACATTAGAGATGTTGGCCAATCTTGAAAATGCTACTAAGTCTGGAGACAAAGATTTAGAAGCGCAGTTGGCAAAGGATTTTGCAGACGGAAAAAATGTTCGAAACAGTACTCGTGGTTTTCAAGAGGCTATATCCTCTAAGGTTTCTGCTTTAGGCGCCCAAGCTATTTTACAGACATCTGCTTTACAACAAATTGGTATACATCTTGGACTTAGAGGAATAGATAAAGAGTTCAAAGAAAAAAGTGAAGATATCGCTGGGTTAAATATATTTGAGGAAATGGTTGGAAAAATTCAGTCTTCTGAGGGAAAGGCTGCACCAACCGCTGAAGCACTTGCTGGTGGAGCAAATATGTCTTATAAAGATCTTGCTAGTATGGCCGGCAAAGTTGTAGCGGAGGGAGGAGATCCAGCTAAAATGCAGGCACAGCTTTACACAGCAATTACAGGTAAAGAGCCGCCTGCTACCGAAGATAAGGGTGGAGTTGGAGAAAATTCAATGATTATTTTGAGTAATACTTTATCTGTTTTAAACAATACTTTAAATAGTTTTGGAACCAATATAAGTGTTAAATTAGATAGTTTAACCCAAATGCTTAAGGCACAAAATCCATTTTAAAGGAGTTTTTATGGCTAGACAAGTTATGTGGTTTTTATTGCCACAAGATCTGGAGGCTCTAATCTCTAAAACTGGAGAACATAGAGATCATCTTCCAATTTATATCAATCCTCAAAGTTTTGATATTAAAGAAACTAAGCTAATTAATCATACGTTATCTAAAGGTGGTTATATTGTCCAGTATTGGGGCGAAGAATTGCCAATCATTACTGTAGGAGGAACTACTGGTTCCGGTGGTATTGAGGCTATAAACATATTGCGTGATATTTATCGTCACGAACAGTTAACAATGAACCGAATTTTAATACAGAGAGCTAATGATTTTGCCTCTAACTCTTCTAATACTTTGGAAAATTCAAATAGCGCTAACTCTACATCTGGAGTAACCGCCACTATAGATGCCTTGTTTAGTGGTGCGGCAACAAGTATTATAGAAGGTACAAGATCTGTGGTCGAAGAGATAACTCAGGCTTTTTTAGGCATTTCTGATGATACCTCTAAGAAAACTACTTTACTTCCATCATTAGGTGCATTTGCTGTTTCTATTGATATATTTTTTCAAGGAGTTAAATATAGGGGATTTTTTAAAGATTTTTCAGTACAAGAAAAAGCAGAAAGTCCTGGATTGTTTGACTATAATTTTACATTTATGGTAACAAGAAGAACTGGTCGCAGAAATAACTTTATGCCTTGGCATAGAAACCCATTATATTCAGATGGCACTCCAAGATCTGCTTCAGTTCCAACTAATGGCGCAGCAACTAATGAATTATCTATTCCAACCGAAGCAGATTATGGAAATACTCAGGAACAAATGATTGGTGGCCGATTAAAATCTTCTTTTAACCAAACTAAAGAAGGATTAGCTGATATTAATCAAGTGCCAATAAATAGGCGGAGTAAGTTTTAATGTCTTATAATTATATTGTTAAAAAAAGTATTTCCAATATCTTATCAAATGCTTTATCTGGAAATTATCCATTATTTATTGGTGGAAATACTGAGAGTAATTTATTTGGAGATGGTATTGCTATAAATTTGGGACAAAATAAGTTGGAATCTCATATTCCGAATACAAGAAATATAGTCACTATATCTCCGGAAGCATCTATTTTAATAAAGAAAAAAGCTTTTTCTACTTTCAAGGCCAATAATGATCTTAAGTTTATGGATAAAACAGAAAAAATGCTGTTAAGAGCAACCAAAACATTATTTGCTTATAAGTGTGCTCAAATTAGAACATATGAAGCTTTAACTAAATTTGAGGATTTTTTCAAACAGACACATCAAATTAATCTTGGTTTGTTTATAGATTTATTAAATAATGCAAAATTCTTAGAAGCAAATACCTCTCCAACAGATCTTAGTGCGCAGAATGGCATAGGGAAAATCACTGGCGCAATTAATAATACACTTTTAGCGTTAGGATTTGATGATGTAGCTTATGATGCATACAAGGAAGACATCTTAAAAATAGTTAAACGAAATGCATTTGCCTCAGATATAAAACTTACAACCTGGATTGTAGATCCTGAAAGCCTAGAGAACTATAACACCGGTCCAGGTACAGGTGTAATTGATTTGTGTATGTTTACCAATTTTAATACGATGTGTACGTTAGAAACATCCCCAAGTCCTGCATCTTTTACTTTAGAAGACCCATATCGTATCATGTCTGTTTCGGAAGATGACATTGAAGTTGCTATTGATGAAGCGGTTAATGGTACAATAGGATTATTAAATGCTTTGACTTCTGGAGATCCTAATAGTCCCGCATTAGATGTTTCTAGTATTGTTTCTGCTGGACTTGAAAAATTGGGTTTAGGTTCTTTAGACGGTAGTTTGGATATGGGATATATTCGTAATAGACTTAGAGTTTTCTATCTTGGAAAATCTATTGTTAACGCTGGAGATGAGGTTCATTTTTATATTCGGGGAAATAAAACAGTTGAACATTTTAATTCCGAAGAATCTAGTTTTGATGAAGATTATTTGCAAATTGACGAAAATGTTTTAGAAGCCGAAAGAATACTATATACTAATCAAAGAATTGATTTAGAAACTTATAAAAAACTTAGAAAAAATTCTGATAATGCATTATCTATGACTCATGTTTATGGTGGTTTTATTACAGATGTAGAAGAAAGTTTTTCTAATGGTAAGTGGATTTTAAATGCTCGTTGTATTGATAATATGGGTTGGTTGCAGTGGGCTAGACTTAACGTAGAGCCTGCCATTGATGATCCTCAGGGTGTATTAGAAGATCCCTTGACTCCATATGAAATTAAAACAGATGAGTCTGGTAGAGTTTTATCTGTTAGTGGACCACAATTATTAGATGAAAATAAATATCTATTGCAAAGTGGATTATTGAAATATGATTCTGGTATTTTAAATGGACAGGTAGCATCCGAGACAAACCTTTTACAGGGCCAATACAATGATGGCGGCTCTTTGCATGGCTCTAAGATTATGCAGCATCCAAGTGGATTTGTTTACAGATGGAAAGATGGTGTAATTACTGCTACGGCAAATCTTTCTGTTAATGATCCTCTTGATGAAGATGTTGTTTCAGCTAGACGCCATCGTCAATTTTATGGTTGGCCCGTCACTTCCTCTGATAGTAGTGCGCTGGGTGTTTTTAATAACTTAGATATCGCTAATATTTTAAGTATTTTAGTGGTGGGTCAACCATATAATGTGGAATCTTTTATTGAGCAAGCATATTTGGCAAATGGTTTGACCCAAACTTCTGCTAGCTCTCTTGACCCTACAAATGCCGTGACATCTATTCTTGAAGTTGCAAGAAAACAGAATAGATTGTTAGGAAACTTTAGACCATATCGAATGATTACATTAAGTAGTCAATCATTGGAAGAAGGAACAAGCTCCTTTATAATGCGTGATAAAGCAAATAAAAGCATTGAAGCCTTAAGAGAACGAAAGATAAAATTGGCCAAAATCTTGAGAGATGTGACTACCAGAGAGGTGGTTACGGGCGGAAGCACCGGGTTACTAGCCAGAACAATTCAGTCAGAAATTGATACTATCAATACTAGCATTAATAATTTAGTCAAACCATTCAAAGATATTTCACTAGATTCTGCTGATGCATTAATTGATAATTTTAATCTTTTTGGAAATAATAGAACATTATCTTTATCTGGAAATTTTGATGCTGATCATCAAGTTACTAGAGCCCTTACGATGGTTGGAGCGCGAAGACGTATTGAAGATGCTCGACTTAATAGAGATATGAACTTATTTATTGTTTCAGATCAATATGATGAAAATACAGATATTAGACCTTTTCTTCTAAAGTTCAGAGACTCTGGATATAAAGTTTTTAAAGGTGTTTATACTAGCGTTTATGAAAAAGCTGAAGCCGCGGCAGGTTTTATGAATATGGAATTTTTCTGTAATACAGAGGGAAATCTGGAGTTTAGACCTCCACAATGGAATAAAACACCTCGTTCTGTTTTAGAAAAATTAATGCAGATAGAAAAGGAAGGAGTAGTTCCAGGATTTTTAAGAGATTTGTTTGATAGAAGAACAACCTCTCTTAGGCGTGAAATTCACGGTTTAAATATAAAAATTGCATTAATATCTTTATTGATGGGTAAGTATCCAGATAAAACTTTAATTCCAAATATGATTGTCTCTGGACCCAATGCTTTAGCCTTTTTTGGTATATCTGTTGATACAATAGATGGGCAAGCAGAGTTGGGAGTATCTCAGCCTTTTAAGGCCAGTGCCTCTATTGGAGATATTCAAAATCTAGACGATCAACTACTTGGTAATGGTTTATCTGTTAGTTTCTCTATGGGAGAAGAGGGAGACCTGCTTACTGGAAATACATCTACTATATTAGGAACTTTTGACCCGGTATTTCAAGAAACAGGTTCTTCTGTTTTTGATAATGTAGTTAGCACAATCGGAAACCCAGGTGGAGCAGATGCCAAAGCTATTGCAAATGCAGAAAATCTCAATGTTGTGCGTAATAGCTTCCGAAAAATCTCAGGAGGAGGAGATCCGATGGCGGGACTAATCCCCAATGCTTCTTTTACAGATAGTGATTTTGTCTTTACCAAAGGAGAAGAGACTAAAGCTATAAGCAAATTAAATACATATCTTGGGCAACTTAAATCTGCTATTTCCGAGAGAGATAAGTTGGTAGAACTCTTAGTTCGTAATGAAGAAAAACAGAAGGAATTAGAAGAAATAGAATCCTTATTGGCTGGTGACAATAAGGATGATGGTGATAACTTTTTAACTATTGGCGGAGTAGATTTAGAAGAGACTTTTACTAAAGCTCAAAATGTTGTAAATACGGCGAAAGATATTCTAACCGGAGATTCTACAAAGGGAAGTCTATTTGATCATTTAATTGAAGATGATACGAAAAACTTAAAGGGGCCCGGTTCAGGTCGAAGGTTTATAGTAGAAGATTATGATATTATTAGTTGCAGTTTTACCGAAACTCCTCCAGAATTCACAAGAATAGACGTTGTTGGGAATGCCCCGTTTCAAGAGGAACTTCAAGCCAAATTTGAAGAAAGATATTTTTGGGCAGGTGGAACTGATTTTGACCTTTGGAGACAGTACGGATATAAACATATTAAAAGAGATTTACCATTTGCAAGTAATGCTGAATTACAATGCAGACCTTATGCATATTTAGAGCTTCAATTACAACGAACAAAAGTTAACCAAGGAAACTTAACAATTACTGGTAATGAATATTATGAACCTGGAGATGTAATTTATGTTAAAAGTAAGGGATTATTGTATTATGTAACTTCTGTTGGACATGGTTTAGATTATGGTAGTCAAAAATTTACAACACAATTAACTCTTAATAATGGACATCCTCCGGGGGTTTATTTACCAAGTCCATTAGATATTATCGGTCAACAATTAACCAAAGATCCTTTTTCAAATCAAGCAATTGTATATAGAAATTCTAATGGAGATGATAGTTATCGTGAATTACGTCCTGATTGCGCTATATTATTTCCAAATAATACAGAAATTACTTCAGAAAATATAAATGTTCTATTGGACCACAAAGATAACATGGTTCGATTTGCTAATATGATGATTGAATTAAATACTCTTGTTTATGGAAATAAAAAAGTTTTATTAAGAGGTTTTATTCAATTTTCTGACGACATTCATCGTCAAGAGGTTGAAGCAAATATGCAGACTATTAAAGAATTATTAATCAACCCACAGATGATTACGCAATACGATAGCTCGGCCATGGGAGATGATCTTTTGGATTCTATTTCACAGGCCGCCAGCGGTCTTATAGGAATTGATGCAGGGTCTACTAAGGGACTGACTCCCCTCATTTTACCAAATGGATTACAAGTCTCTCCAGTGCCTATGGAATCTATTATAGGCCAGATAGTTATTATGAATGGAGATGGTCAATCAGAAATAACCTGTATGAATAAAGAATTATTATCTTCCGCAGAAGCTGGAATTTTTCCTTTAGGAGGACCAAAACAAAAAACTTGGTTAGATTTTAGAGATGATTTAACTAAATTATATAAAATTATTGAAATTGGTATTATTGATATCAATAGAAGCTTAGATGATATTCGCGATGAATCATTTGTAAAATTAGATGCCAGCGGAGATCTGGGTATTTTTTAAGGTGAAATATGAAACTATATACAGAATTTCCAGAGTTTATTTATGAAGCACTAATTACTTCGGTAGATTTTAAAAAAGGAATATGTTCTCTTAGTCCTTTATCTCCCGGATTAGACAACCAAATTGAAAATGTTCCATTACCACATCATTTAGGAATTGGAAATTCAGGTATATTTCATGGACTTGAAGTTGGCTCTAGAGTTATCGCTGCAAATACTAAGGGCAGTGGAAGAGAATTTTCTGTTATATTAAGCACTTTGCCAAAAGAAGCTTTATATAAAAATGCCTTTAGATCTGGAAGGAAACCTGATAATACTCCGGCTGGCACGCTTCCATATCCAGAGCTGGAAGAAGGAAGAATGGTGTTTCGTGGAGGAGAGGGAAATGCTTTATGGTTAATGGAGGATGGAGATATAGACTTATCTACTGCTGCTGGTAGTGGATTATTTTATAAAAAAGATAGACTTAAATTTGCACAATATTCAGTAGCTGAGATGCAAATTTATTATTCAAATGCTGGAAAGCATATTTCAGGAGGAATCAAAAGAACTTCACCAACTCAAATGAGTTTAAGGCCACCGCTAGATGTTGGAGAAACACCCATTGAGTCTGATTTAGAATTTCATACTCGTTCTGTAGAAATTGGATTCTTCAGTGGTACCAAAGTATACAACAGAAAGACAGGTTTAAAAACTCGAAATCCGCTACTTGCTGAAAAAAGATCTATAGTAAATGAATTTTCTGTTGATTCTAAGTTTGCAGGATTTGATAATGAATTATTACGTGGTTCAAGTCTTTCAGGAGTATATGCTAAAGTTAATTTAAATGGTAGATATAAAGACCCGGGAAACACATTAGATTTGGGACCTGGGCAACTACTTGAAACCATTAGTGGAAATGTTGTATCTATTACTGGAAAAATTTTAGATATTAACTATAATCCACTTTCTTATGGAAGACCTCAGAACCGGGCTCCTCTAGCTTTAAGCGCAGAGACTATTGAAATTTCTAAAAAGATAAGTCGAAGAGGAATAGGTCATCACTTTCAGCTATCTACAGCTAGTGTTAGTACAGAGAAAAATAATTCTACAAATAACTTTGTATTTGATATAGATAAAGAGGGTTCTTTAAAAATAAATATTCCACGGTCTTCAGATACTGGCAATATATTTTATTCATCTATGGCTGATTTTTCAACTGGTACTCCAACGGTTTCATATACAAATGAAAGTAGTAAAGAATTTGTTCCGGTTGTCTTAAGAAATGAATTTGGTGATGTTTTGCTGCCAAAGGCAGATTGGGAAAAGTGGCCATATCGAGAAACTGGCATTAGGTTTTCTAACACAGATACAGATCCATATTTCCCATCCGGAACCGAAAGCGCAAGTGTAAGAAATCCAATTAGAATTAATCAAACAAAATATCATAATATGTATGCTACTGCCGAAAGATTACTGGCTTCTATGATTGATAAAATTAACATACCAGAATCCTTTGTTGATGAAAATGGTTTAGCAACAGGCTTGGCGGCATTAAAATCTTATGAAGTATTATATCCTGAAGAGTATTATACAGAAGATGAAAGTAATATAGATCCAGATTTATTTCCAAGATACATGTCTGTGGCAATAATTCAGCCACAATCTCCAGCTATATATACCGGAGGAGATACCGTTGTTGGTGGAATGTTATTTAACAAAGATGTCAGTATGTGTTCTAATTCTTTTAAATTACAAAAAGATGGAAATGGATTTTCTGTTTCTACAGTAGATAGTCAAGGAAATCCTCTTCGTGCGGCAGGGGGCGTTAGTGCTCATCTTAATATAGAGGGAGCTATTTATACTTCTATAGGTGCTGATAATATAGACAAAAAGAGTGTAATGGTAGATACTCAAGGAAGTATTGTTTCATGGTTTGGAAAAGATAAACACGGTAGAAGTATTATAACCCAAACTGATGGAGATGTGCTAATTAACGTAGGTGGGTCATATGAGGGAGCTGGCAGTAGCCGTCCCGTGATGAACACTGGTCGACTTGAACTTAGGGTGAATGTAACTGATAAGAAATTCTTAACTACAGATTTTAATACAGAAGAGGGAGATATTACCGAAGATAATGCCAATCCCGGCGCATCATCAGATATTATAATTTCTCTAAGTGAAAATGGTATAGTAATTGCTGGTATGAAGCCTGGAATACCAATGGTTATTAGAAATCATGATAAGATTTTAATCGAAAGTGCCAGTGAAGAGATTATTTTAAAAGGCACAGATGTACGTTTTATAGATGCATCTGGTAGAACCAAAACTATAAAATCAGAAGGTAGATAAGTATGTCCAAAATTTTAGCCTCAGCTCTTCCAATTAAACAATTAGAAGAGTGTGGAGAAATAATAAAAATAAACTGTGATGAAGAAGATTCTCCAAATACTGCACCAAGCGGTTATGAAGTAGTTTTCCCAATAGGTGCTGGCCAAAAATTACCATTATCTGGTGGAGCCATAGTAACATTAGATTTCGGTTCTATTAAAACAGATATAAATTCAGAAGCACAAACACTGTTAATTAAAGAAGTAGGAATATTATCTGCTTCATCTTTCTCAGCCAATATAGATGGATTGGTTCAAGCCAGGATAATCGTTAATACAATCATTTATGAAGTTGGAAAACATGCTGCATTAGATAATTCTCCACAAATTTTTATTTCTACTTTATCTGGAGATGACAGCAATTTAAATCCAGATAGCTCTAGTGCGGATGTAACAAAGATTTGTGAGTTAAGATATATTCCTGTTGAAATTTTAATAGCAATTGGAAATGCATTTTCCTCTTTGGAAGATGCTGGGAATTTTGGAACTTTAGAATCTCCATTATATGGAGCCTCTGGATTGACTTTTAAAGATTTCACAGGAATTTCCGCTTCTCTTCCGAATTTAACAATTGCAGCAATGATTGACCTACTGCCATTTTATAATATTGAAGAACAAGAGATTGTCAAAAGAAGAGGCAAATCTCCCACTGGTGGCTATTATACTGTTGTTGGAGATATTGCATATCTTAAGATTCCAGACCTTTCAGGCCGAGATTCTGCGGGATTTGATCCAGATTTGTATAATGAAGATGAGCAACGAAATTTATATTTTGAAATTTTAAGCGATTCTGTATTAAGTAGAATAACAATTACAGATATAGCACCTCCACCATATGCAATTGTATCAAATTATGAAGATGAATTTCCTACTTCTGGAACTTTTATTATAGAAGTAGAATCCGAATCAGAAATTGAACAAGCATACTTATCTTTAATAGTTAACGATATAACTGTTCCCAAAGTAAAGGGTATGCATGTTTATGGAAATGGCATTGAGTTGGTCACAATTCCAATGCTTACAAAACCTATTTCTTCTTCTTTGGGAGCCTCAAATCCAACCTGGAGTTATGAAAACTATATTGGTGATGCACCATCTGTTTCTTTATCAAAGTATTTTAATATCGAATTAACAACTTTACAGTCAGTAGCTTTAGCTGGTGAGTATGGAAAGTTATCTACTGATAATGATAATATAAGCTTATCATCAGTTCTGGGAGAGCAAAATCGTCCTGAGATTTTATTAGGAGATCGGTCTCAAATACATTCGATTAAACAAAATGATAAAAAGTATTACAATCCTAAAATGACCATGGCCAGAGACCTGTTGGCCCAAACTAGACCTAGGTTGTACGAATCCGAAAACATTCCGGTCTCTTGGGTTGCTGGAAGCGTTTCCGGTGGTAATGGAACACAGTCTATAAGTTTTAAAGCTGCTGATTTAAACTCTATTATTCAAAGAGGAGAAACTACTGAATTTGCATTATATATTACTAGTGGAAATCAAATCACTAGAGTGCCTGGACCAAACATATCTCTTCGACAAGAAGTACCCTCTATTACAAGTATAAATCCAAATGGATTTGCCGGTAGTGATCCAATTGAGGAAAGTCGGGTTATTTCTATTTCTGGTGAAAGCTTAAGTAATGTATATCAAGTTGTATTCAGCTCAGAAGACAGTGGCATTATTCTTAGTTTTAATATCTCATCATATAGTGATGGAGTTCTTACTTCAGTAGATTCAGAAGTTGGCGTTCTTCTTGGAACAACTGCCTTTTCTATTATAAACATTCCAGATACTATTCTAAATGTATATGTAGAAACTTCTGGTGGAATGATTAGTAATTCTCTGCCAATTTATATTAGAAGCACAGATAGTACTATTGTAGTACCACCAGAGCCTCGTGATCAAAGAATAGACTTTGTTTCAGAAGAATTTACTTCCGCATCTTTTTCTAATAATCCTTCTGGCATTCCATTATTAAGTGATGGACAAAGTGCTGAAATTAAAATCCGTTCTAAGTCTAAAGTATTTTCTGGAAAATATCCAGTATATGCGTATTTAGCTTTACCAAATAGTACAGAATGTCAAGAAATCATGAATGAGTTTGATTTAAATATTAGAACTTTTTCTTCTGAATCTATATTGGTAGCAGCGGGCATAGAATTTCAATTATCAAAAAATAAATTAGATAATTTTTATAGTAATAGTAAAAAAACAGCTACTATTAAATTTCCAGGATCAGATTATTATGGTTATAACTTTTCACGTTTAGCTGGCCAAAAAACTGCATATTTATTGTTTACAAATGATAGTTTAACAAATTTAACTGGTGATGGCGATTCGTTTGCTTTAACATCAAATAGTTATAGTTTATTAACTTTGGGTCAAGACAGTACTAGTGATCCAAATGATCCACCAGCATTTGTAAATCCCGGATATATTACTGGTGTAGTGGCAGAAGTTGGAAATGATCTTATCTATTCTCTCACAAATACTCTACAAGAAGATTTAGATATTAAAACCATTTTTGATGGCAGTTCTATTAGGGTTGGTGATATTAGCGTATATCAGGCGATTCCTAAGTTGGCACTTATTTTTTCTGGAACTGATATGCCTAGAATGCGCAAAAGACATGATTTCTATCTTGGTGGTGAAAAATTAAGTAAAATAAAATTAGCTCAACCATTATCAATTAGAGATAATGGAAAAGAAGTTTTGGCTGTATTTAAAAATATAAATAGTAAAAATGAAGGGGCTTTAAGCCTTGGTGTTGAAGTAAATGATAAACGATTTAATGTAAAATATAATTCTAGCTCTGTTTATGCCTCTTCTACCAGTTGTGTTAAAACTGGAGCGTTTGGTTTTAATGTAAAAGATAGAAGTATAGCTACTTCCAAATCCATTGTTAATGATGGATCTCCACAAGCAGATATTTCGTTATTAGATAGTTATATTGTAAATAGTTCAACTATTATTGCACCATTAGATTCTTTAATGCAACCATTAGGTGATGGTATCATTACTCAAGATCCAAGTAGCATAACATATTTTTTACCATATAATCCTATATCTATAGCATCTCAACAGGGTGACATTACTTTAAAAATCTATACTCCTGGAGATTTAACTGAATCAGATACAAAAATTATAGCTGGCGCAACAAAGGATGATATTTCTATTTTAAATAGACAATATTTAGAAATTCCCAACGGATCTATATATCGCTCTGGACAATATTTAGCTGACTCTCTTGCTACAAGTGAAATAACCAAAGCATTATTGTTTAATAGAGTCCGTATTGATGAATCAGCGTCTATAAAGTTTAATGTACCAGAAATTATAGGAATGGGTTTAACACAGGAGGATTTATCTAAAGAGGTCCCAGTTTTTGTACCTGTGCGTTCTGGTGTGAATATTTATGTTAGAGTTAAAAATGTGAAGAAGAATTTTTCTATAAAAGTAGGCGATGTAGTTTTAAAAACAGTTAGTCCAATTAGAGTTTCAAACCAAATTGCTACTTTTGACGCACAATTTATTGTACCTCCAGCTTTAGCAGGAACCATATCAATAGATGATTGTATAATCATTTGTGCATCTGGAACAAATTCCGATAGAATGAAAGCAAAGAAAATGTTTGGCTCTGGTTTTGTAGAATCCATAGAAGATAGAATGAATGCCTTGTTGCTTGGTTTAGCTGGAAAAGTACCTGATATAGATGATCTTAAGGAGCTTCTTAAGAATTCGCCTCTTAGGTTTTTACAAATAAATCTAGATGTATCTTTGGTTCCTACAGAATTGATAAATAATTTTTGTAACTTATCATTCCAGTTGCTGGCTGATTTAAAGTTAGCATTAAATGGATTTCAGGTCTTAATGATTCCTATTCAAGTTATTTTTTGTATTATTGATGTGTTATGTTCTTTGCTGAATCCAGTTAAGACAGCTAAAGCTATGATTCGATTATTTGAATGCTTATACGATCTAGTATTATTACTTCCACAAATTTCTATTCCCGTAATGTTTCTGCAACTTATTCTGCATCTTCTTGAACTTTTAAAGTGCGTGATTGATAAAATTTTAGGTGTTATTGTCGCTATCAATGAGATTGTAGCAGCAATACAAAAAGCTATTATTGCTAAAAGTTGGGCTTCATTAAGAGCTTTAGAAGAAGTTTTATCTGAATATTTATTTACATTAAATGTTGATTTAGATATCTTAGCACCAGTCATCGCTATTTTATCTATTTTTCTACAATTATTACAATTAGTATTCAGATTTCCTTGTGAAGTAACACCAAATGATGGCTCTGGTGATTGTCTCATTGATGGAACTATGCTTGCCGGATTGGTACAGGGTGTTGTGGCACCAGATGAGGCTATTTTATCTGCAAATCTAATTCCAGTTGCACAAGTTTATACCGAAGATTCTATAGAAACAGCGGTTTCTAATGGGGGTTCAACGCCTATATATCCTGTCGCAGGAGATGTTATTGCAGTTAATTCTGGTCCAGAGGAAACATATTATGATGATATGAAAGTTGATGAAGAAACATTGAGATCAACTAACAATAGAGATTTTAATATAAGCATGGGAGTATCAACAACTAAATCTAAAAAGGGTTTTAAAAATCCTGCTGGTGTAGAATTTGAATTCAAAAGTAGATACGCAAATACTTTCTTTGTTAAGAATAAAATCTTTGGACCAGATCAATCGGGCGACTCTCCGCTATTATTAATCGAAGAAGATGGTTCTAATGAACTAAAAATTGCATCTGGATATGGAAACTTTGTTAGTCCAATTGATATAGAGACTTTTATTACAATTAAAGATGATAAAGGAACCGTCAAATCTCTTGAGCAAAAAATATTAGTACCCATTTATGAAGTTGATGAAGAAACAGCAGAAGTAACTCAAGCAGGAACCGAAACTGTTACCAGAACATTCGATAGAATTCCGAAGATGGCCATTTTAGATGATGAATTTAATCTTTATTTTATAGAAGAAAATGGTATTATTTTTGAAAATAATAATGAAATATCCTCGATTAAAGCTAGGATGGTTAATGGTGTTTCGGCACCAAAACATAAGTTTTCAAAAGAAGAACAAGATGTCGATATTAATCTTGATGGTACTATAGATGAAGATGACGCCTCTGCTAATGTATATGATTTTCCACAAATTTATTTTGTTGATATGCGTTCTATACTAAGTGATATAAACGCTTTCTGTGATAATGCATCTATGAATAGCTTTATTTTGGATGAAGATAATACTGCGGAAATTACTCAAATTATAGAAGAAAGTAAAACATGCTTAGATGAATTTATGGCAATTGTTAAGGGTTTTGGTACATCTATTCGTAATAGTATGAATGAGGGTAAGGTTCCGGACTTAATTGATGTTCCGGCTTTTCAAACAGCAGTAGCATCTTTAATTGCTTGCCTAGGAAAAAATACAGATGATATTTGCATTTATGTTGTTAATTCTTTAAATACATCTTTCAAGGTATTCGAAGATCAAGATTTGACTCCATCTGAAAAGTATATAGTTCCTGTATTAAGTTCTGAAATTTTAGACTCTATTGGTTATGCGGAAAATCCTCCTGCAATCACTGGAGCCACAGAGTATGCTGATGGAGATGGGGATAATGCCATTATTAATTCTGGAGGTAAAGCAACTATTATTGTGGTACCGCGAGATGCAATGGATGTTGAAATTGGCGGAGACTTATCCGATAAAATTTCCTTGGAGATTGTTTCAGATCAAACTGGTACTGCGGAAATTATTGTAGAAAATAATATTATCTTTACCAAAAGTGGAAGTAATTATATAGCATATGTCACTGCAACTGGTGAAGGAGAGGTTAAGCTTAGGGCAAAGGTATGTAATCGAACCATACAAGCTTTAACATATTTTGCAGAGTCTGATTTACCAAATGCTAGTGATTCTAATGTAGATTGTATAAAAGATGTTAGCCAAACTAGTGTTGCAGTTAATGTATCTGGTTTAATAAAAGTTGATAGAATCATATCTGTATTCTTTATAAACAGAAATAACATCAGGTTATCTGAATCTGAAAATGCTGGAACTTTTGCACAATCTACTCCTCAGACCTTTGGAACTAAACTGGAGAACTAATGGCAGATATTATTACAGCAGGTGATAGTAGATTAAATGGTGCTATTAAAAAGGCAACAAGTACTCTTAATAATGCATTTGGAAATGGGGAGGATTTATCTGGACAAGAGTCCTATAGATTTTTACGAGCAGAGGAGTTGGCGTTTGCTTATGCAAAAGACGCATTAGATGGTCCAACTTTATCTAAAGATTTTCTGGAAATTGCACAATCAATAAAAAAAATGCGTTCTAGTTATCTTCCGATTGATTTCTTTAAAACTCCAGATGGAACTTTTGACGCTTCATTAGCAGATGAAATTGGAGAACAAGAATCATATGAAAATACCTTTATGCGAATGTTGGGTATGCCATCTACAGCCAATAGTCGCTTAGCTTCTGCTGAAGATTTAATATATATTAGTAATGATGGAAAGGTTCATATTAATGCCTCTGCTTATGAAATAGAAAAAGAAGTTTTAGATCAGAGAAATAAAGAAAGGCAAAATAGAGGGGTAATTATTAATAATTCTATTTATAACATTAATAATTTAACCCCAGAATTTTTAAATACCATTAAACAAGCAGAAGAATCTTTTGATACTGGTGCCGTAGTGGCTGGAGATTTAACTACATCTGCTGAAGATGAAAATACAATCGCTTCTGAAGCAAGAATTACCAATATAGATAATGACTTATTTAAATTCTCTTATTTATTACTTCCAGCAATTCAAGATGAACGTGTTTCTAGCTGTATTAATGAATCAGATAAAATAATTGCAAGCCCATTTTCTCCAGTTGGTGGACGAGTAGTAAATGGAAATAAGGTTCGACCTACCTTATTGGAGAGTGTGATTAGAATTCGCTTAGATAGATTATCTGGAACAGATACTTTTTATAATTCTCCAAATGATGATTCTTCTGGGGAGTTATCTATTACTTTATCAACTGGTACAGAAGAAATTCCAGTTAATACAAATTCCTATGGAATTTTGGAGTCATTAATAATTTTAAGATTAAGAGCTGCAATCAGTGGTTTAGCTCAAAGATTGAGTGAAGATATCGATGATGCTATAGAAATATTTGAAAGTATAAGAATAGTACCAGATGATGAATCCTACACTGATAAATCATCTGGTAGTAAAATAGAACAAGATGATCGAGCTAATAATGGAAGAGATGCAAAGCCAAACGGTGATAATTCTGATGTGGAAGCAGATACATATAAGCAAATTTTAGAGGATCAGCTTTTGTTGGAAGATGCTATCATGTCTTTATTAGGTGATAATAGTGGAGTTCTTGATTTGCAAATTCAAACCCAACGTAATTCTTCAATGCATGAAGCTCATTTAATGAGTGGATTGATTGGGATTATCAATCTACCTAGACGCAGGATTCAAAAAGAAATTAATGATCGAAAAGAAAAAAGAAATCAAAAAGCTGATGGAGCTGGAGGATTTAAAACTACCAATATTAATACAATTATGGGTGTAGCAAATGGTGTTGGAATTGTAGATGTAGCTGTTTTCTCTTTAGCATTATTTTCTATGTCTGAAGAAGGTTTAGTTGGATTACTATCTACACAAGATTATGAGAATTTATTATCTAATGATTATTCTTCATTACCAATTTCATCCATTTTAAAAAGCGATATGGTGGATTCTGTTAATGAATATTCAAGTCTAGTAATAGCGGGATATAAATTATTTCAAAAAGAATTAAAATCTCATGATCAAGAATCTTTAACTGGGATTGCTTTATCATATGCCAATAATATTGTATAATGTTGTGATCATTAAATGTCCTATTTTCAACTGAAATAATCTTTCTATTATTTTCATAAGATATTTACGAGAAACGATATACTATGGAGATAAGCATTTATGTCATTTGATCTTAAAATAGTTAGAGGTGATATTTCTATTAAGAGTGATGGTAGTATAGATTTGGTTACTGGAAATAGTAAATTAAAACAAGATATTATTAAAATTATGCTTACATCTTTAGGAGAGAATAAATATCATCCAACCTATGGAAGTGAAACCGGCTCATTAAAAATTGGATCGGTTTTAGATACTGAAATGATGGAATTAGATTTGTCTTCTTCCGCTGAAGAGGCTGTAAGAAAGATAATGTCTTTGCAACGAGTTCAAGCTAAAAAGCAATTTTTATCCCCATCAGAAGTAATATTAGAATTAGTTGGAGCTTCTGTAGAAAGAGATGCAGTAGATCCAAGAATGTATAATATCTTTATTTCTGTTTTAACAGAAAAACTAGATAACATTACTGAAAATGTAACAGTTAGAATATCCTAGGAGAAGCCGTGGCTTTATTTAGATCATATAGTGAAATTGTAACTTCGATGACCAATAGGCTTCGACTTACTCAACCCAATTTAGATACTAAACCAGGCACTGTGGCTTGTGATTTATTTATTGATATTCAAGCGGAACAGATTGAAAGTTTGCATAAATCATTAATGTTAGTAACGGAAAAACAATCTCCAGATAAAGCCGTTGGAAGAGATTTAGATAGGTGGGCTCTTAATTTTGGAATCATAAGAAAATCAGGAACACCGGCATCTGGGTTGGTCGTTTTTACGGTAGATGATTTAACTGTAGATATACCAATTCCTGCCGGTACAATAGTAAGTTCTAGAAATGGTATGAGTTTTAAAACCATCGGAAGCTATTTAATGTCTTCAACAGAGAAAAATAAACATGCCGCAACGGCAAATAGGTTAAAAAAAAGCCTTAATTTAGCAGGTATAAATGATAGTTATGCGGTTGAAGTTTCTGTTGAAGCATCCAGAGCTGGAAGCTCTGGAAATATTTCAACTTTTCAAATCATTAGCTCTAATCTTAACAGCTCAGCCAAAGTAACCAATATTGGTTCGTTTAATAGAGGATCTAATACTGAAAGTGATAATGCTTTTAAAAGTCGCATCTTTGCTGTCTTTAGTGGAGCTAATACAGGTACTGCTGCTGGATATCGAAATGCTGCATTAGGTATTAGTGGCGTATTAGATGTTTTAATTGTAGAACCTGGTAATACGTTAATGGAGCGAGATGGTACCGAAACCATTGAAATCAATGATGGAAGCTATAGAATTTTAAATTCTGGCACAGGTGGAAAAGTAGATTTATATGTTCTTGGTTCTAAATTAGAAGAAGTAGTAGAGTCTTTTGTTTTTACTGACTTTTCTGGTACTGGTGATGTTACTGATGAAAGAAACGATATCATTCCTGGGTTACAAGGTTTAGATGAAACACTTACATCTGAAGAACGAAGAGTGCTTGCTTTTAAGACTGGAGCGGTGCCATTACAGCCGATTGACTCCATCATATCTGTTATTGGTAGTTCATCCGGTATTCTTGCTGAAGCATCTTTAGATACAAATAAAAATGTAACAGGTAATTATAAATTAGAAAAAGATACGAATATTGAAACTGGTGGCAGTCCATTTGGGTTTGATAAAGTTGTATTTGTTTCAAATACTAAAGATGTTATTGGTGAAACAATTATTAAAACTGATACTAATAGTATCGATGCACTCAGATTTACTGAAATAAATGACTTGGATAATATTTATGAAGATATTCAGGTTTCTAGTGAAAACTCTACAATTTCCTCTGCAAATAGAGGTATTGTTTATTTATCTCATAAACCAATTACAAATGTAACCAGTGTGGTTAACACTACTACTGGTGAAGTGTATACTATTAAATCATCAAATATTGATCAAACTACCGGATTAAATACTACGGGAGAGATTGAAATTACTGGCAAAACTCTTCCAACTAGTGCTGACGTTTTAAGCATAGATTATATCTGGAGACTATTTTTTGATCGATATATTGATTATAATGGTGAAATCAGTCCATCTATTTTTATAGACGAAGATGTGGCAGACTCTATTGACTGGGGTGTTGCAAATGGAATTACTAGAGAAGAAGCTACAGTAAGTAAAACTGATGATGGATTAGAATATCAAGTTACAACAGATTATAATATTTCCAGAGTATTATCTGTTTTTACCGCAATACCAACTACTGCTATAGCTAGTATGATTCAAATATCAGATAGTTTAAGCGTATTGGGTTTGATTTTAGCTTCTAGTGAAGATAGCGTAGTTAATGTTGTTTCTATTACAGATAGCGCGGGATTAGAAGTTTATAAAACTAAAAATAACGATGGAAGTTTTAGTGGACGAGAAATATACTTCTCATCTGATAGTCCAGCATTAAGTGGTTCTACATACAATGTGTTGTATAATAAAGTTGAACTTTATAGTATTGAAAATTCAGATGGTTCCTTTGCTGATAAAATTATTATTATGCCTTCGGCAGATATCTTAGAAGGTGCAGAAGTTTTAACAACAGTGAATGACTTATATTTAACAGATGATGTTATTTATGTTGATTATGTGGCAGATATATCTACGCTTTTACCATCTAAATCCTTATCAGATTTGCCCGCTTCAGGTTTGGCCGGTTCTAATGCTATTGTAGATGGCACTTTTTCTATAATTGAAGATAGCTCTCAACCTATATTTTATACTTTTGATTCTACCAATAATCCTAGCACTATTTCTAGATTTGGCCCAAGTCGATTGGCAGTAGATATTTCTGGTTCCACTACTAGTGGGAAAATTAAACTCGCCGGTACCACTCTATCTAGAACTGAGTTTACAGTATATGCAGGAGTATCAGTTAGTGGATTAACTATTAATTTAAATTCTGAGTTAAAAACATTTTTTAAAGTTACTTCTTTACCTTCTAGTCTTGGAATCGCTAGATTAGATAAAATAGAAGTAGTAGATACTGGTGAAGTATATGATCTATCTGGTTATTTTATTAAAACATCTTCATATGATTTTCATTCTGCATCCAAAAATACTTCTTTGACTAATTATCAAGTTACGCTTCCTTCTACTCAAAATAATTCAAGCATCTCATTATCAAGTGGACAGCAATTAAAGATTTCATTATTACTATTTAATACCGCAGATTTTGAAGAGTTATTTTTTAGTGAGGACGGCACAATATATACAAATAAAGTATTTGGCAGAGTAGATAAAATCTCTGTATCATCTGGATTTAGAAGTTCAGTTGGTACTTTGGTAGGTTCTATTTCTATAGCAATGAAAAATCAACCAGAAAATAGCAATACATATTTAGTAGATTATGATTTTAAATCACCTAAAGAAGGTGAAAGAATAACGATTAGATATAATTTAAACAAATTAATAACTAGCGTAACTTCAGGTTTAGAAGAAGTTCGCTCTATAACTGCTGATGTATTGGTTAAAGAAGCTTTTGAATTGTTAGTCGATGTAAGTGGAGAGATTTTGGTAAATAAAGATGCAGAAAAAAGTTCCTCTACTATCAAAGAAAATGTGGAGAATGCAGTAGTAAACTTATTAAACGCCTCTGTACTTGGTGGCACAGTTGATTATTCAGATATTATTTCAATTGCTACATCTATAAATGGAGTAGATTCTATCAATGTTTCTTTATTTAATGAAAAGGACTCTACTGGTCGTCGTTCTTACATTAAAGCTTTAGATAATCAAACTATCACAGCAAATAATGTATCTTTTAAAGTAGTATCAAGACAAGATTTTAGGATTACATAATGGCTTTAAGACCTACTGCATTTTCAATTCCATCAACCACTCAACTTAAAATTACTTTTAGTGATAACTTATCTGAACAGTTATCAAAAGAGAATTTTGAAGTTGAATCATTAAATGCAGCAATTAGTAATTTAATTATTATAAGTATTGAAATTACTAAGAATATAGTTCTTTTGACTACCAGACCTCATGTATCTGGTAACTATTATCTTTTAAAACTATTAGATACTACGGATGTAATTTTCTCTTCTGAAAAGGGTTCTAGATTATTAGATAGTCCTATATCTCGTGAGTTATTTTTTGTCGGAATTGATACAGTTAATCCCATCAGAGATAGAATGTTACAAAACATTCCCAGTTTATTTGATGTTGATAATACTACTTTGAGAAACATTATTTCAGCTCAAGCAGATGAAATGCTTCGGGCTCAAGTTGCGATTGGCCGAAATCTAAGTAATAATTATATTAGCATACCCGTTGAAGATGAAATTCGCGTTCGTGGACCTGGAGCAACAGATAGACTTGCCAATGAAAATGCATATGAAATCACAAGAGTATCTGATAATCTATCTACATCATTATCTAAATACGATAAATTAGAATATACTAGTGACAATTCTTACACGCTGTTACAGTCCATACCATTTTTCCCAATTTCTTTACAGCAAGTTTTGGTTGAGGATGAAGAAATATCATCTAACTCTGTTGGTAATGATTTTAACGGATTTCTATTAAGTCTATCCAAATCAAATGTGATTCGAGTTTTATCTATTACTCATATTAGAAATGGTGAAACAGAAGATTGTAATGGAAACTTAGGTACAGATTATGATTTAAATATTTATAAATATTCATTGACTAATAATAAATATGACCAACTTAATGCATACTCTTTTGCTCAATTATATAGCAATCAAGTTCTTTTGTCTGAATTTAGTAATATTTCACGTCCATCTTCCTTAGATACGATTAAAATAACTTATCTATATAAAAATTTAGGAAGAGCAATAATAGAGAATTCTGTTAGTGTTTCAAAAATAATTTCCAAGATTAATGAATCTGTCCCATCCAATGCGGTGAAATTTTTCTTAGATCACGCTCCAATAGTAGATAGTGATAATGAAATCTATAGCTCCAAGGGTGGAGTAATATTTCATATTAATGAAAACTCTATAGATACACCAAATGAATTTGCTGTAGAACTTTTATTTGGTACCTCCAGGATGCCAAAATATATTGGAGAATATACTATAAATTATGAAACTGGTGAAGTTTTTGTAATTGGAACAAAAATCGGGGAAGGTACTGGATATAATAATTATGTAATGGATTATAATTATAGAAAAGAATTTACACAAGATGTTGACTTTTCTATTAGCGATCAAGATGTTGTTGCCCATCCTAATCGAAATCTGATTGGAGCAGAAGCTGAAATAACATTTAGTTATGATAAAGTCTATGCATCTGGGTCTGATTATGCTCCTTTGTCTCATATAGAAGTTATTAATGAACAGGTCAAAAATAAACTTTCTGGTTCATTTAGCATAACAACCCAACATGCTCCAATTACAGATATTTTTAGAATATATAATCAAACTACTGGAGAGGTATATAATCCCTTATATCATTCAGATACAGAAGTGTTTTTTTCAGGAAATAAATCTCCAGAAATTGTAGAAATAAATTCAGAAAATGCTAAATTTAATCGTATTACAAATGAAGAGTTATCAGTAATTGGCAAATTAATTTCTCCGGCTTTTAATATCAGAATTACTTCAAATCCTTCTACAAATTTTATTGCATTTGAACCAGGAATCCCAGCTGAATTAATATCAATTAATTCAGATAATTATTTTGTTAGGACGACTAGTTCTGTAGAGGGAATAATAAGTACAGAAGATATACAAATTAGATTTTTTGGAACGCCTGATGTTAATAATTTAATTAATTCTTTTGCCATAAGTCTTACCGCTACATTACCATCTGTAAATTCTGAAGCTATCATTGGTATTAGCACATATCAGATTTATTTAGATAATGAAGGTATAATTAATAAAAATTTAGATTCTATAGGAAATCTGGTTAATACCTCTCTTTCTTTTTCGGATGCCACTTTGTTTTTAGTAGAAAAGTATTTTACTCCAATTAATTCTGTTTCTGGAATTGATGACACTTCAGATGGAGGAATTAGTAAAGCACTTACATCTTTAAAGACTACAGATTTTTACTCTAACTTATCTAGATTACGTAAGGTTGGGGACTATACTGTTGATTATGAAAATGGAATAATATACTTAGCTGTAGATAAAGATCAGGATATCTATTTAGGATCAGCGTCTTATTATTGTTATAATATCAAAGCACATAATGGAAATGTTTATTATGCTTCGGGTGCTGTTAAGAAAGTAAACAGTCCGGATTCTATAGAAGAAGCTAGTTTAATTTATAACGATTTACATAATGATGATGAATTTATTAAAATTCTCGATCTAGAGTCTTCTATTTCTATATGGGATGGTGTAACTGAAGCTGGTGATTTAAATGGTAATTTTCAAATTACATTAGAAGTTCTTTCGGATTACAGTGTTGTTGTTCCATATGATATATTAACCATTTTATCTATTAATCAAGTTATTGATTTAACTGGTATTAACCTAGATGATAGTGATATCAACAATAGGATAGCAGAATCTACTCGCTCAAGTTTATTAACAACTATTTCTAATGGTGGTAAAAATTTATATGATCCAATTCGAATGAGTTTTTCAAAAAATGTTATTGATTTGAAAACATCTAAAGAACGCAGAGTTTATGCTGATAATACTGGTGATTTTACAGTTACGATTTACGATAACGCTGTGGATTCAATTTATAAAGTAACAAATGTTACCACAGAAATTGATCTTTTTGATCATAAGTTAAATATTATTAAACTATCTGATGTTGAAATTTTAAATACAATTCAAAGTAGTCCTACGACAGGTACTGTGTATATATCAATAAGTGATATCAGCAAAATCGACACTAATTCAGATTTCTTATTAGATGCATCTGGTAACAGATTTTCTATTTTAGCAATAGACTCTATTCTCTCTACGTTAACCGTTGAGAGTCCCGCTATTAACAATATTACAGCGATGCTCCCAGACTTAGATGTATCTGGTGATTATACAACTATAGTTGTAAAACCAACTATAACTATCACTGATTCTTATTTAAAAATAGTTATACCATCAGATGCTCCAATATCTTCTGGTACCTTATTTAGAATAACATATTTAACTAATCTAATTCCAAGTGTTGGAACTGCTTTAGCAATTGATTATAGATATGGAACAATTTATATAGACTATACTTATATTAAAGATTATCTAACAGTATCTTATGAATATGGTGATAATACCTTAGACTGGAGTATTAACGATTCAATTTCCGAAGGTGATGTATATTATGTTTCTTATAACTATGGTGCGGGTAGAGAGGCTTTGCAAGCCAATTTTGGAAGTTTAACAAATATTCCATTCTTTGAGAATTTTCCTTTATCTGTTGATCGAGAACTTTATAGAAGTGCTATTTCTGGCATTTTACAAACTTTCCCAAAAGGGCCTACAATTCCGGCTTTTAAAAGTTTGGTAAAATCCTTCACAGATATGAATCCAAATATTGATGAATTAACTTTTGGCAGGTGGATTTTAGGTAGAGATTACCTACATGTAACTAAACCAGAATTTACGGGATCTTTAGAGTTTAGAGATGGTAGGTTTGATGATGGATTATTATTCCAACCAGACACTACAGTGAATATACCTACAATATCTAGCTTATCATTACAAGAAGGAACTCTTGAGGGATGGGTCCGTCCTTCTTGGTCTGGCATTGATAATGATGCAGATATTACTTTTGAAATAGATAACATTGGAGACCAAAAATACTTTATAGATGCTAAAGATAAGTATAAAGATAATGATTGGAAAATAATTAATATAAATAATATAGGCGGATTAGATGAAACAGGGCTAGGTTCTAGATTGTTTAATTATAATTCAGATGCAAGCGCTGCCAATGGAATATCAATAGGCCCATTTTTATTATCTAAAGAGATATCACATTATAATGTAGCAACAGATTCGACACAAAAGATAAGAATTAAAGCCACACAAGCATCTGTTAGAATTTTAGATGATATAACTCCTATCACATTGGCTCCGGTGTATTCTGTCGCAACCTTTGGTATGCTAGATGGAATTAAATATATAGGAGCAGAACTTACTTTAAAAGAAGTCTTTACAAATATTTCATTTGCTACAGGATCTTATATTGCATCAATAGATGATTTACCAGATTATGACAGGATGCATTATCTACGCTCCTGTTCTTGTTCGGTTACGAATAATATTTCTAAATTAGAAGGATTTAACTCAACATTATTAAAAATTGACCTAAATACTAGTATTAATTTATCTACATCATTAAATCAATTTGCTATAGTAAATAACTCAATTTCTACTTTTGTGGTGATAGATAGCGTTGGAAACTGTTGGCAAGTTAAGGCTCTAGAAGATCCTTCTGGTCAGCTTTATATGAGCACTTTGATGCCAACTGTTTTGAAGACTATATATCTTGAAAGGTTTCCTCTAAATAGACAACACGTTAGTCAAGATGGTGTAGATGCTATAAACGCTTTGGAGCCTTCCGGTACTTTTAACCTGTATATTAAATCCGTAACAGCCTCAGCTTATAATATTGTTAATTCAATAAGTGCTTTTAACTATTTACAATTTTTTGCAATTGATTGGAGTAATTATATAGATATTACTATAATCAAGTCTTTATCCGAAAATCTAGTTTCAATCCAAGTTGGTAAACAAACTCAATCTTTGTTTTATAGTGATTTAGCTTCAACAACTGATGTATCTCTTTTTGGTTCTACACATTATCCTAATGGTGCAATTTTTGGATGTGCTCAATCAGATGTTTATACACAAGTCCAATCATATAAAAATAGAATTACTGTACATAATAGATATAGTTTAAGCGACATTCACATTGGACATGACGGATATAATCCAATTAGTATGCCATTTACTATTAATCGAGAAGATTCACCTAATTATGCAATTGGATTGCCTCCAACAATCGATACAGAGGATGGAATCTTTATCGGATATGATGAATTATGCAAATCACCTTTATCAGATCAGACTGGGCAATGGGTATTTCGAACCAGATCTACCAGAGGCATAAGCATTCCAGAGAGCGTAACTTTTATTGGAAATACTTATACCAGTAATTATACTGTTTATGAAATAGATCATATATTCTCTGGTGTTATTACTACTGATGGTGCTTTTTCCTCTGTGGTTAGAGCCTCTAGAGATGATATTGGTGGATGCTTAAATAGTCCAGAATGTAGTGCATCTTTTAGATATTGTGGCGGAGAATTGCTAGAAGCTTCGGGTTGGGTTAATTTAGAAGAAACAGGCTCAACTCTAATAAATACCATTCTGACTGGCGCTGGTACCTTCTATGAACCATGGAGTAAAATCGGAAACTTTAGTACCACAGAGAGCGATGGCATTTATAGAATGATTTCCGGCTCAGAAGATGAATGTCGAGATGAAGTAGGCAATTATTTATTTACTAAATTACCATGTGGCAATAATATAGAATATATCACTTCTGTAAGAGTTATAGATATTGATCTTGGTGTTATAACTTATGGAGTTGGTGAATTTTTTGGAGCAGTTTCCGGTAATTTAGTAGGCATAACTCCACTACATATTTCTTTTTCTTATGCAGATATTAAAATTACATTAGCGCTTACCAATAGTCTAGAACCTTTAATAGTCTTATATGATAACTATGACAATAATATCATAAACTATGTCTCATTTAATTGGAATGACAATCTATATCATGAATATAAGATTATTATTTTAGAATCTACTCAAATATTAAGATTATATGTCGATAATCTTCTTTTATCACAAATATCATTAGCTGAATTTATAACTCCCATTATCAATACAGAATCTTATTTAGCCATTCATGTTTTAGACGGAGGGGTGGTTTCTGTAGATGATTTTATATCTAATGGATTAAGTAATACTATTGATGTTGATTTAATTGAATACACTGGATCAAGTTATAATGGAAATATTCAATTAGAAGATACTGATATCTTTATACATACTGAATCTAAAATAGAATTTGAATTTCATATAGATCAATTAGATGGCTATGATGCATACGACGCATATGATGCTTATGACGGATATATTACTCCTGTAGTTGGAATTGATGAAATATTGGTTTCTGCTGATCGAGCCAAATATTTTATAGATTCGGCTTTGGATGATAATTTTGGGCGAATATCTGTTTTCAATGATGGAAAAGGATTTCTAAATTTTAGAATATATGACGAATCCTTATCATTAGGAAAAGAAGTTGGTATGTATAATTTAGCTACCAATATTAAAGATTGGATTGCTGGAGAATCACATCATATCGCAATAAGTTGGAAACTCAACTCTATTGATGATAAAGATGAAATGCATTTATTTATTGATGGTATAGAATCACCAAATATTTATAAGTTTGGTGGAGTTATTCCTCTAAAAGTTAATGCAAAGTTTTCTGATGTTAGCCAAGAATCTTTACATAGTTTTTTAACACATGATGTTGATTTTTGCAATACTTATACAAATGGAATTATAAACGCCGGTTCTGCAAGTTTTTCATCTGTAGATTTAATCTTTACCGATGAAATGATTGGCCGAAGCATTCTATTTACTGGTGGAACAAATATTTCTAGTTTATTAAATAAAGAATATATTATAAAAAGTGTTACAAGTGGTGTTGTTACCTTTGGTAGGGGAAGCGGTTTAGAGACAATTATTTTTTCTGCATCTGCTTCGGATATAGAATTCAAATTTCCACCTACCGCTGGTATTAATTCTTCAATACTTACAGATCTTAGAAACTCTAAGTTTACTATTTATCGAACATTATCAGATGGTTCAATCCAGGAGCTAGGCGGAATATTATATGAGGTCAACGGCGGTATAATAGATATTATTAGTGGTTCTAATATCGAAGATCCAAAGTATCGAGCCAATCTTTCTACAAGATTAATAGAATTTATTGGCCTCAATTCTAATTGTGATACAATTGCTACTGTATTAATGAGTGATGTTGATATTCATATAGAAACTATGGGATTAAATCTTCAAAGATATAGAGATGTTGTAGACTTGTCCGCATCTTCTTATATAACGGATGATTCTCCATACGATGGAACCAGTATTTTAAAACTTTATAATATTGAACCATTATCCCTATCTGATGTAGAGATAAGAAGAATAATTCTAGATAGAATGGTAATAGATATTGGAGATATTCAATCAAGAGTAGATGGAAATTATTTAGCATCCTTTAGTATAACTTTAGATACTACTAGCAATAAGGTGTCTTCTGCGGCTGGACGCATAAATAAACAGAATTTAGGTAGAGTTGTTAAATTGTGGTTTGAATCTGATAACGTAGTATTTTGCGAAACAGATGGTTATGATGGTTATGCGATGGAAAACGCAATTACTATTTATGGAATTACGACTGATGGTACAGATGAAGAAACTTTCAGTATTTATAAAAATGGTTATTTTAGTGGTACAAAATTTTTTACTACCATATCTAAAATAGATGGCGCAATGATAATCGCAGATCCCAATTATTTTGAATTGGGGGTAGTTTCTATAAAAGAAGATGATTTAATTACAGTTTCTAATAATAATGGTGATTATGCCGAAATTATAAGTTATCAAAATGGTACACTTACATTAAGTACCGCAGGATCAAATAATAGTTTTCCATTTGAATTACACAAAGGAAGATATGAGGTTGAATATCCATCTTATTTACATATATCAGTTCCAGATTTAGGTAAAAAACTTTATATTGGTTCTAATTATAATGGAGAAAAAAGTTGGAATGGTGTAATAGATGAGTTTAGAATTATTTCAGAGATGTCTAATGACACTAGAACTTATGAAAGTGAAACGTCAGGTACACGCAGTATTACTAGAGACTATCATAGTAGTAATGCTTTTTGCACAGATTCTCAAACTTTAGCCTTAATTCATTTTGACAATCCAATAGATAAACAAAACCGTCGTCTAAGAAATAAAGAATTTTTAGATGAATATAACAATATTAAATTTAAACTCTCAGTTGCACAAAGAGAAGAGTTGTTAGCTTTAATTAGTGATAGTGCTAATTTTATATCTGCTATGATCAAAATGGGATTTAACCAGGACCAAGCAGAATCCACATATTATGAAACTTTATATGCAGAAAATGGTCCTATTATAAATGAGGCTGAATATTATAACAATTTTAATGAAACACAGATTAGTTATGAAAGTGTAAATGATACTTTTGGAAAGTCTGGTTATTTTAGATCTGATTCTGGATTGTTATATAATAATGATCTTGGATATTTTAGAGCACAAGAGGGAACAATTGAGTTTTGGACTAGTCCGGTCTTAGATACAAAAGTAGATACAGAGCGCAGATATTATGTTGATATTGCAGATATTAAACGCGAACGTATTATGTCTAAATCTTCAAATATAATCGAACTTAATAATGCAGCAAGTGAAATACTTAGTGTAAAATTATTAACATCTGCTGCAAGATTCGAAAGTTATTATACAGACTCTGAATTAGATACAATTTTATTTGATGAAGTTTCCAGAAATAAAATAAGTGGATTATTATCTGGTGGATCTAGTGTTGATAAGGATTTTATGACGGGCGGGAAGTTATCTGCCAATGGGTTAACCATCACTCTCGCGCAAGCTTTACCAGGAGTCAATATTGATATGATTGTTACTTATATTCCAATAGATTCTTCTGGGGATAGAGTATCAGTTTTTAAAGATGAATATAGTCAAATTGTTTTTAGCATCACTGCTGATGGAGTTGATAATGTTGTTACATCGGATGTCAATTGGAAGAAAAATACTTGGCATCGGATAATGTGTGTTTATAAAACTAATACAAAATCTGCTGATACTATGAAAATTTTTGTAGATGGACAAGAAGGAGATGTAATTAGATATGGTACTGGAATGGTCTATGGTACTGGATATATATATGGACAATTTATTCAAGATACAGGACAGGCTGCTTCTAAGGATTATAGAATTAACTTAGGAACTGAATTTAGAGTAATCTCTATTGGTTCAGATATTTATGGAGATCATAGCGCTAGATCTAGAATTGATAACTTACGTTTTAGTAATATTATGAGAAATACAACTAGAGACTCATTGGGTCATTTCATAGATACTAATTATTCAAGTAATACTGATACCATTTATCCAGTAATAGAAGATGATGCAACAACATTTATTTTAGATTTTGATGCAGATGGTGAAATAGTTGATAAATTTGCTACTGTTATTGACCCTAAATATGGTATATTTGATTTTAATATAGATGTTATAGACAATTTTAATAAAGTAATTGGTATAAATGACGGTGAAATAGAGGATCTAATCACAGAATTGGTTAATAGGTTAAAACCTGCACATTCTAATGCTCTTGTAAAGTTTACTAAGAGTAAGTGCTAGCCAGCCTCTATTAATTATCCTACTTTTTATTAGGAATTGGATAACTATTTAGGAGTAAACTAATGGCTAGCAAAGACCGACAAATCCCAGCACGAATAAATTTCTATGATGGGCAAAAGGTTACCGAATCAGATATGGATACAGAACAGATCCACAAAACATCTGTTATATCTAATATGATTTTGGATTTTCATGGAAGTGGGGTTGTTGATGATAATCCATTTGAAGATACGATTCTTTTTGATACAAGGTTTCCTGGAACACATGTTATAGACTCTTCTGATGAAAACGCATCTAAAGAGGATATTGAAAACGGAAGTTATGATGGTAAGGCTATATATTTGGATAGACAACCCACTGATACAATTCGTGGAAATAGACTTGTTTTAGAATTGGTTGACTCATCTGTATTGGGCCGCAAAACAGCGAAAGTTCTTATTATAGGTAGAGCATTTGATGGAGTTAATGAAGTTGGTGAATTAGTTGTAGAATTAATTGAATTTAAAAATAATGAAGAAAAATTAACGAGTTATTATTATCGTCAAATAATCGCCATATTGTTTAATAATTTTTCGGGAGGAGTTGGGAAAACTGAAACTGAAACTTCTGCTATAAGCGAAGATTTAATTACAGATACAGGTGGATATTTAACGGTTAAAGAAGCAGAACCTCTTAAGGTTTATTCTAATCCATACATGTCATATCAAATTGAATCACCAAATATTGGATTACGAAATTTTATAACATCTGATATTAATAATTCTATTTCTGATGAAATCACAGAAGCTTTAGGTTCTGCCATCAGCATTACCGATATGTATATCGAATTAGATGGACAAGGATCTATTTCTTTCTCTGCCAATGCAGACTCAACAATAAGCTATGGACAAAAGTTCTTATCATACTCTAATAATATTCAAAGAATAGATTTGCTTTTAGCAGTAATAGAAGATACTTCCGTACCAGCAGAACAAAAATTTGATTGGTCTGGTGATTTAGTAATTTCTATTCACGAATTATCATCAGAACCAAAGTGTTCTACTGACGCCATTCCTGATGATCTAATTAATTTTGATCCAGAATTATCTCCAATAGTAGAGATGTCTTTTAGTCAAGCTGACTTTGAGGGTTTGGGATTTGTATTAAATGATACATCACAGTTAATAAGCTTTAATTTTGCCGGAACATTAATAGCAGATCCGCAGATTTCACCATCTGTACAAACAAATAAGTATTATGCATTTTTAATAAGTCGACGAGGAGATAACAGAACCGGAACTATTCTTTTAGAAAAGGGTTTTGATAAGGTTACTAAAAAAAATCTAGATGGTGTTCCTTTAACGACTATAGAGGAGTTTTCTAAACAACAAAGCAAATTCACAGAATTCGATCCCAATACACAAAGATATATAGATGATTCTAGTAGCTCATTATGGTACATTGTTCATTCTGATGATGTTGAAGTTGTAAACGGAACAGCTTATTCTGATGATGGATTTGCAATTACATTAGAGAAAACAGAAGATTTTATTGGGAATTCAGAAATTTCTAAATTTGAAAGACATATTTCTTTGGCAAATATTTCTTCTGATGCCAAAAATTATGTTGTTCTATCGCATAGTGAAAAATTTACTACACCCAGGGCTCATCCTAGGACTGGAAATAGAACTTTTACCAGAATAGAAGATACCGGACTAATTTCTATAGTAGATGCCACAGGTTTAACAGATCTGTTAGAGAACAGTACTCCGCTATTGCTTGCTAAAGTGATAGATCAAAATGTAAGAGATGCTCAAAGCATTACTGGTGAAGCAGATAAACCAGGCATTATTTTACCAGACCGAGTAATAATAATTGATCCATCTACAGAGTTATCTACTTCTAATTTGATTGGTAGAATTTTTATCCCAGATACCAATTGTCAATGTACAGCTAGATATAGAATTGGTAAAGTAGAATGTAATATCATTAAAACTGGAGACCTTAATGATGATGGAGACATTACTAATGCTGATTTATCTTTGTTATTAAATATTGTTGGAAATACAATCAACTCTGAAGCAACAGAACGCAAGATTTTAAGTGGAGAGTTAGATTTACAAGATTTCCTATTATCAGATCTCGATTCTAACGATACAGTTGACGGATTTGATATAGAGCTTATGGAAGATGCCATTGATGGATATATCAACTTTACCACAGCAGAAGAAATTAAGTTTTTAACGCTTAGATTAGAAAATATTCTAGAGGATAGTGATTCTCCTATCATCTTTACCGATATATTGGGAAGTGGTATAACTACTGCTAATTCTAGTACCTTATTATTCGAAGCATCTTCGGAACAAAAAGCACTTATTATTAGGTCTGGTGACACAGTTGAGATTGAGCAATCTTCATTAGATGCTGGTGTTTATACCATAGCAACAAAGAGTATTGCTTCCGATAATCTAACTGTTACCGTTACCGTACTGGATAGTACTGGTACAGCTCCAATATTTATTGGAGATCTTGGATTTAATGTAACAATTGTAAGTGGTACAGAAGTAAATACATATGTAGATAATAACTCATTAGTTAATGTCCCATTTACATCTACTAGTTATTCTATTGATTTTGTTGAATATCCATACGATGAAGTTTTCTTAAATATTTGTGATTTAAGAAGATTCGTAGGTGTTAGTTTTATTGAGCAAGCAACAAATACTTGTATTTGTGAAGAAACGGATTGTTTAAGTACGCCAAGCTGCGAACCAATATATAAAAATCAAACTTTTATTCCTGGTGATTTATATGTAACGGGAGATATACTTTCTGATACAAATACTCCATATCATGGAGATTTCGAATTTGCTAAAATTCAGATTCCTTTACCTCCAGGCAGCATCACTGATTGTGCTATAAATTTATATACAAATTTTATTAAAGCTGATGATCTTAGTAGTTGCAAAACAGCCTCTGGCTATCCAGCTATGAAATATTCTGATGGTACTTATGTTGGTTGTGATGATAATGGAGCTGATACAGACTTAACTAAAGGTCGAGTTAAAATTTCACAAGCTATAGGTAGCCTGTATGTAGATTCTTTAATTGATGGTTATGCAACAGATGGCTATGCTGATGCTACGGCTTCATCATCTTCAGAAGAATTAGTAACCGAAAACTTTATAGATCATAGTTATACATCTTTCTCAACCTGGATTGAAGATCCTTTTAATAATGTTATAATTACTACATTATCTCATCCATCTGGAACAAATCAACCTGCTACTTTTCAGTTAACTACAGCACTAGATGCTAGTTTGAGATTTGGAAGATTAAACACACCAGCAGTAGCTGATGATTTTGAAGATGATTTCGTTGTAGATTGGACAGCATCCAGAACAACTTGGCCCAGCGCAAGCTTAACTTCTGGTGTAATATCTTCATTTATGACACTAACCGTTGATAACGTAGATGGTTCTAGTGCGGAATACAAATTAGGTTGGATGGCTCAAGTATCTGGTACCGTTCTTTTCTTTTCCGGAACAACAACCAACAGTTTAAGTGTTGTTACATCTTCATTCTCTCATCAAGTTTCTGCACCAGATAGCTTAGGGGATGATGTTTTGTTTAGATTCCGCAGAATTAATGATGTTATTACCGCACATTATTTAGTTCCAGGTGCAATATCAGAGCTAGAAACCCCATTTGGTCAATATGTTAGAATTGGTACTAATCCAACCATTCAAGCAGGAAGTGGGCCGGCGTCTATTAGCTTTGAAATAAATCAAAATAGCTTACCAAATGTTGGGCTTGCCTTCTTTACATCATTAAGTGAAGTAGTAATTAAGTCTTCATATTTATCTAATGATAGTCCCACCAGTGTAACTATTGGAAGAGATGCACTAACATCTATTATAGATCGTGTAGCATATACTTTTCCTATTAACTTAACTAGTAGAACAAATATAGTTTCTGCTAATCTAATTCTAACTTCTGCTTCAAACGCTACAATTACAGATACATTTAATGTGATTCCACTAGATATTTTAAATGCAGATAATTTAGGTAAATATTATGATTATCCATTATCTCAAAACAACTCACTAATAGCGTCCTTTGCACCTGGTACAATAGTAAGCGGCGGGTCAATCACCATCGATGTAACTAATGCGGTCATTTCTATGATGGCAGAAGCCGGACATTTACCTGGTTTTATAAAAGGATTTGTAATTGAACCAGATTTAACCGCAGATTCTGAATTTTTAATCAATACTGCTGCAACACTTGAAATTGGATATGAAGATATTACAACGGGTGTTATTTTCAAGGTTGGCATATCTATAGATCCCACTACTGGAATAGCAACCTTTAATACTAGAAACATTCTATATGATGCCATTCTAGAAGAATCCAGAACCGTTATCAACTTCGGCGTTTATTTAAAGAAAGCCGGATTTATCAATAATGATTTATATATTTCTATTGCAGATATAAAAAGAATCGGTCTCGGTACATGTGCAGATGAAAGTGTACTAGCAGATGATGATGAATGTTGGTTTATCGCGGGATCTACTGCAACTGGGACATTTGTAGGCGGAAGCTTCCCCTGCCAATACCACCTGCCATAAAAAGCATTATTTAAATAAAATAATAATAATAACTATAGGATTAAAGTGCCAATACCAATAACATGCATGATTACTTGGGCATGCGATAGCCCTGGGTGTAGTAATAAAGTTGATCTTTACACCAATATATCTGATAACTACCTTCCAGCAAGGATGCCCTCTGGCTGGACTATAATGCTTAATGACATAGACCTTAATAAATCTAAAGTTATTTGTGATAAACATTTAATTAAAATTAGAGATGTAGTAAGAGAAGATATAAGGAGATGATTAAAGTTTCTTTTTCATCAAGTAAGAAACTTTAAGAATAAAATAGATCGCGCCATACATAATATAGTATATTCTATTTCGTATACAGTATACACTTCTGTTAGAATATATATATTATATTCAGCCTGGTATGCAAAAGATCTAAAGAGGAGTATCGGTGTCAAATATATTAAAAATCAGAAGCAGAGGCATAATGGGAACCCATCACAGTTGGGCTGTAGTGATGAGATCTCTATTTGCAGTGTGGATTTCTCAGGGACATGATAGTTATATCACAACCACAAATTCATATGATGGATTTCCTGAGGAATGGCGTAAGTTTTGTGATCGCGAATATCATCGTCCGGATTTAGATATTTGTTACACTTTGCCTAGAAATTTTAATGCGAGATTCATGAAGAAGTCGCGTAATAAAATGGCAATTTATAATTATGAAACAAGTTTACTACCAAAGGAGTGGGTGAAGGATGTTTCTCATATTGATTTTTTGTTGCCATCTAGTGAATTTTCAAAATGGGTATTTACTAATAGTGGAATTAGTTCTGATAAATGTGTTGTGATTCCGCATGGAATAAATCAAAGAGATTTTTTAGATAAATCTACCATTACATTAGGCAATAATAAAACTTTTAGATTTTTAAATATTTCGATTCCTCATTATAGGAAGAATATAAATGTTTTATTAGAAGCATATTACGCTGCTTTTGATGCATCGGATGATGTGTGTTTGGTTTTAAAAACAGATTTAAATCCGCCAAAGGATCGAAAAAGATTTTTATTTGAAGCGGATATAGCAGAACAAATACAGCATATCCAAGTGTATTATAATAAAATTGGTAAGAGTTTGCCTCAAGTGGAGATAGTACAGCAAAGTTTGCCAAGTATGATTCCTCTTTATAATTCATGTAATTGTCTTGTTAGCGCATCTTCTTCTGAGGGATTTGGATTACCATTATTAGAAGGTCTTGCTGCACATATGTTGGTTGTTTCTCCGCGTTGCACAGGACAATTAGATTTTTTAAATGATCAAAATTCTATATTATATAATGTAAAAGAAGTGATAGCTCCTCCACATTATCAATATTGGAGGCCAACAGATGGTGCTACAACCTTTATGCCGCATAAAGATGATTTAGCCGAGGCTATGTTAAGTGCTTATAATAATTATCAAGTGCTACAAGAATCATTTGAAGCTGGTCGACAAGAGGTTCTTAAACAATTTACATGGGAAAGTGCCGCTAATAAGATTTTGGAATTATTATGATTATATTTGATTCTTTAAAACATAAAAATTGGAATGGTAGGGGTTTAACTAAAAGTGGCGACAATTTAGTAATAGTAAAGTCAGCAAATTTAAAACATAAAGTTAATCTCACCATGGGAACGTATACTCTTAAGATTATAGCCAAGAAACGTAGTGGCAATGGTGTTATTAATTTTTCTATTCAAAATACAGATAAGGTTTGTTATTTAAATAAAAACATAACTCTCTCGAATTCTACTTGGACTGAATATGTATTTCATTTTGAATGTACGCAAGATGTTTTATCAGAGTTAATTATATCTAGAAGCAGCAATGTTTATGGGTCAATAGAAATTGGAAGACTTTTAGTTCAAAAACAGGTTATTAATAATACTTCAATAGAAAAAAAGATAATAGTTCCTATTTATACTCATGAAGTAAAAGAAGGAATATATTCGAGTTATCTAATGAAAAATTCAAAGCAAAAGATTGGAATCATAATTCCATATAGCATATATGGTGGGGGAGAGATATATTTACAAGAGATATTGAATCATGTTGATGAGCATCAAGTCAATATAACTATGATATATTCCAAACCTAATCCAATTAAGTTTAAGCTTCCTGATGCGATTCAACATCGTGATGCAAAGGTTCCAGAACATCTTGTTGGAGTTTTAAAATCTGAAAGATTTGATTATATAGTTTTTTATAATAGTTTATCTATTTATAATATTTTATCTCAGCTTAAAGAGAGCGGAGAAATAAATTCTAAGATTATTGAAATCTATCATAGTGATTTTTTATGGCCAGATGCCGTGGCCAAAATAAGAACTCGAAAAGGAGTGGATGAATTCATTTCTGTTTCGTCAAGTCTCGGAAAAGATATAATCGGGATTAAAGATGCAAATAAACACGTCATACCTGTAAGTATAGATATTGAACGATTTATTCCACGTAATAAAATACAGATAAGGCAACAGCTCGGGATAACCACATCTGGTAGAATCTTTGGAACGGTGGCTAGATTGTCTCCAGAAAAGAATTTAACTTATATTTTAGAATTGGCTAAAATTCTTCGTGATGATTTATTCTTAATAATAGGGGATGGCCCGCAAAAATCTTTCCTTGAACTTAATAAGCCGAACAACGTAATTTTAATGGGATTTCAAAACAAGATAGAATATTATTATAACGCTTTAGATGCTTTTATATTGCCCTCTATTATTGAGGGTACTCCAATTTCTATTTTAGAAGCTATGTCCTCTGGAATACCAGTATATGCATCCAAGGTTGGAGCAATACCAGATATATTGCAGCATTCATATAGTGGATGGTTTTTATCTATGAATCTTAAAAAAGATTGCCAGCTCATTGAGCAATCTTGGATCGATGCAGATATCGTTGAGCACGCCAGAGAATATATCCGGGAAAATCATTTGATTAAGGATAACGTAGATATGTTTTACAATTTGCTATTAAATAGAAATAACTTTTACAGTATGTCTTCTGATTCAATAGGTAGACTGAAATTCTCAGGAGAGTTCATCTAATGAATTCTGTTAGAATGTTTGGACCGTTGGGTTCTGCATCTGGATATGCCAATGCAGTAAGAAATTTTGCATTGGCATTTTCTAAGTCTGAAATACCGACCAAATTTCACTTTGGGCAAAAAGCCGAAGCAGAATATTCTTTATTTATGGAGAGTCTTAAGCGTTACTCAGGAGATACAAATATAGATTTTTATTTACATGGTCCACCTTGGAGTACACATCGTAGTAGGGCATATAAAATTGGTTATTTTTATTGGGAGGCGGATCGTCTGCCGTTGAGTTGGGAAAGAATGATAAGTCAAGTAAATGAATTATGGGTACCTTGTCAATTAGTTGAACAAGCATGTAGAAAGGCTAAATTTAAAGGTCCCATTAAACTAATTCCAACGCCTTCGGATCCGTGGGAAACAAATCAAAGATTAATTATTCCATCAGATGTGTCAAATCAATATATTGTTTCAGATGATGTATTTAAATTTTATTCTATTTTTCAATGGCATGAGCGTAAAGGATACAAGGAATTACTACAAGCTTATTATAAAACTTTTAATGAAGATGATAATGTAATTTTGATATTAAAGGTGAATCCACTTAATATTAGGGGCTATACCAGAGATAAAATTAAAGTTGATATTATGGAAATAAAAAGAAGACTTAATCAAAAATACTTTCCAAGAGTCTATTTATCTAGAGATATTTTAAATGTATCACACATTCAGGCTTTACATAATACAGCTGATTGTTATGTTTCGGCTCATCATGGAGAGGGATGGGGAGTGCCAATACATGATGCTATGTTAGCTGAGAATCATTTGATTGTACCAAAATTTGGAGGAGTGACAGATTACTTGGATGAAAATAGTGCTAATTTAGTAGATTTTAAAATAGGCCCAGTTAGTGGAATGGAGTGGTCCAATCTTTATGGTTCTTATCAAAATTGGGCTTATCCTGGTGTCAATTCTTTGTCCCAGAAAATGCGAGAAGTTTTTGATAATCCACTACATTATTATCCGAAAACTATCAAGGCAAAAGAAATTGCAGAAACAATGACCACAAGTGCTGTTGCAAGATTGATTAATAAAGAATTAATTATACCTAGGAAGAGTAATGCTTAAAATTTTAGATTATTATTGTCATCAAGGGCATCAGAGGGAATTCTTTCGCACAGGCCATGAGTTTTATCTAACTGGCCTAGATTCGCTTAAGCCAAATTGGAATACTGCCCATAGGCCGCTAGGCTCTAATGTAATTTTAATTGACGAGAGAGCCGCTCATGGGCTAAAATTTGATATAGTGATTGTTCGCTCTCCGCTTAATCCCAAAAGATATTCTCGTTTTATAGAGAAGGGAGCTATTCCAGTTGCCGTCAGTCAAAATACAACTCCATTTGCGGTAGATTCTAAAGTTAGACATATAGTATGGAACTCTTCGGTTGCTATGAACAATAGTTCCGGATTTTATCCAAAGAATATTAAGCATCATTACATAGTACATGGATTTGATCCCAATGAATTCCGTCCGATAGATGGCATAATAAAAAATGGAAGAGTGTTATCCGTCTCTAATGTATTTAAAAAGCGAGATCATTTTTTAGATTACAAAAAATTTGATCTTGTTAATCAAGAGCTTGGAAATATCTGTGATGTACTAGGACATGGGAATAATGATATTAATTCGTCGATTGGAGAGGCGTCTAGTTTTAATGAATTAATACGTTATCATAATCTGTATAATGTTTATTTTAATACAACAATTCGGTCTGCAATGCCAAGAAGTCGAGCAGAAGCAATTATGAGTGGCATACCAACTTGTACAACTTGTAATTATGATATTGGAAAATATTTTACTCATAATAAAGATATAGTGTATGCGAATACTAAAGATGAAATGATTAGAGAAATTAAAAAGCTTTTGGCAAATCCAGAGTTAGCACATAAAATAGGGGTAATGGGTAGAGAAACCTCTATCAAGCACTTCCATATTGATGACTATCTGTTAAAATGGAATAATGTCTTTACAGGATTATAATGAAAGTTTTATTAGTGGTGGATAGCTATAATTGGGCTCTCTATAATAGGGCCATTAGTCTACAGTATTATATTAAGGATCATGATTTTTTAATTAAAAGTTTTAAAGATGTAGATAATATAGACTTTAATAAGTTTGATATTGTATATATTCTTAATTGGCCTATACATGGCTATATCCCTAATAAAATTAATAAAAAACAGAGACGAAGATATAGACTTATAACTTCCGTTTCAAGTCATATCAATAGGCCACATGCTTCAAGATTAAATGGAATTTTTAAATATTACGATGCTATTAGTTGCTCTAATATCTCTCTGTATGAAGAATTCAAGCCTCATTATAATAATGTATTCTATACCCCATTTGGAGTTGACACTATTACCTTTACACCAAAAACAAATCCATCTGATTATAAAAACATAGTTGGTTGGGTTGGAAATAAAAATAGAGCAGTAAAGCGATTTTCCGAAATTAAAGAGGCTGTAACATCTATTCCAAATATTGAATTTAAATATGTAGATGAATCTTATGGCTATAGCAGAGCTAAAATGGCAGATTATTATAATTCTATCGGCTGTTTGGTTTGCTTTAGTGAGTCAGAGGGAACCCCAAATCCCATTTTAGAAGCAGCGGCATGTGGTCGTCCGATTATCTCTACTTTGGTTGGAAATGTATCGAAACTTCTGGAATCTACAAAAGGAATATATATAGTAAACACTAAAGAGGAAATTATCGAGACAATTGGTAATATTAGAAATTATGATATGCATGCTGTTGGAATGGAAAATAGAAATGCTATCAGTCATGATTGGTCTTGGGGCCGACAATATTTAAACTTTATTCAATTTTTAGGAGTGAAACATACGGCTATGGCAGACATAAATAAAATTATTTGGTTTTGGAATGTGAATGATGCAGAGACAGCAAAATATAATAGAGTAACCTCATCTAAAAGTGAAGCAGTATGGGGAGAGAAGTCCATTTCCTCTATTATTGAAACAGATATTATTTCTCATGTTGGAGATTTAAAGGGTAAAAAAGTTCTGGATTTTGGATGCGGAGTTGGCAGAATATTAAAATATACAGCTAAGTATTCAGATAATTGTCACGGAGTAGATATTGCTCCGAATATGTTAAAGTTTGCTAAAGAGTATATTGATAATCCAAATGTTGTTTTACGTCAATCTAATGGAAAGCAGCTTCCATACTCAGAAGGAGAATTTGATGTAATTTATTCATTTCATGTTCTACAGCATATTCCTACCAGAGAAATGCTGGTTGATACTTTAAAAGAGATAAAGAGGGTTCTTCGCAAAAATGGAAAAGCAGTATTACATTTCACTCACAAAGTTAGTGAATTTGATAGAGACGCTGGCCAATTTGCAGGATACAGGCCGACACCTGAAAACGCCGAGAAGTTAATTAAGGAGGCTGGATTTACATTAATTAAAACAAATATTAAAGCAGATAAGCATTTTTTATTGTATTTAACTAAGGCGTAATCTAATGATTAAGGGAAATATTCTATGCGTAATTGATGTCTATAATTGGGCCATGCATAATAGATTTCTAGCTCTAAAAAAATATCTTGGAAATGAATATAGTTTTGATGTGATTTTAGCTTCTGATCTTCAAAGAGATCATTTTAAGCTTTATAACATAGTTTATTGTCTTAATTGGGTATTGCATAAAAATATTGCGAATCTTTTGCCATCTCCAGATAAAAGAACATTTAAGCTTGTTACGACCGTATGTAGTCATAGAACTAGAAATAATCCAGCGGAATTAGCCGAGGTTTTCAAACATTATGATAAAATTAGCGCATCCAGTGCATTCTTATTTAAAGAGTTAAAGCCTCTATATAATTCTAAAATGATTTATACCCCATTTGGAGTTGATAATACAGTTTTTAAAAAAGATACACCTAATGATCTTTATTCAAATAAATTTGGATTTGTTGGAAAAACAAATCGTCCGTTAAAAAGATTTTCAGAAGTTAATGAGGCTGTTAATGGATCTGGAGCTATATTAAAGGTTGTTAATCATAAGAGTAATTTCGATAGACAACAGATGGTTAAGTTTTATAATTCAATAGGTACGGTAATCTGCTTTAGCGAAACAGAAGGTACTCCAAATCCAGCTTTAGAAGCTGCGGCTTGTTCTAGAGCAATAATATCCACACCGGTAGGTAATATTCCAGAATTGTTTGGCGATAAATATCCGTTATCTATGGTAACTTCCAAGGCAGAAATGGAAAAACAAATCTCACTGTTAATGGCTGATAAAAAGCTGCTTAATGACTGTGGATCTTATCTGGAGGAAAGAATTCGAAAGGACTGGAATTGGTCTAAAATGTCTGAAAATTTTATGGAGTTATTTTGAAAATCGGCATATTAAGAAGTCCCCTTGGAATAGGCGGTGCAGAGCTAAGCCTATTAGATATGGCTATCAATCTTAAAATGATAGGTCATGATGTTTGGATGCATTATGACATTGGAGATACGCCATCCATGAAAGATTTTAATAAACATGGAAGCCTACAATTTCGATATGGAGCAGATACAAATTTTATTTTCGAAAACAAACAAATTACAGATGAAATGTGGGCTATTGAACAGTTAAAGACTACAGATGTAGTAATTATGATTCACAGACATCTTTATTCTGAAGACTTGGTAAATGCTATTAATCTGGTTTCAAAAAAACTAGTATATGCCCCTGGAAAAAATAGTCATCATGTCTTTGGAAAATATCAGGATAATAAAGGGTTCGGACATCTTATTCAGAATATAGATAAGATTATGTTTAATTCTAATTATACATTAAACATTCACTTAAATACCGGATATTCGCTTCATTATCAGAAACTCTTAACACACGTACATCCACCAATTTATTTAGATTATTATACTAAGCGGTATGAGAATATTGATCAAAGGGCCTCCAGACAAAAATTATGTTTCAAAGAAGGATATTTTCATATTGGTATAGTTGGAAGGCTTATTCCATCTAAAGAACCATTGGAAGTTGTTAAATTAGCAAATCAATTTTCAAAGTATAATATCCCGTTTAAGATTCACTTTATAGGGGATGGCCTTCTAGGTGGCCAGACACGTCAAAAAGTTAAAAATGAAAATTTGGAAGAGTATATAAAATTCTGGGGCATGCTAAATGATCCATTAGAGCATATCAGTTGTTTAGATGTTGTTCTGCATTTATGTAAGCACGAAAGTTTATCTAGAGCTATAAGAGAATCTATGTTAATGGGCAAACCTATTGTCGCATTCAATGGGGCTGGAAATTTAGAATTGCTAAGGCATCCAGAACAAAGAAAGTTACTTTTTTCAAAAAATCAAGATGTACCTGAAATATTAAAATATTTGGCAGAAAATGGGCTGACGCGAGATGAACTAGGAAAGCTATCTATAGAGCAAATAGTAATAATGGAGCGAAATGCAATTAAGAATCTGGAGAATCTAATCAAATGAAAAAAGTACTGTTACTGCCAGATACTAGAGGTTGGGCATATGATGTGATTGCCAAAAATATTGCTCCTTATTTTACAAGATATCAGCCTACAATAAAATACGTTGGAGATATTTTGAATAAAAAAGATACGGTAGATTATAACAATTATGATGTAGTTATGGGTTTTTTTTGGTATGACATGTTATCATTAGGTCCTAAAATTTATAAAAACTATAATCCAAAAAAGACATGTGTTGGAATACACGGTCATAATAGTTGGATTAAGCGAAAAATTAAACAAGAAGATGCCGTTAAGATGGTTGCTATATATCCAGGAATAGGGTGTATTTCTCAAAAATTAATAAATATTTTTAAACACGCTAATCCAATTTTTACTCCAAGTGGATATGCTTCTAATTTTTTATTTAAAGATTTAGTTAAAAGTGAAAAAATGATTTTTATGTGGGTAGGTGATCCTAAAGTTACACACCACGGAGATATAAAGGGTTATAATGATATCATAAGGCCGGTATTTGACTCAAGACGGGATGCGGAGCTTGTTATTGCTACAAAAGAAAGTAAAATTCCATATGATAAAATGCATGAATTTTATTACCAAGGAAATGTATATATTTGTATGAGTCAGACAGAGGGTAGCCCTCTGCCAATTATAGAAGCTATGGCTTGTGGTCGCCCAGTAATATCAACTAATGTTGGTATTGCTCCAGAATTAATCAATAGCAAAAATGGGTATTTAATCGGAAGAAGTAAAGAAGAATTAAATAGAGCTATAAATAATGTGATTGCTAATGCTAATAATTTACCAATTATGGGTCGAGAAGCCAGATCATCTGTGGAAGAGAGAACATGGGAATATTCGGCTCTTAGTTATGAAAAATTATTTGATAGGGTCATGTGAATATGAGTAAGAAAAGAAGCATTATTTATATAGCAACGGATCGTACTTGGGCTGGAACTCTAAATCTATATGGTGGATATAACATTTATCCAAACCTAGAGGAAATGGCTAAATATGGAACTCTATATCAGAATGCTATAGCTACAGCCGGTTCCACATTAATGTGTCATAGTTCAGAATGGACTGGTAAATATACCTGGGATTTACACCCAGGCATTCCAATGCTGAAGCGTGGATATAACACAGTTATGCCTACGCAGGATTCTGTTTTTTATCAAATGGAAAATAGAGGATACGAAACTCATCTTGTGATGGTTAAAAAAAATCCAAAGAAGTGCTTTGACACATATTCTCAGGTTAAAAATCTTTGGACAAATGATACTAAAATTCATTTGATTAATGATTGGGATGTTAGTGGAAATACAACTAATAGATTAACGCAAATCAAGGAAGCATTATCTTGTGTTAATCAATCTCAACAAAAAAACAAACCAGCCTTTGTTTGGGTTAAATGTCATGGTCTTAACGAATTCAATAAGAGAATGGAATATTTGAAATATAATGGACAGCAGAGGATTACACTGGATGATCTATATAATGCAGAGATTGATGAAAGTATTGGAATAATCTTAAAAGAAATTGGATTTCCGAAAAATGACGAAATTGAAATAATTTTCGCATCAGATCATGGATCTTTTCATGGACAAGGTGGCAAGTATTTTTATGGATATTGCTTAGATCAGGAAATTATACATGTTCCATTAATCAGTTCTATTGGTGGAGGCAAATTAGTTACTAAGGCATTTAGTATGCGAAATGTCAAGAACATGCTTATTGATAGAAGTTTTATTCCAGATGAGAAATATATTTTCTCAGAAACATTATATCCTGGGCAAGTTTCCGATAAGCCTAATAATGGAATTAGCTCTATGTCAAAGATAATGGTTAGAAGAGATAAGTATAAGTACATCTATGCTAGATATGGACAAGATGGAAATTCAGATAAACCGGAAGAGATGATGTATGATTTAGAATATGATCCACACGAGAAAATAAATTTAATTCCAGTTTTAAAAGGTGAAAAGTTTCGTGATATTACTCGTGGTGATTTATCTGGTAAAAATATGACTACCGTCTTTACTAGATTGCATACAAATATTGAAACAATAAAAGATCCGAATATATCCCCTCGGTATCTAAAAGATAGATTTCGCTCAGGCTCCTATGTTGGCTGGACAGAAGTTTATGATATTTGGAGCGAGCTTCAAGCACAAGCTCGCGCAATCTGGTCGCAGACAGGAAGAGAAAAGCATTTTAAAGTATAGGAATGTAAATGAATAACAAAGTAACCTTTATATTTATATTTACTACCGGAAGAACAGGCACAGCAATGCTTGCCCAAATTTTCGGTTTAGAAAAATATAATAAGCAAAAATTGTATTTTACTGATAGCAATCGTAATGTTGTGGCACACGAATGCTGGGATGATATTCCAGTTGATTTAATTAAGAATACAAAGTTTGGTTCCACAGAATATATTAAAATTTGTGATAATTATCTTGTTAAAAAGCATAAGGAAATTCTTTCAAAATCTAAATCTATACAGAATATTTTTATTACCGATCATAAGTTGGGCCGTTATTTTTCTGATTATTTAGTTAGCAATATCAAGTTTGATTATAAAATTATATTGTTACGCCGAAACAAAGAAGATGTCGTTGCCTCATTTTTAGAGAAAATGGCAAAAGTAAAAAATAGATCAACCAAGAGTCAATATGTTTATTTTCAGAAAAGACTCTGGAAAAATTCCTTTTATTCTCCATTTGATATGTCTGCGCTTTATCCGGTTGATCCAATAGATTGGGCTATTCGAGATGAAGAAGAGCGTATAAACTGGTACTTTGATGAGGTTAAAAGACAATGGAATAGGTTGTCTAATATTATACCAATAGATAAGAGACTGGAAGTTAAATTTGAAAACATTATAGGTGGCAGCGAAAGAGATTTAAATGGAGAAATAATTCAAAATAGTGAATTATATAAAATAAGCAAATTTATTAATTTGCCATATAAAAAAGCTTTTTTAGATAGAAAGGTAAACGCCAGATAAAGGGGCCGTTATGAAAATTGTTATCTTAGCTGCGGGGAAGGGTGCTCGCTTTAAAAGAGACGTTCCAAAGTGTCTTTCAATGTTAGGACAAGAAACTGTTGTTTCTCGGCAAATTAACCAAATCATTAAGTTTATTCCTAATAGTGAAATTATAGTTGTTACCGGATTTAAAAATGATTTGGTAAAGAATTATATTATTGGATTAGATTCAAGCATTAAGATTGTTTGCAATAATAAATTTGAAAAAGACCAGAATATTTATTCTGTTTTAATAGGTATTAAAGATCTTAACGAAGGTGTTTTAATTTTAGAAGGTGATTGTGTTTTTTCAGATTTTGCTTTTCAGGAAATATCGAAAGCAATTGATAATAATTCATCGAATGCGTTATTTTTTTTAGGACAACAGGGTGATCAAAGTATGGCGAATGGAGTTGTAAAATTTAATAATAGGAATCAATTTAGTGATTTCTTAATAGGCTTAAAAAACACTTCTATTGCTGGTTACCACAGTATGATAGGCGTGACTTGGATTCCGGTTGATATGATATCAGAATATCGAGAGAATTTAGAATCCGAAATAGTCATATCTATGAAGGAATATTACTTTAAACCACTATTAAATCCACCATTATCTTTTAATGTTTTGTGTGCAGTAATAAAGGGTGATACTTGTACGTTTAATACTCAAGATGAATTTAAGTTAGCTAAAAAAATTTCAAGTAATAATATTGATATAGTTTTATATCCGGTAAGTAAATTAATACATATAGAGGAATATAATTCAGAAAGAGTACAGTGGCTCTTAGATAAAATTCTTCTTGAGAAGACATGGACACGGCCTCTTTGTATTAGTTCAGAAGGTTTAGTAATGGATGGACAACACAGAATGGAGGTTGCGAAGAGGATGGGGCTTAATTTTGTGCCGGTTTTAATATTTGATTATAGTCAAGTTCCGATTTTTTCATTACGAGATAAAATATCCTTTACCTATCATGATGTAATAGAAAGAGCATTGGCTGGAAATATTTATCCATACAAAACGGTAAAGCACATATTTAATGAAGATCTTTTAAATTGTAATTATACATTAGAGAGTTTATATGATTAACGTTCGAACCATAACCCTTCAAAGTAAACCTTCTGAAGCAACATTAACTACTTGTATAAACCAGTTAGAATTATTTAAAAATTTGATTGAAAAATTTGATAAAATATATTTACAAGCAAGAACCAGCAGGGTTGTGATTGAAACGGTGGACTCCGCAGAGTCATATAAGCAATCCCTCTTACTGATAGAAGCATGTAAGTTTCATAATTTTTGGGGAATTTGCGTTCCAATTAATTTATACCAAGACCCTAATAATATTAAATACGCTTATGATTTATTAGAAGAAGAATCTGTTTTTATTAATCTTATCTCTACGGAAGATGATTCTATGAGTTTATATGGAGTCAAATCTGCTGCCAAATTTATTTTTGATGCATCAAGACAAGATCCCATGCATAATTTTAGAATAGGGGCGTCTTCCGTAAAACAAAACAAAACACCATTCTTTCCGTTTTCTACAGCGGTAAATAATGGAGAATTTACCGTTGGGCTAGAGCTTATAGATTTTTTTCTTAATGTTATAGAGACTTATGATAGACAACCATTATCAGAGATTAGAAAGAAATTATGCGAATCTCTATCATCTGAATTAGATGACTTAGAAAAGATATGTGAACAATTAAGCAAAGAGTTTGGGCTATCTTTTGGAGGAGTTGACTTATCTATAGCTCCATATCCGTATCCATTAGAGGATCAAAGTGTAGTAACCTTGATAGAAAAAATTGGGAATATGGGGCGCTCTCGCGGTGAACCTATATTTGAATTTGGATCAAATGGAACATATTTTATTAATGCCTTTCTTACTAATATTTTGAAACAGACTGCCTTAGCTCACGGAAGTGTTGGATTTAATGGTGTAATGTATTCTCTACTGGAAGATACTTATCTTGGGCTGAGATATGAGGAAGAGGCTTTTGATGTTAATTTATTAAAATTTTTATCAACATCTTGTGGTTGCGGTGTAGACATGATGCCATTGGATGGAGATACAGATATTAATACTATAGCTTCCATAATTATGGATAATTTTACGGTATCATCTTTGTTACAGAAACCACTAGGAATTAGACTTCTACCGATTCCCGATTCTAGAATTGGAGATCGAACAAAATTTCATCATCTTTTTTTTACCAATACAAAAATTCGGAGTATAGGGTCTGGGGTTACTTTTCAGAATCTGCCAACACAGGATTCTATTTATAAGATTAAATAAAGAAGAGGAATGCATGAATCAAGACGATATTAAAGAGATTTTCAATAAGCGTTCTAATAAGTTAAAAGATCATGATCCGTGGAGATATGGAGAGAGTCTATCATTAAAGACGGATCTTATCGAGATAGAATGGATTAGAAATAACTGTAAGTATAAGAAAGCCTTATTAGATATTGGTTGTGGAACAGGGCGGCATGTTATTGAATTATCAGGAGATTTTGATGAGATTTTGGCCGCAGATTTTGCTCAAGGAAATATAAATGTTTTAAATACAAAAATAGCTGAGATGAATATCTGCAATATACAAACCGTAGTTTCTTCAGCTCAGGACATCACTTTGCAAGCCGAAAGAAGAAAATTTGACATCATTATCGGAATAGGGCTTGTCCAATATTTAAATAATGATGAGTTTTTTAGTTTCTTCGAAGATTGTCACAGTCTTTTAAATAATCATGGCAGACTTTTGTTAAAAATTCCAATGTCAGAGACAGAAACATTTTCTTTTGATGGATATTCTGAATTACTAGAAAGTGAATATTTCTCTTTTTATAGAAATATAAATGATATTTTCAAAGGATTCTATAAATGGTTTAGCTTATATAAACTCGAAAGGGTTTTTACATTGGAAAATTTGGGTAAAGAATTATGGATAATAGAAAATCACGATAACTCTAAGCAGATATGGTTTTTGCTGGTCAAAAAAGAAACGGAGGAATTATGAATGCGATAGGCTTGGTTGGAAAAGGTTTTGTAGGCGGCGCTTTATTCGATAGCTTTACTAAACGCAAACAAGAGGTAATAGTATATGATAAATGATTTATCAAAAGAATATTTTGACTTAATAAAAATAGGAAGAACTTTTACAAGACATAATTTAGGCACTTTAATCAATGAGATTGAAAGACGTGAAGATACAAAGCAAAATTGGTTTTTATTCGAAAAGAAATAACGGAGTATAAGATGAAAATAGGATTAATTGGTATTGGATTTGTTGGTGGAGCTATTAGGGATTTTTTTATTAAAACAGATGAGACGCTTTTATTATATGACAAATATAATGATAATTATAATGATAAAGAATCCATATTGGAAGCGGATATGATTTTTATATGCGTTCCAACTCCACATATGGAAAATAATGGATATGATATTTCTGCTATAGAAGATTCGTTGTCTTTTCTAGATTCTCATAAATATAACGGACTAGTAATAATTAAAAGCACTGTTCTTCCTGGAACAATAGATTCGTTTTCGAAAAAATTTAAATTGAAAATTATACATAATCCGGAATTTCTAACCGCAAGAACGGCGTCTAAAGATTTTGAAAATCAAAAGGTAATTATTATCGGGGCGAAAGATTCAGATATAATATGCGAATTAGTAGAGTTATATACAAAACATTTTCCGGATTCTATTATTAATATTGTTAAACCGTCTGAATCAGAATCAATAAAGATTATGGCGAACAGCTTTTACTCTACGAAAATTCAAATTCTAAATGAATTCTATGGCTTATGTCAGGCTCTTGGTATAGACTATGAAGTTGTTAAAAATAATATAGTAGGTCTTGGCTGGGTAAATAATATGCACACCTCTGTGCCTGGCCATGATGGAAAACTAAGTTATGGCGGAGCATGCTTTATAAAAGATACTCGTGCTCTTTTAGACCAAATGAAGAAAGCACATGTTAATCATCAGGTTTTAGAAGGAGTTGTTAATGAGAGAAATATCATGCGAGATGATTAATAATTTAGGATTTTTATCATGAGTATTAATCGAGTTAAAGAAGGGTTTTATTATACAGATGGAAATATAACCGGAAAGGCACATAAAAGTTGGTATCGTGGAAAGACATGTAATTTTAATCCAAATATTAAAAATATTTTAGAAGTAGATAGTGTAGATAAATATATTTTAGCTGGATGGTTACCAGATGCCCCATTTATTGATAAAACAACTGTAATAACAACATTTGGCAGTTGTTTTGCTTTGTATATATCTGAATACCTTGATAAAAAAGGCTATAACGCTTCTCTTAAGGATGGAAATAATCTAATTGATTTTAAAGCAGGGGTAAATAATACATTTGCGATTAGACAACTGATAGAGTGGGTGTACAATGGGAAAAGCTTTGCAGAGGAAACATGGCATAGAGATGATAAAAGTATAATTGAAAAGAGTGAATCTCTTAGAAGTAAAACCTTAGAAAGATTTTTAAAAACTGATGTTTTTATAATTACATTAGGTCTTAGCGAAATTTGGTATAATAAAGAGACTAATGATGTCTTTTGGAGGGCAATACCAGAAGATCAATTCGACCATAATAAGCACGGATTTAGAGTCTCTACCTTTCAGGAAAATAAAGATAATATTCGTTATATTTACAACACTATTATATCATTTAATAAGAATGCTAAAGTAATTTTTACAATATCTCCTGTTCCATTGGTTGCAACATTTCGCCCAGTGTCATGTCTATCTGCAAATTCAGTCTCAAAAGCTATTCTAAGAGCGGCAATAGATGAGTTTTATCGAGAGGAAAATGGAGATAATATTGACAATATATTTTATTGGCCTTCTTATGAGATTGTAGAAAAGATATTTAATTATAAATTTAATGGTGGGGCTTATGACTTCGACTATCGACATATTAAAAAAGAATGTGTAACAGAGATTATGAGATTATTTGGTCAGTATTATACGATTTAACATAAATCTTTTGTAATGATTTGATATTAATCATTTAAAATATTAAGAAAATTGCATTGATGGAATAACATTTACACGGTAAATTATATATTGCGCTGCCGATTCTGGCAATAGAATTACAAAGGATACTATATGAATGCATTGGTAACTGGTGGGGCAGGCTTTATTGGAAGTCATTTGGTTGATGCGTTAGTAGCGGATCAACATTTTGATAAAATACTTGTGATAGACAATTATAGTACCGGATTAAAAAAGAATTTAGAACACTTAGAAGATAAGATTGTCATCACGCATGATAGTGTATCAAAGCCTCATGCTGTATATCAAATGGCAGATTTATTTCATGCTTCTCAAATTGATGTCGTGTTTCATTTAGCTGCGGCTCCAGGCGTTCCCTTCTCAATGAAAGAACCGGCTCTTTCTCATATGGAAAATGTCAACGGTACTTTTAATGTATTGGAAGCAGCCAGACAAGCTAAAGTAAAGAGAGTTGTTTTCTCATCTTCATCTTCTATTTATGGGGGAAAAGCAAATTTTCCAACTTATGAAGCCGATTTTCCAATGATTGAATATAGACCGCAATCTCCATACGCACAATTTAAAGCAGTTGGAGAACAGTATTGTAAAATGTATTCTTCTATGTTTGGATTAGATACAGTTTGTTTAAGATATTTTAATGTTATGGGCCCCCGACAAAGAGCAGATTCTGCATATGCCGCTGTTGTTGCTGCATTTATAGACTGCGCAGTTAATAATAAAATTCCAAAAATTCATGGAGATGGATTAGCTTTTCGCGATTTTACCTTTGTAGATAATGTAGTTAGTGCTAATATTTTAGCTGCCACTTATCCTAATCTTTTAAGAGGTGAATCTTTTAACGTAGGAACCGGAAGAAAAATTACCGTTAATGACGTACACAAGGTTAGTGGTGCTTTGCCCGCTATTTATAGTGAAAATAGAATTGGAGATGTAAATGGATCTCAGGCATCAATAGAAAAAATTTCTAAAGTTTTAGGATATAAAGTATTGGTCAATTTCGAAGATGGTATGAAATTAACTAAAGAATGGCATTTAGCTCAAAAAGGAGTATAATAATGGCAGATTCAAGACCTACCGTAGCAGTATCAGGAGGATTAGATCCTGTACATATGGGCCATATAAAATTAATTCAAGAGGCATATAGATATGGAGATGTAATTGTTATTTTAAATAGTGATCATTGGCTTTTTGAAAAGAAAGGTTTTTGTTTTATGTCTTTTGACGAACGAGCTACAATTTTAGCAGCAATCAAAGGTGTGGTCAAGGTTGTGGAAGTAGATGACAGTGATGGAACAGTTTGTGAAGCCTTAGAAAGGTTACATCCAGATTACTTTGCCAATGGTGGTGATAGAAAAGAGTATAATGTACCAGAAGTTGAATTATGTAAAAAATTAGGAATTAAACTATTATGGAATATTGGCGGGGACAAGATGCAGAGTAGTAGTGATTTAGTTTCTAGACTTGTAAAAAAGAGTAATATCAAAATAAGTGAAAGATGAAAGTATTAACCAAGGAACAAATTGAGATAAACAGACAAGAGCGTTTGTCTAAAGTTGCGCCAAAAAAAGCAATTAGACGGAATATATGGGGAATTGAAAAATCATTACAATCTCACGAATATATTATTCCGGAGCCTAATGCTGATTATCTTGGATTAACACGAGATGATCTTGAGGAGCATACAGTTAAAAGAGCGATAGAAGCTATGCGTGCAATTCGAAAACAGATAGAGTCACTGGGAGCCCTGCTTAAAAATATAGATCCTGAAAAAATTCCGATTTTATGTAAAGAGCTTGGAATGGAAGGTGAATTGAATGCGATATTATCAAGTCCAAATATATCAGAGAATTTAAAATGGCAAATTATTTATAATTTGGATAAAGTAGTTTAATGAATTAAGGTTGGAGATATGAATGGAAAATGAAAAATACCTCAGAGCTGTTTTGACTGGCGTAGCGGGTCAGGATGGTTCGTATCTGTCAGAACATTTACTTGGTTTAAATTATACGGTAATAGGAATATCTAGGCGAAAATCTGTAGAACAGGGTCTTACAAATATACAACATCTTATATCCAATCCGAATTTTCATCTTTTGATTGGCGATATTACAGACTCTACATTTATTAGTCGCACATTGCATGATTGGCAGCCGCATGAATATTATGGATTAGCCGCAATGTCTAATGTGGGGCAATCTTTTAAAGAACCTCTTAATACATTTAGAACTAATGCAGAAGCTGTAATTATGCAATTAGAAATGATTAGACAATTATCACCATCTACTAGATATTATCAAGCATCTACTTCGGAACTTTTTGGAGGCATCAATTGCCCCGAAGAGGGTTATGATGAATCATCTCCAATTTATCCTAGATCTCCATATGCAGTTGCCAAAGCTGCGGCTTATTATGCTGTAATTAATTACAGAGAAGCCTATGGGATTCATGCTTCCAACGGAATATTATTCAACCACAGTTGTATTGCTCCAAATACGGCGGTAATAATAAAAAGAAATAAAAATATAGAAATAGTAAATCCAACCGATATTCTTCGGCCTTCTGTTTTAGAGGTCGGTCTTAATTTAAGTGATGAAAATATAGATATATGGGATGGAGAAGAATGGGTTAAATTAAAATCCATAACTGCAAAACCCGTTAAGGATAGTGATTTAGATATGGTTGGGCAAATTACAAATACGAGAAGTGGTGTTGTCTTTACGACAAAAAATCATAATTTACTTGATAAAAACAGTAAAAAGGTTCGGGCAGATTCTGTAGGTATTGGAACCAATCTTTTGCATGGTAAATACCCAATGATAAATAGAAATTTAAATGAATTTAGTGTTGATGAGGCGGAATTAATCGGATTAATTGTTGGAGACGGTTGGATTCATAAAGAAAAGACGATATGTCATATAGGAAATAATTCTGACGATATAGTTGAAAGAATAAGGGTACTATGGTCACAGATAAATAATTCAACAATCACCATAGGAAAGTTTTATAACAAAAAGGGGTCTTTTGGAAAAAGTAGAAATATAAAAATTAATAACTTCTCAGATTGGCATTATGCGGGATATCTCAGAGATATGATATATAATTTTGATAATAAGAAAAAAATACCAATTGGTATTTTAAATTCCTCTGTTGATGTTCAATTAGCTTTTCTCAATGGATATAATATGGCAGATGGATTGAAAAAGAATAAATGCAGATATAAGTTTAAAAATTTCAAGACCAACAGTCAGGAATTAGCTGCGGGGCTTCTTTTGTTAATTCATAATACAACAAAGCAGACTTACAATCTAAATATAGAATATAGAAATAATAAATATTATTACAGTATTAATTTATTATCAGATAAGCAAACCTCAAATGAAAAACAATCAGAAATAAAGCACCTGCTATCTCTCGGCCTTTCTCAAAGAGAAATAAACAGAAGAACTGGAATATCAAGAGTTTTTATTAGAAAGGTTCAAAATAATGAACAAATAATAACCAAACATTATAGATTTTTAAACAGAGCAGAAGTTAAAAAGATTTTAAATACAAAATATAATTGTGTTTATGATATCGAAACAGAATCTGGAAAGTTTATGGCAGGAGCGGGAAGCATTGTAATCGCAAACTCTCCTCGCAGGGGATTTGACTTCGCAACCAGAAAGATAACCAGTGGAATAGCTAAAATCAAATTAGGCTTAGAGCCTAATCTTAAAATGGGAAACCTTGATGTGTTTAGAGACGAGGGGCATGTCAAGGATCATATGAAAGCAATGCATTTAATATTGCAACAAGAGACTCCAGATGATTATGTAATATGTACAGAAACAGGTGCAACGATTAAAGAAATGTTAGAATATGTTTGTGAATTAGCAGAATTGGATTTTGAGAATGTATATGAAATGGACCAAGATTTTATGCGCCCATCAGATGTTAAATTTTTAAAAGGAAACGCAACAAAGGCTAGGTTAGTTTTGGGATGGGCACCAGAATATACTTGGAAAGAAACGTTAAAAGAAATGTATGAAAATGATCTTAAAATATTGCAGAAATTATAGAACGATAAGCTATTAATTCAGTTAATTAAGATAGGGGATGCGATGTATCAATTAACTGAATTATTAAATATTCTGAAGAGATCACACTCTGATTCTAGTGAGATTCGAAATATAATTCATAAGATAGCAACTCGACCATTACCTATACCATCCAAAGAGGAACTTCAGCCAACAGCAGATAAGATAATAGAATATATAGAGCATCAATTAAAAACTGTTCCAATATATTCTAGCATAATGCGCAATACTCAAAAGAAGCATTATAAAAGTTCTATTCCAATTGAAACATTAAAATTAAAAAATGTTAAAGATGATGAAATTAAAATAGATATTTTTTGGGCTTATACATCTGAAGACATGAAGGGATTTTTGGAAGAAATTTCTGATGAATATAAAAAAATATATATCTTTATAAGATCTGATATCCCAAAAATAGAAGCCTTTAAAGATTTACGTAAACATATTATTGTTTCATTGGAACACGAAATAACTCATGCACTTGATATTCTTTCGCTATCAGATGAATATCTTTCTCTGGATGGTAAGCAAGATTTTATAGCATATGTAAATGATTCTGGAGAGATCAAAGCATTTATACGTACATTATATTCCGAAATACAAGAAGAGGTAAGAGAAAGAATAGATAATGGTGGATCATTGGGTTCGGCCATTATGCATGCGTTAAGTACAAACCTTGACTGGAAGCAAATTAAAAAATATGTGTCTGATAAAAACAAAGCAGTTTTGTTAAAAGGATTAGTAACAGCCTTTCAAGATGAAGGTTTAATGTAGGAGATAATTATGTCATTTAAAAAAACTGGAGAGATTAAAGTTTATCGAAAAGATAAAGAAGGCATATCTAAGAAAGCCGGAAAAGAGAGTCCTGCGAGATATACCGTAGATGATTTGGTAGATGAATCTGAAGCTGGATACGATCCTTATGAGGAAGAAGATTGGGATCTGGAAATATCACCAAAAGAACAAGCAGAATCATAATTTCATCCAACCTTTAAGAATGTGATTGGAGAATATAATGTGGGATAAAATAAAAATACTTTCTAATGTTTTAAAACGTTTTGGATTAGCCAAAGATGTAGATGCACTATTAGAATCTGAAGGATTTTCTGAAGATATACATATTTTATTTTTAAAACAGGGAGGAAAAAAAGATCATCTTTTATCCTTATTTCATCATTTACATCATTCAATAAGTGATAGAAAAATAGAACACGAAGTTCATCATTGTGGTGGGAAACATAAAGGTAAAGATATAAATTATACTATATCTCATTGTTCTCATAATAAACATAGAATAGATAAAGAAGATGCCATCGGACATGGCACAACACACGGAGATGATCTTTTAGCAGTTAAAATTCATTTTACGGAAAAATGTTCTGATGGTGGTTGGCACATAGAAAGCGGAAAAATAAAAGATGATTAATGAATATGAAGCTATTTGCAGTAAAATAAACAACTATGATTGGCATCCAAGTTATGATTCTTTTGAGAATAAAGTATATTCATTAAATATTGCTATTACTCAAGATCTTGATAAAATTGTTAATAAAATAACTGTAAATAAACAAGAAATTCATTTAGCTTATTCGGGTGGAGTAGATTCTACAATTATTTTATTTAAGCTTTTAAAATATAATATTCCAATTTTTGCTCATACAATTGCTTCGAGTGAAAATCATTTTGATTTTATATATGCAAAAAAAGTGTTATCTTCTTCTAATATATTATCAAGCGTTAAACATATACCTCATATTTTATCTGTGAAAGAAGATGATCTTATAGAGTCTAACAATATTTTAGAATCAAATGATAAAAGACCAGATAATTATTATTATTTAATGCGATCTATATTGCATTATACTCAATCAGTTATTAATTGCGATATAATAGATGAACTACTTGGTGGATATTATTTGCATTATGGACCGAATATTCCAATGTTTTATGATTGTTTAAATAAGTTAATAAAAGATCATTTATATATTTTAAATAAGATTTCTACACATTTTAATATAGAAGTGTTTCTTCCATATGGTGGAGATAATTTTATGCATAAATGTGAATCTTTTTCTTTTGATGAATTGGTCGGAATAAATCAGCGAAAAAAGCCTGTATATGAAATCGCAAAATTATGTAATATTCCAGAATATATAATGGAGCGCAAAAAAATGGGATTAGTTTCTGCTTTATAAAATAGAGGTATATAAGTTTATGTTAAATAAACTACAAAATTTAGAATATGCTCTTTTGTCTTATGGTCTTGCAAAAGAGGCACGTTTTGTGAATTTATTAAATAGAAATATATCCACCGCTTCTTCTATTGCCGATTCAACGGAGCGTGCAATTCACACGCCATTTAATTCAGAAAAACTAATAGCAACAGATGGCATAAGAATACCTTTTGGTGATTTTAATGAACCATGGGAAGTGTTTATATTAGAAGGCGACAACTATTCTGGAGTCAGAGCGGGCAGAATACTATTGGGATATCAAGATGAACCAGCTGGAGGAATCAAGTGGTTTGAGGAGGATGGTAGACCAGTAATAACTCATTATTTTCTTGATGAAGATTTAAGAGGCAAAAAAGTTATTTCTCAATTGCTAGAAATTTATAAAAAGTATGTTTCGGATCGTATTATTATAACTGGTCCATTTTCAGAGCAGGGAAAAGCGGTGGCGGATAAAAAGGCAGATGAAATTGTAGATTATAAATATTAATGAGGTCAAATGAAGATTGCCATTTTAACATTTAATTATGGATATGCTGGGAAAGTTGTTAATGGTCCTGGCATGTGCTTGGCTAACTTTGTCAAATTTTTAAACCAAGTAATACCCAGTATAGAAGTAGAAGTTTTTACGCAACTAACACCAATCAAACCGATACCAAATGTGCATTCTATAAGTAATAATAAGCTCTTATCTAAGACTATTAAATATGTAGACCTCGTACATCATTGGAGCGGAATTACACCGGAGTTAGTTCGAGCAGTTATATATGCAAATCAATTGCAAAAGAAAGTCATCATCGGTCCAAATGTTTTAGATACTGTAGAGTTTGAAAAAGAAAAAGGATTTCTAAGGAAAGTAGCTTTTGAAAAAATATTAACAGCAAATAATCGATTATCTTTTAAGATTTCCAAAGAACATAATATTCCGATAAATAAAGTAATTTCATTTCAAGTTGGACCAGATTTAGACTTATGGACTCCCTCGGCAGAAAGAGATGGCACAATTCTCTGGAAGGGAAATAGTAAACAATTTGTAAAAGATGTAGATTTTGCTAAAAGAATAGAAAGTAAAATAGGAAATAAATATACTTTTAAATTTATTGGATATCCTAATCCTTATGATTATTATAATCATATTGCCGAAGCTCGATTATCTAAGATGACTATAACAACATCACTTAGTGAAACCATGAATCTTTCTCAGTTAGAATCTTGGAGTTCTGGAATACCATCAGTAAGTCATCCAAAAATTTATATGCATGGAAAAAATTATCAAACAGGCATTATAACTAATAAAACTATTGATGAATATATAGATGCAATTAATGAAATTATGCAAAATGAACAACTCTATCAATATTTATCTTTAGGTTGTAGACAATATATTTTAGATGAATTTTCTGCAAGTAAAACTGTAGAGAAGTATTTACAAATTATTAGCAATTAATGAGAAAGCCAATGAAAAATATTTTTGGAAAATTGACTAAATTAGCAAATGTTTTGTATAAACTTGGTCAAAAAAAAGAAAGTATATATGTTATACTTTTAAGATCATCATTTTTTAAAAGTGCCGTTACTTTATATCATGGTGGTTTAGTAGAAAATAAAGATAGTATACAACATAGTGGATTAATACCACAAGTTGGTCCATGGGTAGAAGAGGTTTTAAGTGGTGCAACTGATCAAGATATTGATTTTGATGAACATGGTTTAGTTTTTGCAGCAGATAAGCATAGATTTGATATGGCGGTATATGCTATGTTATGGCATATAGCAAATAAACTTGGTAAAAGTGCAAATAATATTACACCAGAAGAAATCATTAAATATGGATTATTAGTTATAATTAAAGAAGGTGAATCTTCATTTGTAAAGCGACCAAAAGATGATATGCAATGGTATAAAATGCAAGAGGAAATTAGTTATGATACAGGCAACCCCTTGTGGGCAGTTGAACCAGAAGATTGGTTCTCTACGGAAGGATCTGATGCGGATATTTTATTAACTGGAAATAAATTATTAAGTTATATCACAAGAAGAGGAGCCTATCCACTCAAGGGATCTATGACTGCCGGTTATGATAAATGGTTGCGACAAGAATATATTAAACAAAAAAAGAAGGATCCTCAGCAACATTTGTTTCCTGAATCCACAGAAGATTTACAAAAGAGATTATCTGATATGTCAGAATCAGAAATCAAAAAAGAGTTGGATGCAATCAAAGCATCTATAAAGTGTACATCAGCCTATGATACTCCATTTTTAAAACAACTCGATGATTCTGGGCGTTATGATATAGAGTTAGATCCTGATAATACTATTGAACACTTGGAAACCTATCGCTATAAGCCAAAAGGTATTGAACACTGGAATGAAGATAGTAGGCATCTTACAGATCCCAATTCAGGAAAAACCTTTAAAAGCCGTCCCATTAGATGGGATCCTGAAATTACAGATGTAACAACAATTGAAGATGAGTGGGGTAAAGATTTTAAGGATCAGTTAAAAGAGGGCTGGTTAGACAAATTGCCTCAAAATCCAAATTTAATATATCGTGGAATGTCATGGGAGGAATATCAATTTATACTTAAAACAAATAATATTCAATCATTGGGAGATTATAATTTAGGTGATGAACAAATTGGATTAACTTATTTTAGTACAGATCCAAATAGTGCAGCTTATTATGCTCATAGTTTTGCCCCAACTCAATATAAAGCTACACCAGAAAAACCCGCCTATGTAGTTGCTGTTCCCAAAAGAGATGGAGTACCTGTAGCTGGAACTGGAGAGCATGAGGTTGGTGTGCGAGGACCGATACCCGCTAATGAAGTTGTTGAAGTTTGGGAAGGGATGCCGTATTATATGACCGCCGGTGGTTCATTGGATATTATTAATGACTGGGGCGGTCGTAGAGAAGGGTCTAGAGTATCTCCATTGATAAGTGTGGCATGGAGAAAAATAATTCCTTCTTTAAAAACTAAAGCTTCTATTCTAAAAACTTTTAATAAACATGAAATAGAAGATGAAGATTTATTAGAATCTAAATCCACAGAAACATCTTCAAAAACTATATTAGAGAGAGCCATAGAGTATTTTGGACTAACTTATAGCGCAAGAGCAGCTGGTTACATTCTGCCGGATGGCAGGCTTTTGGATTTCTCGGAAAAGACTGGAGAAAGAATCTCAGATCATCGAGAGGTAGGATTTTTAGTAGAGGAATATGGACCTTTTGAATATGAATCTGATGCTATGGATAGATTTATGAAGGAAACAGGTTGTATAAGATTAGGAGTTTATAATAGATATATGCAGATAGATGCTCAAACAGTACCAACTGAAAAACAAATGAAGACAATACAGTCTATTATAAAAAGATATAATATAGAAGGAGCATCTGTTATAAAGCCCGGCAGAATTTCAGATGAAGAAATAGATTTTCCAACGGCTAATCAAATTTTTAAAATTTTAACAAGTAATTAATTGAGGATAAATGAAGGTTGATATAATAATACCAGCTTATAATCCGGGTTCATACTTAAAAGATGCTTTAGATAGCTGTTTGGCTCAAACATATAAAAATTATCAGATTTATGTAATTGATGATTGCTCTACAGAAAATATTAAAAGTGTAACAAACGACTACCCTAATATTTGTTATATTAGAACGCCACATCATCTAGGACCGGGAGGTACCAGAAATTATGGTATCGCCAATGGAAGTGGAGAATTACTTAGCTTCTTAGATGCAGATGATATGTGGGAACCAAAGAAGCTAGAATGGAGCGTAACGGAGTTTGAAAAAGATAAATCTATAGCGATGACCTGTGGGAATTATCGTAGACTAGAAGATAGAAAAAGACTTTGTAATCCATTTTATCGTCATCCGCCCATTATAACCTGGCAGAATTTGATGAGGGTGAACCTTGTTGCATGTGGAAGTGTTACTCTGCTTAGAAGTATATTTGAAAAAATAGGAGGATTTTCAGAAAAAATCTGGATTTGTGAAGATTATAACTTATGGCTAAAAGTTTCTGAACAATATAAAATTAAGTATGTTGATCAGGTATTATATCTCTACAGTGTAATTAAAGATGGAAAATCTTTAACGAATCAGCAATCACTTCAGATTGCTCATAAAGGTGTTGGTGATATAATTAGAAGAGAGTCAATGGAGAGAGTAAATGCACTTAAGCAACTTGAAGCCAAATCAAACAATTTTAATAAAAACATATTTACATGAGTCTGGTCTTTTTTATCTTGCAAAAAGTCTTGGGGATAGATTAAAATCTGAGGGTCATCATGTTATTTATGTTCCTAAATCTAAATATTTACTTCAAGGTTCTATATTTCAAAGAGATTATTTAACTCCCACTGATAATAAATTATTAGATAATGAAACAGTTCATTGGTTTGATAAACGGTATCCAATAGAAAATCAAATATCTGAGATGATTATTAAATATAAAGTTGATCTTTTGATTTCATTTGAAACTTTAATGGAGAAATCTCAGTGGGTTTCACGAGTAAAGCAAAGAACTGGGATCAAAGTTATTGACATTCCAATGGTTGAATGGGTAAATGATAAACTTTTAAATGGTCGCTCTTATTCTATTTTTGATGAGATTTGGTGTTTAACCGAACAATGTTATTCATATTTTAAAATTTATCCAGATGCAAAAAAAATTATTTGGAATTGGGTTGATCCGTTTTTGTTTCATACAGTAGAAAAGCAAGATGGTATTGTGCGTTTTTATCACGCCGGAAGCTTAAATTCGGAATATTCTAGTAAAAATACGGAATTAGTTATTCAAGCTTTTGACCTCTTTTTAAGAGAGAGTCCTGATGCTATATTAATTGTTTCGGGAAATATAACAGATAAGACAAGTCTTCGACTTATTAAAAAGCATGAAAATATTTTTATTACAAATGGTGTTTTAGATAGAAAAGATATTGCAAAATTATATCAAGACAGCCACTGTGTAATAGCACCCTCCTCAAGAGAGGGTTTGGGCTTGAGTCTTTATGAGGCCAAAGCATGTGACTGTTTGGTAATAACAACAGATATGCCACCAATGAACGAATGTGATACTAAATACTTATGTAAAGTTAAAAATCTTAAAAGAGATCATAAATTAACACCACTTGGAATTATAGATGTTAAAGAAATATATGAGCAAATTAAACAAGTTTATGGAGATATAAATGTCAGATGTAAAGATAAGTAAGGAAATACTTAATAGCTCTAAAACTACGGCAATAATTACTAAAGAAAATGAAGAACTTTTAGCGGCTTTTATGAGCGCAGAAAAAATTTCAAAGGAGAAGTCACAAATGGATCAAGAAACATTAGATAAACTTAAGGCTAGAAAATTAGAGAAGCAAGCTTTAGAAGTAAAGTCAGAAGAAGTAACTTCAGAAGGAGAGGTAGATATGATGGATGTAATAACTAATCAAGAAGTTAGTATTAATATTGGGGTGGTTGGTATTGGTCAAGCTGGTTCTAGAATTGCCGAGGAGTTTCATAAGTGCGGATATGATGTTGGCGTTATCAACACTTCTGCTCAAGATCTAAAATTCATTGATGTGATGCCACATCAAAAGTTATTATTGGAAGGTAGTTTGGGTGGAACTGGAAAAAATCTGGTATTGGGTCGAGAAATTTTTGAAGTAAATGAATCTTTGGTTAGAAGTTTTATAGAAGATATAGCAGAAGGAAATACTATGATCTTTTTAGCTGTTTCTGGAGGTGGTGGCACGGGTGCTTCATCAGTATCTTCTGTTATTCCAATGATGTTTGAATTGGGTATTCCGGTTGGTGTAATTTATGTATTGCCTAAAGCTACAGAGGACGCCCAATCTAAGAAGAATGCTGTAGAAACTCTTGCGAAGTTGGCTCGTCAAACTACTGATAATTTAATCTCATCTTTAATTGTAGTGGATAATGCAAGAATAGAAAATATTTACGGCGGATTAGGTCAAGCTCAATTCTGGAAAACAGCCAATGCTGCTATTGTAGAACCATTACATTTGTTTAATACCAAAACAGCTCAGCCATCTAGATTTACTTCTTTAGATCCTTCAGATTTTGGAAGAATCATCTCTTGTGGCGATTGCTCAATATATGGTGTTATTGAAGTAGAAAATTATCTTGATGAAACAGCATTAGCAGAAGCAGTAATGGATAGTTTAAGTGGAAACATGCTAGCTGAAGGGTTTGATTTAAAACAAACTAGAGCTGGTGGAGTAATTATTGTAGGTTCAGAATCTGCTTTGGAACAACTTCCATCTGTAAATATTGATTATTGTTTTCATATAATTTCAGATGAAACAAATGGTGCAAATATTTTCCAAGGAATTTATTCTGATAATAAGATGGCTGAAGATAAAATAAAAATATATAGTTGGTTTTCGGGATTAGGTCTTCCTCAGGATAGAATAGAAAATTTAAGAAAAGAAAGCAAATTAGCATCTTCCGTGGCCGCTGAAAAAGAGAAGGCTAGGAATTCTCAAATGACGTTAGATTTAGAAGAAGATAAAATAGCTAGCGCTGCTGATAAGATCCATAATAAAATAAGAGAAAAAAATTCTGGATTTAATCGGTTACAGGGCGGCGCTCGAAAGTCTATTCTTGACAAACGTAAGCATAGCAGATAATGTTTGAAATTGTATATTAATTATTTAATAATTGATATATGATGGAATCATATTCAAATCTCACTAAGAGTTTGTTCCATTTGGAGAATAAGATGGATAGAGAAGAGAGGCAAAAGAAACTCATAAATATTTTAAAAAGTTCTATTGATAATAATCTCAATCTTCCAGAAGACCAAATTAGAGAAAGTTTTAGTAATACTGCTTTTGCCTTTCCCTATAAATTAGACACCTTAGAAAATCCCGGTTTTATTGATGAATATATAGTTACTTCAGAAGAGATTGAGAGTTATATTGAGCAATATCAAAAAGTTGCTAATATTCTTGAAAATGGACTTGCTAAATTTTTAAGATTGCAAGAAAAAGTTAAAGCTTTTATGGCCACAAATTCTTTAACAAAAGATATAGAACCAGAGAGACTTTTCAAAAGAATTTATAGATTAGATAATTATGCTAAAAATTTATTTATGATGTTTATGCTGCCGACAGGAGGTTCTTATGGATATAATAAATATCTTGAGCGAAGTATAAATAAATCATCTACTTCCCGCGAGGATTATCTTCAAAAAATAGAGCGCATAGAAATGGATGCCATTGAAATAGTTAGGAGTATTCCAAGTGATATAGATGACTTAGTTAAAATATATGATTTAAATTCTGAAGATGAATTAGCAGAGGCAATATTTTATTTAAGTAAATCTCCTAAACTTATTGGTGTAAATAGATATATAAATCAGAATACTCCAGAATCTTTTTCTCCTATTGCATTTGAAATTCATCCACAACAGATGTTAGAAGCTGGTAGAAAGTATAAGACATTATCACTTTATGGGTATGAACCACAAGGACCACAAGGATTTCCAGAATTCCAGTCACATACTAAAAAAGAAAAGCAATATAAATATAATCCAGATTTAGAATTACCAGAATCTGATTATAGAGGTAAGGGATTTTTAATAAATAAATTTATTGATGAACAAATTTCTAATTACTTTGAAAGATATTATGAAAAAACAGATAAAGAGATTATTAATGCCACTAGAGATGAATTGCAACAAAGATTAGTTAAATCTCTAAATGAAAGAGTAAGTAGTCTTGAGGAAATGATTCAGGTGTATGGTTTTCCTGAATTTCTTATTAAAGATATAAAATCAAGAATTTATTCTAATGATTTTGGAAAACTTATGTCTTCTGGAATTAATACTGAAAAAGAATATAGTGACAATTCTAATGAGATTTTAATACATAGCCTTATAACGAATGGAAATTTTTCAGCTCTTCGGTATATAATTAAATTATCAGAATCAAAAAATGATAATCAAGCAAAGGATTTTTTTAAAAAAGCCATAAAAGAACAAGTATCTGATATAGATTTTCGATCTGAAGAAAATGCTAAAGTTGATATTTTAGATATCATAACAGAAATTGATAGAAAATATGGTGAGAAAATTAGACAACAGGGCTTGCAAGCTGTTTTCCCCTATGCTTGGAAAGCTATATTTCAAATACCAACTATGTATGGGCTAAATTTTGATATAGATACATATGCAGTTAGCAGTAGAAGCGGTATTTTGGGTATTATTTCAAAAATATATAAAGAAAAAATAAGAACAGCTTTAGAGGAGCAAGCCTATGGAAATGGTAAAAAATTAAAAGATACTTCAACTTTTAAAGAAATAATATTTCTTAGCAGAATTAAACACCTAGGATTTTCTGGTTACAGGAAAATGAATCAATACATGGATGAGGAAAAAGAAAATTACGAGCCATTTGATAAAGTTTCCGAAGAACCAAATCCAAAAGAGCGGGCGCGCATACTTAATACATTAAAAGATACAGTAAAAGATCCTGAAAATATTTCAGAAATATATGAAGCATACGATGAATATATTAAAAGATATAAAGATTTATCAGTTCCAGGATTGCAAGAAAAGAAAGACATTTGGAATCATTTCTTATTAAAAGTAATTGGGAAATTATACCGTCAGGAAGAAGCTTATATAACCGGAAAGACAAATCAATTATTTGATAAATTTCCAGATATCATTGTGCCAGATCTCCCAGCTATATCTTGGGATAAATTTTTAATTTCTTCGGCATCATTTGGATGCGCATCTACTCCGATTACAATTCTTAAAACATTACAAGATGGTATAAAAACGGGATTAATTCCACTTTTTGTAAAATTATCATCTGTTGATGAATTTAACTCCATTGAAAGAATGGAAGGTTTTTTATTAAAATTAGTTCAAATATATAATCTTTATAAAAATAACCGAGACATTTTTAATTTAAGACTCGTACAACCTTTTCCAGATTTATATAAAAAAATTACCGGAACAAAAGAAGAGCGAATAGAGAAAATTTTACAAATTGCCAATTTATTAGATAATTATCAATTTAAAGAAGAAATTGTTGCATCAAAATATATTGATAAAATTAATCTTGATATTATTAAAAAAGCAATAAAAACATATGCAGAATATAAAAGAGCTATTAAATCTATTGAAACAGAAAATAAAGACAGATCAAGTGATGAAAATGAAGAAGAGGGCGAGTGGGTACATGATGTATGGGTTCCACATGAGTCAAGCGAGTCAAGCAATTTAAAGAATACTGATTTTATAAATGTATTAATTAAAAATATACAAGATATTAGAGAAAAAACAAAATCATCAGAAGATATTTTTCCGAAGGATATGGAAAACATATTACTATCTTTGCCAGCAGATATTAGTTTGGATAAGTTTATAGATTATTTTGAAATTAATATTGGAGAATTATCAGGATCTCAAGCTCAATTGGCAAGGGCAAAACTTGCTAGATTATCATATGGCCTATCCATTTATGGGCAGATTTCAACTGTGATGGAATATTATAATGAAGCTGAGAAAAAAAATTCTCATTTATTTGATGCAGAATTTAGTGGGAAAAACTTTAGATTTCGTGTTTTAAGGGATCTGGATCCATATCATTTCCAGGTTGGAGCTGACACTGATTGTTGTCAAATGGTTGGCGGAGCGGGTGAACAAGCTGCTGTCGATTCTTTTGTAAATAGTTTAGCGGGAGTAATTGTTTTAGAGGTTATGATTGATGGAGAATGGCAACTTGTATCTCAATCTTACTTCCATTATGTTCCAAGGCAAAATATTTTTATTCTTGATAATATTGAAGCCGGAAAATGGTCTGAAAAGAATTCAACTTTAAAAAGTATAACTGGTTATAATTTTCCTGAAATTTATGCATTATTAGGGCAGCATTTAAAAGAAAAAGGATATCAAGATGTTCTGGTTGGAATAAATTATACAAAAGTTATTACAAGATCTGAATTTAAAAGAGATAAGAGAGATACGGATCTACGAAGATTTAAAGTAGATGATCCATATACAGATTATGAACCAGAAGACTCTATTTCGCTTTCTAATCCTAAATTTAAAATTGTACAAAGTAAGATAAAGAATTTTATTATAGATTGGGAAATTAATAAAACAGCGCAAATCAGTCGAGAACTTATACCTTGTTTATTCCCAAGTCAAAGAATTCAAAAAATTACGCAAATAAAAATTACACCACTTAAGAAGGCTCTTTTGTCTCTTGGGCTAAAGGCTGAGGTGCGGCAAATTAACAAACTAATTGGTCTTTCACTATCTTCTAAATAAAGTTACAAAAATTTAATAATTTTAGTAAAATCTAGCCATGGAGTAATTCATGGTTACAATATATATTGAAAATACTAAATGTAAATTAAATGGCTTAAATGATGATAAGATTGCTAATGAAATAGATAATTTACTAAGTTATAATGTTCAGAGTTATCAATTTATGAGAAAGCAAACCGGATGGGATGGTAGATATCGTTTATTTAATAAAAAAAGTGGAGTATTCCCTGTTGGTTTGCTAACCATGTTAGAAAACGTTTTAAAAGCCCATCAGATACCCTACAATCTATCTGATAATCGTACCTCACCAGTATATGGGGAATCAATTAAAGCCGAATCTAATAGCGTTTATGAGGCTAGAGATTATCAAACAAAGGCTATAGGTTTAGCTATACAAGCCGGTAGTGGAATCTTACGAGCAGCGACAGGTTCTGGTAAGACATATATAATTGCTATGATTGCTGGGCATTATAATGTTAATACAGTTATTTATGTGATTGGAAAAGAATTACTTTATCAAATGAAAACCACAATAGAAAATTCTCTCGGTGTAGAGTGTGGTGTGATAGGGGATGGAATATGTAATATCGTAAAAGGCATTAACGTTTGCACCATTTGGTCCGCTGCCGCAGCATTTAATAAAAAAATCACCCTTTTAGACTCAGATTTCACTAAAGGAAAAGCATTATCTCAAGATAAAAAACAAGCGGTTAGAAATTTAGTGAATAATGCGGAATTGTTTTTTTTAGATGAATGCCAATACGGTTCTACAATTTCAATGCAATTTATTCACAAAGAATCATCATCTGCTAGACACAGATTCTTATTATCTGGGACTCCATGGAGAGAGGGTGGTGATGATATTTTAATTGAAGCAATAAGTGGTCCTAAATTTTGTGATATTACTGCAACAGAATTGATTGAAAAAGGATGGTTAGTAAAGCCATATATTACATTTGTTGATATTCCAACGATTAGAGGTGTTGGGAAAACTTATCAGGAAGTATATGATAACTTTATAGTTAATAATGATTATCGTAATTTTAAAATTGCGGAATCTGCTAAAATAATGGCAGAGGCCGGAAGAAAGGTTTTAATTCTCGTCACTAAAGTTAGTCATGGAGATGTTATTCAAGAATTTTTAGATCCAAATTTGAAAGTGAATAGTCTCAACGGTATGAACTCTACACGGGACCGGATGCAATCCATTCAGCAAATGAAAAATGGAGAGTTAGATGTTATGATAGCATCTAGAATTTTTGATCAAGGAATTGATATTCCCGAACTGGATGCTTTAATTTTAGCGGGATCCGGCAAATCAACAGCACGCGCCCTTCAGAGGATTGGCAGAGTTATTAGAAGGAAAAAAGGCAAGTCTAATGCGGTAGTAGTTGATTTTTTTGATAACTGTAAATATTTGAGAGAACATAGTCAAGCTAGGTATAGAATTTATTCTACAGAGCCTGCATTTAAAATCAAGAGGAATAGCTAATGTATAGTAGAAAAAAAGCACAAATTCATAAACCAACCTCTACTTCAGTACAAAAAATAATCGAAAGTTCTGGACAGTTAAAATATTTAAGAGATATATTAGTTGGACGCGGAGCAAAAACTACTTGGAGACATAGATATAAAACAGTAGATGATAAATATTATTGGTACCTTATGCGTGACGACTCGTTGAGATACCAACGGGGAAAGGGTGGGCCATTTTTGAGTCCCGAAGAAATGGCTTCTGAAGCCTCAGGAGAGTTGCTAGAGGTACTTGAATCCTTAGGTGTAAGAATATCAAAGCCCACTAAAGAATAAATTATGGATCAATATATTTGTACAAAAGGTGAGCCTAATCTGGAACGTTTACAGCTTTTGGATCTCTTAGAAGAAGTACCTCGATTATATACAATAATAAAAGGTCACGAGCAAACTGCTCAATATAATATAATTTCTGAAAATGGCCGTATTACTACCAATAGAATTTTTGTCGATATGTCTGGAAGGATAATTTTTGATACTTCTTCAGAATATGATAAAGATTATTTATTTAACATTATGCCTAAACATATTCAGGAACAATTTATTTATTATTTAGACAGATTATGAGACTAAAAGTTATATTATATATAGATTATATTATATATAGATATTAAACATAAAGAAGTACAAGATATAAATTAATATTATATTTTATTCGACATTTTCCGGTTTGTTTGTAGATACTTCTGGGAATAATTCATCTATTTTAGGGCCAAAATCAAAAACTATAGCTTCTGCCTCAGCAGCGTCAACATCAAAGCGGGATGCCTGTTCTATCAACCATTTCTTTATTCTATCTCCAACACCAGGAGATGGACCCTTTCCTTTAAGAAAACCATTAAAACCGTTTAGTAAAGATTTTTCTAGGTATTCAATAAACATATTTCTTTTGGTTTGTTCATCATCCATAGAACGCCTATCATCAAAATTTATAGATTTTGGTAAATCGATTGATGGAGGGACTTTAAGAAGTGGCCCAGCCTCTAGTTTGCGTCTGATAATACTAACATTAACCTGTGTAATATCATAATTAAGAGCTTTGGATAAATAATCGGCAATTAAAGTATCACTTAACCCATCTTTATATAGTTTCATAATAACATTTGCTATGTAAATTTTTAGATGTTTTTTAAGATCAGAAAGAGCTGCCATAAAAACTGTTTTTTTATTTTTTAGAGTAGAGTTGGGATATTTTTTGTCAAATATTTTCTCAATATCAGAAGCAGTTAAGGTGCCCTTACCAGTGGGACTGGTCAACTCTTTCATAATTAATTCAACAATAATTAGATTATAATCATTAGAGCTTTCCGCTTCAAATACCGATGCAGCTCTAATTGCGTTTGCAGGATCGAGTGGATTATGGGGATATTTCCTTTTAAAAACATTGATAATGTCTAGCGCTTTTACGACTTTGCCAGGATTAAGATTTTTGATATCTCTAGCGATTTGTAGGCATACAATTTCAATGTCCTCCTCGGATTTATTTTCCGCGTCAATAATATTTTTGTAATCTGGAGACATTTTTATAAATCTTATTGATGTGGTTGATTTATAAAAGAATCCCCTTTCTTTTAATTTTAATAATATTTCTTGGTTAGAAATTTCTGGTTCTTCAGAAACCCAGTCCTTAACTATTTTCATAATTATGCTGCCAATTGCAGCGGTAATAATTTGACTGTTATGCTTTATTTTTTTAACTGTTTCGCTGAATACGGGGTTTTGTTTTAGTAGATGTGCAATATATACAATTTGATTGGCATGAAAACCTTTAGGGCTAAAGTCATATCCGCTTATTGTAGAATAGTTTTTATTAAAATGCTTAAATATTAAATTAATAATATTTTCTATATCATTTCTTGTTTCATCTGACATAGATTGTCTTCCCTCGCCAGATCTACGAGCTTTATCAGCCCCCTCGTCAGGACCATATTCAGATAATAGTTTTGAGATATTAGCAGCGTGTGCCAACAATGTATCAACTTCATTGGCCTCTTTAATATACCCATGTTTCATTAAGGTTTCAGATAAAATTCTTAAATCTATATACATAAATATTCCTCGGTCTATTTACTTTTCAATATTAGTAAGGAGGTCATATGACTCGCACAGAATTTTATCAACAGATTGATACTTGGATAGAACAAGATAAATCTCGTTGGAATCATTTGACATTAATGGCTTATTTTTATCACAAATATAATAAAAGAACTGGAGTTAATTTTATACCAGCAAGTTGGAAGAGCAATCCAGCTTTAACAAAAGAGAGCAGAGATTTTGCTAAGCTTTTTAAATTATTTGCTCCAGAATATTATGAGTCTATGTCTGGTGAATTAAAAACTCAAACTAAACATAAAATTAATCAGAAAATATATAATTATATTAATTGGTTATTTGATTTCAAGATGAGATATGGTAGCAAAACGGTAACTGGTACAGGAATATTTTTGAATAATAATATGTTAAATGAATTTGAAGTTATGTATAATGCACAACTCAAAAAACGAGAGGAGTCTAGTAGTATTGAAGATCTTAAGAAGTGGGCGCAAAAACTTATTCCAATGGTTTTAGAATCTCATCAATTGGAAAGAGTTGAAGATCTAAATATGATATTAAGATACATAGAAATGTATAGCCTGGATGATTCATCTCCAGAGAAGCAACTTATAAAGAAAGCACAGGAAATGAAATTAATATGAAACAAAATTTAGAAAAAAAATATATTACAGTCTTTACTGATGGAGGCTGGTGTGTAACAGGACTTGTAGAATTAGATCAAGATGATCGAATAGGATTACTTAGTGATGATGGTGATGCTATTTTAATTTTAAAATCTAAAATATCTATAATTAAAATGTCCGCAGTAGTTAGAAAAAAAGAAGTGCATATAGATCCAAAAGAATCGGGCCGGTACAATCTTCCTAAGGATAGAGAGCTAGATGGTCTTAAAATAGAAAATAACATTTATTCACCAACGGAGGAAAATTCAATCGGCATAAATAATCAATATGGAAGTATTCTTCCAAGTGATTTATTAGAAGGCGAATCTGATAATGATTCGGCAAATGAGTTTGCCATATCATGGGGTCCTCCAAACAAAGGTAAAATAGAGGTATTATTTGATCCCACAAAAAAAGATTGATTTTATAAAGACTAAGATTAAAGAACGATGCGAGTGTGTCGGAGCAGGATGTAAAAAATGTCGCTCAATAATAAGTAGGATTGGAACATATGCTGAAGCCGGAATACCAATAGATTATTGGTTATTATCATTTAAAGATTTTGAAGGCGATGCAAATCTAAAGATATTTGTTTCCAGTTTGTTAAAAACTATTGATGAAATTTATGAAGAAGGCAAATCATATGCATTTGTAGGAAATTTAGGAACAGGGAAAACTTATGCAGCAACATCTATATTAAAAAAAGCTATTGTCAGCGGATTTACAGCCAAATATTATCACATGGATCAAGTAATTAGATTAAGTATTGGAAACGATAGTACAAGTTTTTTTAATGAAATTACTGGTGCAGATTTTATTTGCATAGATGAATATGATTCTAGATTTGTCTTTCCATCTGAAAAGTCTGAAATTCTATTTGGACAAACCATGGAATCTGTGTTGAGATACAGGTTTCAAAATAAAATGCCAACCATTATATGTTCTAATACTTCAGATGTAACAAAGGTATTAGCTGGAGATTTTTCTAGAACTACAGATTCCTTATTTTCTAAATATGTAAAGATTATTTATGTTGCTGGAAAAGATTTTAGAAAGAAAAAATAAAGAGAGGTTGTTATGGGAGGAATTCCGATATCCTATTTTCACGATATGGTTACAGAACTTAAAATGAGTTTGGAATATACTTATGATGATTCTTGGTATGGTAATGTGGTATACAGAGGGTATTCTTATAGATTTCCAGAAGGAAATGTTACTTTAGCGGTGGTTCCATATCACTCATATTATTTTATGCCACCAAGTTATATTAACTTTTTTTCTGGTGGTCGATTTTACAGACCAGGTCCTATATCTCCAAGAGAGGCGGCAGAAATTTTGTTAGATCATAAGATCCCAATTTATAATTATTTGGATTTTTTTAATTCTGATGTTTATGTTGATGGAGATATTTAAATATGATTGGAGCAACTTTTCGCGAGATGGAAAGATGTCGAATCTTAAAATTTAATAAAATTGATAATAGAACAATATATTATTACTTTATTAATTTACCTACTTTTGGACTTTTTTATAATTATAGAGATGGTGGAATTTTATTTTTCAGTGGGTACTTTACACCTGATGTTATATCTAATTATAGTCAAAATGATTCAACAGCAGAAGTGTTAATCAAAGTTGATCCAAGAATAATTTATTATTTAGAAATTTTTAATCCTAGTTATCGAGTTGGAGATTATTAATGTCTATAAGAGAAAGAAAGGTCCTCAAATATATGATGCAAGGACCAATTCAATATAATCAAGTAGGGAGATTTATAGATATTAATCTATTGATCGAAGCCATGTTGCCAGAATATAAAACAACGGCTAGAGCAATTAGAGATTATTTTAAAAGATATAAATCTCCTCCCACACCAGAGTTATTACAAGATAATTTATTAGAAGATTTAGATGATATTGAAATTGCTATGGCAATTCAAGAAGTAGAGTGTCAAGAAGGTGAATATGCTTTTCACATTGATGCTATCAAAAAAAGATATCAGGCTTATTTAGCTAAGAACTTAGCAGAGTCAATTATATCTGAACAAGATGAATTAGATCTAGAAGAGTTTTCTTCTAATCTTTCTAAAATTAATTCTAAAATAGACAGAATGAATAGAAGCGTGGTTTTTGCAGAAGGAAATTTTGCAGATTCTGCACAAGATAGGCTAACAACATATAAACATGTAGAAGCAAATCCAGGAGAGGTATCCGGTATTTTAACCGGTTTTCGAGAAATCGATAATTATATTTGGGGAATCAAAAAGCAAGAATTGATGATTATTGCTGGGCCATCATCTTCTGGAAAGTCTATGTTGATGATGAATATGGCAGTAAATGCTTGGTTAGGAACAAACGATCCATTACAAGGATTTCCGACAAAAACAGATGGGGCAAATGTCCTTTATTTTACTTTAGAAATGTCTAAATCTCAGACTGAGTTAAGATTGGATGCATGTACCGCCGGCATTCTGCATATGCACTTAACAAGAGGCATGCTAACTGATCAAGAAAAAGAGAGATGGAGTAAGGTTCTTAAGTTTCAGTCCAAATATGACAAAAAATTATATATTTGTGATATGCCTCGTGGCTCTAAGATGTCAGATATAGAGGCAAGATATGAAACTATTATTGCAGAGTTTAATCCAGATTTGGTTTGTATCGATTATTTGGGAATTATGCAGCCGAATAGTACCAATAATTCTGACTGGTTAGATTTAGGATATATAGCTGAGAATATGGCAGAATTCGCTAGAGCAAAAGATGTTCCGGTAGCTACAGCTTCTCAGCGAAAGGCCAAAGTTAAAACCTCCAAAGATGATAGCAATGACCTTGAGGATCTGGCTAGGTCTAAGATGATTGGTGATAATGCTAATATTGTTTTATTAATTGAGAAGAGAGCTGACGAGCATCTCATGGAGGATATGATTGTGCATATAGCTAAGAACAGAGATGGCGCCTTAGGAAAGGTGAAATTATTGAAAGAATTTCCAAAATCTAGAATATCAAACATACCTGATGACTGGGCTGAGACATTGGGTGCTGAAAATGAAGTATAAAGACAAAGAGTTTTTAATTGAGGAATATATAGTTAAAAATAAAAGTGCAACTCAAATAGCGATAGAATTAAATATACACTCTAGTTCAATTTATAGATTTCTTAAGAAATTTGGAATTGAAAAAGATAAAACAATTATACAAACTGATAGATGCTTAAAACAGCAACAATCTTTATTAGATAAATATGGGATTAATAATCCCATTTTAATTCCAGGTGCAACGGAAAAAGCTAAAGCTACAAATATAGAAAAATACGGTGTTTCGACATATTTAAATAGTAAAGATGGTAAAGAAAGATCAAGGGTTACTTCTTTAGTTAAGTACGGAACGGAGCACCCATTTTCATCTAAAGAAATTCAAGATAAACAAAAAGATACTATGTTATTTCGTTATAATGTAGAAAAGCCTCTTCAAAAGGAAGAGTTTAAAGATGCTTTTAAAGAAACTATGAAAGAAAAATATGGTTATGATAGTGTTTTGGGTAATCCAGAAATGATGGAAACGCATAATGCTGTTATGTTAAAACGATATGGTGTACATAGTATTGCTCAAACATCAGAAGGTATTTCGAAAATACTTAATACCAAAGTGGAAAAAGGACAAATTAAATTAGTTAATGGACAACTTAAAACGACATTTGCAAAAGATAATGACATACCTTATTCTACATTAACTCATCTTATGCGAAGTACTAATATAACGGCAGAAGAAATATTAAAACAAGAATTTGACAATCAAACATCTTTAGAACATTTTTCATCTAAAGTTTTTAAACTAGATAAATATAATAAATATTTTGATTTAGAAAAATATCAAGAGTTACGATATAAACCAGATTTTAAACTTTCAGAAAAAGCGGCTTTTAATGTAGATGGATTATATTGGCATTCTGAAATCAATAAAGATAAAAATTATCATTTTGATATGCGCAGGATGTATGAACAACTTGGGTTGAGAGTATTTCAGTTTCGTGAAGATGAAGTTATGGAAAAGCATGAGATTATACAATCCATATTGAATAATTTTCTTGGACATTCACATAAAATTGGAGCAAGAAAAACTAAAATATTAAAACTTAGTATTTCAGAATCTAAAAATTTTTATGAGAAAAATCATATTAAAGGTTGGAGAAGGGCCTCTAAACATTATGGTTTAAAATTTCAAGACGAGATAGTTTTTGCTGCATCTGTAATAAAAACAGGAAATATATTAAAAATAGAAAGGCTGTGTAGTAAAATAGGATACACAATCATAGGCGGATGGAGTAAAATTCTGAAACAAATATTAAAAGAATATTCCTCAGTAGATAGAGTAGAGTATTGGGTTGATTTACGATATGGAACCGGAAATTTTTTAGATAAATTTGGATTTAAAATTGAAAGAGATATTCTTGGTTGGGAATGGACGGACAAGAAAAAAACATATAATCGTCTACAGTGCAAAGCTAATATGGATCAGCGTAAGCTATCTCAACAAGAGTACGCCGCAGAACTTGGATGGATTAAGATTTATGATGCGGGACAGAGACTTTGGTCTCTAAACTTAAAGGATAAATCTTATGCCTAGACTAAAGAAATTTGATTTTGTAGAGATCGAAACAGATTCATCCATAATTATAGCAATTTTATTAACCAAAAGAAGAGATGCATTTGAAATTCTTCCAATTTTTAAATTTGATACACCAGAAGATATATCAGATATAATTTGTAAAATAACTTTATTACGTTCATCTGTTAAAAAAATAAACAGATTAAGTAAAAAGCATATAGATCAAATCATTTATTTGCTGGGAATCAATAATAATATTATTAAACGAGCAACAGAAAGAGTATTAGATGAGAGAACAAGTAATAGGAAAAATTAAAAATTTAATTGTTTCTTCTGAAAATAATGATTTAGAAATTACAATTTTAATAACAGATGCTAAGTTTAAAAAAAAACTTCTTAGAGATTTATCTTTATCAGGTAATCTAAAAGTAAATGGAACTGATGTTGTTTTCATAGATAAGGAACAAGATGCCTAAATATACTTTTGAATGTGATAAATGTGATTTTAATGATATTAAGACTTTTAGTATTTCTGATTTTTTGATATATAAAGAAGAGAAAAAAGAATGTCCAGAATGTAATGCTGGCGTATTATCTCATAAGCTGGGGAAAATTAGAAATGAAGTTGATAAAAGTTCTTTAGAAATAATGGATGATATAAGAATAGATGTACAGAAGACAATTAAAAAGATAGAAGCTGGAGATCAAAGGACTATTGAGTCCATCTATGGCGATAAACCTAACCCATATAAGGAGTGAATATGGCGGATACCAACCTAATGGACTTGCTTCAAAGTCATATTGAAAAGAAATCAGAGTTGTCTTGGACTGGAACCTTAAAAGAGTACGTCCAAATGGTAGTTGAAAATCCCGGATTATATAAAAATGCTCATCAAAGAGTTTTAGAAATGATTGAGTCTCATGGCATAGAAAAAGATGCAGATGGTAATATAACTGGATATACTTTTTTCAAAGATGATTTATTTGGTATTGACACTCCTATTGAACAGATAATGTCTTATTTGCGTGCTGCCGCAGCCGGAAGCGAAGTAGGAAGAAGAATTCTGTTATTATTTGGTCCAACATCTTCTGGAAAATCACAATTAGCAATTTTATTAAAGAGAGGACTGGAACAATATTCTAAAACAGATGCTGGAGCAATTTATGAACTAGTAGATTCTCCAATGCACGAAGAACCATTAATAGCAGTTCCACAAGAATTAAGACCAATGTTTAAAGAACGTTATGGAATAAATATACAAGGCGAATTAAGTCCATTAACAGCTCTTCTTCTTAAAGAAAAATATAATGGTGATTTTCTAAAGATGCCGGTTAGAAGAACGACAATCTCCGAACGAGATAGAACTTGTATAGGAACTTTTGTCCCATCTGATAAGAAAAGTCAAGATATTTCAGAATTAGTTGGTTCACTAGACTTGAGCACTATAGGAACTTATGGATGCGAATCTGACCCAAGAGCTTATAGATTTGATGGAGAGTTGAATGTTGCGAATCGTGGTATCATGGAATTCGTAGAAATGTTAAAGGTAGATCAAAAGTTCTTATATGTTTTGTTGACATTGGCACAAGAGAAAAATATTAAGACTGGAAGATTTCCACTGATATATGCAGATGAATTTATTCTATCGCACAGTAATGAGACGGAATACAATAGATTCTTAGCTAAAGATGAAATGGAAGCACTTCACGATAGAACAATTGTTGTTAGAGTTCCATATAATCTGCAAGTAGAAGAAGAAATTAAAATTTATCAAAAGTTGATAGATCAAGCAGACTTCAAGAAATGTCATATTGCACCACACACTTTACGCTGTGCGGCTATGTTAGCTGTTTTATCTAGACTAAAGAACTCCAATAATCAGAGTTTATCTCCACTTAAAAAGATGCATCTTTATAACGGAGAAGATGTAGAAGGATTTACTGCCGCAGAAGCTAGCAAATTTAAGAGTGAATTTCCATCAGAAGGTATGACCGGACTTTCTCCGCGATATGTTATCAATCGATTATCTGCGGAATTAGCAAATGGAAAAGAGTTTGTTACTCCTATTGATATTATTAGGTCATTACGTGACGGATTAGAATCCAATCCTAAAGTTAATGCTCAGGAGACTGCTCGATTAGAAGATCTTTTAACATTGATCATTGAAGAATATAATAAAATGGCAAGAAATGATGTGCAAAAGGCATTCTTTGTAAACTTTGATTCTGAAATAGGTGCTTTGCTTAAGAATTATTTAGATCAAGTTGAAGCCTTTTTAGATGGAGCAAAATTAGAAGATGCCTGGGGTAAAAAGGTTCCTCCTGACGAAAGATTAATGCGATCCATCGAAGAGAAGGTTCAGATCTCCGAAAGCGGGAAAACGTCCTTTAGACAAGAAATTTATAGAAAGATGTTAAAATCTCAAAAAGATCATGGAGAATATCGTTATCAAGATCATCCAAGACTTAAAGAGGCTTTAGAGAAGCAGCTTTTCGAGGAGCGTAAGGACACTATTAGACTTACAATAAGTTCTCGCAACCCAGACAAAGAAGAGCTGAAGAGAATTAATGGTGTTATAAGTATTCTATGTGAAAGGCATGGATATATTGTTGAATCTGCTAATCAGCTACTTAGGTATGTAGGCTCATTAATGGCTCGCAACTAAGGGAGTGGCTTTTGGATAAAAAATACAAAGATGCGCTATGGTTGAGTAAAACCTATTTAGATGATAGACAATCTGCGGAGACTATAGCGCATTTCTGCGGAGTCTCAAGCCAGACTATAAGATATTTTATTAATAAATATAATTTACGTGATGAAAGAGTTAAAATAGATAACGACTTAAAGGAAAAGTTTTTATTTAAACTTAAAAGTCTCTATATAGATGAGAATCTCTCTGTAAGAGAGATCTCCTGCTTGTTAGAACAAAATGAAGGCACCATAATGTCTATTTTGGCTAAAAACAATATTCAAAAAAGCTTGAATATTCGTCACGAAAAAGCTAAAGAAGCTAGGGCAAAAACACTTATTAAAAAGTATGGAGTAAATCACGTTAGTAAGATTCCTGGTATAAAAGAGAAAATTGAAGCTACTAACTTAGCAAGATATGGTCATTCTAATGTATTAAAATCCTTGGAAATTAGAGAAAAGATTAAAGCTACAAATCTTGAAAGGTATGGTGTAGAAACCCCACTTGAATTGAAAGAATTTCGTGACAAGTCTAATAAAACGTGTCTAGAAAAATATGGAGAAATATATCCTCAACGGCTTAGTTGCATAAAAGATAAAACATCCAAAACTAATTTAGAACGATATGGTTTTGATAATCCAATGAAAGTTGAAGAATTTGCAAATAAGCAGAAAGAGTCAGTATTTAAAAATTATGGAGTGGATCATCCGCTTCAAAGTATGGAGATCTATTCGAAGTTATGTGAATATAATCTTGAAAAGTTTGGAGTGGACAACGTTTTAAAGTTAAAAGAAACAAGAGATAAATCTAATGCAACTAAACTATCCAGGTACGGAACAATACATCCGTTACAAAATGAGAATATTCTAAATAAAGTAAAGAATACTAATTTAGAACGTTATGGTACAAAATGGTCGATTCAAAATAAAGAGATTCGTTCAAAAGGAAGAGAAGCTTCTATTTCAAATGGATTATTTACAATCTATCATGGGAAAACTGCTCATGAATGGGCGAACGAGTATGACATACCAATGGTTGGCTTCTATAAGTGGATTGGCAATAATCCATTGTCATCGAGAGAGCAGATTATCTCGTATCTGGAAGGATTCGAAAGACATAAAACAGATATAGAGAATATTATAGAAGAGAAATTTGGTTTTGATAAGTTTAATAAAATTTTTGACAAGTCTATGAATTATAGACCAGATTTTAAATTAACTAACTCAATAGCTCTTAATGTGGATGGCCTGTATTGGCATTCAGAGCTAACTAAAGATAAATCATATCACTTTGAAATGAGGTCTAAGTATGAAGCTGCTGGTCTTAGAATTTTACAATTCAGAGAAGATGAAATTTATCAGAAGCTAGATATAGTTGAGTCAATGATTAATAACGTGCTGCACAAAAACACATCTAAAATAGGTGCTAGAAAATGTTCTATACAGCTTGTCAAAAATTCAGAAGCTTCAAAATTCTTAGAAAAAAATCACATAAAGGGAGCAAAACACGCTAAGCATATTGGTTTGTATTATAATGATGAATTGTTATCGGTAATGTCCTATAAAACAAATTCAAATTTAACATGCAAGATCGAGAGATTTTGCACAAAATTAGGAACTGTGGTGTCTGGCTCATTCTCTAGACTTCTTGGTTTTTTGATTAAGAATAACGAAATAGCAATTATTCATTACTGGGTTGATCTGCGATATGGAAGTGGAAAGTTTTTGCAGCAATTTGGATTTGTACATGCCAAGGACACGCTTGGTTGGAACTGGACAGATAAAGTAAATACCTATAATAGACTAAGGTGTAGAGCTAATATGGATAAGAGAGGGTTATCTCAAGCAAAACATGCTGAAGAATTAAAATGGTTTAAAATATATGATGCAGGACAACGTTTATATATTTTAAATAATAAAACAAATTTAGGAGATTGACATAAAATGAAAATTACTAGAATAAGTGAAAATGAGAAACAATTTACTGATAATAGCCCTATGAATGAGCTTGATCAGCCTTTCCCTACAAAAGTAGTGGAAGAAGATGAGGAGATTAATAATGCCCCGTTATTATACAATAGTTTTAAAGTATCTCCACTAAAAGTAAATAGAGTGCAAGCTTCTAGGATTGTTGATGGAGAGATTATAGATTATAAAGATTTCAAACCCCAAGCTAAGCTTATCATGGGAGTTTTATATAATCCGAATATTGTTCCTGTAGCTTCAGGAAGTATGTTTCAAATTTTGGGAGTTGAAAGCAAAGAATGCCAAGCTAAAGTTCCGCTTCTTTTATCATTTGATGTACTTGAAAAAAGCAAACCAATTGCGATTCAATCAGTTGAATTTGCTGTTCAAACGGAACCAAATTTTCTGGAAGAAATTTCACGTACATATTTTGGTACATATTTTGGATCTAAATCTATTATATGTGCCGCAGATATTGTTTCCGATATGTTTCATATTGCTTTTAAGTCATCATTTAATTTTGCCATATATGAATTGGAAAAAAGTTACGTAAATCATTTTGGCCGATATCCATCGGCAATAATGTTAATTTCGCGAAATACGGACCCGCCATTCTTTTTTCTTGACACTATAAGTATGATTAAAGGGGGGACCTCTTATGAAAGATCATATGGATTTGATGGATTTATAGTTGCTCTTGATGAAGAAGGTGAAGAGTTAATAACTCAATATTTATTGAAAGATAGCATTTGCAAAACTAGAGCATTTGCGACAAGTGAGTCAATAAAAGACTTTGCTACTCCAATTGAAAAAAATATGTTTCATGAAGACTATAATTCTGTTGAGTCCATATATAAGATTATGGATAGTAAGCTAAATATTGAAATTCTTAAAGAAAAGAAAGAAAAGTTAAATGATATTTTTAATCCTAGCAAAGTGATAATAGCTGGAAAAAACGAAACATTGTTTTCTGACTGACGAAGAAATAATGTCACAACAGCATGATGCTGGTCAACGATTATATATATATATATTTTTGATTAATAATGCTAAACAATAAATATAAAGTAGAGGTTTAAAATGAGTAAAACAATCAAAGTTGATTTTGAAAACTCTAGGTTAACTAATATTATTAGATATCAATCTAAATCGGTCAATCAACTTCTAGGATACGTTAGCTCTTTAACGGTTAGAGACTAAATGAATTATAATAACACCGTACAATGTGCTTCTTGGGAAGAATTTATATCAGAAATTAAAAATAGGCGAGCATTAAAACATAGTTTGGATTTTCAAGATTTTCCAATGCGACTTTCATTTGGATTTGAAGATGAAGAATTGGGAGAACTGGTTATGGCAAGCATTAGAGCTATTTCTCCTATAATGGCCTCTATGTCTGGTAAAGAAAAAAATATCTTTACATCTCAAATCGAAGACTTTAGTACCGGTGAAAATATCTTGCATATTTTATATCCTGAATTATGTGAAGATTAAAATGGCAAATAATTTTTTTAAAATAATAAAGATATGTACATTAGTTGGGAAAAAGTATCCAGAATTTGCTGATACTTTCCACATTATTAAAGATGAAGTACCCGATGAATATAGTATTCCATTTCATTACTTAGAAACAGATAAGTTTGCTAAAATAGAAGATGAAGAAAATATTATATTTAACACTGGTGACACAAAATTAGATGTTAAAACTCCATTTTTATTATCGGATAACCCCAAGATTCTCATTAGAGAGGTTTCAGAAAAAATTATATTTTTAATCGAAGAATATGTTAAGTATTATAATCATCTGCCATATCAAATAGCAATTTCTGTGCAAAATAATATGTATGGAGTTTTTGCAGTAGGTGATTTTAATTTAAAGAGAATATAAATGGAGTAATTATGTCACAACAGTATGATAGCTTATCTGATATTTGGAAGCTTAAGGGTCGTGGGAAACGCGATTCTGAGCGACACAAAGAATTGGTTAAACGTGCCATTCGAGAAAATGGAAGGGACCTGATCACAGAATACAATATCATACGTTCTGATGGAAGTAAAAAAGTAAAAGTCCCAATTCGCTTTTTAGATAAATATCATTTTAAATATGGAAAATTAAAAGATGATAAAGGAGTTGGACAAGGATTAGATGGTAAGCCTGGAGATAAATATAAAGTTGGAAGCCCAGCACCCGCCGGAGGCTCTGGACAAGCAGGCAATGGAGATGGAGAACGTTATTATGACGCAGAGGTTTCAATTGATGAAATTGTCGATATTCTGATGCAAGAACTTAATCTTCCTTGGCTTGAACCAAAAGGTACAGCACAGATAGAATCAGAAGAAGAGCAGTTTGACTCTATTGAAAAGAAAGGCATTATGCCCAACTTAGATATTAAACGATCTTTGATTCAAAATATTATTCGACACGCTGCAAAAGGTGACCCAAAAGTTGGTCAATTTCATAAAAATGATCTTCGTTTTAAAGAATGGGAAAATGTAAAAGAGTATCATTCTAATGCAGCCATTTACCTCTTAATGGATCGCTCTGGTTCTATGACTCTCGAAAAGACTCATATTGCTAAAAGTTTTTTCTTTTGGATGGTTCAATTTTTAAAGAAGCGATATAAAAAAATAGATATCATTTTTATAGCGCACGACACTAAGGCTTGGATTGAAACAGAGGAAAACTTCTTTGCTATAAATTCCGGAGGCGGCACTCAATGCAGTTCAGCATTTGCGTTGGCGCACGACCATATAATCACACACCATCCTGCGGACCGATGGAATAATTATGTTATTGAATTCAGCGATGGAGATAACTGGGGTAACGATAATCTATTGTGTCTAGATTATGTTAAGAAACTATTGCCATTATGCCGGGCCATCGGTTATGGAGAAATTATTCCAGATTCAGATAAGGAAAATGCTTGGTTTAATAAATCTAATTTATTATCTACTGTATTAGAAAAAAATATTAAACGAACAAGATATGTAACATTAAGATTGCAAAAACGAGATGATGTTTTTGATGCACTAAAGAAATTCTTTAATATTGATGGAGCATCAGATAAAAATCTAAGAGATGAGAATGGAAAATGAAAAACCAAAATATCAAGATGAAATTTGGCTTAAAACTGAGATTTTAATATCTAAAAAAACTGCTACAAAAATAGCAAAAGAAAACGGATGGTCTGCTTCTACGGTTTTAAAATGGCAAAGGCATTTTGGAATTATAGAAGAATATAAGAATCACAAATGGCTCCAACATCAGTTTTTAGATCTTAATAAAACAGCTTTAGAGATTTCAAGAGAACAACATTGTTCTTCAATCACAATAAATAAATACCTCTGTAAGTTTAATATTAAAAAATCTTATGACGCAGCAATACAGGCTAAGATTCTTTCAACAAAAAGAACTTGTATCGATAGATATCAAGTAGATAATCCTATGAAGTTGGCAAATATCAAACAAAGAGTAAAGATAACTTCTAAAGATAAATATGGTGAAGAACATTTTTTAAAAACAAATACAGGCAGAGAGAAACTAAAAGAATCTATTAAACAAAAATATGGTTGTGATTATATAACTCAAACACCAGAAGTAAAATTAAAAATCAAAGAAACAGTAATGAATAAGTACGGTGTTTGTAATGTTTCTATGGTGCCTGAGATCGCAAAAAAGAAAAGACAGACGCTTATCTGTTTGCATGGATTTAATCCGGCAACAGAACAGACGGGACTCTGTAGAGTTATTAATGGTCTTACAACCAAAGAATTAGCTGAGAAGCATAATGTACCATATTCTTCTTTGAATTATATTTTTAGAACATTTCATATAGAAACTGAAGAATCTTTAGAAGCATTCTTATCAGATTACAAGATTGGACCTAATAATTTAGAAAAGTATTTAGAAGATTTAATAGATCTTCCACATTGGAATATTGCGCCTGAAAATGTTAAATTATCATATAGACCAGATTTTAGATTAAGTAATTCTATTTATTTAAATGTTGATGGGTTATATTGGCACTCTGATAAATTTAAAGATAAAAATTATCATTATAAAATGAGAGAAGAGTTTGAATCCGCAGGCTTGCAAATCGTACAATTTAGGGCAGACGAGATACATGCAAAGCCAAAAATCATTAAATCTATTATAAATAATAAGGCAGGAAAGTCGCAAAAGATCTCCGCTAGAAAAACCATCATTAAAAAAGTGTCTCATGAAAATGCTATGATTTTTCTAAATGAGAGTCACATAAAAGGATATAAAGCTGCAAAACATATTGGATTATATTTTGAAAATATTTTGGTCATGATTTGTTCTTATAAGATTATAAATAAAATTTTGAAAATTGAAAGACTTGCAACATTACTTGATCATTTAGTTGTTGGAGGAGCATCTAAATTGTTTAAATTCCTTGAACGTAATTTAAAATTTGATATGATTCATTATTGGGTTGATTTACGATACGGAAAAGGAGATTTTTTAAGTTCTATGGGGTTCTCTAAGAACAAAGATGTTCTTGGATGGGAGTGGACTGACTATGTTAAAACATATAATCGTTTACAATGTAGAGCCAATATGGATGATAGAGGTTTATCACAATCAGAACACGCTTGTGAGTTGGGATGGGTCAAAATTTACGATGCAGGACAAAGATTATGGATCAAACAAAACAATCTTCGATGATTGATAAGATATATACCACTGGATTATTCACCCCAATATCATTAGACAAAGGAGAGTTTTCGCTTAATGGAACTGATTATATTGCAGTTGCAAGAGGAGATCATGTTAATTGGATTGTGAAGAAAGTTATTCATGTTCGGCCCGAAATCTCACATGGAAGCTTCGCCAGAGCAGATAGTAATGCATCAAGGGTTAAAATTCGATATGTCTCAGTTTCCTTTGAAGAAGTATTTGATAATTGTTCAGATCGAATTAAAAAAGAATTGATTTATCATTTTGATATTTTTAATGATAATAAAAAGAACAATTATTTAGAAACACCTGTTTTTGAAATACAATCAAATCCACAAATTCATCTATCGGATATTAAAATACGTAGATTCAAAATGTTAGAATATATTTGGAGAAAATAATATGAATGATGTTCTGGAAAGAAGAATTAAAATGTTAGAAGAGTTAGCAACTAAAGAATTAGGATTAGACTTCTTTCCAATTATGTGGGAAATAGTTCCTGAAGAGGTAATGTTAGAAGTGATGTGCTATGGACTACCTTCAAGAATTAGGCATTGGTCTTATGGGCAAAGTTATGAGTATCAAAAGACGCAGGGAGAAATGGGAGCATCTAAAGTTTATGAATTGGTTTTAAATAATGATCCCGCATTCGCCTTTTTGTTAGATTCTAACAGTAATATTGCAAATTCAATGGTCGCGGCACATGTTTTGGGTCATGTGCATTTCTTTAAGAATAATTATTTATTTAAACAAACCGACCGTAAAATGGTTTATCATGCTGCTGAGCGAGCATCAAGAGTAGAGGAGTATATTACTCAATTCGGATTAGAAGAAGTAGAAAAAACCATGAATATTGCTTTAGCTATGGATAAGAATATTAATTGGAAAAGAGGAATAAATAGAACACAATATGGTGATAGGAAAAGTGTCTGGCAAAAGAGAAAGGTACAAGAGTTTGATGATATGTTTGGACTAAATAAAAAACCCGAATTAGAGCGAGTCATTGAAAATGATATATTTCCACCAAGTCCAGAGGAGGATTTGCTGTGGTTCTTCGCTAATTATGCGCGTTTAGAGCCCTGGCAAAAAGATATTTTTGAAATTATTAGAGAAGAGTCATTTTACTTCTATCCGCAATATAATACACAAATAATAAACGAAGGTTTTGCCTGTGTTTCCGGAGATACGCTTGTTCCAACTGAACAAGGTATTCTACAGATTAAGGATATAGTTTTAGGTGATGCATTATATGTTGATGATAATGAAAAGAGGAGGCAGATTGTTGGAAAAAAGATAATTGGAGAGAAAGAGTGCAAAAAGATTATAACTAAACGAGGCTATGAGTTATGTGGTGCAAATAATCATCGTGTATTATGTGATAATAAGTGGAGGCAGCTAGATGAGTTAGAAGTAGGGCAAAGAATAGATATATCTTTAAATAACGAGATTTGGTCAAATAATTACGTACAAGTTGATTATAAACCCAAAAGAGCGAAGAAAACTTTACTAGATATATCAAGACTCGCAGGAGTTGCTCCAGTCACTATTGCTAGAAGGAGGATGGGTTTAAATGTTAAAAATCTAAATCATATAGATTCTTTAATTAAGATTTATGAGGCTGAACAAAATGATTTAACTTTATGCAGCTCATATAGCTTTGATAGGCGAAAAATATTTTTAATTCCAGATCATATTGATGAGAAATTTGGAAGGTTTTTGGGCTTATTGATTGGTGATGGACATATATCCAGAGCAAGCAGATCTTTTGGATTTACATCTGGTGATTTAGAATTAGCTGAAGAATTTAGGACCTTAATTTGTGATTTATTTGCAACAAAGTCTGTGCTCAAGAAGGATGAAAATCGATATAGAATCATCTGTCATTCAGAGGGAATATCTGATTTTTTAATAAATTATATAGGATGCAAGCAAGGAGTTTCTGCGAGAAAAAAAGATGTGCCATCGATAATTTTACAATCTCCAAAGTCCGTTATGTCATCGTTTATTAGTGGATTATTCGATGCAGATGGATGTGCTCATAAAAATGGAATTACATTCGTAACTGCTAGTAAGCAGATGGCGAAATTAATTCAAACTATTTTAGTTAATTATAATATTCTTTCTAGTAAATATTACAGACAAGATGAGACATATGCTATTAATATATTTGGATTATCAGCAAAGAAATTTTCTGAACAAATTGGATTCGGATTAAACAGAAAACAAAATATTTTAAATGCTTTTATACAGAATAAAAAATGGTTTAAGAAAGAAAAATCATATGATGAGATTAAACATATAGAATCGCTTACTGAAATAGTTTATGATATTTCTGTTGAAGAGTCTAATAGATATGTGGCAAATGGATTAATTAATCACAACTCATTTTTTCACGCAGAATTAATGTATTTGCTTTCGGAAAAAGAACTTAGTTCAACTGAATATTTAGAATTTGTTAAGATTCATGAGCGCGTTATTCAACCAGGAAATAATAAGTTAAATATCAATCCATATTTTTTGGGATTTACGATTTTAAATGATATTAGAGCAAAATGGGATAAGAAGCATAAAGATGGAGAATCGGAACTTACCGGAATACAAAAAATTCTAAAAGTAGTAGAATTAGAGGATGATATTTCATTTTTAAGAAATTATCTGACACAGGAAATTGTTGATAAACTTAAAATGTTCGTCTATATTGAAGAATTTGATCACGCAAAAAATAAATTTATCGAAATTAAAAGTACCCGAGTAGAGGACGTAGTAGAATATATAGCGAAGGATATTTACAACTATAGGGCCCCAATTATTTCTATTAATGCAGCCACTCCAACTGGAATTGAATTAGTACATCAAAGTAGAGAAGTTGGAACACTAGACCCAAAGCATTTAGAAAAGGTAATGGGATACATATATGAAATATGGCCAGGAATTGTAGATTTGGAAACGATAGATAATCATGGTGAAATAATTAATTTTACTTTTGATGAATTTGGAATGAGTTTCCAAGACGATGAAAAAACGGGAAAACATCGTATAACTTTTAAAAAGAAATAAGGGAGTTGCGATGAATACTGAAGTTACAGAAGGACAAGTATCTGTTAAAAAAGAGCCGTACATCGATTATTCTTTTCAATTTAATTTAGCAAGAGAAAGAACGGAAAAGAAAATTTTTAGTTATATGTGCGATCTTGCTAAGAAGTTATTAGAAACCAAAAGAAAATTAGGGCTCTTAGTTGTTTTAGGGACATTCGATAGGTATTCGGATTATTCTGTTCCTGGTATGCGTCAATTGGGAAAGAATACTATTCAGAAGTATATAAATGTTGCTTTTGGTCAATTCGAAACAGATATAGAGAAAATATTCGAATCAAAAGAAGACGGAGCTATTATTATAAATCATAATGGTCAGATTTTGGGCACCGGAATTTATCTTACAGTAGATCACCCCTCTTTGGAGATACCAGAGGGCGCCGGAACAAGACATATTTCTGCTGCTTCTTTTTCTACTAGAGATGATGTAATATCTACATTTACTCTCTCAGAAGAGACCCTGACTGTTCGATTATGGAAAGATGGAGCCTTTACGGAACAATATGGGCCAGAAGAAGATGCAGTCTGATGTCCTTGCTTAGTAATGAAGAAATTCATAAGATTTTCTTAGATAATCAAGACTCTTTTAATAATCATTGGAGGCAAGATTTATTTATAAATCTCTGTCCTTTGGTTATTAGTAGAATAAAAAAATTTAAAACTTTTTCTTATGTTCAAGATCTAGAGCAAGAGTTCAAATTAGCTTTATGGTCTGCAATTAAAAGTTTTGACCACCATAAACATTTTGACTTTTACCGTTGGGTGAATTGGTACTTTGCCAATTCCAGTAGAAATTTTCAAAAAAATTATAATAAGATTAACTCTATTAATCTTGATGGTAATGATATAAAAATGCCAGATGATTTATTATTCGCAGAAGAGATGTTGAATTGTCAACAGCTTTCGTTAAGAGAAAAGTATATCATCCAAAAAATATTTTTTGAAGACCAATCATTAGAAGTAATTAGTAAAGAATTAAATCTCTCAATAGAGAGAGTATGGATACTTAAAAATAAAGCAATTAAAAAAATGAAAAATATGGAGTATGATTATAATGAATGTTAATGGAAGTATTCTGAGTGATATTATTATGCATAATAAATATGCTAGATGGAATGAGAATTTACTCAGAAGAGAGACTTACTCAGAATGTGTTGATAGAAATAAACTGATGCATTTAGAAAAATTTCCAGAGCTTAAAGATGAAATAGAGGCGGCGTATACCTTTGTGTATGATAAAGTTGTGTTGCCATCTATGAGAAGCATGCAATTTGCTGGTAAGCCTATTAAGATAGCCCCAAATCGTATGTTTAATTGTTTTGCGAAAGAGACAAAATTTGTTACATCTAAAGGGACTAAATCTTTTGAAGAATTTTCTGATGGTGATCATGTAGAAGTTGTAACGCATACAGGTACATTTAAACAAGCAGTTGTTAGATCTTATGGAGAACAAGAACTGTTTGAAACAATTTTAATCAGAGGTCGTAATTCTCAAACGGTATATGCTACAAAAGATCATAGATGGATTAAATATGATGGAGAGCAAACAACTAGATTACAAAAAAAGGATGTTTTATATCCAACTCCAAAGCTTGAGTTATTTAATTATGCTACTTCAGAACCATTAGAAAAGTTATATTGGTGTTATGGCTATGCCTATGGGAATGGCACCATTATAGAAAATGAAACTTCTCAACATTATATTGTTAATTTGCATAGTGTAAATTCTAAGAAATACGCCTCTCGATTTCAAGAAATGGGATTTGAAACAAGTAATCTTAAGTCACATAATGATTTTTTAGCTTGCATTGGAAATTATCATAAGCTTATATCAAATATAGATGCCAATTCTAAAGACTTAATAAAAGCATTTTTTACCGGATATTTAAATTCATCTGGAATTAGAAATACAGATTTTAATAACAATGATTCTGTGTCTAAATATAAACAAATTTCAACCACTGATTTGGAGCATGCGCAGTTTATAGAAAAGTGTGCAGAAATTTCTGGATATTTTATATTATCTAAGAAAAAAATCATTAAGAATAAAATTATAACTTATCGTTATACTTTAACAAATAATATTGGAAGCAGTATATCGACAGCTTATTCTGTAAAAAATATTAAAAAAACTGATAGAAAAGAAGAAGTATGGTGTTTAGAGGTTGAAGAAGATCATAGTTTTATATTGTCTGGTGGAATAGTTACTGGAAATTGCGTTTTTGCTCCAGTTGATGATTATCGTATTTTTGGTGAGGTTATGTTTTTGCTTCTTGGAGGAAGTGGAGTCGGTTATAGTGTTCAAAATCATCATATAGATAATCTTCCTGAAATTAGAAAGCCTATTAAAACCAGAAGATATTTAGTAGGTGACTCCATTGAGGGGTGGGCTGAGTCGGTTAAACTTCTCATTAAATCATATTTTCTTAATAGCTCTAAACCTGATTTTGATTTTTCTGATATTAGATCAAAGGGTGCAAGGTTGATTACATCAGGTGGTAAGGCTCCAGGTCCAGCTCCATTGCAAAAGTGTTTATTTTTAATTGAGCAATTATTAAATTCCAAAACAGATGGCGATAAGCTTAAGCCAATAGATGCTCATGATATAATGTGTTATATAGCTGACGCTGTGCTCGCCGGAGGGATTAGGCGATCTGCAATGATTGCGTTATTCTCTATCGATGATATAGAAATGTTAACTTGTAAATCCGGAAATTGGTTTGAAAAGCATCCTCATCGTGGAAGAGCAAACAACTCTGCTGTAGTTTTACGTTCTAGAGTTACAAAAGAATCTTTTGGAAAACTATTTGAATTCATGAAAGAAAACAAAACTGGAGAGCCTGCTATATTTTTAACAAATGATAAAGACATGGGTCTTAATCCATGTGGAGAGGCTTCGCTTAGAGCATTTTCTGGTTGTAATTTAACAGAGATAAATGCTTCTTTAATTAACTCTCAAGAGGAATTAAATGCTGCGGCAAAAGCGGCTTCATTTATAGGAACTCTTCAAGCTTCTTATACGAGATTTCATTATTTACGTCCAATTTGGGAACGAGGATTTAAAAAAGATTCTTTAATTGGAGTAGGTATTACTGGTTTAGCAAATGAAAATTTCTTAAAATTAGATTTAACTAATGCTGCTAAAATTGTAGTAAATGAAAATAAAAAGATATCAGAAACAATAGGAATTAAACAAGCTGCTCGAACAACTTTAGTTAAGCCTAGTGGGACGACAGCTCTTTTACTTGGAACAAGTTCTGGTATACATGATTGGTATGCAAAATATTATATACGTCGTATTAAGTTATTAAAAAATGAAGAGATATATCATTATCTTGCTAGAGAATTACCGGAACTAATGGAAGATGATTGGGAGAAGCCACACATACAAGCCATATTATCTATTCCTATGAAAGCACCAGAAGGCGCCATTTTAAGAGAAGATACAACACCAATCGCTCTTTTGGAAAGAGTTAAAGATGTTTATAAGCGTTGGATATTTCCTGGACATATTACTGGTAGCAATACTCATGCAATTAGCTGCACCGTTAATGTTAAAGATAATGAATGGGATGAAGTAGAAAATTGGATGTGGACTAATAAAGATAGTTATAACTGCATTTCTGTTTTTCCACATTTTGGTGGTTCATATAAACAACTTCCATTTGAAGAAATTACTGAAGAATGCTACTACAAAATGAGTACTAATATACACAGGATTGATTTAACAAAGATATTGGAAATGGCAGACGATACAAATCTTACCGGAGAAGCAGCATGTGCTGGTGGTGCATGTGAACTAACATTTTAATGATTACAATACGCTCAAACAAAACTAATTATTTAGAAAAAATAGAAAAGGCCAAAATAGATTGGATTAATCTATTGTTAGATTATGTTGGTGTTGATTTAGATGTATTACATTCATATGATTTACCTCGACAAGTAGAGGCTTTGTTGGAGCAATATAAAATAGAAATTATAACCAAACCGGGCATTGGAGCTTTACGTATTATAATGGAGGGAGAGGTAATTGGTACGTGGGGAAGCCCAAGTTTTTTGTTGAAAACAAATCTAGAAGCAGGCTATAAATATTATGAAATCACAGTAGAGACCTGGACTTTAATGGATGAAGAAATTGCAATGAATTAGTTTAGTCAAAGTACACAAAACATAAAGCAACGGAACATTCCAGGAGATTCACTTATGAGCATTAACTCATTACTTGAAAGAAAAATTTTAGTTTTAGATACATCATCATTAATTGCGTTCCCTGAAATATTAGACACCATTATGGATTCTACTGTTTTAATTCCTTTGGAAGTTTTAGAAGAGCTTGATAATATAAAGACTTATAAAGATCAAGCAGGAATGATGGCACGACAGGTAAATCGCAAACTTGACTCAATGAGACAGTTTGGATGTTTATTCAATGGTATAGATAATCAAGCCAATTCTAAGGTTTACGTAGTTTCTAATTCTTCAATGGCGTGTCTGCCAAGTAGTTTGGCAGACACAGTTGATAATAAAATAATTTCTATAGCCAAACAAGCCAAAAGTATTTTTGACGATGTCACCCTGATTAGTGAAGATATTGCTCTAAGAGTTAAATGTGATTCTTTAAATATTGCATGTCATGGCGCGAAAGTATTTGCCAAATCTGTAAAAGATGATTCATATTTAGGGTTTCAACATCTTGATATTTCTCAAGAAATCATGGATATGTTTTACCAAGAAGGAGAAATTGTACCAAAAGAATTCGGTATTACTGAGTCTTATTATCCAAATGAGTTCTTAATTTTAAAATCTGGACAAAGTAGCGCTCTAGCTAGAGTACGACATGATGGACTATGGAGGAAATTAGACTTTGTTGGAAATGCTAAGAAAATTAAAGTAAGCAATATTTCTCCAAGAAACAAAGAACAAACATTAGCCTTGGAATTGCTTTTGGATCCAGCTGTTGCAATGGTTACGCTTACAGGTATGGCTGGCAGTGGTAAGACTATTATGGCGATTTCAGCGGCTCTTCAAGAATTACAAGCAAAGAATTATAGTAAAATTGTAATTTCTCGACCTGCGGAAAGCACTTCAAAAGAAATAGGATTTTTACCAGGATCTTTAGAAGATAAGATGATGCCATGGATGCAGCCGATTATGGATAATTTAAAAATATTATTAGGAAAAAATGGTTCCAACTATATATCTATGATGTTTGAACATGGAGAAATTGAGGTAGAATCTTTATCATATATTCGAGGAAGAAGCTTTCAAGATACATATCTTATTATAGATGAAGCGCAAAATATCAGTGCAAGTGAAGCCAAAGCTTTGATTACAAGAATGGGCAATAAATCCAAGATTGTTTTAATAGGAGACTTAGAACAGATAGATTCCTGTAGGGTGACTCAAAAAACGTCTGGTCTCGGAATTGTAGTAGAAAAGTTTAAAGATTTTGAAGCTTCTGGACATATTACACTCTTAAAAGGTGAAAGAAGTAAGCTCGCTACATATGCTGCAAAGATAATGTAACTTACTAATTTATTATATCTCAGTGAGAGGTAATAATGGATAAACTTGCTGACTTATGTGAATATTTAAAAGAACATAAATATTATGAAGAAGCAGAATTCTTATTAAAATATATTAAGAAAGCAGGTTTATCTTTTGATATTATTAAAGAAGCAAAAAAATATCAGATTAAAAGTGGAGACACACCTTACACTTTATCCAAGGGAAATTATCAATATCAAAAAGCAATAGAAAATGCTAATAAACAGATTAAAGATTGGTCAAAAATTCAAATAGATCAAGTAATTGAATTGCCTCCGATTGCTAAATCAGAAAATCCAAATAATGATGTAGTATATACTATTAAAGCAATAGCTTTAATTAAAAAAGTAGAAACAGAAGTTTTGTATACTTATCCAGACTTTGGATATAGAGCTTATGGATATGGTCACAGATATGGTAAAATGGATGCTGGAGAAATAACTAGGTACAAACAAACTTTAACTAAACGAAATAAAATAGGTACTTCTGGATTTTTGACTGCTCGGGAATGTAAGTTTATTTTTGGAAAGAATTTTAAACAAATAGACTCTGGAACGGCAAATAAACTATTGCTTCAAGATATAAATATAGCATTGGGATGCATCAAGCGAAACATAAAACATAAGCTTAACCAAAATCAAGTGGATGCATTAATTAGTATTATTTATAATACAGGTTGTGGAACTTTTGCTCAGTCTTCTTTATTAGATACTATTAATGCGGGAAAATTAAACACAGCTGCTAAACTAATTCCTACAAGTTTTATTTTATCTGAAACTCATAAAGAAAGAAGAAAGTTTGAAGCAGAGTTATTTAGAACGGAACTTATATGAAAATAATACTCAATTCTGATAGTTATATGATAGTAGAAAAAGATGAGGATGTTGTTATCCTTGGTATTAAAACTAAGCAAGGAAAGGAAAGTTATACTATAACTGCAACTTTACAAAAAGATCATCTTGATTTATTAATTACACAACTAGTATCTATGCGCGCAAGGATAAGTTATGTCGAACAAGAATGACGAAATTAAAATAGATACTTCGGCTTTTAATATTCTAGATGATATTAAGAAAAAAGAAGCATCTGGAGAAGAAATAGATGAATACACTAAAGAGGCACTTAAAACTATAGAATTTGCTAGCGCATTAATGGATTCAATTCTATCGGGTAGACATATAGATTTAGCCTTTTATAAAGCTTATACTAGAAATGCTATTACAAATATACGTCGAATAGATAAACGTAATGGTATAAAAAGAGTTATTAAAACAAGAATAGAAAATGAAGATTAATTTGTATGATAATCCACACCCAAATTATCAAGCCATTTAGTTATATCTTTTGATTGAATAGCTAAGCCACCAAAAGTTGTTGCTGTGGTGGCAAATATAATTCCAACCACATTTCCTTTTTTATTAAACAAAGGACTGCCTGAGCTTCCAGGAAGTATTATTCCGCTAAGAAATAAATAATCAGTTCCACTATTTTCCATAATAGGAAATAGAGCATCTGAGCGTGAAATGACACTAGAAACATATGTATCTGTTACAATTGGAAACGCGCCCTCTGGGGCACCGACAGTAGTTACTGGAATGGGTAAAATAAGGTCTGATGTATCGAATACAACAGCTGAAAGATATTGTTCAGTTTCTAATAAACATAAGTCCGCTTCCGGATCAGTGTATATTACAGAAGCCATACCAGTGGGTTTATATGAATAACTTATTTGGTCTATACCGCTATTATAAGTAATTATAGTGGGTATTAATGGATTTAAATTAATTTCCAATTCTTTAGAACAAAAATGATCATTAGCTAAAATATAACTAATATTATCTTCTTTATAACTTGCTACTACAAATCCGGTAGCGTTAGAGTGTCGTATGGGTCCAAATCCAATATCTTTAAATAAATTTAATGAAATTATTGGAGTTAAATAAGTTTCATATATTGGAGTAGGTTTTAGTAAATTTGTAAAGAAAAATATTGAAAGAAAAATTAAAATAGATAAATAAACTAGTTTTTGTGAATTAATTTTTTTCAAATTATTCTCCTTGGTTTTGAGAGTAAAAAGCTCTCAATTTTAACTTAATATATTAATACGATTTGAAAGAGAATGCTAATATTACAAATAACTTTATGAGGAAGAATTTATATGGGATGTGGTTGTAATAAAAAAAAGAAAAAAAACAAAGAAGCTGTACCACTTGGTAGCACTGTTCATAAGCCTATGGTTGGTAATAAAAAACCAAAAGTTATAATAAGTAGTATAGTAAGATTTAAAAAAAAGAAGTCAAAATAAATAGATTTTAAAATTCTTTAATGTTTCATTTGTTACGAACCGGTAAAAATATTTGGGAGGGCTCTGTGGATGCCATGGAAATCATACTTACAGGTTATAGTTTTGTGGGCAGAGGAACATGATTACATTGTAGATTTAGATGGAATAGATAATTGTATATGTTTAGAATCTAAAATTATTGAATTAAATGCAAACATTAATGATTTAGAAGTAAAGACTTATATTGCTCTACATGAAGCAGGACATATACTAGTCAGACAGTCACCTGGATTATTGAAGCTTTTATCTCCAAAAAAAAGAGAAGAAAAGGAGCTTACAGTAGAAGAAAAAGTAAGTGTTATTTTAGAAGAAACAGAAGCTTGGAAAAGAGGATATAAATTGGGTATTAGATTAAAAATTCCTATTAATTTAATAAAATGGGAAACAGAACAGGCTGTGGCTTTAAATAAATATATGAAGTGGGTTCTTAAGGAGTATTAATAATGATTAAAATGTCTACTGAAATAAAACTGTTAAATGAAAAAGCTGTAATTCCAAAGAGAGCGCACGAAACAGATTCTGGCTATGATTTAACTTTTATAGGATTTGATAAAATTATAGGAGATGTTATTATATTTAAAACAGGCATAGCTTTATCTCCACCAAGTGGTTATTATTGGGAGATTGTTCCTTGTAGCAGAATTGTAAAGCAGGGATTATCTTTGGCAAACTCTATTGCTATTATAGACGAAGATTATCGTGGAGAATTACTGGTGGCTCTAAGAGTTCATCATTCTTATGCTGGTGATGGAATTAGCAAAAGTCAGCAATTTGCAAGTGGAATTATAGATTTTGAAGGTAATAGGTTTAGAACTTTATCTTCCTTAGCAGAAGCTATAATTGAACAAAAACCTGTATTAACACAAATTATTTTAAGAAAGAGATATAGTTCTAAATTTGAGATAGTAGAAAATTTATCTGAGACACATAGAGGTGATGGAGGCTTTGGTTCTACCGAGCTATCTTAATATTTATATATTTGAGTTGAATAAATAAGTTTACATTAAACCTAAATAAAATACTAATTATCGTTCTCTTTTTTAGAGGTTATATATGTCTGATTATAGTATTTATCCAAACGCAATTGATGGTTATTCTCAGCTACCAACAATAGTTGATGGAATTACTCAAGTTAATGCCAGAAGTGTAAATACTTTGCGTTCTGCTATAATAAATATTGAAACAGAATTGGGAATTGCACCATCTGGTAGTTTTTATAGTGTTTCTGCGCGTATGGATAATATATCTTCATCACAATCAGATATACAATCTGATGTTCAAGATTTAACATCAAACCTTGGAGAACTAACATTAAAAGTAGATGAACATATTATTAATGAAGAAAACCCACATCAAATTGGATTTAATAATTTAATCGGTGGAACTTTAGGAAGTTTAAACAGCTTAATTACTGATGCTACATTAGATAATTCTACTGATTCAAGAACGCCATTATCTCATCATACAAGCCATGAAGCAGGTTCTTCTGATACAATAGATGGTGATATCTTGGGAATATCTTTTGTTCCAACAAATTATACACCGGATACAACTCCTACAGAGGTCACCTCCACATCTCAATTAACAGCCCATTTAAAAGGAATAGATAACAAATGCGTTCCATTGGCTCAAGTAATTACAGTTGCAAAAAGCGGAGGAGATTATACCACTATTGAAGATGGACTTGCTGAAGCTGCACTTATAATAGCTGGTGGTAATAGATGTCTAATTGAGATTTATCCAGGAGATTATTATGAAAATAATCCATTAATAGTCCCAAATACATGCTCAATTAATTGTCATGGTCGACACGAAACTACTCAAATGTTTTGTTTGAATACTGGTGCAGGTGTACATGGAATTATTTGCGCTATTGATTCAGAAATAATTGGATTGAAAGTTCAAAATGCTTCCGGAAGTAATGCCTCAGGATTTTATATTGGTCCAACTATTTATAATTGTATGCTACATGATACAAAAATTAAAGATTGTTATATTGGATGGTTATCTGAATCAACAGTTTTTTCTCCGGGAATTATTATTCGAGAACCATATGTTAATGAGGGTACTTGTACAAGTATTTTTAAAACTATAAATGGTGGGCAAATGAATATTGAAAATGCCCGAGTACTCGCCTCTGTAAGTTGTAATAATGCGTGGCATGTTGATGGATTAAATTCTACAATGCGAGTACTTTCTTCCAGGCTTAATGGTACAGGAGCTGTTTATGCTATAAGATCGGAAAATCTTGGAACAATAGAGGCAACTAGTGTAACAATAAATTATTCTCAAAATGGCATCATTATTCCTGCATCTGGTGGGGTTGTTTCTATGCAGGCTTGTGCAATTTATTCTGATACATTAGATTTAACTTTGGCTGATACGGCTAATGTTATATGTGAACTTTTTGGATGTGTATTAGATTCTGGAAAATTTAGTATTGGCGCATCAGCTCAAATATCTGGATATGGACAAGATATTAATTCGTTAAGTCCAGGACCAATGATTCTGGGAGAATTATGGCTTGGAGCAGATTCCACAGAAAGAGTACCTTTAAGTAGTTATTCAAGAGGTACGTTTTTAACCGGACTTATTAGTGGAGGAGAAGTTGAGTTTTCAGCACTTGGTGGACCATTAGATTTAGATATAAATACGGGAAGTGGATTTATAAATACAGGTACAGGTGTTAAAAAAATAATTTGGGATTTGACAACAATTCCAACATCAATAAATACTGATTTTTATATTTACGTTAATTCAAGTGGAGTTGTTTCTAACTCATCTACACCAGCATCTACAAATACAAATATTACTCTTGCATCTGGTCGTTCTGGGGCTTCTGGAGTTTTATATATTTCTAAAGATGTTATTATTCTTAGTCATTCACATCTTAATATACATAATTGGATTTCAATAAATGTTGGATTATTATGGTTATCTGGTTTGGAAACAACTGTTTTTGCAGGATTACAAGTTGCGGTAAGTAGCGGATCTTTTTCTCGTCCTGATGAAACAGTAACAATAGTTGGCGGAAGTCCAATAACAATGCTTAGATGGTATAGAGATCCAATAGTTGGTTGGAAACACACAATCGGCGATGTTGATGATGGATTTTATGATGATGGAAGTGGTACATTAGCTGCAATACCGGGAGGTACTCCTTGGAAGAAAGATGCAATCTATGTAACAAAAAATGGTTCTGAAATATTTCATTATTTTTATTCTCAAAGTACTTATATAGATCAAGTAACAGCAGAGGCAGCGTCTCTTCCGATTCCACCTAATCAATTTCAAACAGGATCTTTAGCTTTTTTATTATCTGGGTCTGTAGTAAATTTAAATGCCGGAACTATTGCCACATTTACTGATGAATTAAGAACGTTGGGAGTATCTGGAGTGGGTTCTGGATCTCCAGCCACAGATCATGGAAGTCTTGCGGGTCTTGGTGATGATGATCATAATAGATATGTGGATCTTTCTGGTAATGCAGGAAGAAATTCATTTACAGGAACCTTAGATGCATCAAATGGTTCTATTATATTACCAGCTAACGCAACCCCATCTCAAACAACTGAAGGATCTGTGGTTTGGGATAATAATGATGATTTATTGACAATTGGAACGGGCGTTTCTCGCAAAATTATGGTCGATACAAACTCTAATCAGAATTTGGCGGGAAAAACACTTACAACTCCAGTAATATCATCTTATATAGATTTTATACCTATAGCACCAATTACTTCATCTGAGGGGCGAACATATTATGATTCTTCAGATCATTGCTTAGCTTATGGAACAAGTGATGGGTCAACCATTCAAGTTAATCAAGAAGAAATAATTAGATGCCTTAATAATTCTGGAGTACAAATTAATGATGGTCAGGCTGTTTATATTTCTGGATCATCATCAAGCCGTCCAGAAATTTCTTTAGCAAATGCTTCTTCAAGTTTAACATCAGATTCTGTAATTGGTTTGGCTACACAAAATATTGGAGATACGCTTCAAGGTTTTGTAACATCACATGGTTTGGTACGTAATATCGATACTACTGGTGGGCTTGAATCTTGGATAGCGGGAGATGTTCTTTGGCTCAGTACAACATCTGGTGGATTAACAAATGTGCGTCCAATATCTCCAAATCATGTAATTAGAATCGGATATGCTTTATTAATCAATGCAACATTGGGAGTTATTTTTGTAGATATAGATGTATATCCACATTTAACTGAACTTTGTGATGTTAAAATTTCAGCAGTACTCGATGGAGATGTGCTTACTTATGAAAATGCAACATCCTTATGGAAAAATATTGCACCACCAATAGCTTCTGAAATTCTAGCTGGAAAGATTGAAATAGCCACCCAAATTGAGGTAACAACAGGAACAGATGATACTAAGGCAATAACACCATTAAAACTTGCATCTAAATTATCATCTATTGCTGGTTTAGTAAATTCTCATGTTATCTCGTTATCAGCATCATTTAATATTAATAGTGTAACACCCACAACGGTATTTGGTATGTTTTGGACTCCAACGGTTGGAACATGGGATATAAGATGGGAAGGAGAAGTATATTCCAATGGCAATGCCATATCTTCTTGCCAATTTTATAAAGATGCTGTTGCTATTGGCTCAATTAGACGCAGAAATCGTAGTAATAATACATATGGATATTCTGAAAATTTTGTACAAGTAACAGTTACTGGTACAGAGATTATTTCCTTACGTATGGCTATAACCTCATCTAATATCAATGTTTATGGGCGCTCTTTATCTTTTACAAAAGTAAATGTGGTATAAGTTTCATTATAATTAGTTTTAAAAATAAAATATTATACTGGTAATATTAATTTATAGAATGTGGAGATTTATCTATGCGAGAATCAATTTTAACTAAAGAATGGACAGTTTCAGCTGTTAATGGTGGCTCAATTGTAGTTGAAAATATATTTGGTACGCAATTTTCGTTTAATGGATATATTGATCAAATTATTGTAAGAGCTAGTGCTGGTGGTGGTGCTAATTTTGATATGCAAATACGACGAGATGATACCTCTTCTAATATAGAAGATTTAATTTATAGTACGGCAGCTGAACCATTTCCAATGACAGATTCGGCTATTAATGCACCATTTGATACCGCACGAGCAGAAGATAAAGATTTGAGTATTTGGATGGATCCTGCCGTTAATGGTACAGTTGTAATTAGAATCGATTTTAGATTGCTTGGATAAGGTGTCATATGATTAATAGATTAATTAAAATTGCAGATTTTTTAGACCGTTCTGGGCGCCAAGAAGATGCGGATTTTATGACTGGACTTCTCATAGCTTATAAAAAGGCGCAATCCGGTATAGATGGTATTAATATAGAATCAGATTACATACCTGAAAGTTTAGAAATTCCAGATGATGAATACGATCTTTTAATGGATGTATTTTCTTCTTTAGGTAAAAGTCTAAATAAGGATGTTAAATAATGCCAAGAACAATTCCTTCTATCACTGCGACATCTAGAACTATACCTTCACCATCAAGTACTACATCTGCACCAATTCCATCTGGTTCTATTGGAGAAGATAGTACACAAAATAATTTAACAGCAATAGATTGTGATGCTAGCTTGCTTTCAGATGCAACATCTTGGTCGTGGACTATAGTAGTAGATGAAGATGGTACATATACTTCTGTTGCTACTTTTAGTAATAATACTGCTGAACAAACAACAATTACTCCGGATGGTCCAGGAGTTTATACTATTACATGTGCAGCCACTAATGATTCTGAAACTATATATTTCACACGCAGAATTATTGTCACAATAACCAAACCAGTTGCCTCATTATCTGTGTCTGTATCTCAAGTTGATTTTTCTCCAATAACATTTAATGGAAGTGGTTCAACTGGTACTGGAATTACTTATAATCATACATTGATCAAACCATTAGCATCATCTTCTGTACTAAGTGCCAATGATGTTGCTTCTCCAACTGTTATTCCTGATAGAATTGGTTTATATTCATCCAGTTTAACTATAACAGATGTATATGGTAGAACATCAACAACTGTGGCTACTACTGAAGTTGGTAGAGCTAGTCCATCTGGCTCAATTGGCATTGATAGTACACAAAATGATTTATCACCAATAACATGTAATGCAGCCCCCCTTTCAGATGCTATATCTTGGCTGTGGACTATATCAGTAGATGAAGATGGTACATATGCTTCTACAGCTACCTTCAGTAACAATACGGCGGAACAAACTACAATAACTCCGGATGGTCCAGGGATTTGGATTGTTACTTGCGCAGCTTCTAATAATTCCGGAACCACGTATTTTAGACGTAAAATAGTTGTTGCAATTGTCAAACCAATAGCGACAGTGGATCCTATAACAGCTCAATATACTTTAGCACAGATTACACTTAATAGTTCGACATCTACCGGAATAAGCATCACACAGGTTTGGACTCTTTATGAAAACAGCAGAGAGGATGGAGTTGTGGATGTATCCTCGCGTTTGTCATCATTATCAGATGTATCTCCAACTTTTTATCCAAGGCGTCGTGAGGCTACTTATATTGCGATATGTACTATTACAGATATGTGGGGAAACACAGATGTTGCCAGTACTGCGATAATTATTTCACCTCGTCCTTCTTCTGTTACTGTTGATACATCTACTGTCGCAATCGCAATATAGGAGTTGTTAATGTCTTATTTTTTACCTGATCTCGGAGAAACTCGTCGTATAGTTGGATTTGCTACCCCAACAGGAAACAATGTTGAAGATGCAATTGCTACATTAAAAGTTTTGGCTGCACTAACTACTTATCTTGCTGCCGATGCGCGTACACCGGGGGCTGATGTTGCGTGGTCATTAATCGCAGGTACTTCTGAGTGTGCTCATATGCGCAGGCCAAGTGGAAGTCCTGCAAATTGCGACGTGTTGATTGCCGGAAAAAATGGGGCTGCTACCCCTCTAATGGCACCGGGTGCTTATCAAAGTAATACACTTCTTGCTGGAGTAGCGGCTACAATTACTGGTACGCTTGACACTTGGAATCATGCAACGCTTCCTTTGGGTGCAGGTTCTCGATTTGGAGGGTATGGTTGTACTTCTGTTGCTCTAGGAGGTCCTCCCGGCATTTGTTGGATGCTGGAAAGTGCAGAGGATATGATTTTCTGTGGAACATTAAATAATCAAAAATTTGCTGTAGCATTAGGCGCTTGTATTGACCCACAGACCGATGAAGCACTTGATGCAGAAGCTGATGGGCGACTTTATTCTGTTTTTACAACTGGACGTTCTGCGTTTCGAACTGTTACTTGGAGTTCTGATCGTGGATGGGCAAAGGATGGAAACAGTTTATCTGATGAATCCGCTTGGCATGTGACAATTGGGGCTACAGCTCCTACGTGGATTTCTGCGGAACCACGAGAATATGTGCATTCTGCTGCGACTACACATAAACAGCGCTCTGGCCTATATAATTGGATTCCAATTACGATGCGAACTGGAAACTATATAACCGCTGGTAATGGCATTGGTGTATTGCGCGGATTCTTCCGTGGTCCCATGGGTGGGATGGGGGAAACGCGATCATCTGATGGTCATACTTATTTCTGTTTATCCGGCGGCACTCCGGGTGAAGCAGTCTGGGTCAAATGTTTGGCTTAATTAGCCTTATAAACCATTATTACATTTAACTGTAAAGAGAAAAATATATTTTCAAGTCGTGCAAATATTTGCTCAGTACAATATTATTGGAGCGATAATGTACATGCTTTATAAAAATATAATATATTTTGGTGCCCAATGAAATTAGTAATTGTAGAGTCTCCCAACAAATGTTCCAAGATAAAAAAAATCTTGGGAAGTAATTATCTTGTCATGGCCTCTGTTGGTCATATCATGGATTTATCAAAAGAAAAGAAAGATAAAACTTCAAGATTTTGGAACGGAATAGATTTGAGTACTTGGGATGTGAATTATAGTGTTAGTCCTGGAAAAAAAGATGTAGTAAGTAATTTAAAAGACGCTGCAAAAAAATGTGAAGAAATCTATATCGCAACAGATGATGATCGCGAAGGAGAAGCTATAGCTTTTAATATATTAGATATTCTTCCTAAAAAAGGTATCAAAATACATCGAGTTATATTTAAGACTATTACACAAAAGGATATTTTAGATGGTATTAAAAATCCTATTCCATTTAATGATAATCTATATGCAGCTCAACAAGCTAGACGAATCACAGATAGATTGGTAGGATTTAAAGTTAGTCCAATCATGTGGACAAAAGGTTTAAGAAAAACAAGCGCAGGAAGGGTGCAATCTGCCGCTCTTAAGTTTATTGTAGATAGAGAACGAGAGATTAGAGGTTTTAAACCAGAAGAATATTGGACTATTAAAGCCAAAACTGATTTAAAATTTGATGCTAGTTTTTATGGAATAGATTCTAAGAAATATATTCCAAAAACAAAAAAGAAAGTAGATGAAATTTTAAAAGATTTATCAAAAGATATAACTGTTGCTTCTTATGTAACAAAACAAAGAGAGAGATCTCCAGAGCCGCCTTTTATTACAGCATCTATGCAAAAAGATGCTGGTAATAAATTTGGATGGACTGGTAAAAAAGTTATGGATATAGCACAGAATTTATTTTCAAGTGGGTTGATTACGTATCACCGTTGTTTCCCTGGGTATGTAAGAATATCTACATCTAAAGGTCTAATTCCTATTAGAGATATTAAGATAGGTGAAGGAGTTCATACTATCAATGGAATTAAAAACGTAACCGATATAGTTAAAAATAAGAATCGAGATATATTTAAACTAAACACCAAACACGGATATCAAATTTTCGGATCTAATAATGAACCATTTATGATTTATGATTGTGAGAATAGAGTGCCGGTTTGGAAAAGATTAGATAAATTGAGAGCCGGTGATCTAATAGCTCTTAGTGGGCAAGAAGGCTTTTCTGAGGTTAAAAATAATATCTTTGAATACACTTGTCCATTTGAATCAGAAATGGATTCAAATAACCTATTAACATGTAATATTTGCAATAAAAAATTCAAGTCTTTGTCACCACATATCAAAAGATATCATAAGTTAACGGGCAAAGAATATGTTAAAAAATTCGGAAAAACAAACTTACACACAAACTCTGTAGAAAAATTTAATATTCCTAAAATAATGACTCCGGATTTGGCAAAAATATTAGGATATATATTATCCGAAGGGTGTATATCTAAGAACGGAAGAAATATTTTATTTTATAATAATTCCAGAGAGGTTTTGAATGATTTTGCGGTCTCTTTTAATAAAATATTTGGTACACAATACAGTCCAATGTATAATTCTAATAAATTCGAAGTTAACTCAAAAAGAATAGTTTGCTTTTTGAGTTATTTGGGAATGAATAGTAAACTTTCAATAGAAAAAGAGATTCCACATATAATATTTAAATCTGATTTAGAATCTAAAACTGCCTTTATTAAAGCATTTTGGGAAGGAGACGGAAGTTATGATTCAATCATTACTAATTCCGAAAAACTTAAAAATGATCTAAAATTATTACTTCTTTCTATCGGAATACCTACTGGATGCCATATTAATAGGGAGTACACTGGTTTTTCGATTGGAAATTCATCATATAAGGTTCAGCTTTCTGGATTTTATATTCAAAAGTTTTTTAATTTAATCGGAGAGCCGATTTCTAAGCACAGAATGGAGCAAAAAGAGAAATTACTAGAAAGAACACCAAATGGACAGCATTGGTCAAATAATAAGTTAACAACCGATAATGTTATTTGGGATAAAGTTATTGATAGCTCCTATTCACATAAAGAGGATACCTGGGATCTTACTGTTGAAGAGCAGCATCATTATATTGCAGAAGGATTTATTGCTCACAATACTGATAGTATTCGGTCAGATCCAGCAAAAATAATTGATATTAGAGATAGAATTGAAAAATTACATGGAAAACAATATTTATCTCCACAAACCAGAAAATATGCTTCAGGCGGAAATTCTCAAGATGCGCATGAAAGTATTAGACCTACTTTTGATACGGTTTCTGTATCATTAGGAACAGATGAACGAAAATTATTAGAATTAATTACTAATAGATTTATGTCCTCGCAAATGGCAGATGCCATATTTGACCAGGCTGCTGTTAGATTGGAAACAACGGGAAAAGATCACACATACGAGTTTCGCGCCAATGGATCAGTCCAAAGATTTGATGGTTTTTTAAAGGTATATGGAGCAGCATCAAAAGACAACGTTCTACCAGCATTAAAGAATGGACAAAAGATTGGGGTTGATAAGTATGAATCAAGTCAGCATCACACAGAAGCCCCCGCCAGATATACGGATCCCGGAACATTTACAGATAAGATGGAAAAGGAGGGTATCGGACGACCAGCTACTTATGCTTCTACAATGGATACTTTAATTGATCGCAACTATGTTGAGAGAGAAAAACAGAAAATTAAAGCTACAGAAGTAGGTATCATGGTTTCTGATTATTTAACGCATTTCTTTAAAAATGTTACTAGTTCTGCCTTTACAGCTACAATGGAAACAGAGCTTGATGAAATCGCTGAAGGCAAAAGACAATTTAAAACATCTATGGATACATTTTTTAATCAATTAACATTAGAAGTAGACGCAGCCAAAACATCTAAAGTTCAAATATTTAAAACAGATATAGATTGTAGTAGTTGCAATGATGGAACTAAAATGATTAAAAAGATTTCTGATTTAGGTGTATTCTTAGGATGCGATAATTGGCCTAAGTGTGGACACACAGTTAATTTTGATACTGATGGAAATATGGTAAATGAAGAGGTGGATACAGGCTATGAATGTCCAATTTGTGGAAATATATTAGAAAAAAGAAAGGGACCATATGGAGAATACTATCGCTGTAAGGGCTCTGCTTGTAGTTTTACAGGAAAAGAAAAAGATGGATCCGTAGTTGCTTCCGGAAAGTCTGCTTCTGTAGATCTGGGCGTTCCCTGTCCTAAATGTAAAAAAGGAACTTTGCTTAAAAGAGAAAGTGCGAAAGGCCCTTGGGTTGGATGTAGCGAGTTTAAAAATGGTTGTAAATTTACAGGTTCTATTGATGATTCTGGTAGTATTGTAGTTAAAAAGACACAGACAAAAACTTCTAGTGGGAAAACAACAAACGAATCATGCCCACTTTGTAAAACTGGAAAATTAATTGAAAGAAAATCTAAATTTGGTGCCGGAACTTGGTTAAGTTGTGATGGTTTCCCAAAGTGCAGATATAAGAAATAGAATTTAAACGGAGTATATATGGCGCGGTTCGTTTTGTATGTAGGTCCAATGTTTTCTGGTAAGACTACCAGATTGTTAGCAGAATTAGATAGATATAAATATAAAAATAAAAGAATCCTCCTTTTAAAACCAGATATGGATAGACGTTATTTTCACTCAAAAATTTGCACACATTCAGGTTCTGTAGCGGATGGCGTAGGAGTAAATAATATAACAGAAATTGCTTCTTTAAATCCTTTTGATTATGATGTGATTGCTATTGATGAAGCTTTTATGATTCCAAATATCGATCAAATGGCTATTAGCTTATATTCGCAAGGTAAGATTGTTTTAATATCTTCACTGGATTTGTCTTCTTCTTTGTTGCCATTTCCTGAAATATCTCGAATGATGCCTTATGCTACAGAAATTTGTAAATGTAATGCTGTTTGTGGTGTAAAAAATTGTTATCAAAATGCTTTTTTAACGTATAAAATAGAGGGAGTTGGCAAAAAGGATTCTGGAGAAATTGAAATAGGTGGAGCAGAAATGTATGAACCAAGATGTTGTTTGCATCATCCAATTTTGGCATCTTTTAAACACTTAAGTTAATATTTTATTGGAGTAAAAATGTATGAATTAGCTTCAGAATTTAAAAATGAATTGATTCATATTATTAGTCAAAAAAGACATGCCAATAAAGAAGATGTAGATTATATTGTTAAAGTATTGGTTTGTTATTTAAAATCAGAAGACCTATGGCCTAAGGGTAAAATATATTTAGTTGATTTATATCTTGAGGCAAACAAAACAAATAACAAATTTATTCGAATACAAAAATTTCGTACTCTTGGCGATTATTCTTTAGTTATGTCTGGTTTTTTTCCAGAAAGTATATCAAACCCTTCTTATTATATAGATATGGGATCTGCTGCATATTATGAGGTATCAATGTTAAAGAATCAATCAGAGCTATATAGGCGATTAGCTTTTGAATATTTACATTATGTTAATGCATTAAATCATGTTTCAATGGCAAGTAGATTATCGGGTGTAGAGCAAATTGGGTTAATATATCAGAAATATATAGAAACTCATAGTCCGATGCTTAAAAATAAATTACATGCTCTGGGGCTTTTGGATTTAAATGAGATAATGAGTTAATAAAATAAATAAAAATATGATTTAATGGAGGAGATAGTGTCTAAAGAGTTTACATTAGAAGAAGTACAAATTTTAATTGCCAAGGAATGCGACAATATAAAATTTCTATTATTAGAAAAAAATAAATCATATGGTAATTCTGTAATTAGTCCTAAACGAATCTTTTCTAAAGCTTCACCAATAGAACAAATTAAAGTCAGAATTGATGATAAACTTTCGAGATTGGAAAACTTAAAATCATCAAACAGTGATTTAACAGAAGATCCAGCTTATCGTAGAAACCAAGAAGATACAGAACAAGATATGATAGGTTATTTAATTTTATTAAGAGTGGCCAAACAATTATATGGAGATTAAAAATGATTACTATTGAAGAAATTTATGATATTATGAATTATGAAGAACCTATTTATTTCGCTGAAAATAGAGAATTGGAAAATTTACGTAAAATCAAACAAGGAGAAGTCCCTGTTCGAGAAGTTTTTAGACGCACAGGTCGTTCTACATTTTTAATTGCTTCAGCTATTTTTTTAGCTTCAATTGGTAAAAGTGTAGCAATTAAAACAGAAACTTTTAAACAAGCATTATATTTAAATCATGTAATGGAATTTATAACTAAAAACATTAACTGTGCTATGGAAACTGAAGTTAAATATGATAATATTTATTTTTATACTAATCCCATACATTTAATGGGCATCAAAGTAGATGTTTATTTAGAAGATTCGGTTTTGATAGACTTACGAATTAATCAAACTGGATTTTACGCATGATAGTAGCTACAGAAAGGGCAATTCAAGAAATGGTTTCTTTGCGTAAAGAGCTACAAATGCCTGATGGTTATTTGCGAATAGGGATAAGTGGAGGAAGTAGCTGTCAAGGATTCATATATAAACTATCTTTTGAAGAAGATATCTTAGATGATGAATTGATAGTTATTTCAGAAAAACACGAAGAATGCGTTTTACTTTGTCCATTAGCAAAAGAATATATTAAAAATTTAGAAATTGATTATTCTGATGATATAGAAAATGAAGGATTTGTGTTAAGTATTCCGGGCATACATGGTTGTCAATGCGGCGAAGGAACTTGCTCTAAAAAAAAATAATATAATTTAAGATAAAAAGCTATATGAACCCCAAGGAAGGATTTCTATTTTCTCATTCGGAAGTCTTGTCAGTTTTTCCGAAAAATACTTTAAAATTTCTGTTCTTAATGACAAGATTATATTTTGCATAGAATCTGAAGCGAGATTTCCTTCTACAAGGAGAATCATTGTGCCCGAAAGATTCTCTTTAGGTATATACCAATAGATACTAACCTGAAAGTGAGCACCTTTTTGAATTGGAGTTTTATGTAAATTAATAAGACAACGAATATTGGAGGGGCTTGGTAAAACTTCTGATGTTAATACCTCGGGAGTTAATACTTCTGGAATTAATACTTCTGGAATTAATACTTCTGGAATTAATACTTCTGGAATTAATACTTCGGGAATTTCAAGTTCTACTTCTTGATTTATATTTTCTTGGTTGATTTTATGTAAAGATTTAATAATGGTAAATGGTTCTGATTTTATAAATGGGTTGATTTTGTTAATTTTCCTCATATTAAATTGTCCTATAAATTATTAAATTTTAAACACTCCAACATCTACCAGTTTTATCTCTCGATCTTTTTTTCCAATCATAATATTTTCTTCGTGTACATCTTTCCATTTAATACCATAATCTTCTAAAATTCGCAAAAAATCCAGAAAAGATTGAAACTCTGAACTCGGATTATCTTCCGGTTCATTATAATGTATTGGAAAAGGAGAAGAATATAAATCATAAAGGTCAAAATTATCATCTATATATATAATTATTTCTCTATATATTTTATCTGGAATATTTCCTTGATATATTCCAGAATAGCTTAAGTAATTTTTAAGAAAAGAACGAAGCAAAGAATATGTCATTTCAAATGTATTTTTAGCATCAGTTAAACGTTTTAAAACTTCTCGTCTGGTGGGAACAACGATTTGTTTAGATAAACTTATTAATTGTTCATCTTTTGAATCTATTAAGATTTTCTGAATTTGGCGCTTAAATTCTTCTGGATGATATATAAGATTAACCATATCTGTTAAATTTCCTTTAAGCTCCCCAAAGCTAAAAGCCTTTTTTATAGAACTTGGAACGGGATCTAATTCTTCCATTAAGATAATATAATATCGAATAGTGGTATTATATTTTTTAGATTCTACAGAACCGGTAAATGTACCATATATATTTGGAATATGTTTTTGTAATTCTGGAGCAATGTTTTGTGAAGCTTGTTGAATCGCCCTCCATACTTCTACATCTTGAGCTTCTCCCCACTCTAATTGTTTGCCATAAAACCCTATTTTTGCAGATACGGGTTTTCCTTCATATACAGCGGAATATACTGTAGCATATTTTCCAACTCCTAAAAATCCAGAATTATCTCCTCTGGTAACCGGAGTAATTCCATGTTGATGTAGAGCGGTAAGTTCTTCATCCTTCATAGACTCTGGAGGAATAGTTACATTTTTTAATAACTCTTCTTCAGATTCATATTTTTCAGGAAATTCTTTTACCGCTTCTTCATGCCAAGGCTCATCATATTCATCGGGTTCATCGGGTTCATTAGGTTCATCATATTCTGAAGCTAATGAATCAACTTCATTAGCATAAGATTTAAGATGCAATCGACTTAAAATACTAGATAATTTTAATAACCTATTTTTCATTGTTCACCTTAAATATTTAATTTTATATTAATAGTTATCAAGATTAGCAAAAAGGCAGTTCTCAAGAGCTGCCTTTTTTAATTGATTAACGGCATACTTTATCTGCTACTCCTGATGCGCACCAAGCTTCTGGTTTAATAGAGCATTCATAACCTTGACTAGCAACAAGGCCAATTAACTCTACTTTAAAAGCAGATGTTTTAGACAGCTTTGGATTTGGTCCAATATCTAAGTGAATATGAATTGTCTTTTTAAAATCTGGTTCAATCTCCATAGCTGCTTCTAAAGAGCGATAAGCTTCTAGCATCATTCTCATCCTAAGATTAGGATAATCCTTTTTAAGTATTTTTTCTTTAACATAAAAAACCCGACCAGAACAATCTGATCCATACCTAGAGTTTCTTCTAACAAAAGCTATGCAGGTGGCGATATAGATTTTATTTTTAATTACTTGAGAATCAGTGCCTATATAGGCATCATATCCTTCTGAATCATATTGTTTTAATATTTTAATAAATTCTTCATATGAATATTCAACTTGATTTAGATTTTTAATTTTTTGCTCTTTTAGCATATAAATTTGCCTCTGAATTTGCTATTAATATTTTATAGCAAGATAGACAGTATAATCACAGAAATATTTCATGAATCCACAACAATCTATGGGTGAATTGTTGAATGAAAACCCCACACAACATACGATACCCAATCAATAATTCAGAAGCAATTCATTTTATACATATAACAAATATACATTGGCTGAAGAGTCTTTCAATACCTGATAAAAGAAAACGTTGCAAAGAAACGCTACATATAATTAAAGAAGTACAATTTATATTAAATGAACTTAAAAAAGAGTTAGATAAATTAAAAAGAGAAAATAAAATAGATTTAGATATTTCAGAAGCATATTTAGTTATTTTAAAGTGGTATGCTACACATTGGAGACTTAAAAAGTGAAACTAAATTCTGCTAAAAGATTGTATAAACTCGGAATTTATTTATTCGATCAAGCTATGAATCAAGAACTTTTATCTTTAGTTAAAATTGCAAAAGAAAGTTCTGGAGAAATGCCGGGTTTAGAATTAATTGAAGCATCTACTGAAATCAAAACTTATTTAAGTAACTATGTTAATAATTTTGATGATCCTAAAGTTAGGGAATTTTGGTTAAGAGATTTTCTAGATCTTAATATAGATTTTTTTATAGAAAATACACCAATAAAAAGACTTGGAGAAGGTTATGTTGGAGAAGCATTTTTATTAGATAATGGAATGGTATTAAAAATTTTCCATGAAAAGGCATTAAATAAATTTTATAAACAAGAATTTGATTTATTACATGAACAAAAAGCTACGCAACAAACATTAATGGTCTATGGATTTGGTGAATTCACATTACCAAAAACATCCAGACATTATAAAGTTTATAATAATGGATTTTTGGGATGGGCTTTGGTTGAATATTTGCCCAATCCGGAAAAGATAGAAAATAGTCCTTTAATAAAAGATTTAGCAGATTTTGTATATTTTGCTTTTGATAGAGAACAACTTAATAATATTGACATATTAAATCTTAAAAATATAGCTACACAAATATACCAAGAGTTTCAAGAACATATAGATCCGGAATTTGAAAAAATATCTGAATTTACTTTAGATAAAAATTCAACTTGGGCCATTAAATATGTAATGTCTTTAATATATCAAATAATATTAAAAAGAAGAGATACATATGGATCAAAAAATATGGGTTATAGAAATATAGAACAGCCTGTTTTCTTTGATCCATATCATCCAACTTCTAAAAGTCAAGGCACCGATGAAGAAAGAGAGTCAGATTTAGATTCATATTCTTCTTTAATGAAATTAGAAAAAATATTAAGCATTAAAACAGCTGGCTCATATCAAGATATACACTATAGATTTAGACAGAAAGAAAAAATTCCAGAAGTAGTAGACGCCATTAAACATTATTATGGAGTAACACAAGAAACCCAATCCGATAGATTTATCAGTATATATAAGAGTGTGGAAGACGTAGCCGAAGTGGCGTTTCGAGACAAGCCTGCGGCAATTTTAAATGCAAAAATTTATGATAAATATTCCGATCTTTTTAACGTTTTAATTAAAAAAATCATTGCTAATCCAAATTATACAATGATAATATCAACTGGATTATCAGAAAATTCTGCTTATATTATTGGTAAAAAACAAAATGTAGCGGCGATTCAAAAAGAATTTGAACAGGCTAAGCGCTATAATCAACATGGAAGACCGGCGACAACAAGAGATTTTCATTATAATTTAGGGAAAAATTTAGGATATAGTGATCAAGATATTGATGAATTTTTAGCAGAAACACATAATACTCCAGATAGTGCATCGTATTCTCAAGAAGAGGCAGATTTCTGGAATAATTGGAATGAAAATAATGCTGAAGATATTCTTTCTCCAATTAGAAGAAATTTAGATTATAAATTTGAAAATATGTCAGAAGACATAGTTTTAACAGAAGATTATGCAAGAGAACATGGTTTAGAAAGATATCTTCCGGCTCCTAAAATAGAATTAGGTAAGTATGGAAAGATTTTTGAAACCGGAACTAAAATTAGAGAATATGTTGATCGAATATTTTATCATCATTCTCCTCAAGAAGATGCAAAAGCCAAACAAAGTTGGGTAGATGATTTTTTAGATCAAAATTCTGATATTTTAGCATCTTATGATCCCGTAAAATTATTAGGCTCAGGTGTCTATGGTGATGCTTGGTTAACGGATGATGGTCGAGTTATTAAATTTATTCGTGATAATAAAGATTTATCATTTTATGCTAAACAAAAAGAAGAAATACATGATCCAAAAAAAGGGACTAAGCATCATATCATGATTTATGATTATGGCACCTTTGACGTTCCTTGGGCTGAATATCCATACAATACACAACCGCTGCAAATGATGTCTTGGGTGGTAATGGAAAAGCTGGTTCCGCTTAGAGATTTAATTTCCACTTATGATAATCAATTAAGATTTTTAGCTTCTCATTTAAAGGATTCTACAGAGTCTATGGATGTAATAGATCAAAATAAATTATTAGGTAGCTTTAAAGATAGTTTTACTAAATTTAGAATGGTCGTAGAAGAGAGAGCACAAAGTTTGTTTGCTGTATCAAAGTTTAAAAATCAAAATACAGCAATTTCTAAAATTGGAAATATTGTATATCAAGAGCTTTTAAATTCACCAATATATATTCAAAATATTAAACCTGTTTTTGATCAAGTAACAAAAAAAGTAGATTTACCTAGTAATTGGCTATATAATATGACTCAATCGTTAGTTTTCCAAGTGTATAATCAAAATACAGATACACACAGCGGAAATGTAGGATTTAGAGGACAACAATTAGTATATTTCGATCCTTCTAATATGAAGCCTGCTGGTAGCATAACTAAAGAGCCTAAGTATACTTCTTCTCAAAAATCTCCCGAAACAAATATAGAGTGGCTTACTCCAGAAGAAAACACTAATATTATAGAACCAGATGAGCCTGATGAATCTTTAAATGAAGAATCACGAGCAGACTTTAGTAATGAAACTTTTGATTATGAGTATCGATAATGACCACGAAAATGCATTTAAATAAATCACATAATAATAAAGGCGTAGGGCATAAGCATCCCTATAAAGATTTGCCTACGGGCTCTCTAACGGCATGGAAACCAAAACTGAATAGGCTTATCGCTTCATTAAAAAGCCTTGGAAATAATGAAGAGGCTGAAAAATTACGTCAAATGATGAAGGAGTTGGACGAAGATGCTGCCTGGATGGGGTTAGATGATGAAGATGAACCATCTGATGCCCCAAAATATCAACCGATTCCAGATGATCCAACCTTACATGGGCAGTTAGTTTCTGAAGAAGAATTTGATGAATTAGATAAACAGGAAAATAAACCTAATATAGAAGCTATCGAATCATGGTTAATAGAAGGCATAATGATGAATTCTATTCATAAACGCGCTCCAATCGGGTTTAAAGATTTTATACATTCAAATATTAATATACTTAAAAATTTTGGAAATCCACAATATATTGGTTCTGGAGCTACAGGTGACGCATGGAAAGAAGGACATTCAGGAGGAGTGTTAAAAATATTTGATGCCAATGCTTTTTCAAATGCATCTAATCCACCTTATTTGCAATATTTAAAATTTTATGAATCTATGCATATACCTTTAAATCAAGACATCAAAACTTTCACCACAGATAAAGGTTTAGAAAATATACCAATGATATATGGAGTTGGATTATTTAATACACCATTTTCAATTTCTAAGATGAGTTTTTCTAATTTTTCTCATGGTGGAACAAAGCTAGCTTGGGTAGTTATGGAAAAGCTTATCACACCAGATGAAATGTTATCTAGATACATTAAAGATTCAGAAAATACACTTGAACCAGAAAAATCTATTGATGATGAAGAAGAAGCTGGTTGGGTAACTGAAGATAATCCAGATTTTAAATTAGCAGAAATATATGATATTTATGAAAAAACACCTGATTTGCAAAATTCCGTAGAACAAGATTATGGCGGAGACTGGTCTCAGGCGCCAGTGTCAACTTTATTAAAAACATTAATACATGCCGTTATAACTAGTATTATTAGTAACGTAGCATTAGAATATTATATTCTAACAGAAACAACTTATCAATATGCGGATGATAAAGATGAATATGATTCAGAAGAAGATTGGATAGAAAGTCAATTAGATTTAAAAGATCCGAAAGTTTTGCGTCGATTCGTAGAAAGAGAAGTAGAACAACAACTGAATTCAGAGGATGTTATTGGAGGAGTTGCCGCATTAGATTTGGTGGAAAGAGTTTTGGGAATAAATACTGTTGCTAAAGAATATAATGATGAAACCATTATAGATAGTACCGGTAAAAACAATTGGTTAATAGATGTAGTTTTATCTGGCATGCGTAGAATGTTAGAAGGATATGGAGATATCCATTCTGGTAATTTTGGATTTAGAAAAGAATGGGGTAAGCGTCAACCAAATAGAGATCTTTCTCCGCCTGGAAATAGAAAAGAAGAAGAGTTAGAACCGATTAATAGACCAATCTTCTTTGATTCATAATGATACATACTAATAATTTTAAAGTTAACAGAGGTTTAGAATGAGTAATAATGTGAAAACAGTTTTAGAAACATTGGCACATTTAGATGCCAAAGGGTTGACAACAGAAGTTGATATTCTAGACTCTTATTTGCGTAAGCATGCTAAAAAGGTTCTTCATAGGTGCGGATTAGAAGAAGCAACCATTGAGTCTCATAAAAAGTTATTAGAAGATTATACAGATGCCAAAGAAAATTTAAAAAGAGAGCGCCAAAAAATATTATTATCTTCTAATGAAAAGGATAACTCAAATGATAGTAAGCTTAGAGACATTTCTAGAAATTTAACTAATGCAAGAAATAGTATATTTTTGCATGAAATGTATTTTGCTGATGTTATTGATTCCAAACCATTTCCATTAGAAAAAACTCGCTTCTTAAATGATAATCTTAATGGTTTATATATTAGAAGTGCAAAAGATTTTCCAAAAGACTTAGTACGAATGGCTAATCTAACACGCAGTGGTTGGGTGTTATTAACTTATTGTACAAAAAATAAAAATTTAGAATTAGAAATAATCGATTTGCATGAAATCGGAGGCACTTTATGTAGGGTTCCGGTTGCTGCATTAGATATGTGGGAGCACGCCTATTTTATGGATTTTGGCTCCGATAAAAATGCTTACGTCGAATGGTGGCTTTCCAAATTGGATTGGCGCGGTATCGAAACAAGAATTAAAAACCTTAGCAGAATAAAATAGGAGCTGCAATGTCTAGTATTCCAATTCAATTTATTTCAAAAAAAGCGTCGGGTTATGAGGGTTTTTCTAGTGGTTTAGAACTTACAGATGACAGCAATCTTGAATATCCAGAAGAAGATGCTTTATATCCTGCCGAAAGTGTACCTTATGATACAAGAGATTACAAAAAAACAGATAGACCCGATATATATAGTGAATATGTAGATTATGCAGACATGAAATCTTTTGAAGTCCAAATTTATGGACCAATTAGATCTGAATTATCTGAGGCTTCGGAACATATTGGAATGCCAAAAGGTAGTTTAAATACTATTAAAGATTGCGCTAATTTCTTACGTAAATATTTAGAAATAGAAGAACCAACAGATGTCAATGGAGTTATAAACTTCATTGATATGAAAAAGGGTCACAAAAGTATTCCTGTTTTAGAATTTTATACCGCGGATCCTTACGAAACTTTAGAGTTCATCAGTCATTATGATTCTTTAGATGAAGGTGTTAGATTTCAAATATACGATAATGAAGATATGACGGCATTAAATGAAGCATTATCTAAAGTTATTTCTAAAGATACATTAGAAAAATATAATGAGCGCACCAAGTTATCAGATGAGATGACCGAAGAATATAGAACTAAAGAAATTCCTATGGGGAAAGATATTGAGAGATTTACAGAAGAAGAAACACCAGAAGATTGGGAGGATATGTCTATGGCTTCATTGACGATGCAAAAGAGTTTAATTCGTTTAGCTGATAAATTAGATAAAGCAGGATTTTATAAAGAAGCGGATCTAGCAGACGAAATAGTTAGAATGGCTATGGACGAATTCGATGACACACAACAATATGACAGCCTGGAAGGCGCAGATGTTAAGCCTGGTGAAGTGCTTTATGATTCTGATATCGGCATAGAAAATGAAGATATTGGAGAAACCGGAGAGGCCGAACAATTAGTTGGAAAATTAGAAGCATTGAAAGATATGATATCCGAAGGCGAAAATATTGATCCAGCTCAACTCCAAGAAGCTCAAGATCAAGTAGATGCTTTAATGGCTTTATTTATGGGCGGCGATATTATAAGTCCAAAAATCGGAAGGCCACCATTACCATCGCCTGCTTGGGGCGGCAACATGGCGATTGGAGAACCAGGATTAGAACCCGGTGTGTTACCCGTAGCAGAAGCCTCTAAGTTAACATTACGAGATTTAGCTAAACGAGCCAAAAGATCTAAGTAAAAATATATAAAAATATAAACTTATGACTTCTAAAGCCCCTAAATATTTAGGGGCTTTTCAATGATGATAATCATCATTGAATGATGCAGTCTCAGCAAATACATAATCATCTTTGAAATCATTTCTCAAATTCATAGACACAATATCGCTGGCTCCAAAAGGAAAACATAAACCATTTCCAATTAATATCAAAATAGAAAACTGTCCCTCAATAAAGTTGGCTGTGGCTATATGCATATAACAATGATTCGTGATCTCATCTATAATCATCGGGTGTCTATGATATACAAATACATGAGCCAAATTCATTCGCGCCGTATCTCTATAAAAAATGGAAGGATTATAAATGACGGCCGTTTGCCCGGATTTGATCGGAAACATTTCCATAGGCTCGGGAAGTTCTGTAATTGAAATCGGATATGATGCGCCCATATAAATATGGACAAGATATAACCATATAAGAAAAGGTTATGTTTTATATATTCAGCATATAATCAAAAGATATAAATATATGATAATCATGAATAAATAAATTAATGCTTTTTATATATAATCAAACAAATAAAGCGCCGGCGGAAACTTTCTGTTGGAATATTCATGATAATCATAAGAAAAATATTATAAATCATAATTTGCCTCTTATGAAGAAGACAGAAAGAAAAGATAGAGACCCCAAGAAAGAAATTTTGAAGATTTCCAAGATCCCAAAATTTCTCAGCGGTATTATTTATTCTAACAGGAGTGTACAATGAATCCAATGCCATACACAATTGTTCTAAAGTCTAGAGCGATTGGCGCCTCAACAATGATAAATCTTTCAAGCCCATATTACATTTCAAGAAACAAGTCGTTGCCATGCGTCGATGTTGGCGACTTTCATCAATTATCAAATATGATGAGCAAAGAGATCCCGACCGAATATAAGTCTATAATAAGCTATGTTCGAATAAAATCAAAAAATCTCCCCAATTTTAAATTGATGCTCCTTGAATCCAATTTAAATGGCAGGCATTTTGTAATCCAAGACTCAATAGATTTGGATTTTTATCGATGGATACCCATAGAAGAAGTGATTCCAATGTTATCCATCGAAGAACAAAAGAATATGCTTTTCTTTTTGAATGAGATAAGAATATGAACGATATGCAGGAGAAGAAACATGCAGGTGGATGATAATATGTTGGTGCATTTGGATCTTTGCAACGAAGAAGATGTGAATTTGTTAAGAGATTTATGCGCCGGAAAAAGACCATGCAATTCAATCTTTTGCATCAAAGGATCTCCTCAATACACAAAGGCGTTTGGGAGATCCTCTTCTCCATGGGAATGGGGAAAAAAGACTTCTTCAAAATTCTTATATTCCTGGAGAATTAAAGAAGAATATAAAGAGACGGAGGTATCCTTCGATGATGTGTTCGAGCATCTAAGCCCAAAACAGAAACAAGCCGCTCTGTATCTCATGGATATATTAAGATAAAGGATTAACCGCATTATGAAATCTGAATATTTGAAAAATTGTCTGATCTCCCAAAGAAACAACAATCGCCCGGCTATGTATTATTGTCTGATAGAATATAGGATATAGATTGATGACATCTCCATACCATAATATAACATTTTTAAAACATATACCAGAGATAGATCTAGAGTTCTTAACAAATAAGAAAGTACTCGTAAAGTGTTATCAAATAAGAAGATTCTATTTTATAGTCTTTGAAGAATCTCCTAAGAAAAGACTATGGACAGAGTGGACAGCATATAAAGGAGAATCGGTATTAAGGCAAGTACCTATAGATAAGGTTCTAAATTCTTTGTCTTCATCGGAGAAGAAAGAGTTTATAGAAAATTGGTCTATATTAAAAAATATAGGGAATCAAGATTGAGAAGATAGAAAAGATATGAGAAGTAGATTATATTTATAAGTTATCAGAGATTGGTTTATATAAAGATCTTCATTTTAAACTTTTTAATTTAACTGTTATGAGAGATAGATTATAAATCTGCTTTGATGTTTTATGGCTGTAAGAGATATCTTTGATGTTTTATAGCTACTCCATTGCTTTGATGTTTTCATTTTTATACTCCATTGCTTTGATGTTTTATAGCTACTCCATTGCTTTGATGTTTTCATTTTTATACTTTATGGCTGTAAGAGATATTTTCATTTTTATACTTTATGGCTGTAAGAGATATTTTCATTTTTTTTTATAAAATAGGCTTGGCGGAGCGCAATTACCGTGCCAACACCGATTGCTCCCAACCCTTTATTCAACCCATATAAGTTAAGCTGATCCATGTCATGTATACCACGTCAAGTGACGGTGATCACAAAAGTAAAAAGAAAAGCGTGACGATTACTTTTTTAAATGTCAAGCAATGTTTTGTTGGTTTTAAAAAAAATAAACATAGTATGTGTTATCTTTAAAAAGATATTCTATATAGTAACAAAGAAGAAAGGAGTAGCCCATGAGGCGGTTTGTCTTGATAGATACCGAAATCACGGCAGAATGGAACGATGATATCTGGGATGATTTTCACCTTGTATGGTCCATTCCGGAGGTTCCGGGGTTGTTTCAAGCTCTAAAAGCAGCTCTGAAAGAGGAGCCGAGTCCCATAACCCTTGTTGCAGGGGTTTTGGATACCCTAAGGCATCCCGAGGTTTGGAGGGTTTTGGAGGCTAAAACGAGTCATTCTGCTGCCTCGATTATCCTTGGTATCGGCCGTCAGGAGGTTCTTGCTGCTATAAACTGGTTGGAAGTTGATTCGGATCAACTGTAAATGGGTTTTTGGGGTAAATAGAGGTAGGTCCCTATAGGGTTAAAATACCTCTATTATAGGTTTATAGGTTGGCACGGAACCTGCATTAAGCAGATATCATGCCAAACAGGGTTTAAGGATAGAATAAGTTTACTCTAAAAAGATATCCTCTGGAGTAACTAATGACTGAGAGGTAAACATGATTGCAACCAATCGTTCTATTCTTGACCTGTTTCGTACTGTGGCTAAACGATGGTGGTATTTCCAGGAGCTTCGTAATTGCGGACGCGAATCCGAAGCACGACGACTGGAAAGGGATTCCGTTCTGGAGAAAGTCTCTTCTCTTCGGAAAGTCAATACTCGTGGTGTCGTGGTGATTCGCGATCTTGGCACCTGTGGATATCCCGGTGAGGCATGGTGGCAGTATGTTGACGGTAACTCCACTGTGACCACGACCGGTGGTAGTTGGGAGTTTGTTCAGGCGGCGTATCGTTACGGTTGTCTCATGGTGGACGTGTCGCACTTGACCGTCGGTCAAAGGCTTCGCCTTCCGAATCCCATGGGATATGCCGATGATGATTGGCGGGAAGCATTGATGAAGTTTGTGAAAGAAGTCAAAATGGAGGGTGGGGTAGTGTTCAACGACAGAAACCTCTTCTGCGACGATTCCGATGTGTGAAGACTCAAGGATGGTTGCATGGCGACGGTTTCAAGATGCAGCAATGCAGGCCCTTACTACCTGACAGACTGAACTCCGGAAGGAAGGGGGGCGCAAAGCGCCCCGCCTTTGTTTCTGTATCTGAGTTGGCATAGTTTTTGCTTAATGCAGTTATCGTGCCAATGCATACACACCGGTTACTCTAAAAAGATATCTTCTTAAGTAATAAAGAGTTGAGAGGTAAACATGGCTTCCTATAAGCAACTTTCTGCGCTTCCTGCACTTGCATACCTGAATCCAGAAAACTTCCGAACGGAGTATGACAATCTGCCTGAAGACGATTACCGTGTTCGTCAGTATCAGAAAGGCAGAAAGTATGGAGAAGGAGGTACCACGCTGTATATCAGCGTTGAATCCGTTTGGAGTGTAGACGGATATAACGGGAATGGATTCGTTTCGTCTTCAGAAGGTATTGGCTACCATAGCTGTACCGCCGATCTACTAAGGGGGTTTCTCGACAGTGGGATTAAGATCGTCGTGATTCGTCGTTGCGAATACGGTGTAACTGAAACTGTAATCAAGGAGGGCAAGATATAATGTGGGCAACGTGGCCTAACGGCAGGGACGCCTTTTGTTTTGACACGATGGTTGGGTCCGCTGGTTGGACCTGGAGTAACATCTATCTGGTTGAAGTTTGGTTCCTGGGTATGACCGTAGTGTATGGTAGCCGCTGGTATGCAGAGGCATAGACCAGAATAGAAGCGGGGTTATATCGTTTAATCCGTCGTGCTTTGGCATAGAACATGCATTAAGCAAAGACTGTGCCAAGTCGAACACCGGCGACAATAAGTTAACTCTAAAAAGATATCTTCCGAAGTAATAAAAAGATAAGAGGTGAATATGGAATCGAAAGTGCTTTTCGTTGCGCTGTGTCTCGACGACGAATCTCAGGCCAGCCTATCCAGGGTTGCGAGGTTTGAAGTATCCCATCCGAATCGGATCGTTCTGGCTTTTAATCCCGGGATGGATGTAGAAGGGGAATACTCCGGTCGATCGCGATTGGGTGAATGGTTTGAGATTCCGTTTGATCGGATGGCGGTAGGAAACGGCATTGAAGCGGTGAGCATTATCATGCCCGAGGGGCTTACCTGCTATGAGGAAGTGCCGCACGTCGTGGTTTCTCATAGGGTTGAGATCACAGAGGTATATTCATTCTACCTCTTTGATCCTGATCTGGCATATATTGTATCATCTCGCCCGTTCAAAGGATCTTGTCGTGCTCGCCTCGGATTCGTCATGGCAGATGGAACAACTCGGTTCCATAACCCAACGGAATAAATAAAAAGAATGCCCCGATTTTAGTCGGGGCATTCCGGTGTCTGCATTTATGGCGTTTGCATTTATGGCGTTTGCATTTATGGCATGACTATTGCATTAAGCAAAGGGCATGCCAATATTAATGTCTGCGTCTATGCGGATAACTCTAAAAAGATATCTTCCGAAGTAATAAAGTAACAAAGGAGGAAATGATGCTCACTTTCGTAAGCAAGCTCTCTACCCCGACGCGATATGTCGTCCTTTGCGGGGACAAGATCAGTATGATCAAGGCCGTTCGGTTGCTCACAGGTTCTGGGTTGAAGGAGGCAAAAGATGCTGTTGAAGCCGAGAACCCGGACATGAGGGTTGGCTTTGATATCTTCATTGTAAAAGTCTACTATCAGGAGGCGCATGCACAAGAGATTCGTGATGTCGTCAATACGTTGACGCGGGTTGGTTTCGTGCTTCCTTATTAGCACGAAAGAACCAGGAAGCCCCGGCAGTTGTTTCGCCGGGGCTTTCTTCTGTGTATCACTCTTGGCATATAACTTGCATTAAGCAAAGAGCGTGCCAAGTTAAGATATCGGTGGCAATAAGTTAACTCTAAAAAGATATTTTATGAAGTAATAAAGAGCTAAGAGGTAAACATGGATACACCCATTCCGTTTCCAGAGATTGCGAATCCGACGCCATTTCAAGTGAAGGGGGTAAACATCTGGTTTCTTCCGGGTGAGGATCATTTCATCGCAATGGTACATCTGTCTGTATCCGAGCGTGACTTGCGAACTTGGCACTGGCACAATACAACCTCTTGCACCGGGAAGGATGAATGCAGTCGAGACGGTTTCTCATGGTATACCATGAGAAAAGAATCTGAAAAGGGAGAGGTGCTATACATGAGTAATCACAAGGCGCTGTAACTCTAAAAAGATCTTCTCCAGAGTAAGAAAAGGACATAGGAGTCCAGAATGATTCGAAAGCATAGTGTCCGTGAAGTTGTAAAGGTCGCAGAAAGCGATTTCATGACGGAAGAGGAGAGGGCATATCGAAGTGATCGGTGGAGCCGGCGAAAGGGGAAGATGAAGGGGAAGGGGAAACAAGAGGATCGCGGGAAAAACCGCGATTTTGATGAAGGGGGGTATTGAGAAGAGACGGGGAGGGGCACGGAAATCCGTGCCCTTCCTTTTGATATATAAGGTTGGCATAGAACATGCATTAAGCAAAGACCGTGCCAACGTGTATACAGATAAGTCTAAAAATATATTCTTCGTAGTAACTAATCGACGGAGGTACCAATGCGAACCATTACGCGTATGTTTCTGATCCAGGGACTGTCAACCGTTGCCGGTGTCAGTGGTTGCACGATTCTGATCTCTGAGATTGCGTTCCTTGAGGGTATCGATCCGATGTCCCTGGTAATCCTGGCGATTACATCAATCGTATCTGGAGGGGCATCTATCATTCTGATCATGACGCTTCCCAAGGCTTCCAAGGTAGAAAGCTCCGCATATGTGGGCGAGGATACGGATGATATTGAAACGGAGGAGATGGCCGATCCTTATGCCTACTGGGATGCCTATGGTTCCGGAACCACTTACCCGGAAGATCGGGAAGCTATCATCGGTCGCATCGGAAACAATGGAATCGTGGTACGATTCGGAAAGTAATCTCAAGGGGCTTTGCCCTATTCAATGTGGCATAGAACATGCATTAAGCAAAGACTGTGCCAAGTCAAACACCGGCGGGAATAAGTTAACTCTAAAAAGATATCTTCCGAAGTAATGAATAGGTGTAAGGAAACAAAGCAAAGAGGCTCCTATGAAAAGCGCTCACCACTCAAACGAGATCATTGATGAAATGATCGCTACCCGAAGGGAATCAAACCCGGAAGAAGTCTGGACACGAGATGTTCCCGCGATTCACCAGAATCGCATTCTCGGAAATAATGTCACCGTGGCGGCGGAAAGTGATGCGGGGCGTGGTGCTCCGGTTCTTGATCTCTATGGATTGGTTCCAATCTGTGGGGGAGCGATTACCGATGAAGTGCTGATCTCTGTCAAGAGTACGGAAGGAGCCGATCGGATCACGGGTAGAACCTGTGTGTTCACTACGGGAACTGAGAGGCACATCAGGGCGATTCTGGCGCAACTCATGAATCCTGACGTTTCAATCCCGGTGCTTTTCGTGCACCGAAACACCACGAATGGTCAATGGGTACAGACGTCTTTCGATGCCTGCAAAGTGGTCCGGGCCTTGTATAATCTTCAGGGTGAGGGAGATTACTGCGAAGATTCTCCTGCGAAGTGGTCGACAGGAAAGCGGGGCGTTCCAATGGTGGTTCGTGTGCGAGAGCAGATCTATAAAGATACCGTCTATTACTATCACCAGATTCGGTTCAATATGGCTCCGCTGATCGCCATGGGTTTGGTGCCAGAATGGCGAAAGGTGAATAGCCCGACACTTGAGTTGGACGACGACACCGATACGATCGCGTCAATGTAGAATGTAGGTGTAAAGAAAGCCGTCCGGATGGGCGGCTTTTCGTTATTTCATAACTAATGTGGTATAAGTATTGCATTAAGCAAGTATCATGCCAACGCATGCATCTGGATAACTCTAAAAATATTTTCTGTAGAGTAATAAAGAACTGTGAGTAACCATCGTCTGACATTCGGGAGGCATAATGTTTGGAATCTACCGTCTGCATTCAGGCCGACCCCGGCTGCATTACCGTGGAACACTTGAACATCTACTGGTAAAGTTGTGCGCCGATTCCATGTATGCAAATGCAGCGCCAATGACAAGAGCGCGTGCATGCGGTATCGAGGGGACGATCGATGAAGTTACCGCATTCTTTGCGGCGGGTGGGAAGCGGTGGGGTGGCGGAGCGTACTACCTTGTTCAAGAGGCTTAAAGGGTTCATCTCCAAAAATATATCGTCTTAAGTAATAAAGGAACACAGGAGAAGATGATGCTCACTTTGCGATATTTCACCCTTCGCGGGGACAAGATCAGCGTGATCAAGGCTGTTCGGTCGTTCACAGGTTTGGGCCTCAGGGAAGTAAAAGATGCTGTCGAAGATGCGAACCCGGGAAAAGTGATGGCGGATTATGATATCTTCACCATGAAACTTTATTATCCGAAGGAGCAAGAACAAGAGATTCGTAATGTCGCCTGTATGTTGATGGATGTAAGTTCCGTGTTTCCCCATTAGCGCGAAAGAAATAGGAAGCCCCGGCGGTTGTTTCGCCGGGGTTTTTCTGTGTATCACTCTTGGCACATAACTTGCTTAATGCAAGTGTCATGCCAGCATATAAATAAGTATCTTATGCCGTGGCGGCAAAAGAATCACAATAACTCTAAAAAGATATCCTCCGGAGTAACTAAGAGTTGCCAGCACAAAACGAGTAAAAGAAGTAAACGAGGAAAAGAATAAGTACCCGCTGGTCTCTCAAATCTTAGTAACAAAAAGAGGTGCATATGCCTGGTTGATAAGGTTCTCACCTAATGTCGTCTAAAACTTTGGTTCCTTAAGTTGAGCGCGACTTCCGAGGCATCGGAAGGAAATACCGGCAAATAACGGTTCTATGGTCGCGCCAGGGGGCGGGCCACTAAAAGAATCGTTCGCGCTCAGTCGAGAATAAGCAGGTTAAAGATACTTTTGCGCCGCTCGACAACCTACTTCTGTCGATGAAATAACCCGCACACCGCTTTTTACATAGCCGCAACGGAAGGGGCACACCTGTTAGCTTTGCATATCCTAATATTCCATAGGGATATGTGCGGGCTGGAATCAACAGGGAAGTGCGAACCCGGTCAAGGCAAAGAGACGGAAGCCTGTTAGGGTTGATAGAGAGAGATAGGAATAAGATGCCCAAGGAGACGCGCGCTCCTTGGGTTTCTTTTTGTTTAAAAGTAGTTTGGCATGAGACTTGCATTAAGCAAAGGCCATGCCAATGTATATGCGTATGACTAATGAATGGATAGATATTGTGGCGGCAAAAGAATCACAATAACTCTAAAAAGATATCCTCTGGAGTAACTAAGGACTGTAAGAACCCTAACCACCAACGAGGTACCTCATGCGCCCTATCAAGCTTTCTCGAATCGTCATTCGCAGTGCCACCGTCGTTCGCTCTTGGCTTGAACGATGGAACGATTCCGCCCGTTCCATCTGGGAAGCTCAGGTTCCTGAGGGCCTTCCTCCGCTGGTTGTTTGCGAGGTTACCGTTCCGGGGGCATCGAAGGATGATGCGGAGAACCCCAATAAGGGGAATGTGGTAATGCTGGTCCCGACGGAAGAAGTGGACGACATGATGGAGGAGTTGCTTTTGCAGGCCAACGAGGGTCGACCGGCCACGGCGGCGGAGGTTGTCCGGAAGACGGCCACTTGGATCGATATTGGAACCGAAGACGCACCGAATCTGATTTTTTCGTTCAAGGTTTCTGAGGCTCCTGGCAGTCGAACAATCAAGGTTGCCGAGAGTGATCTTCCCCTGTTCCTTACCGGTCTCAATCTGAGGTTCAAGTCGTTGATTGTCCAGTGGAATGACGCCCATCCGGACAAGTAGAGAAAGAAAGAAAGAAAGGAGGGAAGGGGCGCATGCGCCCCTTCCCTTTAAACCTGTAGAATGAAGGGCGGATATATCCGTCCTTTTCGTGTATCTTTATTTTAGTTGGTATGGTTCTTGCATTAAGCATATATCATGCCAACGCATATTATGTTAACACATACACATACCCATGGCGGCAAAAGATTTGCAGTATCTCTAAAAAGATATCTGCTGTAGTAACTAAGGGCTGTGAGAAACCACTAACAGAGTTACCCAACAGAGTTACCCAACAGAGTTACCCAACAGAGTGAGGTTCTTATGGCTTTTTCTTTTGATGAATACAATAATCGTCCTTATACTTTCATCGCGGATCAAGATGAAGTAGATGACGATTGGTCAGACGACGATGATGATTGGAGCGAACCCTCTGAAAATGATATGTGGGAATCGTTCCCTGATGATGATGACGACTACACGACGAATGACCCTGACAACGACTATTACATAGAACCCGACTACACGGAATCCAATAAGGACTACTGATAAGGAATACTGAGGGATTGGACATCATTGGAGCGAGATGTCATGATGGTTCGCTCTACCCATGCCCCTTAAGTGGGTGTTACCAACAAGGAGTTAGGAATGTATAAGAATAAGAATAAGAATAACTCTGGACGGGATTTATCCTGTTCACCAGCAGGATAAGCTGCTGGGAGCAAAGTAGGCCGTGAGAGCTTTGGATACCTTCTGTCTGACAGCAGAGGGCAAACGAAAAAGCAAGCCGAAAAGCTTGGTGTGAGGGATGCGAAGACAGAGACCTGTCAGGTCTGGTCGTTCACCTAAAACCCTCCCTTGGTCCGCCGTGTGTGCAGATTAACTTAAGAATGCGTGTCCGGATACGCAAACTGAGACACTGATGCGCACATAGGGTAAGCGGGCCTATTTTAGTAACTAAAACGGAGAAAGTTAAAACAAAAAAGGAAATAAGCGATTCTGCCCTGGGTCTGATACAGTGGGGTTCGTCACTTAGAAGGTTCATAACCTCTTGGACGACAACGACTGCCAGACCCAGGGCGTTTCATTGTTTAAAGATTACTTGGCATGAGACTTGCATTAAGCAAATGTCATGCCAACGCACGTATAAGCATTTTATACTCTGGCGGCAAAAGAATAACATCATCTTTAAAAATATATTCTTTGTAGTAACTAACATCTGAAAGGAGGCTGAGATGGCAATGATTTCCAAAGATGAAATGCTTGCGCGAGTAGTTGACCCTATTCTTGAGGCAATGAAAGAGGGAAAGCTGCTATGGCTTCAAGGATGGAATGTGGGTGCGGGTGCGGGTCTCCCTTATAACCCGACCAAAGCATCTAATAAGCAAGCGTATCGAGGTGCGGTCAATAACATCTTGATGTGGTTTGCGTCCGCTGCTAATGGTTGGGGCGACCCTCGTTGGATGGGTTTTGCTCAAGCGAAAACAAAAGGATGGCGAGTTCGGAAGGGGGAGGAGTCGACCCAAATCTATGCTCCAATCATGGGTTCGTATCCGATTGAAGAGAACGGCCAAAAGGTTTGGAGAAAATATGTCAAGGGCTTCAACCCTGTTCATGTTTTCAATGCCCAACAGGTGGATGGAATCCCCGCGATTGAAAAGGCTGGAACCTTGGATGTCTCCACCGGATATGCTGCCGCAGAGGACATGTATAAGGCTATGAACGTGCAAACGATTCATGGCGGTAATGTGGCTGCATATGCATATCAGGTTGACATCATTAGGATGCCGGAACCAGAAATGTTTGTGGGCGCAGATGAATACCACGCTACGCGCTTGCATGAAATGGGGCATGCGACGGGGCACCCGTCTCGCATGGATAGAAGGATGTTCGGAACAGGGTTACAGGATTACGCTCAGGAAGAGCTTGTAGCGGAGTTGTTTGCTGCTTTCGCATGTGCAGACATTGGCGTATCCAAAGCTGAAATGACGCAGAATCATGCAGCATACCTCAAAAGCTGGCATGAGCGTCTAAGCAGGGAACCAAAAGCATTCATAGATGCCGTATCGGCAGCATGGGAAGCTTTTGAGTTTGTTCGAAAACTGTGATAGAGATTAATCTGGCAAAGAAGAGACAAGCGAAGAAGCTTGTTTCTTGCGTGAGATATTTGCATATGCACGCTTTGGAGTTGGTTCTTTTGTTTTTGGTGATAATTGTTTCGATACTGTTTGTTATCACCAGTTTTTAATAAAATAACGAGGTGCAGGGTTTGAGTTGGCACAGTTTTTGCTTAATGCAGTTATCGTGCCAATGCATACACACTAGTTTACTCTAAACTAGTTTACTCTAAAAAGATATCCTCTGGAGTAACTAATGATTGTAATCCGCTAAGGAGGTGTTTTAATGGCAAAGTTTCTGATCGACTTCCGTGATCCACCGAACTCCCTGGTCAAGTGTGTCAAGGCTCTTAAGAAGATTTCCGGAATGAGTTATAGGAGAGCAAAGGACGCCGCGATACTTACTGATCCGATCGTTGTGGAGATTCCGATGTTCTCCGAGAACAACGAAATCTCCCAAGGGATGATTAGGACTTGGTTTGCAGAGGAAATCGGTTGGACTATCATGGTTGGAAGTCCCAAAATGCTTCCCGACCGAACAGGACTCTTCACAATGCACTTTCGGAACGGATCCCGGATGGATTCGGTAAGGATTGAAGTGTTCGAGTTGGTGAACGATGGTAGTAGACCTGAGATTGATCGTTATTTCTTTTCCTATAAGGGAGATAGCCGTATGCAGAGCTTTTACAGCACGACCGATGACCACTATCTGACGGATTGATACCCGGAAGAGCGGGGGCGCTTTGCGCCCCCTGCTCTTGTTTATGTATCTGAGTTGGCACAGTTTTTGCTTAATGCAGTTATCGTGCCAACGCATATATAGGCGGCAAAAGATTAACAGCATCTTTAAAAATATATTCTTTCGAGTAACTAATAGTTGAAAGGTAAATAGTGTGGTGTTCAACAACAGAAACCTTTTTGAATATACTAAGGTGTGAAGATTTAAGGATGGATAACCTCAATAGGAGTAACTCAATGTCCAGTTCGTCTTTCGTCACGCTTATGTCTGTTGTTATCGACCCCGCTGATCTACCTGCCCTTTTTACCGAGTTGGAGGACACTGCTGATCGTGTATGGTTGTCCCGGACCTGTGTTTGTGACCGATACACAATTAGGGGCGTGCCAGCAAGGAGGGTCGATGTTGTAATCGAGAACCGTTTGTCGACGACTAACCTTGCTGAGATTGATCCTTGCGAACGAATTGTAATGTCGGTCGTGGAAAAGGCCGGGCGCTTCGATGGTGCCATTCGTTGGCGTCTGACAGTTCGTGTCGTGCGTAGCATGGACCTTGTGATCCGCGGTGCCGATGGGTGCGTAATCAATCCGATTCCCGGTGGCCGTCTTGATGTTGAGTTGACATCAAATGGTAAGTATGGGAGTGTTCGCGTGACTCTATCTGACGGTACCGGCATTCGGTGGGATCAGAGTTTCGTTCGTCTTCGCTCTGACCTCGGTGATTACAGTCCTGCTCGGCTTGTGATGTGGCATGCCAGGAGATACTATGGTTTTCTTTTAGCCTCTGATGAGGGCTATCAGGAAGTGGTTGCCCTTGCTGATTCTTGGAAGATTCCAGGAGAGGCGTCCACACTTGCGGAAGCGAATCGGGCTGCATCTCGTGAACTGTACCGTCTTGCCCGTAATGGTGGATGGCGAAAGCTTACACTTAGGGAACGGACAAAGCTCGGTCTTTATGGTGAGGCACAGTGGATTCCTGAGAAGATCTATGCCCGCGCGCAGATGGAACATCGGATGGTAAGATAGCGGTAAAAGAGCAGGGAAGAAACGGGCCTCTTCCGGCCTGTTTCATTTATATGTCCATGTTGGCACAGTTTTTGCTTAATGCAGTTATCGTGCCAATGCATACACAGGCGGCAAAAGATTAACAGCATCTTTAAAAATATATTCTTTCGAGTAATATAAGTCTGTAAGCATCTACACACTCAAGGGGAGAATACTGATGAAATACTCTGTCTACTCCAGATCAGCGAGGTGGTGGAATGGCAAAAAGTGGGTAACCACTATGGAGGCGCTTAGCTTGCCGAAGAATGGTCAACTTTCTTCTGAGCGAGTATTTAAGACGCAAAAAGCGGCTCTTGCTGCGATCACATGTGAAGATCTTGATATTAGGATTACCAACCAAGGATAAACATGCCCACACACACCACCTGCATAGAACTGATTCGTCGTCCGCATGAAGTGAATGTTCGTCCATGTGGTGGAACGATGCGAGAGTCGAGTGCGATGATTCCAATCTATGCATCAAATCATAGAGGACATTGTATGCGACCAATCACATACAAACGAAAGACTGTATGGAAGTGTGTTCGATGTGGTCATAGTATCGGATGATTCGCCGAAAGGCGGCAAAAAGTTAACTTCTCCTCTAAAAATATATTTTCCAAAGTAACTAAGGGCTGTAAGAAATCTTCAAACAGAGGGGCACACATGCTCTGTCAATATCTGGTTCTCGATCCAGAAAACAACGATGCCACGATTGGAATGGTAAGTGAAGCAGAAATCTGGATTGTGCGGAATGAATATGATATGTATCACACAGGCATCGCCTTGATTGATAGTGAAGTTCGGGAACGCGTAAGCGTGCAGGAACTTATTAAAGTGTGCGAGTCTTTGATTGCTTCTTTTAAAAAGACTTCAAACAATAGGGTGTCAGGATTAACACAAATGAGGGATTTTGTTGGTGATTTCAACCATCTGGCTGAACTGATGAATAAGTTGAAAGTTCTTTAGCCAACATTCGTATAACTTTTGATAAACTCTACAACCAAATCCATAACCCAACCAAACCAATAATCAGAGGTGATAATGATTTCTCGACGCATGGTTCGAAGTCTTTCTCTTAGTCAGGCTGAGAATGTTTACAATGTCTTTGCTGATCGAGCGGACGAACTGCGCTCAGATGCATTTGATGCGATTTCGGCCATCAAGACTCCTGCTGGTATCAATGGATATACATTGATGGAACTTGTTGACATCGCTCGCGATATGAAGCAAATGGAGCAGGCATCTGAGCGTGTGGGTACCGTTATCGACAACTGGGATACCGGTGGGATGCCTCCTCGCGATCCGAAGGGCAAGATGTCGAAGGAGCTTCAGAGTGAGCCTATCTGGTAATAGAAAGTCGAGTGTATATACGATCGCGAAGGCTTAATGAAATGGTCGTGCTCGTAAATAGGATGTGCTTCAACTGTCAACATTAAACCTCCTATCTTTTCCGACTTAAAATAAGAATAACCGCTAATGGACCCCGTTAGTTCCGCACATAGGAGCGAGGGGAAGTGTTGAAAAAGTTAGCGGGTAAGAGCATTGATAAATCTGCTTGAAAGTAGCTGCCCTGAGAACACCGCGGGAAACAACCGCACCCATAAACATGGGAACGATGCGAACAACGATGCGGACAGGCAAGTAGATTATCATAAGCTCCCATCATCTTGTTAAGCGAAAAGTGGACCGGATGTGTAGATGGACGGGCACATAGAGTGTAGCCTCTTGATTTACCGGAAGCTTGTACAAGTATTAGGTTAAACTCTGAGAAGGCGGATGCTAATGTATCCGCTTTCTTCCTTATTTGTATTTTGGCACGATTTTTGCATTATGCAGTTCTTGTGCCAATGCATATGCTGGCGGCAAAAAGTTAACTTCTCCTCTAAAAATATATTTCCCAAAGTAATTAAGGGCTGTAAGATTCCTAAGAAAACAAAAGTAGGAGGATCAAATGATTACTCGGGCAATGCTTCTCGCTCTTCCTCGCCCTGTTGTTCAGACTCTTGGGGACCAGGTTAGTGTAGCGATTGACGGTGTGCAGACAAAAGCATTTGAAAATCTGGTTTCGATCACCGGCAAATCTTCACATGATATCACCGCGGATGATCTCATTGCGCTGGCGGCTGCTGGAACTAAGCTTCGCACGCTTACACAAGCCGATGAAAGGCTTAGTCTGCTTCTTGGCAACTGGGATACGGGCGGTCGTCCACCTCGAACGCATGGTGATGATATGACAGACGACCCCTCATGGGAAGGCGACCCTGAGACGTTCTCGTCGCAGCCAGTAGACTACGAAGGCGAGTGGAGGGCAGGAGTGTGGCGATGAAGACAAATCGAGACGACAGCCAGAGCGATTACAACTATGATAGCAGACATGATAGCCGACGCCGACGGACGACGGAGGCGACGACGGCAGCACGACGACAGCGACAGGCCGAAAGAGAGGCGGACGATCGCCGGACGCTGGTCTTGATGATCGGACAGGAGAGATTTGACTCAGATATGGTCTCTACTGTAGAAAAGTAGTGGGAGTGTGCGTGCTAATGAATGAGTACACAGTGTTTGTTCAGTTTGTAGATGGATAAATCCCGGCGCCCGAACCGTATGCCGGGCAGAAGGAGTAGATATGATCATCGATTGGCCGTGGAATGGCGAAGAGTTGGCGTTTGCCCATCTTCCCAATGAGGTGGTCTACGCGTGTGAATGCGAAAACCGGACGGCGTACTTCGATGTCGCCGGCATCTGTATTTTGGTTTCTGGCAAATGTGACGTGTATAGGCGTACACCATACCAACTGTTCGTCTGGCGCCCCAATGCCGAAGATGCTGAATGGTGGCAAGATATATTTCGTCACGGAGTTGAAAACCGACTCCGGGGAGAATCTGATTTTGCCCAGCCCCGGTACATTGATCCCTCTAATCAAGTCGCAGAATGGGAAAAGGTTGAATGGCCTATTCCGCGGGAGTGGGTGGCGCATCTACCGCCCCCACTGGTACCTCGCACTTCTGACCCTCAATTTTACGGCGTGTTCGTCCTTTGTGATGATGAGTGTCACCAGCGCAAACTGTTGGAACGTTTCGCCGGAAATAAGTTTAAATGCCGTGCGTGGAACTTGTAAGGAGAAAACATACAAGTGTTCACTCATCGACTCTGGCGGTAAAAACATTACATGTATATGCATTGGCATAGTTTTTGCTTAATGCATGTATTGTGCCACCACGATTCCAAACACCGCCTGGCGGCAAAAGATTTACTATAACTCTAAAAATATATTCTTTGCAGTAACTAAGGATTACATACAAACATCAAGAGATGAAAAAAATGCCTATTTCTCATATAACCTCAGAAGAGACCGCAGAAAATATACGAAGGATTTTCACGGATCGTGTTGGCAAGATTCGTGCATCTACTTCGGAACTCTGTGGGTTTGTCGACTCGCCCGCCAAAACAGCGAAGATGTTTGGATTCAATCTTGAAGATGATCGCATCTATAGCGATGACGAGTGGTATGACCTCTGTGATGTAATATTTTACGTCCGAGATATGACAGAGCTATTCAGGCGTACCACGGGCCTTCTCTCTGGTTGTAACTCTGATGCTGCATTGATGCTCTCTTTCTATGAGATCAGACTCCTGGCCAATATGCTGCGGTCTCCGAAAGTTGCACTGATGGTGCTGGCTTACATTTACAATGGAGCAATCAATCACGAACTTATGGCGATGTCCTATCTCACGGAGATTGGAAAGTGCGTAACCGGAACCGTGGATTGTAAGGCCAACGCTTTCGCAGATGCGGCGTACCTCCTTGGGAACCATGCGGCTAAGCTTCTCGGGAGGAAGATGCCTGATCCGCTGGAGGGGCAGAGCCAGCAGAGCCACAGGTGGGCGAGTGTGGAAGAGATTCGTCAGTATGAAGATCGGATGCATGAGAAGTTTCTAAACATCACGCATTCTGCTCTCGAAAACCTCGTTGGTGTTAGCGGCCTAAAGGAAGGAGGACGCGTGTTCATCTTCAAGAGTAATGACTTGCCAGAGTTTTTGTGGGGGAAGAATGGTACAATCCTTGGTAAAGATGGAGATGACAGTTATTGGATTACACTGGCTCATCCTGGTCCCCAGGGTGAGACTGAATGGCTGATAGATTATCATTACTTTAGAACGCTGTGAGAACGCTTCCATAGACATTCAAATGTATCTGGGCTCATATGAGCCCAAGGCGGTAAAAGATTTACAGCATCTCTAAAAATATATTCCTCATAGTAAGTAATAGGCAAATGTTTATAAATCCGCCTCATTAAAGTGAAGCATACATAGGGAGATTATCATGTTTGATATTTGTCCAGGTTGTGGTTCTAATCAGAAAGGTGAACCGATTCCCGAGAAACTCAAACATACCGAGGCGTGTGGTGAAGGTCCATACTTCGGAAAAGAAGGCACCTGTGTAGATCCGGATCATCATTGTTATGGAAAAGAACAGGAGTATTTCTATCGTAGCGTTGGATATTATGCTTGTGATGTTACGTTGTTTTCCTTCTGTCCGGATTGTAAGATTGCATGGCATCGTTTTCTAAAGGGCGATTACTATTGGTATCTGGCTGCCAGGTACATGCAAGACGAGGGATATAAAGTCCATGACGAGTAAAATACTGGTCGGATTTGTTCTGGTTGCAGTTGTTTCTGGTCTTATAATGGAGGGAGTGTGTCATGCCTTCTCAAGAAGAACTCCTCGTGACTAACGGAACAGTCCAAGTTCAAGCTCGAATATGCGGACATCGCTACATGGTAATGAGCACGCCAGTCCAGTGGTCAACATACATCTGTCGGATTTGCGGCCTGATGACAGACCTGATGGTTGTGCCTATGGAAATGCGTATTCAACAGGCAAGACTTGAGAAAAGAAACGCGCACAAAGCTCAGTAATCTCAAAAGCATCTTCTGTGTATTGTGCGTTTAGGATTTTCTGGTAGAAATAACTCGTGCGAAAGCATATGGAGACAACTCATGAACTATGGAAGTAAAGCGAACAAAGAAAGCATCAAAGCTATTGCTGTTGTTTTGGTAATGTTTTTTGGTGTTGCGGGCATCTTGTATGCCAGTTGGACTTGGGCAGAGTTTACATACGGAGATGGCACTTGTGCCTTTTCTGATTGTGTAAAACTCAAGTAATCAGTCTTTACTAAGAAAAGGTAGGTACATAATCCTGTGGCTCGAACAGCGCTCCGCCGGATTTATGCATGCCCGCTATCTTAGTATTTAAAGATTTTTGGTATAATATCTTGGCATAATTTTTGCTTAATGCAATATGTATGCCACCCTTTTCAAGGCGGCAAAAACTTAACTATAACTCTAAAAATATATCTGTTAGAGTAAGTATTATACAAAGGAGAGATTCAATGATTACTGCATATTTTATTTATTGTTCTACTGGTTGCTCATGCTGTTCGTATGACAACCATTTCAGCGGGCCTTTTTCTACGCGAGAGATTGCAGAGAAGATGAGGCAGGAGTTTATTGATGGTAGGAAGTTGTCCAGCCAGTTTTCTGTAGCTGGCAGATACTTAATCGAGGAAGAAGAAGCTGAACAGCTTTTAGATGGAAGGCTGATTATCAATGATCGAGTTTTTCCTGGATGGGCTGATGACGATGGGTGGAAAGAGGCATTCAAAGAGTGGTAATCGGAGGATTGTTCGATGGGTAAGAAGATTAAGCATAGTGGTCAAAACACTGAAGAAGTAGATCGAGCTACTGCTCAGCGAGGCCAAGATCGCAAAACTCATTTTAAGGAAGGCGGATCAACTGAGGAGTGGACCGGAACCCATCGGGTTCATGATTCCCGTCCTCGTGGTTCGCGAAACCGAAGAGATTTGAGAGAACAAGCCATTCGTGAGAGCGCAGAGGAGTAGTCATGAAAGACGCGAGCATTATCAGGCTGAAGAAAGAACTTGAAATGCTTGCGCGCAGGCGGCATGCATTGGAAGGGCATCGACTTCTTGCAAATGTTTTAGAAAGCATTAGACGATATGAAGATGAAACAGGAGATGTAGTGAGATGTTCCCTTGAATTTGTCGCTGAGCAAGATCAAGATTCTGTACGGCATGAATGGATTGGTGGCGGATTTAAGGCTGAGCCCCAATGGTATCTGCAAAAGAATCATGTTGTTTTAGAAGAGATATGAGCATGCAAGTACAAGTAGCTCTACCCAAAACAGAGGAAGAGATTCTCGCCTATCTTCAGGGATTGCAACCTGGAGAGAGAGTGAGAGAAACTGGTAATTCTATGACAAATCAAGAAGGCGATGTCTCCATCAATGGACGTGGAAGCGTCTGTGTACTTTGGGATCCATTTGAAGATGGGAACCGGATGGGGACATCTATAACTTATGGCACACGAAGAGTGTCTGATCTAGAGGAATAGTATGTGATCGCAATAAATTAGAGTTAAAATGTTCGCAGGCGGCAAAAACTTAACTGCATCTCTAAAAAAATATTCTACATAGTAATATAGGGCTGTGAGAGGAGCTAACTTGAAGGGCTAAAGAGTTTGTGGTGATGATAGTGTTAGTTGAGTTAACTTCTTTCACAGGACCTGGAGACTTCTCGGAAATATTTAAGATGGTATCATAACCGACTGGCAGGGAGCCGCACGGCAACAAAGGGCGTTCACCTTAGGGTGGGGGTCTGCCAAAATGATCAAGCCAAGCCTTGCAGGTAGGAGTGACCGGCGAAACTCCCGTAACCTGAGTAGGAGAATGGCAAGACGTGAGGGACATGCAGTCGACCCTTAGGGATACGATAATCCCCATTTTTTAACATCGTTACAAATAAGTGTTTATTGAGTTTCACCAGTATCTCGGATAAAGGCGATGTTAAAGTTAAAACTGGTACTTGTTCTTAGCGGATCCCCGGCTCCGCGTTTGCCCAGAGGAAAGCCGAGAGACGTATAGTTTCTAACGGGTAGGCAGCATCGCAAGAGTGCCTGATAAAAAGAGGTTATCGGTGGTTGGCTTAGAGGCAGCCATCCTTAATGAGTGAGACGATTGCCCCAAGGCGCAAAATGTCGGTAAGTGGTAACAGCTATGCCGATGATGTACCGGGGATAAACAGGGAAAGTGAAAGGCACCCCGTAACTGGTAAGGCCAATCTTCTCTTCAGCGTAATAGCACGCCGATATAATCTCTTTTAGGTAGGTCCACATGGAATAGCCAAGCGCTATGGGATCGAATATTATCGCATTTGGGAATGGTACTCTCCCGCTGGTTGTACCACCTTCTTAAGCGTCAGACATTTACAATGCATAATGCCGGTTAATTTTGCCGGTTAAAGTTGTGAATGTAGAAAACACTTGTATATATAAGAACACAAGCAGTGACGTAAGTCTGTGATGATTCTATGCAGACACTCTATCATAAATTATAAAAGATGCGCAGCTTTAAAGCTGCGCATCTTCATTTATGTGTTGGCACAGGAAATGCATTATGCAAAAATCATGCCAGTTAATTATTGTGCAAAAATCAACGTCTCCGGCGGCAAAAACTTAACTTCTCTTCTAAAAAAATATTCTATAGAGTAACATAGGGCTGTAGGAGAAACCAAATGCCTTCCATCGATTATTCGGTATATATGAGGACCAGGTTACTGGACAAGGTAACCATGGCACAGCTGATAAAGGTTTGTAAAGATCGACAAGATCTGACCGTTACTCAGGAAGGTGACGATATCTTTCGTGTCTATCTTGATGTTCCAGGAAATCTGAACGCTGTTAGGATTTTGGAAGCGATTCATCGCGCAGATCGTTGGTGGGATGTAGCTTATGATCTTCGTTTCATGAAAAGCCTATAATACAATCTTGTATCAGGAGGAAAGATGAAATTTCTTTCAAGTCTTTTCAACAAGCTTTTTGGTCGTCCTGCCGCTGAAATGTATCTTCATCGAATGACGACGGCTATCTTGGATGAAGAGTTACAAGCGATGAATTATCGGGCTTGTCTTGAACATTCCGGTATGGATATTGATACATTCTGTGAGAAAAACAAGTGTAGTCGTCAATCAATCATCAACGGATGGACGAGAGTATACGGTTCTCCTCCTTCATGGATGAATAAATCTGATTTCATTGGAGAATAATCACATGACAATTCCAAAGCCGAATTATACCGACATTAGGCGTCAAAGGGAAGCGTTGGAGCTTGCTGTTAAACTCCGAAGGCAAAGAGAGGCGGACGAGCTTAAAGCCGGTCTTGAAAGACAGGAAGCGGAAAGAAACAATGAGTGCTTTGAAGAGCGTGTGCGTTGCGCCATTCAGGAGGGTATTGGAGACGCAATCACAAGAGGGGTTCCGACCTTCCATGTTCGAGTTGGAAATGTTGATCCCCTTAGTCTTATAGATCTGGCAAACTGGGGACATCAGATTACCTGCTATGGATTTAGGGTGTGCTTTTCGGCTCTCGATAAATGTAACCCTCCAAATGGAGTTGTGTTTACAGTTTCTGTTGAATAAATATAAATGGAGATAGACAAATCATGCCTGATTCTTTGGATCTTGCCCTACAACAGATTCGCGACACTTTATGTGTAAGCGGGGATACACATCCCCTTTCACTGGATATCACATTTCAACTTGAAGTAGAGCGCGGAAATAAAGTTGAGGATAATGATTGGACTATTACATCTCTGGGTGTAGTTGAGGTTTCTTTGCCGCTTAACCGCTTTCTTTGCGGCAAGATGAGTCGTCCAGACTGGATGACAGAAAGCCAATGGCAAGCATTTGCCATAGTTCAATACGAAACAACCGAAGATCCAGAGTTCAGAGAAAGTTTAGATCATGCTCTGAATTCTCTTCTCTCAGAACCACACACAGAAGAAGAAGTTTCAAAGTTTCTTGCAACATTTAACCAATAGGGGTTTTATCATGGTCAAGGTTCTTGTATCAATCTGTTTCGGGTTTTGTCTTGGTGTGGCTACTTGTGTCTTTGCAAGTGAGGTGGTTTCTTCACAAGTTCACAAGGTGGATGCGGCTGTGACCGCATATCAGAAGTAAGGAGTCCGAAGAGTAACAGCAGTCGTCTATACATGTATGTAAGTATGGGGGCGTGGCGGAAAGGCAGACGCGTCAGACTTAAAATCTGGTGAGCTTAGCTCGTGTGGGTTCAAGTCCCACCGCCCCTACCATTTTAACTTTAACTTTATCTGAGGTGTTCATGAATCCTTATATCCTTTGTCCTGAATTGAACAAGTTGAACAACTATTACAAGAATGATTTCTATAAGAATGATCTCTCTTCTATTGTTATTGTTGGTTCCGTAGTCACACTGAATAGTGGTGGGCCGAAAATGACGGTCGCCTCTATCTATAGAGGTAAAAATGTTGTTTGCACTTGGTTTGATGGTGAATATAAGACGTGGTACGGAGTTGTATCGATGCTTACTGTGGTAAAGTAGATTTACTTCAAAGCCTTCTTTATAAAGTCTTCTTTATATAGATAACCGCTTAAGCGGTTATCTATATTTGCGTTTACATACTAATCGCAAAGCCCGGCGGCAAAAGATTTGCAGCATCTCTAAAAAAATATCTTCTATAGTAATACAGAGGTGTAACCAAGTCGGAGAAGTCCTCCCAATTACATTAATATTACGGTTACGGGGTTTGGAGTTTTTCACCTCACGAAAGACCAACATTTTTCAAAGGAGGAATCAAATCATGGATTCGGAACAGTTTGTCAAGGCAGGTGGTCGTTTTCTTCATTACCGAAGTTCTGCTCAACGTAGAATTACGGTGGCATATCGAGTGGAAAATGGGAATATTCTCTATGGGGCGGAGATTCATCAACCAGATGGTCCGGATGATTGCTGGATAAGGAAACAGGCAAATTATCGAGCTTTGTATCGGCTGATTAGCCAGCCGGTGACTATTCCTGATGGGAATATGACAAATACCGAGAGGCATAGTTATATCCGAAGTGCTCTTATCAAGTTTGGGTGTTGCCAAAGAGAAGTTCTTTCTGTCAATAAAAATATCGCCGGGAAGGACTTGAAGAGAAGGGTTTGAGGGATTTGAGATCAAGAGCTTCAATGGAGGGCCAAGTCTGCGGGGCTGTTTATGCTGCTTATGATAATGCTGCTGTTTATGGTAGCAAGCCCCTCTCGAACGGGGCCAAGTCTGCTGGTTCCTCAGATGATCTGATTATGCTGTTGAAAAGTAGCAAAAAGCCATCGGTAGCCATGGAGGAGTTTGTTGGGTCAACCAATAGATGTCGATTCCGAATCTGATGCAAGGCTCGTGTCCCGGATTTGCTTGCGGGAAAAGAGGTGGTGAATTGACCGTCTATGCGTTATTACGTGTGGCCCGTCAAACATTGGACCTCATAGTTTGAGTGACGAACCTATTCTCAAACACACTTTACACCAGAAGAGAGTCATGCCTGGACGCAGGAAGATATACAGAACATAAAAGAATGGGCGCAATTCTCATCCTTCTGGTGTCTTTTATTTTATAATTTAGTCTTCACTTAAGAGTATCATGCTTTTGTCCTTCTTGTTGATGCGCTGATGCCTGTATTAACTCTGATACTAGACTAATCTGTAGTTACTTATATCAATGTTAAGGCGGCAAAACTTTTGCACATGCAGGCACGAAAGCTGCTATATGCAAGAATCATGCCAAGGGTTGAGAGTATTGACGCGACAAGAATTCCTGGCGGCAAAAGCTTTACAGCAACTTTAAAAAAATATCCCCCGTAGTAACTAAGAGGTGCAGGGGCAAGGTTCCAGACTCCAGCCCGGTAGCCCCTGCCGACCGGGCGGCCAAAACGGCCTTCTAACTCTAAAAAAATATTCTATAGAGTAATATAAGGCCAGCCGCCTGAGCGGCAAATAACAACAAACAGAGAGGTGTGAGATGGGTAGTTTTAAGTTTAAGATTGGTGCCGCTGCTGCTGCTCCGACCGAGCGACATCCTGTGGAAGTCATGACGGACTCCGTAAATCTTGTGGATTTCGTTCGAAACGGTGAGCTGGTTCCGGCTTTCGCCTTTGCAACGGCCGATGGTCGTGGTACGTCTCCGGAAGTCGTTCCCCTTGATGAGATTGAAGAGTATGCGGCAGTTCTGCGAAAGGCCCTTGACGAGGGCATTCCGGAGCGAGCAGAAGATGATGAAGGTTATATTCCTTCTTATGTTGTTCTTGCAGCGGAACTTCATCAAGGCGAATACACGACGATTCGAAAGGATGCTTCTGGCGAACCCGTGAAGCTGAATGGTAAGGTGCAGCGCGATGATCATGGTGTGCGGTACTTCTTCCGGAGTAACACTGGACGGGGTGCGAAAACCCAGAAGATTCGGCCTGAGCATTTTGAAGATGTGGTTGGATTCGTTGAGGCCCTGATTGACGAGGTTCCTGGCACCCTTGATATGTGGAATAGGGAGCTTCCAAACATTATGAAAGCTCGGGCTGAGGCTGAAGCCAAGGCTCAGACTGAGGCTGCCAAGGCTGCCAACGCCTGATCGATACGGATGTGATTGTGTGTGATTGGGAATTGAAAATGATTTAAGATTCAGTCTTTCCCGGCGATAAAAACCGGGAAAGACATCTCTGCTTCCTCAGATGATCGATTAAACTGCTTTCGGGACAAGCTTTCGGGTTTGTCCCGTTCCTGCGTTTACGATGTCAAATTTTTGCCGCCCACGCATATGTGCAACTCTAAAAAAATATTCCACATAGTAATATAGGGCTGTAAGCAAACACCATTTCAAAGGAGATTATCCAATGCGATTCCTGACCAGGCTTTTTTCCGCGATCTCTATTATCCTTGCCGCTCTGACTTCGGCCGTGTTTACAGCTATTATCACCGGATTTGTTCTGATGCTTCTGTGGAACTGGTTGCTTGTTGGAGCTACCTCTGTGATCGGAGTGGGGCTTCCTGCAATCACTTGGCTTCAGGGTTGGGGGCTTTGTTTCCTTTGTACTATGCTTTTCAATAGTCGTTCAAAGATCGGGGCTTCTACCTGACATCTGCCTGAATAAAGGGACGTTAACTCAATTGGTAGAGTAGCGGACTTTTAATCCGTTTGTTTGGGGTTCGAGTCCCCAACGTCCCACCATTTAATAACGAGCGGTTCCGGAAAAAGCTATCCGGATAGTGAGAGTGGCGAAGGTCTCACGAACAAGTGGAGTAGCTTCCATACGATCCTGATCCCCATAAGTTACAATCCGGTGGTAGCTCAGCAAGGTTAGAGCGCTCAGACAACTGAGAAAACGCGGGTTCAATTCCCGCCCCCGTATTACTACGAAAGCGGTGATGGTGAGCAGCCCGAGATCTACAGTAATAGACGTATGAGTGGATGCGTTAGAGACACCTGCGGAGTCCTTGAGATGTTGATGTAAGGGTCTCACCACTATTTAACTTTTCTAACATTTAACCCTTTTAACAAAGGAGCTTCCGATGCCTCTTGAAGATAATGAAAACCTTGCCATGGAATTGGTTCGGGTTGCTGATGTGATCCAAATTTCTATTTCCTACTTGACCAGGCTTGTTGAATCCTTGGTAGCTCAAAACCCCTCTGATCGTTCAAGGAATGAAGGTGATGCCATCCTTAAGATGATTAATGAAAACAAAGATGCTCTGGCTGAGGGAGTTGCCGCTATCTATAGCAAGTATTGGTCTCCAGAGGTAATGCAAGCAGCTATTGATTGGAATAATAGTGCTTCATGCATGGAGATGAAGGCGAAAACAGCAGTTGTCTCTGCGGAAGTAGAACAACTCTCGGGTGTGTGGATGCAACAGATTGTTGCTTCTGTTCTCGGTTCTGATGGTAATCAAACACTCGATACCCTCAATTAAGATTAATTCTTATACTTAAGAGGTGTAGTAATGACTTGTGTAACTATGTATTTGATTGGTGGCCTTCAGTTTCTTGGGATTATAGTTGGAGTGATGTTAGTAACCGTACTCATTTTTGCCGGACCTGCTCTATTTTGGAGATGGGCTGTAGGCTTTAGGATGGTTGATTTTATCTGGAATGATCAGGACAAGGTATATAAACACGTCTGGATTCGGAAGAATCCGGGATGGCTTATCAGGTTTCTTGATCGTTTGACGCCAGGTTGGATTAAAAAGATTTCATCTTTTCTCTATACTTGGTTTGAACGAACCATGCCAAAGTTGTTCATCATTCTGATGGGTTTACTTGTAGTCTCTATTTTGGGATTTGGTTCATACGGATACTCTCAGCAACAAGTCTTAATTTCATTCTCAGAAGAGTGTGAATACACTTGTCGAGAGGATGAAACCTCTCGACTCTGGGAAGAAGATGGAGATATCAAGTGTGCTTGCACTCCAGTTGGTGCAGAGGAAGTCTTTATCCTCGGACATATTCCTTGCGGATGAAATGAAAACCAAGGAAGAGTTTCTCAACTCTTCCGCGGCGGCAAAAACTTAACTGCATCTCTAAAAAAATATCCTCCGTAGTAACTAAGGGGTGTAAATCCAATAGGAATCGGAGATGACAGTGTTCCGAGCGTAAGAATGTTTGACTCTCCGATTTCTTTTTGGAAAAACCTTTACTACTCAGGAGTATCTAATGTCTTGTACGTGTCGCGATAACACTGGATGTTCAGTTTGTGATCCTTCTTGGGAGTCTGATTTGGAATCGTTTTTCGATTTCTCGTGTGAAGAGTGGCCGGATTTGTCCAACCTTCTCGATAGGGAGCCTTGGCTTCAAGATGTGATTGCATCGGCATATCTCAACGGCGCCATGCAAAAAGATGATGATGAAAATGAAGCGGCTTTTGATCAGTATCTGGCGATAGAAGATTACAACATCGATGACTCCGATTGAAATATTCTTTCTGTATTTCCTAAAGACTGTTGGCAAATAGGGCTTATTTTATAAGGAGAATTACTCATGGCTATTTATGTATCAAATGCTGATAGTGTTCCAAAGTGTCAGCATTGGGCTATTCTCAAGTTTCAAACAATCCATATTCCCGGTGATGAAAGAAGTCGAACAAATCCCGGGCACGGATATGGTCCTTCTACAGAAACCACTTGTTCATATGTTGCATATATGAACGAACAGGAGTGGGTGGTAGAAGTTCAAAAACTTGCGTCCCGAGCATTTCCTTCGGATGACTTTATTGCAATCAAGGTAATTCCCGCCACAATTACTACAAAGGTAAGCGTTAGCGTATCTTGATGGAACTCAAGATCTTTTCAGAAAAGAATATTTGATATGCAAAGATTTAGAATATGGATTCATTTCTTTGCATAAGTCTTTTTCTCTTGTCTTTACTTTCTCAGCTGCATCTTCTGAAAGCATTTGCATATATGTGTTTTTGTTGTTTTTTCGTCGATTCGCATGTCAAATAATACATATCATACAAGTGCTTTCAGAAGATGCAGAGAGATACCTATATCTCCGTTCTCTATAATTGTAGATGAGATGTCTCGCATATAAACATCCAAAAGTATATGAGGAGGGTTGATATGTATTATATCATCTTCGAACGAGGACCAGATGCAACAAAGAAGCTTGTTGTTGGACCATTTTATACGGTTCTAATCACACTCGATTTGTTGCGAGTAGATGATTGCAAAACCTTGGCATCATTTAGTGGATACACGCTCAATAGTGATGTTCAACCTTATTGGTGGATTGAATATATTTTTCCGCCAGGGATTGAAGATCATTTTCAAGATATAACTATTTCAATCACTTCTCCCACAAACTCTCCAGACGGATTCATCGAACTGGATGATAGTGGAGACAATCCTTTGAGGGCAAACTATTGGACGAACCCTACGTATTCAACCTGACAAATTGCAACGCTGATGTGTGCGAGCTATTTCCAGCAGACTTGATTAAGGCACAACGCATCGGATTTGCCGATCTCCAGGTTGGAGATTTGATCTTATCCTTTACTGATGATTATAAGCCAGCGTGGAATGAGGTTACGTTTGTTTCTCGCAAATACGAATTAATGCGCGTGTATTGGAGCGTAGACAACGGTGAGCGATATATGTGTTGGGGTGATACTCCAATATACATCAAAAAGAAACTAAAACAGGAGGTTGCATGAGTCATTATATGAGTTAGTATTAATGGGGCCCGGCTTCTGTCGCCGGGAAGGACGAAGTATCCGAAGGATTTACGACCGAGAAAAGCTGTTGCTTCAATGGGGCCCGGCTTCTGTCGCCGGGAAGGACTTGAAGAGAAGGGTCCGAAGGATTTGAGACCAGGAGCTTCAATAGAGGGCCTAAGTCTGCAAGGAACACATCTTTAATCTTATTATATCTCTGCTTCCATAGGTTAGCGAGTCCCTTCCGATAAGGAAGGGACTCTGTCTATCTTCAACAGGGGACTTCTGCTGCCGGGAAGAAATAAGAATAGGAGGTTGTAAGTTATGAGTCACTATTGGAGGTTTAACTCTCAGGATTCTCATGCAGATGTGTGTGAAGATTATGGAGTAGAACAACTTGGAGTAACACGCATTCGATTTGCCTATCTTAAATTTGGAGATCTAATTCTGTCTATTGATGACGATAATAGACCTGCTTATAACTTAGTGGTTTATGTTTTACTAAAGGAAGACAAGGTAATTTGGGAAGTAGAAGGTGTTCGATATATATCTTCAAAAGAAAGCGCGGTGTATGTAGACAGCGCAGTGCATGTTAAAAATCGAGAAGCAGAAACAAACGGCTGATTGATTCTTTGGCGGAAAATTTTAACGCAATATCCGGCATGATTCTTGCTTGATGCAATATCCATGCCGACCATACAAATCCCAGGCGGCAAAACCTTTACACCAGCTACAGTCGACACTGGGTACAAAAACTTTGCAGCACAAACAATCCATGGCGGCAAAAGTTTGTCATGCGCATTATTCAACTGGATACAAAAACTTTGCACAAGATATAACCAACTCTTATACATCATCATCTTATAAAAAAAATCATGAAGCTAATACAAGGCTGTAAATAGAACGGATTGGTTAGCAATCCATTGGATTGCCTTGATTAATACTAAGGGAGAGTTTCAGTTATGACATCAATAATCTTTGGCATCATTGCTGCAATGCTTTTTCTGGTATTATTCGTTCTTCTGCTTTATGAGCTTGATACTTTTTATCGAGGACTGCTCGCAGAGTTTGTGGAGTGGATGGCACAACGACCAAAACGACCAAAGAAATAACAAAGAAAGAATTAAAAAAGAATGGAGTTGATCTTAACTCTCAGCTTTCTTTATTTGCTGTGGTATTTATTTATTTTTAGAGGAGAATAACATGATGGAATTTTTTCTTATTCTTTTTTTGTGGTTTGGATTCGTCTCTATTCTATACTTGCTTTCTGTTATCAGAGGAAATAGAGGAGACGAAGACTGATTACCCATTTGATACCCGTTTGGTCGTAATCCTTTTTGAATAGGGAGCGTAAATGTTCTGGAAACTTTTGCCGTTGATTATGGTTATCATTTTAACTGCACCTTACTTTTATAACTCGTACAAAGAATCTCTCATTAGAAAGAAGATTCCTGGGAATAAAGACTTTTCTGAGGATGGGACTTTTTCTGAGTAATCGACTTTTTCTGAGAATGAAAAGTTTTTAAAGGGGGGGGGGTGCAGTTTTAAAAGTTAAAAGTAACTGAGTAACGGTTGAAAACTGACCCAGGTACCTTTCTAACTTTATAAAAATATTTACTCCTTTTTATTAAAGCATCGCTGCAAATGCATACCTAAATGCATACCTAAAAAATATAATCTGGAAATATTTAAAGAAATATCATACAACCTATTCACAGACATGAACATGCGTTTTCTTTCTACTGACACTCGCTTCAAACACTCTCCTAAAGAAAGTGAAAGAGTATTTATTACTGAGAGTGAGGATTTGCAGAATAAGCCGTAGAATCATTGTGATACTGTTATTAACAAAAAAGATGATCAACGTGTGCGAACATATCACACAGAGTTTCCAGAGTTTCATTAAGGTCCGTATACAGATACGCATATCCGAAAATATATTCTGGAAATTTTTTTTCCAGATATTTATATAAGACATTCATACGGAAATACTCATGCAAACTATAATCATTCGTATCGCAGACTCTGAATGCGAAGCGGAAGACTCGAATAATTACTCCGTCATTACCGTTAACCGAGACTATCTTACTTCGGTATTAAAAATACTGAATGAAAGTAACCTGGTTCAGTATTTCTATGTCTCTGATGGAGTTAACTTGTTTGATCAAGTTTCGCTGGGATATGATCACAATGCTTATCCAAAGTTGGTTAAGTAACCTTTGGTGGATTAAGTGACTTTTAACTCTCTTTAGGTAAATACAAATTCTCATTCATACGGAGATACTCATGCAAATGGTAATTATTCGCGTCGCATACTTTTCTTTCTACTTTGAAGGTCTAAAAGTAGAAGGGCAAAAGGGTTATTCGGTCATTACCGTTGAACGATCATATCTTACTCCGATGTTGGAAATGCTGAACGCAAGTGATCGTGTCGAGTATTTCTATGTCTCTGATGGAGTTGGATTGTTTGATCAGGCTGCGTTAGGATATGATCGCAATGCTTATCCAAAGTGGGCTTACTAACCTTTAGTGGATTAACTAACCTTTTCGCAAGTTTCCGCTGAGTCTCGACGCAGAATAACAAGGAGAATAAAGCTATGAAAATTTATATCATTGCAATGTCTGATAACGGTGGATGTTGGATTCCCGGATCGGAATTTTTTTCAATTTTTGCAATGCAGAAAAAGCTTTAGCTCTCCGCAAGGAGAAGAAACCTTATCTCTGAATCTATACTCTTCGCGCTGTTGATTCTGAAACTCCCGCTCTTTAGACATGGGCACATATGCGTTCATTTAACCGTAGGAGTATAAAATGTTTTTTCTTTCCAATGCCAGTCTATCGACTCTGATGGATTTGGAGCTGATGACTTACTTTGATCATAAGAGGGCTCCGGATGATAAGCACGAGGGCGCCTCTAAAAATTATCGAGCTGTTATAACGGAATTGAAACGTCGTGGTATTAAACCGCGGGATTTTACAGATCAGTCTGATTATGGTTTCAATCTTTGGGAAAATCAACTGAAATTGGACTAAGCAGAATAGTTAGTGTATGGTTGGAAGATTTTTTGAAAAGATTACGTTCTTAAGGAGATACACGCATGCCTACTTATCGAATTCCATACACTTTAAGTATGAATAATACTATTCGCACTTTATATATGTCTGTGCATGGAGATAACTTGTGTAACGCAGAAAAGACTTTAGAAGAATCTTTTCTTTCTCAAAGCCTTATGGGTAGAGATATTTTATATGGACAAGGGGTAGAGAAATCTTGTGTGCATATCCCACAAAAGGGCGATCAAGTCTTTATTCTAAAAGACGATTCTCTGCCTAAATCAATTTGGCATAAAATCGGCACTATTGATTCTGAACCTATTTCCATTGGAGAAGATGGAGAAGCCAACGGTTCTTATCTGGTTCATTTTACATCGGATACCGAAGGGTATAAGATTCATGTAAGTCTATTTCATCTGATGAAGGCAGAACCTCTTAAAGAGATCAGCGACTCTGATCTTAAGAGTTTAGAAATACAGGTTTATTACGATTATAAAGCATCTATCTCTTCGGGCGGAGAAGGAGTGAGAAGGGCTATTGAAAATTTACAAACACTGCAATGTGAAATGGATCGTCGCAATCTGTCACACGCAGATGCCACAAATTTTTTTAAAGTTGTTCCTTGGAAACCACTTGATTGAAACCACTTAGTTAATATTTCTAAATGTGCATGTATGCGCAGAGGCGAGTTTTAGATTTATAACAATCTCTGTGCATAAACTTAGACACTTTTTATTGACTTCTTTATAATCTCTTTTTAATCCGAACTGAGTTTTCATTCTTTATTCAAACTTTAGAAAACTCAGATGCACGTAACGATTACTTTTAATAACTCTTAAGGAGGGCCACCATGGATAAAGCTTTAGAGGATAAATTTCTAGAAATTATTGAACAGATTCAAAATCTTCTTTCCAAAATTGATTTTAATACTGGTTCTAGACTTGTAAATGTTCTATATCCTGATGGCATCTGGAATAAAGATGGTAAACATTTAAGCCTTCAGACTGGAGAAATGCCAAGAGTTGGCGATCATATCAATCTTTATGTGGATGGATCGTGGCAAACCTTCCGCGTGGCAGATAAGATATTTGCTCCGGGTTGTACTCCTCACCTTAGTCTCCATTTGACTTATCCTAATGATTCAGTAATTAAAGTACAAGCAAGACAAGAAGCGGAAGCAGAGAGGTTTATGAGTAGTCATGGGTAATCTTTGTAAAACCGGAAAGGCTCGACAAATCGTATATGATGCTATTAAATATGTTCGAGAAACGGGCGAATCTAAGTGGGTTACGTTTGGGAAAAAACGTATAAAGATTTATAGAGATAAAGGCTCCGCATACACAAACTCAGAACCTCCTGATAGTTTTGAGTTTGTTGGAAACGAACCTTGCGGCTGGCATCTTGTTAAACATCATGGACGTGTAATTTTGACTGATGTTTATTCAAAGGATTATACATGGTGCTATCCCCCGGGCTCAAAAACCGCTTGTGTTATTCGACAAAAAGATCTATTAGCATATGTCCATCAAATTTATGACCGTAACTCGGAAGATTAAAATGCAAACTTAAAATGCAAACTCACGCTAAACCATATTTACCTGAAAGGTTTTAGCTGAGTGTTGTTCTGTTTTTATAGATGCACTTCCAATCATTGGCGTTACCAATTCGTGAATATAGGAGTTCCTTGTGATAACTTATAACTTTCCAATTATCTTTAAAATTCCAAGTGAAGACGGAACAATCAACATGGAAATTTCGCCAAAAACCGTCGCCACAGCTATAGCGAGATCAAATTATGGATCTAAAAGTGTTTTAGAAGCATTAATCGAAGAAAGGATCAAGAAATGATTGAAGATTACATTTCGCGACATCAATCAAATTTGGATCCGGGTGATGATAATGATTTTAAATTTTATAAAATTGCAATCCATAGAAATACTGCCAAACTAAAAGAACTGTTAGGCGATGGTTGGTTTTAAACTGGAGTTAAATATATAATGAATACATCAGATCACAAACAGTTACTTGAAACAATTTCCAGATTACTTGAAGAGTTTGAAACAAAACATTCTACGGTGATTGGATGCTTTTTAGACTTAGAAACCGGAGAAAGATCTCCAGACAGTATCATTTCTCAATCTTTATGGTATGAATGGGGCGGAAAAGCGTTTAATCCATGCCCTAGTTGGAGATTAGAAAAGGTTCGCAAGGCATAACGCGTTTCGAGGTATATTATGCCGTCTGTTACTATTACGTTCAAACCTGTTTCAAATAAAAAATTCAGAGTTGCGCCAAAAGCAATTCATTCAGAAGTTGTAACAGCGCTTTGTGCTATGCTGAAACAAGAAATAAATGAAGCAGAAAGGGAAGGGCGATTACCAGAATTTGTTTCGGGATATTGTGGATACTTACCACTTGTTCCAATTAAAGATTACGAAATTCACGACAAATCGATCCCAAAAGAATCAGAGTGGATTGATGATTCAGATACATTTGAAATGGAAATTATCAATGGAGATTTATAGATGGGTAAGTTTAAACAAGTAACGGAAACGAATCACAAACTTGAAATCCAAATTTTAGATGAAAACGGACAACTTACAAAATTAGCTTTCGATCTAATTCGGCAAGGTCTTCGTAACTATATGGAAGATGCTTGGGATGATCATCATCGCTCAGCCGTTATAATTCCAGAGAACGCAGAATACGCCCTTCAAATCATTGAACCGGATGATAATGATTCTACAAAACTTGTTATCACATGGCATACAAAATGAGTTATGCATTCGAACATCTGTTTTTTCAGTGAAGCATTTGGTATATAGGAAAGGTTAATAACCTGGAATAAACAGTTACATAGAATTTATTAAGGCTGACAGCAATGTTATTTTGCATGAAGCTAATTGACTTTGTTGTTAGCCTTAAGTGGTTAACAGCAGTTACCGCTGGTGTAAAAACCCTTACGGGGATTCTACTACTTTGATCTCGTGTCACACTAATTTTTTTTAATAAAATTTTAAAAAAGTTTGGTGGGGCTGTTTTTTGTTTAGCTTAAAAAGATAATCATCTGTATAATAATGGATTGTGTAGCTCGCCTATGTGTGAGTTGAGTTTTAACTTGAGGGACCAATAATAATGTTACAACCAGGACCCGCCATTTGGCGCACCGATGTTTATGATGTCGATGTAGAAATCGTTAGATATCTCGGTACTACAGATGGGGTGCGTTATTATATGATCCGTAATGATTCTGGCGAAACAGGTGTGCCAGAAACTGAGTTGATTGTTAAAAAACAAAATATAATTTTTGATTGGGCAGATATCTTTTTCCATGGATGAAATGATGAAATTAATCATGTGGAGAATTTTGGTTCCGGCCTATGGTCGTCAAGAATCATTTTCTTATGAACATTATAAGGCGTGGGTGAATTACGTTCACTCTATTGCTGGAGGGTTTACAGTTTCTCAGGGAGTTAAGGGTCAATGGACATCTCCTGATGGAATCATCTTTCGAGATAGAATGATTCCAGTGGACATTCTTTGTAGTCGAAAACAGATTAAAAAGATTATTGATTTTACTCTTGTTCATTATAAACAAAAAGCCGTCTTGGCTTATAAGATTAGTGAAGAAGCTATCATTAGATACAGTGAAGAAGTTCCTGTTGAGCCTGTTGCGGTTGTGAAGCCTCTTCTGTTGCATGATTATTCTTATCAATTTGCTCCTGGATGGTATAAGTGTAATTTGTGTGGTCACGAAGTTCATTATAAAAATTATAATTATGTTTATCCCGAGCGTTGTCCCGGACCGGAGTAAAATTTATGGGAAATCATGCACTTAGACGACAAACTTCTATGGCTCTTAGAGCGGCAGGTTTGCCGCATAAACTTTATCGCGGGAAGAGTCGTGTCGCATGGAAATATCTACATGCGAAGACTCTTAGAAATATGATTAAGGAAGCGGATCGTCGTGTTGGAGACTTAATTAATGATTGCGATGGATTTAATCATCGCATTACAAAGGTGAATGTTTCCTATGGTTGGAATGGTGTTCTAATGTTTAATGCATATAATTTGGAAGATAAACATTGGTCTTGTGGTTGTTCTGGTCGGTCGGATGATTCAAAGACTGTTGAGCAGATTGTTGCATTTTTTAACGTTACAGATCAACAGGTTGTTGAGATGGGTGATTGGTGGACTGAAAATGATCAGAGGTTGCTTGATAAAATTAAAGCAGGCGAGCCAATCTGTGATAAGGATGGGATTAAACTTCCGTTATAAATAAAAAAGATGATGTAAATATAAGGAGTAAGATGAGTAATCTTGTAGCAGATAAAGCAGCGCGGGGTCGGAAGCATTGTCCCAAGTGTGATAAGTATCCGGGAGTTCGTAGCAATACTTGTCCTAATTGTGGATATTTATTTGTGGTGTCTGAAAAACCCAAAGAGTCAGATTCGATTAAAATCAAAATTAAAATAGCGAAAGATATTAGTGTGGATGATGAAACTTCTCAGGATACTTCGTCAAGAGATAAAGAAGAAGTTAAAAAGATATCTGCACCGGGTTATATTCAGGGACAGGATTACGTTTTGATTCCTGCCGGCAAATGTCCTGTTTCTTTGGATGGACAAAGTATTAATGAGATTAGAGTCTGGATGAAGGCGGTTAGAGATGTTTATAATCAAGGATATTTATCCACGGAGGCTCTTTGTTATTGGGTTAGAAATTTTTATCCATTCTTTTATTTAAAAGATGGTAAGGTTGTAGCTGATGACACTGGAGATAAAATTCGAGCGATCATTGAAAGGCTTGATGGATCAATTATTTTAGAAAAGGAGTGAAATTATGTTTGGAAAGAAAAAATATGGTTGGTTTAGTGCAAGGGCTGCTGAAGCTTGTGGTACGTTCGCGTATCACAATATAAGTGGTGAGGTAATCACCGTTACCGTTGTTGGTTCTAATCCGTTTTCCCCTTCAAGTTTTTGGGGAGATGAAGTTTTTATTGGAGAAGTTTTTGGATATGTAGCAAGTAACTTGAAGCTTAGCTTTTTTGATAAAAATTTGATTTATAAGGAGTCTAAAACGATTAGTAATTATGTGATCGGTAGTCCTAATCTTAACTCTTCAGATCACTTTGATTATGATAAATTTATCAATTGTGAAATTCCAAAATATATTGGTGTGGATCCGGTTAGGTCGGAGGATCTTTCTTCATTGGATTTTTCTCCATATGAACAGCATCAAATTTGTGGAGATTTTCGTTTGATTTCAAATCCAAATGATGGATGCGGTGGAGTAAGAAAGTGGGTTAGCCTTGCAGCTATTCGTTCAGAGGGAGTGTCTGGCGCGTTTTATGACGCGGATATGATGTTTGATCCAACTGAATAAATTGATTCATAAAATATAAATAATCAGGAGGTTATCTTGTATAAGAAAACCGTATTTCATTTTGAGCAACCGTTTTGTAGTTGTAATGTTTTAGATCTTGCTTGGGGTATGGTGGCTGTAAATGGCGCGCCGTGTATGTCTTTTCAATGTAGGACTTGTGCAACCGCAATTACAATTCCGTTACCAAAACTAAATGCGGGATTTGAATTTAGTTTTAAAGCAGAAGGAGTTACGGTTAAGGGTGAGGAAAGGGAGATTCCAAATCCAGAGATTATTAAGGAACCGAAAGATAGTGGATTGGTTGTCATTGGTAATGTAACGTATGGACCATGGGCGGGTGTTGAAATCCCTGAAGAATAATATAAACAATTTAATTAAAAGAGGTGCTTATGAATATGAGTAAGATGATTCTTGTGATGATTGGCGTTGGTATGTTTTCCGGTTGTGTGATTCCGCCGGGAACCGTGGCGATTGAAACCTCTGTATGTGGCGATATGCCTGACGCAGAACGATATACTGTAGTTCGCAGTGGTCGGGTTTGGTCTGGACCATGTACCGAAATTTATACTCTGCCAACTCGCGAGCAGCGAGCGGTGTGGACTTTAGATCCTACGGATGGTTCTCCCAATGATGAGAGTATTACTTTTGCGGGAGTAGATGGACAGCCAGTTAATGCGGATATCGGTATTTCATATTCTATTGGAGTTGACGATTCCAGTATCATTGCAATGATTAGGACTTATGGCCCTGATCTTGAAAGTACAATCGACTCTAAGGTTCGAGATTATGTTCGAGATTCGCTTAATGCATGCGCCAGCGAGAATAATCGAACGGTGCAGGATCTTTATGGTGTATTTAAGACTGAGACTGTAGCTTGTGCTCAGGAGCGAACTCAAAAGGAATTTGGGCCAAACGGTTTGGTGATTAATCGACTGACGCTCAATTCAGAAATTAGACTTCCTGCGAAGATTAAGCAAGCAATGGAAATGGCTCAGGCTGCAACTCAGGAAGCAGATCGAGTTAGTCGAGAGGTCCAAATGACTGAGGCAGAGGCTCGTAAACAGCTTGTATCTGCTCAGGCTGACGCTGATTCTCTGCGAATTAGATCTGAATCTGAGGCTGAAGCAAACCGGATTATTACTCAGTCTCTGACAAAGGAAGTGTTGGAGCTTCGCAGGTTGGAGGTAGAAGAGGCTTTGATTGGAAAATGGAATGGTTCCGTTCCCACTACTGTTTTGAGTGGTGAAAGTAATATGCTATATAATATTGGCAAGTAAAGGAGATTTTATGGTCTTGGGCATTAGTGGTTTGCTTCTTATTATTGTAATCGTAATGCTTGTTTTGGGAATAACAATGATTGTGCCCAAGACTATACTTCTTTATAGTTCATGGAGTTATGATAATAAAATTAAGAAGTTGAAATTAGAACAAGAAAAGATACACACCAGAGCGTTAGAGGAGTTGGCTATAAATGCACAGCTATCTAACGACTGGTGTAATGTGCGTTCAGATAAAGCGAATAAACAAGAAGAATTTAAAGAAAAGATTTAAGGATTGATTATGCATTACGTGTTATGGATTGATGATGAACCAGCCAGATATAATCTTCTTTGTGGGGATTTTTCTGATACACTTTTTATCTTTGCATGTGGTGTAAAGCAAATCAATCATTATCTTAATCATGCAAAAATTAAATGGGATTTGATTTTATTGGACCATGATATGGGAAGTGCCATTAATGGGATGGAGGTTTGTAAAAAATTTTTGGGAGAAAGAGGATTTAGAGTTGCTTGTGTTAGTAATAATACACCAAGGCGATTGGATATGATTGCTTATTTAAAAGAGTATGCCGTTCCGGTATATGACATTTCAGTAACTGATACGAATTTTTCTGCAAAAATAATTCAATTGTTAACCTTATAATATATGAGATGCTATAGGAACAAACGCACTCAATTCTCAGGATATTTATAAGGTTCTATTTAAAAAAGAATAATGGAGGGAGTGATGGATCTTAAAGTTAAAACTATTCATGCAAAGAGTTTGATTTACGGTGCTGCGTTTAAGGCTATGTATTGGACGTTAGGAAAAGAAGATGAGATTACGCGATATACATTAGAGGTTTATCGCAAAACTCGTAGGCAAATTCCGGGTTGGAAAGATCCTAAGACTGGCCGGTCTACACGTTACGGTGCTAATGAGGCATATGAATCTACTCGAAAAGATTAAAATGAATTATAAGAAAGCAATTATATGTTTACCGGAAGAGCATATTGTGCTTCGTGACGTATCAGTAAAATCAACTGAAATTGAAGGGTTGATTATGATAACCGGGCAGAGGAAAATTGTAGCAGAAGAAAGGTTGGCGAGTAAATTTCAAATCAAAGTAGAAGTGCAAAGATCTAAGTGGTCAATATGGCGGCTGTTTGGATTTCAGACTTATTTTAAGTATGAAATAAATTTGCCAAGTGATTGGAATGCAAAATATAGTTGTTATGTTGATGATTATATTTGCATCAGATATGAATATATTACAAAAAGCTACATCGTATCTATATATTCTACACAGATTTTCTTTGAAGAAGTTGTCTAAGTTTTACCTATTCCAACTGAATTGCGAGAGCGAAAAAGAGTGGATTGATTTTTATTATGGTTTATCAGTCCTCCTTCATATTTAGTTATATAATTGCTTATACGGTTGTTTTAGATGTTTTGTCTATATTTAAATAGCAATATACAAAAGATATACGTCTAAGAAAAGTTTGAATTAAGTAAAAATATTTAGATAGCGATAAAATTCAGTATCTGTTGAGTTTGTTAGAGAAATTTATACACAAATTGATGAAGTTAATATCATTGGGTATTATTCTTCTTATGATGTTATTCATGTTGATGTTAACCGATGAACAGAAGAAATCGGTGATATATAATATGGATGCAATTGGAGGTTGGAAATGATCTCATCAAGAGATTTGATTCTTTTTATTAATCCTCCAAAATATTTATCCGTATTGATTGCTTATACAGTTGCCGCAGATGTTCTGCCTATATTTGAAAAGCATTTTCCGAAGGATTTGAGACCGAGAAAAGCTGTTGAAGCGTCTAAGATGTATTTGGATGGATATGCGGTTGATGCTGCTGCTTATGTTGATGCTCCTTCTGCTCATTATGCTCCTTCTGCTCATTATGCTGCTGTTGCTGTTAATGCTGCTGATGCTTATGCTGCTGCTAATGCTGCTGCTAATGCTGTTTATTTTACGGCCAAAGATTCTTCCGAAGAACACATCTTTAACCTAATTTTATCTCTGCTTCCTCAGATGATCGATTATGCTGTTGAAAATCAAGTTAAGTTATTCACCGGGTCTGGAGACTTCTCAGAAATATTTGAGATGTTAACCGATGAACAGAAGAAGCTGGTGATATACAATATGGATGTAATTGGGAATTGGAAATGATTTCATCAAAAGATTTGGTTTTATTCATTAATCCTCCTAAATATTTATCCGTATTGATTGCTTATACAGTTGCCGCAGATGTTCTGCCTATATTTGAAAAGCATTTTCCGAAGGATTTGAGACCGAGAAAAGCTGTTGAAGCGTCTAAGATGTATTTGGATGGATATGCGGTTGATTCTGCTACCGCTGTTAATGCTGCTAATGCTGCTGCTAATGCTGCTTATGCTGCTGTTAATACTGCTGCTAATGCTGCTGCTAATGCTGCTGCTTATGCTGCTGCTTATGCTGCTGCTTATGCTGTTTATTATGTTGATGCTACTGATGTTGCTGCTAATGCTGCTTATGCTGCTTGTTATGCAGCCAAAGCCTCTTCCGAAGAACACATCTTTAATCTTATTCTATCTCTGCTTCCTCAGATGATCAATTATGCTGTTGAAAATCAAATCAAGTTGTTCACCGGACCTGGAGATTTCTCAGAGATATTTGAGATGTTAACCGATGAACAGAAGAAGCTGGTGATATACAATATGGATGTAATTGGGAATTGGAAATGATTTCATCAAAAGATTTGGTTTTATTCATTAATCCTCCTAAATATTTATCTGTATTGATTGCTTATACAGTTGCCGCAGATGTTCTGCCTATATTTGAAGAGAAGTATCCGAAGGATTTAAGACCGAGAAAAGCTGTTGAAGTTGCTAAGATGTATTTGGAAGGATATGCTGCTGATGCTTATGATGCTGCTATTTATTATGTTACTGATGCTGCTTATGCTATTGATGCCACTGTTTATGCTGCTAATGCTGCTTATTATGCTGCTTATGCTGCTTATGCTGTTACTTATAATTCTGATGCTGCCTATGCCGCTTATTATGCAGCTAAAGCTTCTTCCGAAGAACACATCTTCAACCTGATTTTATCTCTGCTTCCTCAGATGATCAATTATGCTGTTGAAAATCAAATTAAGTTATTCACAGGACCCGGAGATTTCTCAGGAATATTTGAGATGTTAACCGATGAACAGAAGAAGCTGGTGATATTCAATATGGATGTAATTTAAACAATAATCTGAACAATAGAGGATAATGATATGAAGCTTGAAGAAATTGGTTTTTATAGTTTGCACGATGAGCGAGCCAAAAATACTTCGTCCTCTTCTCCTATGCAACGATGCGAAGTTTTAATTACGGAGGATTGCAATTTTAGTTGTCCTTATTGCAAGATGAAGAAGAATAGTTCTTATCTTTCTTTTGAAGATGCAAAAACCCTTATTGATTATTGGGCAGATGATGGATTAGTTAATATTCGATTCTCCGGAGGAGAGCCGACTATGAATCCGTATCTTTATCAGATGGTAGAATATGCTAAGAGTCGCGAGATTAAACGGATAGCTATTTCTACCAATGGCTCCATGGTAACCGAGGTTTATCACGATCTGGTTCAAGCGGGAGTAAATGACTTCTCTATTTCACTTGATGCTTGTTGTGCATCTGATGGAGATATTATGGCAGGTGGTGTTGAGGGCTCTTTTAATAGGGTGATTGAAAATATCAAATATTTGTCAGCAAGAACATATGTTACGGTAGGAGTTGTTATTACTCATGAGAATGTTTCTAATGTGGCGAATATTGTTCGTTTTGCTCATGAACTTGGAGTTGCGGATATTCGCTTGATTTCTGCTGCACAATATAATGTTCTTTTAAAAGGAGTAGAGGATATCGATCCACAGATACTTGAGGCTCACCCGATTCTTAAGTATCGAGTTAATAATATTTTAGCCGGCCATAATGTGCGCGGTATGAAAGATTGTGATTCTCATACTTGTTATTTAATTCAGGACGATTCTGTGGTAGTTAATGGGAAGCATTATCCTTGTGTTATTCATATGAGGGAAAGTGGTAAACCAATTGGAAAGATTGGACCAAATATGCGACAGGAAAGAATTGCTTGGATGAAAAATCATGATCCTCATGATGACCCGATATGCAGATCGAATTGCTTGGATATTTGTATTCTATACTCTAATAAGGTAAGATCATTTCACAAGGACATTTAAACTAGTTAAACATAAAAACTAAAAATATGAGGTAATAATGCGATTTATTCATTTTCCAAAAATTGGTCAATTCAAGGATGCTATTCATTCGATTCGTCAACGAGGCGCTTATGTAGGTAGAGATGTTAATGGCGATATTATTTATGATAGTTCTATTTTGATGCCAAAAATTACATTCATTGGTTCTGTTAAAATGCATGGTACTAATTCTGCTGTATCTTTTCATCGTATGGAAGGAGTGAGGCAGGCTCAATCTAGGAATAAGATTTTATCTATAGAATCAGATAACAATGGATTTTGTAGATTTACAGAGTCTATTCCCGAAGATGTTTGGGATTTTCTTTTTAATTCTCTATTATCTCCACTAATTACTGAGCCATATCTTTTTGGACGAGTAACGGTTTTTGGAGAATGGATTGGTCCCGGTGTTCAGGGTGGTGAAATTGGTATTAAATATCTTCCGAATAAAATCTTTGTAGTGTTCGGAGTATATGTTGGGGAGCGTGATGAATTAGAAGATAAAACTCCCACCGGATACTTTGTTCCTCTTTGTGATATTCCATCTTTCAATGATGAATCTTATCATCTGAATGATAATAGAATTTATTTAATTACTGATTTAGCTCCAACTTTCAAAATAGAAGTCGATTGTAATTATCCAGAAATTTCTAGGAATAAGTTGGTCGAATTAACTATGCAAGTTGAAGCTAAGTGCCCAGTCGCCAATTACTTTGGAATTGAAGGAACGGGAGAGGGCATCGTATGGTGCTCAATTACGGAAGGGTGGATGGGTCCAGATTTTTGGTTTAAGACCAAGGGAGAAAAGCATTCCGCTTCAAAGATAAAAAAGATAGCCGAAGTAGATGTAACAAAGGTAGAGGGAGTAATTGCGTTTTTAGAAGAGACTCTAACTGAAGTTAGATTGAATCAAGCTTTGGAATACTTAAAAGAAAAAGAGATGCCTATCGATCGAAGTAGCACAGGCGAGTTTGTTCGGTGGATGATCAATGACGTTACTACTGAAGAGGCTATAATGATGGAAGCCTCAGGACTTACAGTAAAAGAAGTTGGTCCCAAATTAGGCACAGCCGCCAGGCAGTGGTTTTTTAATCAACTTAATAAGTAGGAGATGTCCATGTCTTTTACATTTGTTAATGTACTTTTCATTCTCTTTATTTATATGATAGTTTTTGGTTATCCACTTCGTGGTATAATTTTATTATTTTTATGGATAATAGATTGTTTTCCAGAAACAAAACATGATCGTTTGTTAATAATTTCTTCATGTATACTTCCAGTATTTGGAGAGTGTGTGGTTCTTTGGTTCTTAATTAAGCAAATGATTAAGTGGATAAAGGAGGGAAAAGGTGATTAAAATTAACGGTAAAACATTTTTTACAACTAATATTTCAAATGTTTCTATTCGTAATAATGAAATATATATCGACGGAAAGTTGGTAGGCGATAGTAAAGATGCAGAACAGGGTATTCTTACTGTCAAGATTGAGGGTAATTTGGTTAGCTTAATTTGTGATGCAACAGTAGAAGTAACAGGCAATGTAAATGGTAGCATTAGCGCTGGTAACTCTGTTTACTGTGGTAATGTTAATGGAAATGTTAATTGTGGAAATTCTGCTCATTGTAATAATATTGAAGGCAATGTAACTGCTGGAAATTCGGTTCATAAATTATAAAGAATTGATTCTTGTAATAAAATTTATGTAGTCGAAAAGATTATTATCTTAGAAAAAAAAGTATCAAGATAATGTATCGATATAAAGCCACGGGATTGCTTTGATTTAGCGTAAGGATGGCGGACTCAGGTCCGCTATTTGGCGCATTGGTTGTCATGGATTAATAGAGGTGATAATTGTATAATAAAAGTTTTATTGATCTTAGTAAAGATAAGTCAATGAATTGTAGCTAAGGTTTTATTATTTTGATTCGAAAATCGATTGTTCAATACTCAGGATAGAAAGGGAAATAATAATGATTATACGATTTACATCGACCAATCCAAACGCACTTGATATTCTTAAAAAGAATCCAGAAAGTTTTTCAGGTATTCAATTGAGAAGTCATAAAAATGGTGTGGCTATAGGTAGGATTATTTCCGCAAAGATTCCTATTGAATATCATATGATCTTTCAAGATACTAAATATAGTTACTCTCAGGATTCCTCTAATCAGATTGATTTTCAAAGTTATTGCAATCCTCGTGCAGCACTTGGTTTAATTGGAGAGTTACTCCGGCACGTATTAGTATCAGATCAAGATTGGCGGGATACAGATATTCCATGGCTTAACTCTACAATTGGAGAAGTTGATACAAGAGACTTTAACCACACTATTATAGTAGATAATTTATATGCAGATGGTTTTAACTTAGATGGAGGGCTGGTTTTAGAAAAGTATTTTAAGGAGATTTCTCTAAAAAGAAATGGTCAGAATCAGTTTGAGCTAAAGATAGATGTCTGTCGAGATACAATACATTATACCATTAATTTATTGGCTTTTGTATGTATGTATTTGGCGGCAACTAATAAACAGCCTTGGTATCTTAACCGAGATATAGCATCAAAATACATTAGAGTTTTAGAAAATATTGGTGACGTGCCATATTTTATTTTATATCTTTTTGCCCGTTCCTGTCTTCCATCGGAAGAATTATTTAATGAATTCGCTCCTCGATTGGAGAATATTTTTTACAGCTATGATGATCGAGCAAATGATCTAACTATGGTATATGGAAATACTCAATCAATGAGATTGCGAAGTATTTCTGATTTGCTTTTAACTAATGATAAAATTTTTTCTAACATTATAGAAATTGGTTGTGGCGATGGAGATTATCCTCGCCGATTAGCAAAGAAGTTGAATAATGGATTAAGTTGGTGGTCATATGATATTGAAGATCATAGTTATCTTAATCGTAAAATTCCAGAAATGATGGGAAAATTAGCAACATTTAAATTTACTCAAGAGTGGGATCAAATTCCTTTATTGGATAACCCTATAGTATTGTTAGTAGAAGTAATTGAGCATATGTCGGTTGAAGAAGCGATAGAATTAATCTGTCGAATTTTAGATAAGCACTCTCCGACACAATTAATTATTACTACTCCAAATAGGACATTTAATAATTATTATCGGTTTGATCCCGAAGATGATGGATTTAGACACAGCGATCACAATTTTGAAATGACTCAGGAGCAATTTAAAGAATATATTCTTAGTATCATTAAATTGCTCCCATATGATGCATCCTTTTTCGGAATTGGTGATCGAATTGATGCAGATTATACTACTCAAGGAGTGGTATTAACTCGTAAAGATCCTGGGTCAAGCTAATGTGGGGCATTAGTCGTAAAGATTCTAGCCCATGTAATGTAGTACCACCACTTTTTATTAAATATTTAGATTATTTAGTGAGAGATGGACAATTATATTATATGAAGAGAAATTCTATAAGTCCATCTGTAATGATTCCAGATTCAGCTTACAGTTGGGGCTGGGATAATGCCGGGAATTATGGATTTGTTTGGCGCGGACCTAATGCCTATGAAGGGAATTTGCCATCCGATTTAGCTGGAATATTTCCACTGTGGGATATAATTTGGTCTTTTGCTTATCGTTATGAAAGACATCTTGTAGCAGAACAGAATTGGAATGCAACTCAAAGAGAATACTTTTATATCCTTCCTGATAGATTTTTGGAATTAGAAGAAATAAGAGAGTTATGCGAACAAAATCTTTGGGTTGAGGCCGCTTCTTTATATGAGGTTAAGAAAAAAATATGGTGCGATTAACTTTGAAATTTCCAAATATTACTGCTGATATTTTAGAGGAAAAGTTAAAGGATGCTGTTGAAAAATTTACATTATCCGCAGAGTATTCTGATGGCGAAGTAATCATTATTGGATCAAAAGAGGCAATTCATATAATTCAAAAGGCATATAAAATACAACAGATGCTTTCATCTATGACAGTCAATTAGTGAGGCTTGCATGTCTGATTATGAGTTTGAATCAAATAGTTTGTTAAATGCTCTTCAACACATTGATTGGGATAAGTTAGTTCTTAATAAAAATTCAGGTATGGCACGTTTGCTTACTGGAAGAGATGATTCTATTCCACTTAATAAAATACAAGTGAAGATTGTGTATTCAGATTATAATCCGGTTGGATGGGCTTGGGTTTTTCCATATATTGATTATGATGGCCGTCGGCGCCTCGGATTTATGATTTTTATTCAAAGAGAATATCGTCGCAAAGGCTTGGGATCTAAATTGTTAGATTGGGGTCGAAACATTGCACGTCAAAAGCACATTAAATTTATTGTATATCCATGGGATAAAAAAGGACATTTGTTTTTTGAATCAGCCGGAATAACAAGTAGAAACAAAGGGGACTGGTAATGGGTAAACGATATTTAACTGAAAAAGAAGAGGGGCGTATTCGTCGAGCTATTAAGCAGAAGATTCAGTTTTTTTCGCCTACTATCTCTCCAGCTCCAAAAGATATGACTCGTAGAGAGATTGAAAGCATTCGTTCTGCAATCATGATTTATCATGAAGCTGGTATGAAAGGTGTTGTTATTCAACCAAAGTATATGGGTTCTTATTGTGATATTTATTTGCATCGAGATCTTGATAAGACTAAATTTTATTCTCGTCGTGGTTATGAAGTTAGACTTGATTTTGAAATCTTGATTCAAGCAGTTAAATATTTGCATAATAAGTTTTTTTCCGATGAGTGTGAAATTAATTTTAAAGATGCAGAATTAATCATTATTCAATCCGAGCTTATGCCTTGGCATGCTTTAGGTGGAGGATTAATTGAGCGAGATTTTGGAGGGTATGAAATCTCTCACCGTATTCACCAAAGGTATTTTGCATCTACTGGCATTAAAAAAGATGTAGAGTCTTTAACAGAAGATCCGATTTATCGTCAATTTTTAGAAGATAAGTGTGTTATGGATCGTAAGACACTTCTTAAAAAGTATCCAATGCATATTGCTTCTCAATATGAAGCTTTAGAAGCTCTTGCTTTTCCAGATGTAGAACAGTATCTTCAAGATATTGAAGTTTATTCCGAACAGCTTTCTCTATATGGTTCGGCAGGAGAATTGCATTTTAAACCTTTTAATATTTTAAAGATTGTATATTGTGATGGGCGGGAGGTAATTCCTGGTGATCATAAATTTGGATTTTTATCAGTGAGATTAAATCAAGAAGAAAATCCAATGTTTGAAATCGATTTCTCAACACCAGAATTGGATAAACAAATCGATTTAGCTTATAAATTCTTTAATACATTAACTGATGATAAAAAGATGGAGGGAGTAATTATCAAGCCGATTGGGATATGGAATCCTGATGTTGCACCAATGTTTAAGGTTCGAAATAATAATTACTTACAAATGATTTATGGTGTCAATTTTCAGCGTGAGTATGATTATTATCTTAATAAACGAAGCATTGGTGGAAAAGTAAGGGCTTCTAAAAACCAATGGAATATTGCACAAGAAATTATTAAAATTCCTATGACGGAAATTAGTGATGACAATGTTAATTACACCAAATTAATTCGTGGTAGAATTTATGAAGAAGATTATGAGAGGTTGTTAGATTCTAGATTATAAACAAAAGGTGGTGTAGATGTCTTCTGGTCATGATTCTCAATTGCAAGATGTATTAAGACTTTATGGTTATAAATGTTTTTGGTGCAGAACTGATATAGTCAGGGTTTCTTCTTATAGAAAGATGTCTTCGCATGAAAAATCTAAATATAGGGTTGCTACGATAGATCATCTTCTTCCGCAATCTTTTGCTGGCACCAATAATTTAAAAAATTTACGACCATCTTGTACTGATTGTAATGGGGCGCGAGGTAATGGTTGGCATAAAGATGAGGCAGAAGTTTTCCCAAGTTGTCCATTATTGCAAAAGTTAGAGAAGGAAAAGAAAAATCTCAATATTAAACTTAGTTTTCCGGATTCTACAAAGTGGCATGCTAAGTGGGGTTCTCGTTTGAGATATACAATTCTTCCTTATGTATCGAAACAGGAGGGAGAAGATACGGAGATTAAACTGGATTTAATTTCCGAAGAAATGAATCTGGAGATTCTTAATGAAGGCTCTGAATTGGATTAAAGTTATTAAAGCAGAAGAAAATGATGATGAAACTTTTTATCAACTTCGTAAGTTAATTCGTGTTTCAGATATTCGTGATATAGATGAGTTAACTTATGAAAATGATGATGGAGAATCTGAGTTTTCTGGATGTTTAATTAATTTTTATGATGGAGACTCCATTAGAGTCTTTGATTCTTATGAGGAGCTTTACGAAAGTTTAGAAGGAGTTTTAAAATGACGCCAATTTTAGTATTGCTTATTATGATGTTTATTCAAATAGGATTTGGAATAATTTGGTCTATACTGAAATATAAAAAGAATACGAAAAATAGCGGTTCTCTTGAATCTGAAGTAGAATTTTTGGAAAAGAAGATTAATGAACTTAATAAATATAATTCAAAGTTAGAAAAAAAAGTTACGTCTCAGTTAGATTCCTTGAATAAATTCGTAGAAGCTTCAAAAACTCAGACGGTTAAGTATGTAAACCCAAAAATTGAAGAACTTGAAGATAAACCCCATTTGTTTACTTATAGAGGAAGTATTGTAAAGAATTTAAAGATAATGGAAGAAGATTTAAAATCTTTATCAAATGGCGGGCGATGCAAGGTTGAGTTAACGGTTAAGGTGATTGGAGGATGGAAAGCTCACCTTATGAAGACTTGGACTTGTCCAAAGACTGAGCACAGATATGATATATTATCAGAGCATATAAAAATATCTCCTTATAGAGGCACAGCAGATCAGATTATAAGTGAGATAAAAGGAGTCTGTTAGATCCGTTTTGGGGTCTCGCTAAAGATGGTGAATATATTTTTGATTATCCAATCATATTTGAAGTCGGCGTATATCTTGATACTTCTAATAGGATTGCTCCTGAAGTACATGAGGTTCAAATTGCAATTCCAGTTGTCACAGTAGAAATTGTAGAGAAGCCAATTTTCATAGAGGTGGAACCAGAATCTACTCTTGATATGCAGGAGGTCAAAGATCTAATTGCCTCGCAATTAGAAGTTGAGCTATCTCTGTTAGATGCTTCTAAGAAGAAAAATTTAGCATCACATTCAGGCATTAGGACTATTGGAGGCTGAAGTTGGTGTCAATATTGATGATACTTGTTGATTTAGCAGAGTTACGGACTAATGTTGACTTGTCATGCAGTTCTTATCGTATAAGACTTGGGTGTTCTAATGGCAATAGATGGGCGAAGTTGAGGCAAATTATCTCAACTTCGCCCAAAGGCGGCAAAAACTTGGCAGTGCAATTACTACTAAGTTTAGTTATTGTCTTATTAAAAAAAATGCCGTCGTAATACATGGGCATAAAGAACAAGATAACCAAAACCCTTAGCTGGAAGTATATTGACTTTACTCGGAGGAAATCATGGGTGACCGTATTAAATTTGATTGGGTGACAGGAAAAACCTGTAATGTTTCAGAACTTGAACGAGATATCGATGAGTATCTTAGGGATAATGCTGGAGCGTCAAATATTGTTAAGCTAAGGACCGCCACAGAAGGTGGAAAGAATTTTACTACACCTCGAAAGACTATTGTAGAGGCGAAAGTTAGAATTCCAATTTTTCAAGGTGTTCGTCGATTTAAAAAGCTTGAAATTAAAACTGACGAACAGATTGCGGAAGAAAAGAAACTTGCTGAAAATGAAGCGAGGTTAGTTGAGCGTCGTCGTCAACGTGCGGAAAGAGTTCTCATGGAGAAGGCTGGATAATCATAAATAATAGACCACTTTAATTAAAGTAGTAAATTTATAAAATTTTTCGGAGGAAACCATGATTGACACTAATGAAGTTATTATTAAAACTGAGATTGGAACCTTTGCTCTTGTTCGGGATATGGAGCGATTTGAGCGATATTGGATTACTCGTGATGGACGGTGTCCCGGTGCGCTAAAAAACGATAATATCGGGATGGTTGTTCCAGCTATATTTAGTATGGAACTTTATGCCATGGCTTTGGAAGAGGGATATTCTGTAGATTCTTTGTCTACACCTAAGCGTCCGATCAAGGAACATACTTCTAATCCGCGTGAGGCAAAGGCCCCGTCTGGTAAGCTGAAGATTAAGATTTCTATGAAGCCTCGTATTGTAACTCGTGGTGAAGCCATTATTAATTAGTTTAATGCATAGTGCTCAACCTATGATAAGAGGTTAATATGATTGATGTTGAGGCTTTGTATTTAGAGATAAATGCTGCGCATTTTAAAAATAGTCTACCCGCGGATCTTCCAATCGAATGGAATTATAGTTTGCGCACAACAGCGGGAAGGTGTCATTATAGAGGCATAGGTTATAGAGTTTCCCCAACCAAGATTGATCTAAATCCACGATTGTTAGATTCTGATGAAAAAATTAGAAACACTTTAACTCATGAGATGGTGCATGCCTGGTTGATGCTTGATACCGGAGAGTATCATGGTCATGATGTATTTTTTCAACGGAAGATGGATGAAATTGTAGGATACAAGTGTTCACACACGTATCATCAGTATGATGTTTCTGATTTGCAGGAGGTGCGAGGTATTGAATATCATTGTCCGAAGCACGGAGTTGTTGGCCATAGAGCCAGAATGCCTCGTGCATATGATCTTAATCGCTATGTCTGCGATTACTGTGGTAGCAGAATTGAGTTTGTGGATACGCGACCTCCGACTTCTGCTGCTGCATCTCGTAAACAAAAGTCGGGAAAATTATCTATTAAGATACGACTTAAATGAGTCTAAATTAAAATGATTTGGTATATTGGAGATGTTCATTGTCGAGTTAAAGATATTAAAAAAATCGCCAATGATGCAGAATCGTCTTGTAATCCTCCTGCTGTGTTAATTCAAGTTGGAGATTTCGGATGTTTTTGGCCAAATTATACAAAAGAAATGGATGCCTGGATCCATGCCCGCGCGTTAACGCGGGAATGGTCTATTCCAATTATTACATGCGGAGGAAATCACGATAATTGGAATTTATTTCTAAAGCTAGAATCAGAAAGTGATGCAGATTTACTAGAGATTATTCCAGATTCTGGAATTTTTTATGCTCGTCGTGGGTCTGTAATAGATATTGGCGGCATATCTCACGGATTTTTAGGTGGAGCATTTTCAACAAATCAGTCTTCTCTTATAGAAAACATAGATTGGTGGCGTCGTGAGGAACCAAATCGAGAAGAGTTCGACAGATTTTATCAAAATCTTTTAACATATCATCCAGATACAATCATTACGCATGAAGCTCCACGCTGTGTTTCTTATGATAGAATAGGAAGAAATTCAAATACCACAGTTAGGATGTTGGATAATTTGTTTTGGATGGCAATGAAAGATGGATATCAACCGAAACGACATTACTACGGACATCATCATATATTAGAAAAAAGAAAAATAGCTGGAACAAAATTTTTCTGTTGTGGATACCACGGGGAATATTGGATTCGAGATTAGATTTAAAAAGGAGGCAACTAATGGGCGTGTGGTATCTATGCTGTTTGGCTATCATAAATATTTATCTAATAAAAATATGTTATGATGTAATCCCAAAAGCAAGAAACTTTGGTGAAAAGTTTCGGGCCTGGGTTGGGCTCGTGGCAAATATTTTTGCTTTAATTGTTTCTGTTATATTTTTAGTGACATACCTAACTATCTAGGAGGGTTTAAAATGTTGGGGTATTTAATTTTCTGGATTGTTTCTAGAATTATTATATTTATTCTAATTTCAAAAAAATTCTATATTTCAAGAAATACAGAGTTGCCATCTGTTGTATGCTTTCTGTCTATACCTATTGTTGGTGAAATGGTTGTAATTCTAGAAGTTTTATTTTTTACATATGACATCCTTATTCCACGTATTATGATGCGGGTTGGTGGTGTTTGTAACAATCTCACAAGGAAAAAATAATGGAATTTATTATTCTATATATTCTTAATAGTCCCGCTGGACTTGTTGTGGTTACCGCCATTATGTTATGGGGGTTGTATGTGGTGGCGGGTATGGGTATGCGTGCATATCGAGATAATGATTTGGCGACAGGCTTATCATCATTATTGGCGATTTTAATGTATCTTTGTTGTTTTGGCAGCTTTATTCTATAATAGGATATTATAATGTCTACACCGGCTATTATTTATTTAGTGCTTGTTATAATGCAACTCTTTTATATGTGGGTTAGGTATTGTCTTGATGTAAATGTAGATGCTCCAGTCGATACGTTGTCGATCATTATGATTTGTTTGTTATTGCTTTGGGGAGGGTTTTTCGATCCTCCTCATAAAGAGGTTGATTGTTCTACAGATGATGTTGTTGTGGCAATTCCAAATGGTTATCATCTGGAAAAGATTCAAACTAACATAAAAGATTTAGACTCGGGAATTTAAAGGTATCTAGGTTTATAGTAACTTATAAAAATATATCTCACGGTAAACTTAAATAGAATAATATAGGATTATTATATCTCAGTGGAAGCTGAGAATTTTGTATTTTAATAAACTAAATATAGGAGATATTACAGTGGATAAATATGATGATATGGCCGGATTACCACTTTGGAGTATCCCAAAATCTTCGTCTGAGACTCGTTTGCAGTTTATTAAGGATTCTGAAAAAGATTTATCTGATATTAAATCGATAGATCTAAGAACTCAGGATGGAGTAAAGCTGTTTCATCAAACGATGAATAAATTTGGTTTTCAATTTACTGAAGGCACAAAGGAAGATGAGAAAATTCTCAAGATTCAACAGGATAATGCTTGTATTATCATGGAGAGTTTAATTGAGGCAGCAAAGATTGGAAAAGAGGGACAAACAGTTTTAATAGCTACATATCAAAAGGATGTTTTATACGGATTATGTTTTGACTTAGAAAATAAAAGAGTATATAAAACATCGGTTAAGATTGATATGACTAAGTATACCAATCAAGATGCTGTTTTGAAAGAAATCTCAGATCTTACAATTGGGTTAACACTTGAAGCATGGGCAAAGCAACAGAATGCTGTTATTGCTTGGGATGCTGTAAGTATTTTATGCGGTTGTGCTTTTTAAAAGGAAAAAATAAATGACTACATCACTTGAAGATCTTACCACTGCATTACCAACTTTATATGCTTTAGACAGCAGCGGACGTATCAAGGTCTGGTCCGTTAGCATATGCATACATTTGGATCAATCCGCTACATATACAGTAATTCACGGGCTTTTAGATGGAAAGAAACAGAGAAGCCCGCGCAAAATTACCAGCGGGAAAAATATTGGGAAAGCTAATGAAACTTCCCCATATGCTCAAGCGTTATCAGAAGCTCAAAGCAAATGGAAAAAACAGATTGACAAGGGATATGTAGAAGATGTGAATAACATTCCTGTCTGCACAGAGGTAGAATATTTTCTTCCGATGCTTGCTCAAAAATATACTGAGCGTAGTAAGCACATGAAATATCCTGCGTATGTGCAGCCAAAGTTCGATGGTTATCGAGCACTTAGTCGAAGAATCGGTAAGCAAGTTGTTCTATGGTCTAGAACCGGGAAGCCATTTTTTACCCTGGATATTATCGTTTCTGAATTAGAATCGATAATAAGTTCAAATGAATGTTTAGATGGGGAAGTTTATAGGCATGACTGGAGAAGTCCATCTAATGAGCCCGACTTTCAAAGAGTTTCTTCGGCAATTAAAAAGAGAAAGGCAGATACAGATTTGTTAGAATATCATGTTTATGATCGTCCAATTCCAGAGAAGCCTGAAGCCTCATTCTATGAGCGGTTTTATAAACCAGCGTTCATTGACGGCACTTTAGTTGGCAGTGACCATGTTAAAATTGTCCCCACTGCATTGGTGGCATCAGAAGAAGAAATGATGCTTCTTTTTAATCAATGGGTCAGTGAAGACCTTCCGTATGAAGGTGCTATCGTTAGAAATGCTTCTGGTGTATATGGATTTGACACCAGAAGCAATGATCTTCTGAAGGTAAAGGATTTTCAAGAAGAAGAGTATGAAATCATTGGAGCTAAAGAAGGTACCGGAAAAGACGAGGGTACTGCAATCTTCTTATGTAAGATGAAGGATGGTACAGAATTTGATAGTCGTCCGGTAGGCTCTTATGAGCAGAGAGCAGAATATTTAACTAACATTAGTAAATATATAGGCAGATATCTTCGGGTAAGATTTAATGGTCTGTCTAATCTTGGGGTTCCACGCTTTAATCGTGGCGTAGGTATCAGAGAAGAATGGGATATGTAATGTATAGCATAGTAATTTTATTGTTTGGCTTTTGTGTTATGATGCTTTTGATAAAACTTGGCATGTTGAGTAGTGTGCATGATCTTGATCGCACTAATAAGCTTCTTAAGATTGCTAAGAATCAATTAAAAGAATTATTTGAAGCAGAACAGATTTTAGGAAGAGCTCTCGGATATCCCACGTATGATCCTGTTTTATTTCCAGATGCAGATGGCGATGTTTGTACTGGTGAAAACACTGTAGTAACTTTGGCATTGGAAGCAGCGGACTTAATTGCAAATTTGGATACAACTGACAAAGTATTAGTGGAGATTTAATGATTTTTTATATTGGTACATATAATGATGGAGTTGTAAAACATGAGGGCTGTGAAAACTTAAAGGAGGCAGTAAGATTTTTCTCTAGAGATGTTATGGGTCATACTTTAAATAGTATTACAGATTATAATTACAATTTGTTATGGTCTATAGATGGAGGATACAAACCCTATCAGAGTAGCTCCATTAGGGCTATTGATGAGGTAGAAGTATCTCATATTATAGATTATCTAAAAAATTCAGAAGAGGAATTATTTACCTTCTTAGTTGAAGACTCTAAGTTAAAGACAAAAGGGTATCGAACTGGTGCAAGCTTTACTTTTGAAGATGGAGTGTTTGTGTTAAAAGATTCAGAAATGCAACCACGTAAAATGATTAAGATTTCAATAGACGTAGTTGATATTATGAAACATAGGTTCAATGCTGAATACTTATGTGAGAATTGTAATAGGAGCATGCTAGATATGGAAGATCCAACCGGATTTTGTAATTCAATTTAAAAGAGATATTTAATATGAACTCCTATCAGCGAAGAAAAAATCGTCGTTTTTTTAGCAAACTAATTAAAGCCCATCAAAATGGGCGACGAGGTAATTGGGCTTACTCTAGGGGCGGTAAGAAATATGATTGTGAAGTATTTTTTGGTGTAGATAGAATAAGTTTATTATCAAAAGATAGGCGAAGTGTAGTTGTAACTTGGACACCCTCTTTCCCCATGCAGATACGAAGTTTAAAGTTTTTAGAAGAATATTATGGAGAGGATTCTGAGCTGAGATTCTTTCCTGCCTTTAGATTAAAAAATACCGATTATGTTATTATTCCGGGATTGCTAAAGGGTTCTATACAGTGGATCTCCCTCCCATTATTAAGAAATGCTTCTTTTGATGAAGTATTTAATGTTCTGACTAGTGCTCAGAAGAAGGAAATCATTTGGGTTTTTGATATACTTAGAGGATAGTGTAATGAAAAAAATTGCAATAATTGGAGATATTCATGGTCGTTTAGATATGTTGATGAAAATGCATCTGAAAATCAGAGATGCATATGGAGATTTACAATTATATTCAACAGGTGATTTAATTGATCGAGGACCTGATGCCAGTGGTGTGATACAATATTGTATTGATAATAATGTAAAGGCTGTTAGAGGCAATCATGATGATTGGCTTAGACAATTATGTGTAAATTATACATTTGACTCTCTTTCTATGCACGAGGTAATGGGAGGTAGATATACCGCCGTCTCTTATGGAGTTCAATCGGCAATTGTAGGGGAAAATAATAGGGAGATTGCCGAAGACCTTTTTAAAAAGGTTCCTACTTCACATAAGAATTGGTTATCTGCACTACCTATTTATTGTAAAATAGTAATGGATTCTGGAGAAGTTTATTGGATAACGCATGCGGGTTTAACAATCCCTATGGCAAACGATTTAACAGATGGTTTGTCAAAAGTTTCTGACGATATGCTTATGGCTAGCATTAATACTCCTGATCTTATTGAAACCTTTATATGGACTCGGCCAAATTTTCCAAAAATATTTGATGAGTCTACACCAGTTAAAAAAAGTACGCATGGCAACAATCTATACCATTTTAAAAATGGAGCTATTCAGGTATTTGGTCATAGCGTAACTGGATATCCAGTTATAGATAAACATTATATCGCAATTGATACTGGATGTGGAACACTTAAACGGGAGAAGTTAACCGCAGTTGTTTTACCAGATAATGTATTTATTACAGTGGACGATTTTGAATTGAGTGGAGATCAGAGCAAATGAAAAAGTGGGTAATTTTAGTTTCACAAGTGGTGTTAGGAAAATCAAAAGCTCCAGAGAAATCTCCTAGCAAAGGGCCAAAGTGGTCTAGACACAAACCTTATCCATATTCTGATTCCTGGGAAGATCATAAAATTTTATATTCTAAAAGCTTTTCCGCTACAGAAGAAGATGCCAAAGCTGAAGCAGAAAGAGTTAATGCTGCGATGTTTAATACTTATATTATGGGTATGGGAAAGACGGATAATTGTTGTGTTAAAGAATATAAAGTGATTTTGCATAATGCATCTGATGATGTATCTTTGGATATGGGCGGAACACTTAAAGCGAATGCTGGACAGCTATGGCCTAATGAGAGTGGTTCATTTGTTTCAAGTGGGCAACTCAAAAATTGGGGAGTCATTCCGTATGATCCATCAAATGCATTATACAAAATTTTACTTGATAAGCAGAGAAAAATTACATGAAGCCATCCAATAAGTCTAGATGCTATATTCCATCCTCTTATTCAAAAATAAGGGTACAAGGTGCTAGTATAGAATTTGACTCTTGTATTAAAGATTTGGAGATGATTTTATCTTTGACAATGGATGGTAAAATTAAGTGGCATAGGTTCGCTTTTTATCGAAAGAAACAAGATGTCGAAAGAACATATGCCAGAATTGGAGCCGTTAAAGATAAAGTTGAAATGACAAGTATCAGTCTAAATCATGTTGGCTCAAATAGAGACGGCAGATTCTTCTCTAATAAGAATCTTGATAAAATATCTGAATTTCAAACATGCAGTGGTAAGTTGAAGAAACAAAGTCGTGTGCTTACAAAGCAACTTAATAAAGAACGAAAGTCTTTAGCTAAGACTGCTATAACACACTGGAAATCAGTTAAGAAGTTTTGCATTAGGACAAGTAATTTTGTAATAGTATTAGAAGATCATAAAAATGAAAATGTATTTGCACATTTTTATATCAGAACTATGGGTTCTTTTTTTAGCGATGATGATACATATGATAATATGGATTTTAAATATCCATATTTATCATTAACAGATGATGACTGTCCAAGTTTAATTACATTAATAATGATACTCAAAGGTGGTCAAGCGCTGGTTGATAATGAATTTGAGAATTCAATGTATGACAATATGTATATATTAAACAGCTGTTTTTGATTCTAAAATAGAATTTACAGTTTGATGGCGGCAAAAACTTGATAACCAATTTATCCATACGATAAAGTTTTAACTTATTTAAATATATTTCAAAGTAAGAATGCGTTATGGAGATGAACATTTGCTTTAACCAAAGAGATAATCATGACGCCGAGACTTTTTACGAAAGCAAAAACCCTTGCCTTGTCTAATGGGCATGACTATCATTTGGTTGCAATCTTGCAGAGAAGGAAACAGATTATAAGAGTCGGTACGAATTCGTACAAGACTCATCCAAAATACCCGAGGTATTATAGAACTGGTCCAAAACTGGTTTATCATCTTCATGCAGAAATGGCTGTTCTAAGATTTGCCCAGCCTGGAGATAAAATATTGGTGTTGAGATTTAAAGCAGACGGATCACTTTCCATGGGGAGGCCCTGTATTGAATGTCAAAAACATATTAAGGCAGCGGGGATTAGAGAGGTGGAATATTCTGATTGGGATGGAAATATTGTAAGGCTCGAAGATGTAGAGTAAAATTTATTGTAAAAAAAAATCTAAAGTAGTAAGATGGTGTAGGGTGGTATGCAAATGGTTAAGTAGTTAGTTTGATAAGCTGGTGCCTTCATAGTATATGAGTTTAAATCTTATTTGTCCCTACCATTAAATGATATTTGATAAATCATTTTAAATGTAAATTGAAATGGGTTTGTCTGTGACAATTAGCGCACAGTAAGATACATTTATCAAGTTCAGTTTTGATCTTATCAAGTTTGGTGCCTTTATAATTAGATATGGAGAAGTCTTTTTGAATTGGATTTCTATGGTGAAATTCTAAGGCGGCATCGCAAGTATTGTATCCGCATTCTTGACAATTACCACCAAGATATTCAATAGCTTCATGTTTTAATTTTCCAAAACAATCGATTCTAATGTTGTTCCAACAACTCCTACAATAGGAATAGGAGCGACCGTCACTTTTTATATAGAAATCCTTAATGAGAAGTACCTGTTCACATTTTGTACAATATCTGGTGTTACCTGGTTCTTTTAACACTTTGGTATTGTGGCCACCAAATGGTGAACATTCTAAACAATATTTCCGCGATTGGAGGTTTTTAGTCTTTCCATCGATGTTAATTGAAAATGGAAAGAGTTTGTTGCATTTTTTTGCAAAGTTTTGGCATGTGGCTGTCTCCTGAAGATACGATATGGACCCTTAGCTCAGTTGGTTAGAGCGTTCGCCTTAACTATTAAGAATCTTCTGAAACTATTTTCCTAGAATTGAATGTTCTTATTCTGTGGCAGTTAGCGCAAACTAATTCGCATTTTGAAATTTCGTTTGACAGTCTTGCTAAAGATACTCCTTTGTTTCGAGCAATACTAATATTAAATTCCTTATTTTTAAGGTGGTCAAAATCCATCACATAAGTTGGGTATGTGATACCACAATCAGTACATGGAGCGTCTTTTGCCTTTGCAATTACATCTAGTATAGATTGTTCTCTAATACTTTTCCTCTTTCGATAAGCATCTTTGTTAGATTGATAATGAGCTTTACTCATAATCTTATTGCACTCTCGACATCGATTATGACGCTTGTTTAAAGATTTGTTTTCAAATGGGAAATCAGTAAGTAATAGGGTTTCGTGACATACATTACATTCTTTGGTAAGCATAAATCCTCCGTATAATTTATGCTTATAAATTAGTAGATTCTTTAGTAAATTTTAGGGCCATAACTCAATTGGTTAGAGTGTCGCTCTCATAAAGCGAATGTTCTGAGTTCGAGTCTCAGTGGCCCTACCATTTTAATCTTAAATAATAAAGCCTTGTTGAGTCGCTAAAATCTGGGTTGGCTTCCCAGCTTCCCAGCTCCTCGCTCTGGAGTAGGTACGAGTCAAAGAGAATGCCTGCCCGGGTTTCCCCCGGCTGGGAGCCGGATTAAGTTCTCATAGTAGTGTGATGGTCCTATTCACTACATTCCTGGAACAAATAGTTTAATTGGGAGAACATTGACGAAAGGTGTGGGTTCGAGTCCTGCTTTGATTTTTTATATTAATCTTAAAATCGCGAGGAGTAATATGACTGTATTTCTTGTTGTAAAAGATTACAATCGTGAGTGTCCAAAGGACATAATTATGTCAGCCTTTTATAATAAAGAGGATGCCAAGACTTTTATGAAAAATACTTTTGAAGAGATATGTAATTGTCCTGATCGGCAGACTGATGAAGATGAATTGGGATGTTTCAGATGTTGCTTGTGGATTGGTATTGATTCGATAGAGGTAAAATAACATAGTGATCATCCTATTCATTACATATTAATGGGCCAAATAGTTCAAGTGGGAGAATATCGTCGCGAGAAGATGTAGGTTCAAATCCTACTTTGAGCCCCCAATTTCATATTCATAGTTTGGGTACATTCAGCATAAATTTTTTTTACCATATAAAAACAAATCGTACCCAGTGATTTAATCCTGGCTTTTGCCATTTAATGAGGTGTTTAATGTGGAAGAATATTTTGGTTATGCTAATGCTTATGGGTTGCCCTACTGTTGAATCAGTTTCTGATGATGCAGCAGTAGTGGATGATGCAGTAGTAGTTGAGACTCCGGTAGTTCAGTCTGATGCAGCAGTTGATGCGACTGTTACTACTCCGGTAGTTGATGAAAATGATGTTACTGCTGATGTTGTAGAAAATGTTCCAGTTGCAACTGAGTAAATAGGGAATAGGCATCACGGTCGCCTTTAAGTACGCCGTCATAGGTAAGTTTAGTTTTGGGTTGATAACTATATTTAAGCAAACCTTAAACAGTTCATAATTTTAAGAAGAGATTTCTTATTATTCACAAATGAATGAGCCAATGATTGTGTCAGTTGGCATCGGTGCGGAGTATACAAGTGGTCAAAGTAGAGGCGCTCATAACGCTTTGCTATAGCTTCATGGGTTCGAATCCCATTTCCGCTCCCAATGCTTGCACGAATATAGGTTCCGGTCGAAACACCTACAAAGTTTCGTAAAATCCTGTGAGTTTAGCCATCTGTAACCAACCAGGTCGGGTCAGGATTAAGCAACCGCAAGCGGGTCATGCTAATATATTCTCATAACCTTTAGAAGTAGGATCGGAAAGAAATCCGGTAGGCAAGGTCGACTTACCCTGGTAAACTTCTTAAAGTGCTGCACTGGAATAAAAAGCATACAGTTGGGTGATTGTCCTAGTCCCAACATCTTTAAGCCTTAACAGTTGGAGTTCTGTTTTTCATGAGTAAGCAGTGTCGGAGATTTAATTTATTAAATCAATGACTAGGCTGAAAGTCGCTTTGCTGAATTTGATGATGCTTGTGTCAAAAGTATCTGATCTGAAAGCTTCAGACTTGATTGAATGCGAAAGTCATGGTTCTTAATTGACACTCCCCATGACAGTTAGTAAATCCAAGAGACGGTTAGGTTCGAATCCTAGGAGGCTTATTATTATGAAAAAGCAAAAGGGTTGGATTATTATTGGTTTAAAACGAAACGGAGATTATGTTGGTTACATTGAAAATTCTTTTTCAATGGGACGCAGTTTAGAACGGGTTTTAGTTTTTCGTCCAAATCCTCTTTCTGAAAAAGAACATCCAAATAAGAGTGCTGTAGATAATGCTCGTTCACATTTAGCAAAACTTCAGGCTCTTGATGACCACACTGAGTGGTGGTTGTATCGAGTTGGTTCTTGTACTTGTCCCGTCAAAATTGATTGGGGTTCTTTATACGAAGAATATCGAGGAAGTACAAGAGTAAGTAATTTTAACTGGAGAAATCTTAAATTCAGTCGGAAATAGAAGTATATTATTTGTTACCTGAGGGGATTTAAATGTCTGTGCCGAATGTAATTCAAAAGGCTTTTGATCTTGATGAGAGGATTATTGCCGTGGCTTGGGATAAGATTGAGCCAGTGCTGATTTTATCTAAACCATGGCTCGAAAGTGCCGAAGAGGAGATGGTTCAAGAAGAGTTTTTAAGGCAAAGTGAAACATATCTATTATTTGATGAACTATGGCGATTTTTTGAAGATTGTGAATCAACTAGATATGATAGAGAATAGTTTTTGTTTTGATGCCATGTAGCAAAGTAGGTAAATGCAAGTGTGGACTAAGCCAATATGGATGGTCTTGTAATCGAGAGAACAAGTTCCGGGATCATGGTGAAACCCATTGTTATTATTTAGCCCGACGAATAATGACGCGCTGGTTCGAGTCCAGCCATGGCAACTATTTTTTGCGGAATAGTGTAGTAGGGAGCACGCGTATAATGTATCTTGATAAAGATGTATACAGCAATCAAACAAATCCATTGGGTGGACGAAGTATAGGTTCGAGTCCTATTTCTGCAACTATTTGAGAAGACATAACACTTAACAAAAGGAGATAATTAAATGAAGAATTTTATGATTATTTTGGCAGCACTGTTTGCTTTTGGATGTGCAGAATCTAAGGTGATTAATGGTGTGGAGTATGAGCCATGTGGATTGCTGGATGACTCAGACTGTAAGGATCCTTCTATTCGTTATGAAGCTAACATTGGAAATGTCATCTGGGGAGTTATTTTGGTTGAGACTGTGGTTGTTCCGATTTGGCTTTTTGGGTTTGAGCTTTATGAGCCAACTTATGCAAAGCCGATCAAGTAAGTAAAAATAATATAAAAATCTTTTGATTATTTTTAAAACGTAGCGTATGCTAAATGTAGCAATCAATTAAATTTATGCCTCTGTAGCTCAGGATTGAGAGTGCCTGGCGTTTCGCTGGGAGGGTCGTTAGGTTAAAGTCTTAACCGGAGGCACCATACAGGTTTGAGGGGAACGCGAAGAGATAGTCCTTAACGTAAGTATTCTATCGTGAGATAGAGTAGCCTACTACAATCATTTTATATAGATGTCATTTATATTTGAATAGCTTAGTGTCAAAGCGTTTGCGGCCTACTTCTTCGGATTCAAAAGCCGTAAAAGTCATAGGTTAGATTCCTATTTCAAATACTATTTAAACTATAGGTTCACGGAACACACTCTTTCACGGTGGTTACTCACTTTAAATTGAAATATTTTTAGGTCTATAGTTTAAATTTTTAAGGGATGCAATCAGCAATTAAATTTTTCTTTATGTAAAAACAAATCGCACCCTGATTTTTTTAGGATACAAACAGCAAATAAACATTCAACTTGTTTTTGAAAAACGTTTAATTGTATCCTGTTTATTATTAGTAGTAGCATTAAGGTGATAATATGATTCAAGCTATGACTGTATTGACAGCAGAACCGCATCCTAATGCGGATAGATTAAAAGTCTATACTCTACGTGCAAGTTATGATGAGCCAATTCTTCAGGTGTGTGCTAATCTAACCAATGTTTATAGTGTTGGTAATGTTGTAGCTGTTTGTTTAATTGGTCATGCATATGATGGTATGGTTATCAAATCCCGGAAGGTGCGTGGGGTTCTGTCTCAAGGAATGATGATTGGTACTACAAAGGCTGTTTCAGGTTCTGATGTTACTGATTCATTTGTGATTGTGTAAAATATATAATTTAAAGTAATCTTCTTATGAATATTGTTAATTTGTTTTTGTTTGGGTGCAACCAGCAAACTAAATAATTCAGGCTACTATTCTAAATTGCACCCAGCTTTTAATTTTTACTTATAAATATATAATCAGAAGTAACTATCCTATGAAATTAAAAACATACCAGGAGGTATGCCATGTTAAGGATGGTTGGGCCCAAAATTCCTATGGATATTTATGTGGCGGCTTCTGGTGGACCAGACAGCATGGCTGTCTTGGATTTTCTTATTCGTGGTGGTCGTAAAATTACAGTTTTACATTTTGATCATGGGACTAAACATGGAGAAGATGCTAGAGAGTTTATTAGGGAGTATTGTCAGTCGAGAGATATTAAACTGATTATTGGAAATGAGATTAGAGAGCGAGACTCTAACGAGTCTATGGAAGAATATTGGCGTGATATGCGATATCAGTTTCTTGATCAGTATTCAGATAAGCCAATTGTCATGGCACATAATCTTGATGATCAGGTGATGAGTTGGGTATTTACTTCTTTGAATGGATTGCCAAAACTTATTCCTTATAACAGAAGGAACGTTATCCGTCCTTTCATTGTAACTTCTAAGCAGAATATGATTGATTGGTGTGAGCGAAATGGGGTTCCGTATTTAACGGACCCAAGTAATGATGATACAAGATATATGAGAAATTTTATTAGAAAAGAAATTCTTCCTTCAGCTTTAGTTGTTAATCCAGGATTATATAAAGTAATCTTAAAGAAGATTTTAAGAAATTTTGAAGGATAAATAATTATATTTTGGATATATGCAGCAATTAAATCACAAACTATCCAGTAGAGGTGAAATATGAGTTTTGTAGACGCAATGACTTCTAATGATATGCTTACAGAAAATGGTGCCGTTACTCACAGCACCTCAGGAAAAGCAATTATGGATATGTTTTTCCAGATCGGTGGTATGCGTGGCCATAGTGGTGAAGATGTAATTTCTTTATTTACTAAGGCTCTTGGAGAAGATCCTTTAACGGCAATGAAGATCTTGTTTTATAACCGCGATATTCGTGGTGGACAAGGAGAGCGGCAAACTTTTCGTTATATTATGTCTTATCTTGCTCAGTATCATCCGGAGCTTATTCGAAAGAATATGCATTTGATTCCGGAATACGGTCGGTGGGATGATATGTTTGTGTTTGTTGGAACCGGATTGGAGAATGATGCTTTTGCTTTAATTCGCACTGCATTGCATGAGCAAAACGGTTTAGCCGCAAAGTGGTGTCCTCGTTTGAAGTCTTCTAAAAAGATTTTAGCAGCAAAACTGTGTGCATATCTTGGAATGACTCCGAAGCAATATCGTCAAACGCTTGCGAGACTTACCAAGGTTGTTGAAACTCCAATGTGCGCTAATCAGTGGGAAGATATTAACTTTAGTCAGGTCCCTTCGGTAGCAATGAAAAATTATCGCAAGTCATTTGCGAGACATACTCCCAACGAGTGGGAACAGTATCTTGCTGCTTTAGAAAAGGGCGACCCGGCTGTTAAGATTAATGCAAGCGCTATTTTCCCACATGACATTATCAAACAGTGGGTTGCTGGTTCAGTCGGTTATTATAGGGTTACATCTCCAGATCGTCAAGAGATTCGCGCAGCCGAAGCACAGTGGAATGCTTTGCCTGATTATATGGGTGAGAATTCTGGAAAGGTATTGGTTATGGCCGATGTTTCGGGTTCTATGTATTCTGGTTTAAATCCCAGTTTAGCTCCAATTCAGGCTTCCGTTTCTTTGGCGCTGTATTGTGCCGAACGATGTAAGGGGCCTTTTAAGAATTTTTACATGAGTTTTTCTGGAAATCCAGAATTTGTAAAGGTTCAAGGAAGTAATATTTACGAAAAAGTTATTAATATCAACAATAAAAATGTTGGATATAACACTGATATTAATCGTGCTTTTGCGGTATTGTTGAGTCGCGCAAAGCAGCACTCTGTTTCACAGGCCGACATGCAAGAAACTTTATTGATTCTTTCAGATATGCAATTTGATTGCAGCGAAATTAGTGGAAAGACTAATTTTGAAACGATTCGAGATCAGTACCGTGCATCTGGTTATCAACTTCCTCAGATTGTTTTTTGGAATTTGAATTCTAAGGGTGGTGTTCCGGTAAAAATAACTGATGATGGAGTAGCTTTAGTGTCCGGGTTTAGCCCAAGTATTCTTACTGCAATCCTGGGTGGAGAAGTATCGCCCATGGCAGTTTTGAATAGGGCAATTCATAGTGGACGATATGATGCGGTAACTCTTTGATAAGGGATTGATGTTTATTGAATAAGTTTTAAGGATACATTAACAGCAAAACAAAAGACTACATGATGCAATTAATTAGGTCTTCGGATCGGAATTAATATGAGTGGCGGCGGGAAGGCATGACGCCACTCATTAAAAAAATAAATAGATGTCTATGTATCCTGATTTTAATATTTTTATATAGAGGAATTAATGCGAATTTGCACCTCAAATCCCGGCAAGGTATCTGAGTTTGGAGGGCTTCTCGCACCTCTAGATATTAACCTAGATGTGTCTGGAGATTACGATATTCCAGAAACCGGTATAACTTTTGCAGATAACTCGCGAGAAAAAATTCTGGGTTATGCCAAGCATTATTCTGGAGAATGGTTATTGGCAGATGATTCTGGATTAGTAATTCCAGCTTTAAATAATTTGCCAGGCCCATTTAGCGCGCGATTTAGTGATCTTGATCTTGATACGTTAATGATTGTATCAAGTGGAGATGATCGAGAAGTAATTGATTTAAAAAATAACAATCGTGTATTAGAGTTACTTAGTAATATTCCTCACGATAATCGTGGAGCTTACTTTGTGGCTTGTATTACTGTTTTAAATCCAGATGGAAAAGTTTCTTTCCAAGTAGAACGCAGAGCGTATGGTTATATTTCCAAAGAACTTCGTGGGAAAAATGGATTTGGATATGATCCTCTTTTCATTTCAGATAATAGCTTTGGCAAAACATGGGCAGAAATTGATAAGGCTAGAAAGTCTTTAATCAGTCATCGATCTAAAGCTATTTGGGATTTCTTGGCTTGGATCTGCTCTACATCTGAGGTTATTTCATGAGTATTCAGTTTACAATTAATGTCGTAGTAACTCGGTTTTAATGATGGAATCAATACTTTTGCATTTTGATTCGGTTATAAATTCAATTAAGATTGGAATGCCAACAGGTAGGCTCCGTGTGCCAGATATAATTTCTGTGCTTGGCGTCGAACCACCTAAGAGAATTGGGCGTGAATTGTTTCTTGCAAGTGGGCGATTTGTTTATTTTTATTCTAGAACAAAAGTTTATCCACAAATGGTTGCCATGAATGATCTTGATGTGGCCTTTGTTGGGTCGGACGCCTTAGAGGCTGGTCCTTATGCTCAACAGTGTAATGTTGTTTGGTCAGAGCTACAGCAAGGCGTAAGAGTAGTCCTGGCTGGCTCTACACAAATCTCTAAGGGTAAGCTGCTCCGAGTAGTTACCCCATTTCCAGAATGGGCTCAGAAGGTCATTGGCGAGCTAGGAATTCCTCATACGATTTACGCAGTAACGGGCGGATCAGAGGGTTTGGTTGCTCATGGTTTGGCTGATGCCGTATTTGATATTGTTGAGACTGGAGAAACATTAAGAGATAATGGATTGGAAATTTTAATGGATTTCGGACAACTTCATACATGCTGTATTGTTAAGAGTAAGCCATGATTGAACTAGATTCTATGACGATGGATACATTTCGCCAACAACCATTAGTAGTAGAAGGTGAAAGCAAAGAAATTAGAGAGCATCCAGAAGATCCAGAAAAAGTATTAATTTGGTTAAAGCCCACAATCTATAGCTTCACAGAAAATCGTTGTGCTTGGGTCGAAGGATCAAATCTTTTGAGAGCAAGAGCTATGAAAATCATTGTTCCTTTATTGCAAAGTAAAGGAATAGATCATGCTTATCAAGATATTTCCGATGTAACTGGTTTGATTTCGGCCAGAAAAATCCATCCGTCAGAAGACCCAAATGTAGAGGTAATCGTAAAGAGATTTAATAGTGGCACATCTTATCATCGTTATTATGGAATGGCGGCTAAGCCAACGAGGGGATCTCATAAGTTATGGCCCGGGGAAGTTGTTGGAAAGTATGAGCCATATCGTGGACCAAAGATTAGGTTTGACTGGAGGAATCCATTCTGGATTCCAGAATTAGTAATGAAGCTTCGTAAGACTAATCCGTTACTTCCAGCGGAAGTTTATAAGTGGCCTGATGAATTGCGTCAAGGCATTATGATGCGTGATGAAGTCTTGGGAGAGGATTTTGCTTCCGAGCTAATTGATACAAAGCAAGCTAGGAAAACTGCTCTATGGACATATGCAGTTTTACAAAATTATATGGGTGAAAGAAATATCGTTATATATGATATGTGTTTGTTTATTACATCAGATGGTAAAACTGTATATGGTGAAATCAATCAAGACTCTGGACGATTTAGACATTTAGATTATGGAATGTTGGATAAGGATGTCTGGAGAGCAGGAGGCTCCATTGGAGATGTTTTAGAAAAATGGCAGATGCTAACTGTTATGTTACAAGAATAATGACAGAAGGTTTGTGAAATATGATTATACCAAGTATTGATATTCAGGGCGGCAAAGTAGTTCAGCTTATTGAGGGCAGGGAGTTAGCATTAACTGTAGATGTTCCATACGCTTTAGCTGAAAAGTTTTCTCGCGTTGGAGAGTTTGCTGTTATAGATTTAGACGCTGCTATGGGTTTGGGTAATAATCGAGAGATTGTAGAATCTTTAGTAAGAAAATATCCAGTTAGAGTTGGTGGTGGTATTAGGAATATATCAGATGCATTATATTGGTTAAATGCCGGGGCGTCAAAGATTATTATTGGAACCGCCGCTGTTCCAAATTTTATTTCACAACTTCCTCGTGATCGAATTATTGTAGCTTTAGATTCTTATAATGACGATGTTGTTATAAATGGTTGGACTACAAGAACTGGACGTAATGTTGCCCAAGCTATGCAAGATGTTTTACCATATACATCTGGATTCTTAATTACTTTTGTAGAGAAAGAAGGAAGGTTAGATGGCACAAACTTAGACAGGACTAAGTTTTTAGTTGATGCCGCAAATGGTGCGCGCATCACTTTTGCAGGAGGAATTACAACTGCTAATGATATAGCATATCTAGATTCTATTGGTGCCGATTCGCAGGTCGGAATGGCTCTTTACACTGGAAAGCTTTTATTATCGGAAGGGTTCGCTTCTGTTTTGAAAAGTGATCGAAGCGATGGACTTTGGCCAACAGTTGTTCAAGATGAATCTGGAGTATTAGGTTTAGTATATTCAAATCAAGAAAGTCTTCATACATCAATTGAATCTGGTGAAGGTGTATATTGGTCAAGAAGAACCGGTTTATGGAAGAAGGGAAACTTTTCTGGCAATACACAATCAATAGTAAATATTAAAGTAGATTGTGATCGAGATGCTTTGCTTTTTACAGTAAAGCAGCATGGTGAGGGATTCTGTCATACCGGTTCTTATCAATGTTTTAATTCAATGGATGCACTATTTGAACTTGAACAAACATTAGAGCGCAAGAAACATTCTAATGATTTAGAATCTTATACATATAACTTATTTGAGCAATCAAATATCTTAAGAAATAAGATCATGGAAGAGGCGGCTGAATTATGTGACGCCCATAGTAATAGTGAGGTTATTCATGAGGCGGCAGATCTGATATATTTTATGATGACTTATCTTTCTTTACATGATGTAACTTTAGCTGATATTAAGAAAGAAATTAAACGTCGGTCATTAGTGATTGCAAGAAGGAAAAGTAAAGAGTGACCAAGCCTTCCGAGGTTAGCTAAATTCTTTTGTTTCAAATATTGGAGAAATCTTATGAATAGCAGCGTGTTATATGCTCCAAGTCTTATTAGATTAGTGCGAGTTTTAAACTCGCAAACCAGTTCTTATAACTATATTGATATGACAAAAGATAAGTGGGCGGAGCAAGGATATGTTGAGTGGAGTACTAGGTTAAGACTATTACAGTATAATAAAAAGTCTAGATGGTGTGGGCCAAATATTAGAGTGGTTATACCTGTTCGTAAAATAGCTCTAGACCGAAAGATAGCATACGATGAGGGACTTGTTGCCGGTGGCAACATTGTAGTGGCTGAACGTACAAGAGTATCCAAGATTCAGCAAAATTATAATTATGAAAATAATAAATATAAGCCTATCATACAGGAACTTTATACAATTGAGTTGCCACCAAAATCCTCTAGTGGTGAGCTTTATAATGCTATTATGACTCTTAGAGAGGCAACGGGAAGGCCAATGGAAAAGCCTTGGTGGAATAAACATAAAAATTATATGTTGAATGATCATCTAACTTATTTAATCAGCCAAATATCTTAAGAGATAAGATCATGGAAGAGGAGGCTGAATTATGTGACGCCGGAGCCACCAACTTAAAAATATTTTCAAGCAAGAAATATAGGAAAGCGTCATATTTGATGATTCCGTTATCAATCGTGTAAGAGGAGAAGCTAAAATGTCTTTGCCAAATTTCGATCAAGAATGTTATATAATTATTACATTAAAGAGCAGAACGGTTCATCATGAAGAGAGAGATTATGGCGAGTCATGGGGTCCGATGCCAGCGCATAACAGCATCGAAGAATATTTACATACAGAAATGTATACAAGTAAACCTAAGTGGTTGGATGACCTAAAGAAGATTGAAGCGTCCGGCAGCGAATACTATGCCGGGATATGTTCGCCAGTTGAAGTAAGATTCAGTATAACTCCAACAAAGGATATTTAAAATGTCTTTTATTCCGTTGATGACTGCTCTGGAGACTTCTGAATGGAAATATCGCATTAAGGCACCTTCACAACTTATATGTGAGGAACCATATAAGGCGGCTAAAATTGTGCGATCTATGTATCGCGCTAGATTGATTGAACTTGCTAAAGAAAGACCGCACGAATATCTTGCAAATCTAATTGTGTTGATTTCTTCAAGGGTTACAAGGGGTCAAGTAAAGCTTGAGTTGGCATACAGTGAATATGACGTTAATGATGTAACGACATGGAATACTCCGGAGGGACGATGGTGGACGGATAAGTTTCTAGAAGCTGTGGCCAATATGCCTCTTAATTATGCTATGAGTGCTGCTATCAGATATCTACGAGGAAATGGTAAGCAGGCAAAGATAAAGAGTCCTGGCGTTGGTATTATGTCCGCTGATACTGGTTGGAAAAACAGTGAAGTATCTAGGCTAACTGACATTTTTTTTAGTGGAGATTTTGGGGCGCCTTGTTATGATCCGGAATATATCGGGAATTATAGTGAGTTTAATTACACATGCACAGCAGAAGAATTAGATGCTATGTGGGAAAAGGGAGTTAATATGTTTGCCCTTATGAGGGCAGAGAAAGATTTGAATTTTATTGCAGAGCTTCGTTCAATGTTGAAGTCTTTGGGCATGACTGCTCCCGCTCCTTTGAAAACAAAAGCTTTACCGAAGCCACGCAAAGTAAAGCAGTACTCTGTTGGTGATAAACTTGTTAAAAGTTCGCTTAGGGATCTTCCGGATGGAACAATTATTGTAAATAATAATGGTCCAATTAAATATCGATGTGCGACTCAAGAAGCTTGGGATGTTGGGTGGGGAACGGCAAATAAGAAAAACATTTGTGTGAAATGTAAGGATGATCTAAACTTTTACCATGAAACTGCACCTGGTTTGGGAGTTAAGTATCAACAGCCGTATATTTGGCGTCCATGTTTTGACAAGCATGATAAAGTTATTTGTAGGGTAGAGGATCCTACGGCTGATTCTAAAAGTTATTTTAAGGTTCTAAATGTTACCGCTAATTTTATTAGCAACGGGTTTGTTGTGGTAACCCTACCACAAAAGCATTAAAAACTCAATGATAGAGGGCGCTATTAGCGGAGATGCTTAAAAAATTGACGCCAGAAGAATTTATACGGTTTGTTAATCCTGATCCATCCTTATCTTTAAGGATATCTATGATGATGGCGGAAGGTGTAATTGATTTTTATTACATTAGATATCCACACAATCAACTTCCCAAACAATTGATGAAACAATGTCAAGATATATTAAGTAGTAAGCATATTAATATGTATGGCCAATTATATGAAATGGAATTAACAGAACATAATGCGGTGCAATTTGCAGAAGATCATCCATTTGATACAATAAGCGTTCAAGCAGCACAAGCAGCTAAGGTTATTACATCAGTTTGTTCTGTTTCCTGCTATGCTAGTGAGTATCTGGTTACGAAGCCGAATATTTATTTGTATAATGCATGTTCTTATTATGTCGCGTATACTGTGCAATTGGCTACAGATCTTATTGATACGGAATCAATGATTGCATATTTAATTCCTGAAATTATTGATTACGCTATTAAAAATGAAGTGAGGATGTTTTCTGGGATAGGAGATTTTTCTAAATTTTTTGACACTTTATCTCCAGAGTTAAAAGATAAAGTAGTTTACAATATTAATTTATTTGGATAAATAAAATGATTATTTTGAGTATCGAAAGCAAAATAAAGTTCTATTAAAGCTGGAACAAATGGGTAAGATATAAAAAAATAATATAACGTAATATAAGCTTGGATTATGAAACAAAATAAAATGGCCGAGTGGCGGAGTAGGTAGACGCGCCAGACTCAAAATCTGGTTCTCAAAAGGGAGTGAGGGTTCGATTCCCTCCTCGGCCACCATTTTCTTTTTCAATAGGTTAGCTTTGATAAAGCAGCTTCTATAAGCCAAATAATTATTTTAATTACATATGGCAATCGATGTAGATGTGGTGATGAAGTTGTTGGTAAAGAGGTTATGTTATGATATCTCAATAAAACTTTTATTCGCCAACGATGAAGATATTATTAAATATGTAATAAAGTATCGGAGAAATAATGATGAAGACTGATTCTATAAAAAGATACCAAGACTGTGGGATTCTAGAAAAGATTTATCGACGCCGATACTATTTGGGGATTCCATATCATACGCTAAGTATGTGGATTAAAAATAAATTCGCTGAAGAAGATTCAGAAGAAGATTTAGGCATTTTTTGGTCTATTTCAATCGGCTTAGCTCAGTTTAAAATGCACTGGTATTATACATTTGAAGAGGCGGGAGAATATTTTCGAAATTCCTCGGCGGCAAAAATCTCACCCACACGACGCTTTTTTAGATACTTTGTTGATTTATTCCGTAAGGAAGTAGTAGAGGAAGAGGAAATGGTAGTAGAGGAAGACAAGATAGATGTTTCCGATACAGAACGACACGAAGAGTTCCTATCTTAATAAAAAAAGATCCAAGGTAAGAAGATTGTAGAAATAGTTATTGTCTGCATTTTATTAGCTGTCTTTGTTTTATATGGGCTCATAGTGAAAGGGATATCACAAGAAACTTCTAATTTCTAGTTCCAAGTTCGAATCTTGGTGGGCCTACCATTTATTGGAGATAATTAAGTGAATAAACGAAGTTGGATCATTTCTAATTCTGGCGAATGGAAAGCTATGCGTCAAGAAATGATTAAAGAATTGGAATCATCTTTAGAAACAGGAGAGGTTTATATTTTTAGTATCAGTCCTTGGATTAATGATGGAAGAAGGTTTGAGACTAGAAAGAAGAAGGATAGAACAATTCTTTATCTTGATATTCCATGTCCAATGGGTGAGGTTGTTGAAATTAATGGTGAGAAGAATATTGGCAATTTATTTTCAGTATTAGAGGACTTTAAAAGATATTATGTGAAACATGAGAAGCGAATAAGTTATTTGGTATCTGTTACGGATATCAAATATACCTCATGGTCAGAGGCTACAGTGATTGGTCGAACAAGAAATGTATTGGTTTCTGGAACTATCTTGGAATATAAGGAGTAAATGTATCAATGGATTATGTTTGGATGTAAAAGATAACCATGATAAGGAGCGTAAAAGTTATTAATGAAAAATGTTTATTCCAGAAATTGGTGATGAGATTCAGCTTACTGAAGATTGGAATTTTAATCTTTATTTAGAGTCTCGTAATGAATCTTTGATTTCTTATTTAGGATTAAGTGAAGAGAGTTTTCCAAAACAAATCGGGAAATATTGGGAACCAAATTTTAAAATGGTATATATATCAGCGAGTCTTCCTGCTGGTTCTATTTTTAGAATAGATCGAATTTATATTAGAAAAGGTCGTAGTGAATTTAGCTCCATTTCTTTTATCATGCAAGGAGTGACAACACAGAAATCTTATTCGTCTGATAAGACAAAAGAAATTCGTGTACGATTTTGGGCGAAACTTTCTGATATTAATCAGATTAATTTTAAATTTCTATAAATAATAGGAGAAGTTGTGATTCCTTACAGGGTGACGTTTAAATTAGAAGATCATGAATCTGTTGATGTAGAATATATTGTAGAAGAATTAGAGCATCTTCTTGAAGATTGGTGTGAGAAATTGAATACATTGAATATTAAAATTAGATTTAATCCTGAATCGTTAACTGTTATTGATATGCCACTTGTCAAGTAATAGCACATATATACATATATGTGTGCGCAAATTGATTATTCCCACTTAGTTCAGTTGGTTAGAACATCTGACTGTTAATCAGAGGGTCCACAGTTCAAGTCTGTGAGTGGGAGCCATAATAAATTTAAATGTTCTCAGAGTAAAAGCATGGCTTTTTAGCCAGGAAATTAACCTGAAAGATGGTTAGTCACAATCTAACCTTTATTATCTTATAATTATAAGAATTTGTTAAAAAGTAAGTTGAATATGGATGTTAACAGCAAGTTAAAAACTCTTTGATTCATTCTCAAAATAAGTAAATATACATCCTGTTTTGCTGCGGTCTTCTAATGGTAGGAAAACAGCCCTTCAAGCTGTAGAATACGAGTTCGAGTCTCGTTCGCAGTGCCATCACGATTAAATCAGAGGATATAACCATGTCTATTAAAACACAACTTTATATGCGAAATGGTAGAGATTTTTCCGTTACATCTGATGATGCAACGGAAATACATACAAAACTCCCCGTTGGAATTTATCGTTTAGCATCTTATCCTTTTGTAGGATGGGTATTTGAGCGAATTGATGATTTTAATTTGCCTTTAAAACTATATGGTGATTTATCAAATCAGGCGGATAGAATTTTAAAAACTTATAAACATAGACTTAGTGGAGGACATTCAACTGGAGTTTTGTTGCATGGAGATAAGGGAGCTGGGAAAACGCTCTTAGCAAAGAAGGTGGCAAATGATAGTGATCTTCCTGCAATTGTTATTAATCAAGCTTTTTATGATGATTCGTTTAAAGAATTAATTGCTGGACTCGGAGAGTGTGTTGTTATTTTTGATGAATTTGAAAAAGTTTATTCTGATGCAGACAAGCAGAATGCGTTATTAACTCTTTTTGATGGCGTGTTTAATGTTCAGGCATTAATGTTTGTGATTGTAAATGAACGGACTGGATTAGTCGGACCGCTGTTAAACCGCCCCGGTCGTCTATATTATTCGTTGGAATATCGAGGACTAGATAAGAAGTTTATACAAGATTATTGTGAGGATCGACTTGATAATCAAGATGGAATTATCGGCGTGTTGTCTGTGGCTACCATGTTTTTAAGTTTTAATTTCGATATGTTACAAGCATTGGTAGAAGAGATGAATAGATATAAAGAGCTGGCATCAGATGCAGTAAAATATTTAAATATTCAGAATCCATATGAAATAATTAACGCGCGATATAAAGTTCAAGCTTTTGATATGACAAATGAGCGAGAATATTCTTTAACAAAGCAAGAGGAGATATTTCGAGGTTCTCCTATTGGTGGTGGAGGAGCTTTTGTTAAATATATTTATACTGGTAAAAAATTAAGTGATGATGAGGAAGAGTGTAAAGAAATTTATGTTACTTATATTGAAAGTAATTTGGTTGGTATAGATCCAGTTAAAGAGGTTTTTATTTATGAGTATATGGGTACTAGAGTCATTCTAACAAAAGATAATGGAATGGACGGATTTGTTCTTGGAAACACTATGCGTCTTAATTATGATCGTTGGAATTCGGAAAGACAGTTTGAGGAGTGTCTTGAGCCGATAAAGTTAACTCCTAATGGGAGTGTTGCTAGGGCGGCACAAGTTTATAAATAAGATTAATGGAAGAGATATTTATTTTTAGCATAATCAAGAGGACTTTAAATGTTACCAACGAAACTTCATTCGATTTTTGATTCAGTGATCAAGGGAGAAATTTTGGAGGTTAGAGTAAATGAATACGATGATTGTGATTCTTATCTGCTTGCCGCCAAAATTGATGGAGATCATGTAATATTTAATGTTATAGATTATGAAGATGGTATAGTAGAAATTAGGGATTCAGAGTCTGAAATAATCTGGTCCGGAAGATTTGGAGAATTGTAATGCGACTTGTTGGAATTACCGGTGGGATTGCCACTGGAAAATCATCTGTTTCTAAAATGTTACAGGAGTATTATGGAGTACCTGTAATTTATACAGATCAAGCGGCAAGGATTGTTGTTGAGCCTGGTTCCGATACTCTTAAGAAATTGGTAGAAGCATTTGGGTTAGATATTCTAACTGTGTCTGGAGAAATGGACAGATCAAAGGTGAGGCAATTAACGATTCATGATTCAGATAAGATGAAGATTTTAACCCAAATAATGTGGCCTGCAATTTCTAGACGAGTTAATCATATGATGAACAACTTTGAGCGTGCTGGTTATCATACGGTTTGCATAGAAAACGCAATGTTAATTGAATTTGGAAATCAAAAACTCTATGATAAGATTGTAGTTGTAACATGTGATCCAGAAATTCAATTGGCTCGGGTTATGGAAAGGGATAACCAAAGCAAAGAAGATGCTATAGCAATGATTAACCAACAAATGCCCTTGGAAGAGAAGGAGAAGCATGCGGATTTTTTAGTTGTTAACAATGGTTCTGTTACTACATTAAGAAAACAAGTAGATGCATTATATAGAAAAATTATTCAAGAAGAGTGAAAAATAGGTGAAGCATGGATATCGGCTCCGGAAAAATAGGTTCATCTGGCGGTTTATCAAATTTCCGTCCAAGAGTTTTTATTTTTGACGGAATAGAATGTGCTTCCATGGAAGGTCTTCTTCAATCTTTTAAATTTGATAAACCTCATATTCAAGAGCATGTTTGCTCTTTGGTTGGATTGCGCGCAAAGCGTAAAGGACAAAAAAGAAATAAGGCATGGAAATCTAAACAAAATTTATGGTGGAAGGAAGAGGTTTATAAGCGAGATTCAAAAGAGTATCAGGATCTTTTGGATGCAGCTTTTTTTTCTTTAGCTATGCAGAATAAGGGTTTTCAGCGAGCATTATTACAATCTGGTGATGCAGTGTTGAGACATTCTATTGGTAAAAGTAAAACTCAAGATACTGTATTGACTGAGGCAGAGTTTTGTTCAAGATTAACATGGTTGAGGACGCAATTAAACAATGGCGTGATCAAAATTATAGAATAATTTATTGTATGCCTTGCTTTATTAATAGCAGGGCTACTGCTTTTTCTGGTGAATCAGTTGATTCAGTTAGTTTTAAGTAATTAGAATTTCTAATGTAGAAGTTATCTTCGGAGCCATCAACAGTGTAATTGTTTAAGAACTTAGTGTAGTCACCATGAAGCATAAGCAGATTAGCGATTTCTTCTTGAATCTTTTGTAATTCTTGTAAGTTCGCAGTCCTGATTAACTCACTAATGGCTAATTCGATTTCACTATCTATCCGAGTGTCTCCGGCAATACTTCGAATCATTAGATCGACATAGTTAGCTCGCACAGAAAGGCCGATCCAATTTAGTTGCTTAGACAATGCTTTTAGTTCTTGTAGCATGAAAGCTCCTGTTAAGATTCCAAATATTACTATATGGGAGAAACATATGATTGAGGTACGGATTAGTTCACAAGATTTTATGGCAACTTTTGAATGTGATTGTGATTCAGAATTAGAATCATACATTTATTATATAGATAAGTTTCTTCAGAAAATGGAGGAAACATATGGCTGTATTAATTACAGTGATTCTGATACGTCGGAAGAATACGATGCTATCGAGCTTGCTTATATTGCTGATGAACTTGGATTAGAGCAGGTAGTGATGTTAACAGAGTTGGCTCAAAAGATTTATGATCATATGGAGAAGCGATATTATGTTTCAAATCTACATGTCATACGGCATTCTTAAATATGATCCGCGACATAGTAAGACTCGGCAAGAAGATTGGTGGTTGGTGGCTGAGTGTAGTCGCGGGTTGGTTTTAACATATAAATGGTTACTCGAAAGAGAGGGTATAAAATCTGTTAAAGCAAGCAAATTCTTTCAAGGTGATTATAATTGGCAGGTTACTCAAAAGGGAATTAAAGTAGCAGAGTCAGCTTGGAATGCTCATATTTCTGTTGTTCGCGGAGAGACTCCACTTAATCAAAATGCTTGGAAGAAATATCAAGGAGAAAGAATAGAGTTTGAGTATTCACCTATTCTTCAGAGTAATGGTGCTCATTGGTGGCTTCCAGTAGTATCAAAAGACTTGGATGATATTCGTAGCGAACTTGGATTACCAAAAGTATCATCTAGTTATATTTCGGAATATTTTAATGATCAAGGACTTGTTATGCGTTGTCCTGCGCAATTTCATTTGACAATTGGTAAAGATATAGATTCTCCTCCAAAAAGAAAGCAGTAAGATTTGTTATAAAAATAAATTTAATATGGTAATCAATCTATAGGAATTTAAAATGTTTATAATACGCCCGCCAAATAAAATCTCAAATGATGTAGAATGCTTGGTAATATTTTTAGCTGGAAGCATTGAGATGGGTGCGGCACAAGATTGGCAAAAGATTATAGAAACCGAATTAGACGGAATAGATTGTGTTTTATTAAATCCAAGACGTTCTAATTGGAATAGTGAATGGGTGCAATCTATAGATAATTCTCAATTTACAGACCAAGTAACTTGGGAGATGGATGGAATTGAATCAGCTGGACTTGTGATTTTTTATTTTGATCCAAAAACTAAGTCACCTGTTTCACTTGCTGAATTAGGTTTGGTGGCGGGTTTGGGAAAGAAAGCTATAGTATGCTGCCCAAATGATTTTTGGCGGAAAGGAAATGTGGATATTATTTCTCTTAGGTATGGATTTCAAATGATAGAATCTATTGATGATTTTATTATTGCAATTAAGCGTTATATTAAAGTTGTTGGATTAAAGGGGATTAAATGATATATAGAAAGATTGAATCCAATACGGGCGCAAAATGTGTTTATGATTTCGAGTGTATACGTTATCCCAAGGGAAGGATAAATGGACGGAGAACTTATACTATTAATAAAGGAGAGTTTGCGTTATACTCCAATGACCATTGGGTCTGTTCGGATTGTATTGTAAAATACATTAATCAACAGTTTGTGAATTTAATTGAAGTTTCCAAACAAATTATTGCAGAAGGTAATGCTGAAATGACAGAAGCAATTATATTTAACTTGGGAGAGGTGGAAGAAATTCTTAAAGAAAAGAAATGATTTCATCAAAGAATTTGGTTTTCTTCATCAATCCTCCTAAATATTTATCTGTATTGATTACTTATACAGTTGCCGCAGATGTTCTGCCTATATTTGAAAAGCATTTTCCGAAGGATTTAAGACCAAGAAAAGCTGTTGAAGCGTCTAAGATGTATT